CTGGGGTCTTCTCGTTTGATTTGCCCTTATTGATGGCTTCACTGACTTCTTGGGCGACTTGCATTGCCCCGCCCAACTGTCCCCAAACAGTGGTAATGACGCCTTTTAGCGCACTTACACGCCAAACTCTTGGGGCACTAGACCTGGAATTGACCTGTCGGAACTCACGAACGGAACCATCCCAGTTGATGTTTCTATCTTCGAATGTCATTATTCCTCTGAGGTGTAGACTTTTTCGTGTACAGTACCTTATACCTACCAAGTCGTTCTACTTGACCAAGAGGGATATATAGTGCAAAAAGCGAAAGGAACTCTATGATCACCGTTACTGTTCAGGTTTCCCCAGAGCATCAATCGAAGTCAAAAGAGGAGCTGTCTTCTTTGCTAGACGGTGAGCTCGACCTCTTTTCGCACTTCATGTCGTCGTTGGGAGATTGGAAGTCAGTTGGTCCCCTCACTGGGTCCGAGAGAGCGCTGATCAAGACCTACCTGGTCCATAAGATTACCGGTAAGCTAGACAAGGGGATTTGAAGTGGCTCGACAAAAAGTCGTTGTTATTCAGTGTGACCGGTGCAGACGAGAAGAAGTCAAACCTGATGTTGGAGAGAAGACAGAGCCCGACTTTACATCAAAGTTCATGGGCGAAGAGCTAAATTACTTTGACCTCTGCTACCGGTGTATGGAAGCAGTGAAGGCCAACCTCGGTAGAGTTCGCGAGTGGGAGCGTGAGTTGAACTCACTCCTAGGGCCGAAAGTTCAGTCTAACGAAGCACCACCCGTCACATCAGCACCAGATTTCAGTCCTCCAAAGCCGCACGCAGGAATGAAGAAGTAGCTCTACCCCTTGTGCTCCGTCCCCGCCAAGGGTGCATAGAGGAGGGCTCCCTTTGCAGGGGGAGCCCTCCTCATCTTCTTCACTCTTGAATGCCCATCGACTTCAAAAGACAGCGCCTGTGATAGGCTACCTCTTTCGTTTTGTTGAGGTCATCCTCGACGTAGTAGAACGGGAGGATGAACCCAGAGTCGGTTTCTCCGACGGGCATCTCGCACGCAATGCACATCTCTCCGACAGGTGTCTCTACGAGCTCCTTGTCGGAGAGAGGTCCTGATGCCGGTTTCTTGTGGAGAGATCCAAACACCTTCATGCTACTCTCCGAATAGGGATGACATCGGCGAGTTTGGTGTTGTCGAGGTTCGTCGGGTCTCCCCGCAAGAGCTGTCCATTCGCGAGGGTGATGTTGGCGTGCCTTCGAAGAGCGTCTTCGGCCGTTTCAATCATCAACTTCTGAACGAGCATTGCATCACCTGCAGGAACACCGTTCGGCTGAACGCAGAGTCTCTCAAGGATGAACCCATCCTTGTCGACCACCTTGAGATTTCCGTGAGTACCTTCGTCGATTCGATACCTTCTCCCAGATGGAGCCTTGACGAAGAAGTACCTGTGCTTCTCCAGGTTGTCTCTCTGCTCTGCGTTGAGGCAGCTCTTCAAGAGTTCGAGAGCACGGTCGTATGCCTCTCGTTTGACTCGTGCTGCCTCTGCCATGCGAGCTTCGTACTCTCGTTGTTCTTTCTGAGCCCGTTCGTACTGCTCCAGTCGGAAACGTTTCTCTTCTTCAGTCTCGACCACTTCGAAACCTACAATACGTCCGTAGGGATCTTGGGCGATTCTAGTACGTGGGCTTCCGTGTCTGCTGGGGTTGTCTGTGAACTCATTCCACAACGACCAGGTCGTGCTAGAGGTTGTTATGGTTGGAGTGTGGAGGTTATTCCAATGCTCCCAACCGACATCACAGGTTGTTGCCGAGTTGGAGGTCCAGATACGCCAAACGGTTCCTCCTCCAGTCACCGTATTTGTGATGATTCTCGTCTCCAGAGGGTCCCAGGTATTCATGGTTACTGGAGGAGGGAGGTGGATGACTTCGACAGGCTCCTCCCTCACCGCCTTGAGTTTTCTGGCTCCCTTCGTCCTCTTGTCCTTCTCGGATTGAGCCAGTCTCTCTTTGATGCTTGGTTTGAACCTCTCAGCAAGAGAGTTCCTACTCATGTCACCCTCCGACGATGGGCGGGGTCATGATGATCTTCTCCAAGGACGGATCGAACTTGTGGACGATCTCTCCCTGGTTTCCCTTCTTGTCCACCGTGAACGCGATGTAGCCCTTCTTCTTGAGGTCATCGAACTGCTTCTTGGCTGCTTCGACCTCGACTTCGCTCTTCGAGTCCCACATGAACTTCGAGTCGCCCGTGTGATTCATCACGGAGAGCGTGTTCTTTACTTCTGCAGTCGTGAGTTCCATGTATCTCCTTAGACGTGGTTTGGGTGCCAGCTTCTGACTTCGTTGAGCTGCTCATAGATGCTCATCTTCATGGAGTACACCTCCATGATGCGTTGCATGTTCTTGAAGTTGTATTCCTTCATCTTTACTTCGATGTCTTCTCCTTCTTTGACTTCGACTGGGTAATCTTCGTAGTCAAAGTCGTCACAGACTACTAAGAGGTGAGAGCATCCATTCTTCTGTGCTGCTCTGACCCACTCTTCGATTTCCTCTGCGGACGCGGCCATGTGTCTCCTCAAACACAAATGCCCAGGTCGTTAAACCTGGGCATTGCGTTACCTTCTTATGCCTTTAAAGTTCAGCGAACTGGACAGCCGGTCCTGCACTCATCTTCGACCTGGACCGTCTCTTTCCGTCCTTCGTAGGCATTCCACTCCGCCTTGCTGAGCTTCTGGTACGGGGCGTTCTTCCTGCTCTTCTCGGGGAAGAAGGTCGTTCCCTTGATGAACGGCAGGGCATCGACGAACGCCTTCTCCATGACACTCTCAGTCGGCATGTCATCCTCGCTCATATTGATAGTGAACGAGATGGCATTGTCGGCGTAGTGCTTTTGAATCATCATCTGCGTTCCAAGGGAGTCCTCCAGCTTGAGCTCGTCCTGGCACTCGATGAGTGCTTCGGGGTCCATGCCCTTTGCACGCAAGACAGCCACGAGAGGGTCTTCGCACCAGTACTCGACGATTTGCGTATTTCTCGCATCATCATCCTTGAATACCCGGTACCCTTCCTTCCTCTTCACTTCCAATTCAGGGTCCGTATCCGCGTACCGAACGAGGCGCTTGAAGTGACGGTAGATGACAGCTTGACCACTGGCGGACACTCCAGGCATCAGAACAATCGTGCCTGTTGGCGCAAGAGTCGTATTCTTGACTGGTGTTGGGATTCCTTGAGCAGAGGAGTACTCTCCTGCTTCCGTCTCAACGCACAACTTGAACGAGGCCAGCGTGTTTTGAACGGTCTCATCCTTCCAGGCTTCTGAGTACTTGATTCCACGAAGCGCCAACCAGCCGTGGTAGCCGAAGAACCCGACACCGATTCTTCGATTCCTATCGACCACTTCACGTTGTCTGGGCTGCGGGATGTCCCCGAAGGTCGCTCTCACGAGCCACCGAGTCATGAGACGAAATGCCTCTCTTGCCTCTCTATCTGGCTTTGACGCGAAGTACTGCAGGTTGATGTGTCCCAGATTGCAGTTCTCCCACATCTGAAGACCAATCTCTCCGCAGGGGTTTGGGCAGAACATCTTCTCTGGCTCCCGCTCCCCTTCCATTGCGAGAGAGCGATTCCACAGTCCTGGCTCTCCGTTGGAGCGCTTACCCAGCGTCACTGCTCGCATCACAGCAATTGCGTGTTCGTCTCCTGAGTTGTACGCAGCGATGAACTCGTTATCCACTTCTACTGAGATGTTGGTGCTCCAGTGGGCTCCGTCTGTTCTCTTGCAGTTAATGAATTCGAAGATGTCTGTATCTGCCCAATGCTTCACAGACATACGACTTGACCGACGCTTGCCACCAGCAATGACACAGGCTGCGAGAGTGTGGTCCAGAGTCATTGCATCGACGGACGTGAGGCTGTGTCCAATGCAGCCATTCAGGTGGCGAACGAAGTCAGTGAGCATGGAGACCAGAGGACCAGGACCGCATGCAATGCCTCCAGAAGTCTTCAGCGGCTCTCCACGCGAACGAATACCTGATACGTCGATGACGATGCGTGCTTCCTTCTTGTAGTGCGGGCCCCATGCCGCCTCAAGAAGATGCTTCACGACATCGACCCATCCCTCTCGGCTATCCTCAACCTTGAACGTCTCGAAGTGAGCGTTGACGTCTCCCTGAGTGACCTTGCACAAGAGGTCTTGGAATTCTTCGATGTTCGGGTGGTCAGTACGGCACACAACGTGGAGGTCGATGGAGCGCTGAATTGCGGGAAGAGAGTGCATGTACCGGTTTGAGTAATTCGAACCGACTCCGCCTCCCTGCATCAGCTCATCAAAGAGAAACGCAAAGTGGTCCCAAGGTGCTTTCTCATCCCAACCAGCAGCGTGGCAGTTGAACAGGAACTGACGACCCTTTACTCCTGAAGCGTAAAGATGACGGCCTGCTGGGATGGCTGCGAAATCGAGAAGGAGGCTTATGAGCTTATCTCTCTCGTCTTCTTCAATGAACCGAGGACTGACGAGTCCGATATTTCCATCGACAGCGCGAACAACGGTCTCAGGCCAGGTTTCCTTTGAGCCGTCGTCTTTAGTCCTACTGTACGAACGCTTGTAGACTTGCTCTCCGATGGGTCCCCACTTCACATTGTACTTTGAGAGGGTCTCATGCGACAGGGTCTTGCTCATATCACTAGCTCCTTGAGGCGACAAAACCACCCTGGACGTGTTGGGACACACGTCTAGAATGGTCTTTACTGTGGGTTTGGGTTGCTGTTGATGCCCTTAGATAGACTGGGCTGGGTTTTCGGCACGATGAATGTCCCTGTTCACCAGTCACACCTTGCAGAGTGTGGCCGTCCCATTCTTATAGAACCACGGCATGCTGGTGACAACTTCAAACAAAATCTTGCTGTGAAGTCCACGACCTAAAGAGAGCGGGACTTATCCGCTCTAGAGTTATCCGTAACCCCGTTGAACAGCTTGTACCTACACTTCTCATCATTTTGACTCGAAGCTACTCATGAACTCCTTGTCAGCCAGGCGGGCCTCGCTGATTGAGATGAGCCGCCTGAACTCGTCCCCGCTGATGGTCTCGCCATCTTCGATGCTCTTCATTGCTTTATCGAGGATGAATACCTCGTCTTCTTTGAGGAGGAGCTTCTTCTCTTCGAGGAATCTGAGTCTTCGGTGAAGAGTGCCCCTCTCGAACAGAATTGCTCGAAACTCGAACTCTCCCTTTGCCAGATTCTCTCGGTCTCGGATGATGTCAAAACCCAGCCTTCCGAGTCGTTCGTAGAACTTCGTCTTCTCCTGCTCCCTTACCAGAAGGAACCCCGTAGTCACTGTGAGCAGCTTCGGGGTCTGGCGGAGGAACCAGGAAGCACCGTAAACAACCCCCAATGCACCCGCTAGAGCAAACATGTATTCTCCCTATGAATTAGGTAGACTGCACTGTATTCTTATGCCCTAGACCCTACTAGAGTTGCCACCCCTTCTAGTGGTACCGTTCTTCAACCTCCCTTCGAAGGGTTCGTGAATGCCTACGAGCTACGAAGTTGCATCCATGTTTGCCCAGCAGAACCAGATGTTCATGGGACAGGCACAGTTCTCTCAATCTATCGGGGTCCCAGTTCCTCCACCTCCAGGTCCTGCGAGTATTGGCGGGTACAGCATGGGGGGTCCAAGAGGAGGCGGGGGAGGCTTTAACTACGGCGCTTCAGGAATGATGGGATACGGGGCAGGAAACGCCATTGCGGGTGGAGTGATGTCTGCCGGTGGAGCTGCGCTTCAAGGAGGCATGGCCCTCGGTGGCGGTCTTGGAATGATGGCGTTGGCAGGCTCGGGTTTCGGTCTCCCTCTCGCTGCGGGTGCGATGGTAGGTCAAGCCAGCATCGGTGCGATGATGGGAGGAGCGCATCAGCAGTCTTCGATGAACACCATGCTCGGGTCTCAGTACAACTTCTCAAATCCTTCTTCTCGTTCTGGAACGGGCTTTTCGAGAGGTGATGCAAAGTCAATCGGAGACATGACGAGGTCCCTGTCTCACATTCCTGAGATGATGACATCCTTTGAAGAACTTCAAGGAATCATGTCCAGAATGAAGAGTTCTGGAGCAATGCAGGGAGTGAGGAGTGCCTCCGAATTCCAATCAAAGTTCAGAGAAGCCCTCTCTACTATCAAAGAGACCGCTAAGATTCTCGGAACAACGATGGAGGAGGCAGAGCAGTTCTTCTCAGCAAGCAGAGGGTCTGGTTTCTATAACAAAGGTTCCCAGATTAAGAATGCAGTCAGTGCTCAATTCACCTCTACAGTGACAGGCGCTACGGTTGGACAAGTTGCAGGTCTCCAACAAGCTGGCGCTGACATGGCAATGGGGTACGGGGCGAGGAGAGGTCTCGGAGCAACTGCTGTTACGAATATGGCTCAGAACATCGGACTTGCTCAGATGTCCGGAAGACTGAGGGAAGGAGCAGTCGAAGACGTAACAGGAATGCAGGGGCCAGAAGCACAGATGGCTCTCGCTCAGAAGATGTTTGGCGGCATGATGCGCTTTGGACAAACCGCCCCTGGTCGTCTCGCAATGGCTGGAATGATGAAGTACGACGAGTCTGGTCGTGCCATCGGAGTAGATGAATCGAAAGCCAAGAGATTCAATGCAGGTGAGTTGAGCATTGATGAGCTCAAGGCGAGCGCCTCGAACCTCACCGATGCACAGAAGAAGTCATTCACAGCGCGTCAGTCCGACTTAGTCGCGTCTCTCGCAGGTCAGATTGGTCCGGGAGGTGCCTTCACAATGATGAAGGGCGCTTTGGGCCTTAGAGGAGATGACGACGGCACGAACCTCGTCATGCAGCGCCTCACAGGCATGAGCGCTGGTGAGATTGATATTGCAGAAGGAATGCAGGGCGTTTCTGGAAATTCGCAGGCAGGTGCGTTTGCCAGAATGCGTCAGAGACAGTCTTCTCAGAGAGAGCGCACCGACCCTGGCGCAATCATGAAGAAGGTCAAGACCAGACTCCACAGTGCAACGGTTGGAAAGCTCGAACAAGTGGGAGCGGACATCCAGAACTCCATCGCAAAGGGCGTGGATGAGTTCTTCGACGACTTGGTTGGGAGAGAAGTATCGACCCTGACAGAAGAGAAGGCAGTTATCCTCTCAAAGGCGTTCTCCGGTTCAAACTCTGCTCAAGCCAAGGAGATGATTGCAAGCCTCACGAAGACTGGGTCGGCGGCTGCGAAAGCTTCCACTACTTCTGAGAGACTCGGTCGAGTGGGTATGAGCACGCTCTTCGGTGGCGCAGGACTTCTTAGCGGAGCGCGTGCTGCCGTGAAGGAGTTTGGTGGGGTCGACTCAGGAATTGCTGGATTGCTTGCGGGCCTTTCAGGAGGCATGACTGGAGGCCAGGAATCGGACCTCGCGAAGAAGCTATACGGAACTGATTCTGTATCGGGTCAGGCTGCGATGGCGGCTAAGTTCCGTTCTGGGAATGTCGCAGGAAAGGGAGCAGAGGCCGCTGTTGCTTCTCTCTTGTCTGGTGCCGACCTCACAGGAAAGTCAGAGTTCCAGAAGGCCGACTTCCTCACCGGAGGTCTCAGAGACAAAGTGTCTTCAGCAGCCGGAAAGCTCCCAGCAGGATTCAGAGACCCGGAGCAAATCAAACGAGTCAGCCGTGATACTCTCGAAGCTCAGATGAAGTCGTCTGGCCTTTCTGAAGAAGAGAAGGGAGTTCTTCGCTCCTTCCAAGATGCCGCCTCAAATCCTGCAGGTGGGAATATCTACGCGCAGATGGCTGCTGCTTCTGGGGCTGGCTCTATTGTGGGTGCTGCCTTGGGTGCAGGGAAGTCGAGTGCGCAACTGCAAAAGGCTCTTCTGAAGTCTGAGGAGCAGCTGACGAATGCGGTTGGAGAAGCAGGAGCTTCCTTCGTCAAAGGCTCTGCGAAGAATGCAAAGGCATTCGGAGAAGTCGCCAAGGACTCTAGTCTGCAGGTTGCTCTTGCTTCTGCATTGGAGACGGGTGACTACGAGAGTGCTCGAAAAGAGATTAATGCCAAGCTGGGGCCTGGAGAGAAGATGTCAGAGGCAGAAGTCAAAGCACTGGCAGAGGCGTCCAAAGGCCTCGGTAAGATGGATTCAAAACAAATCGGAGCTGTACAAGCTGCCATCAAGAGCTACGGAGATCAGTCGACCGCAGTTGCCTCCAAGGAGTTCTTCAAGAACGTCGCAAGACAAGGACAAGAACTCACAGACACTGCCCTCGGAGGATCGAAAGGAGATGCCCAGCGAGAACTTGGGAAGGCGATGGGAGACTTCGAGGCGGAGTTGGCAGCGGCCGGAGATGACCCAGCAAAGCAGAAAGCAGTCATGGATAAGTTTGGGAGTAAATTCTCTGCCTATGCAGACTCATTTAAGGGCCTGAAGGGGAAGGCTCTTGAGGAGGCACTGTCCGCAGGAGGGTCTACCGGATCTCAGGCGTACGCTGCTCTCATGAAGAAAGAGAAGTTTGGGTCTAAGAAGTACGCATCGGTCGAGGATGCCGCCAAAGACTTCGGAGTCGATGTCAAAGACGTGTACGCAGCCGGGTTCAAGCCCGGAGAGACCCTCTCTAAGGAAGCCCTCGAATCCCTCACGGCCAAGGGAGGCTCGGAACGCGCCCTCGCCGATGCTCAGGGTGGTACGAAGGGCGACAAGCCTAAGAGCAAAGACGATACACTCATCGATACACTTACCAAGCAAAACGAAATCCTCAGTAAGCTCAGCACCAAGCTTGATACTGATAAGAAGGGATTCTTTGCATGGGGTAGCTCTGATGAGAACGCCAATGCAGACCCAAAGACCGGTAAGACCGGTTTGCCACCTAATTGAGGAGACTAAGTAATGAGCGTGCGAGACGAAATCGAAAGTCGTTTCAATGTTGAAGGAAGTCCAGTCATCATCAAGCTCATCAACAACCCGACTATTGATGATGTCATCAACACAGAGGCCAGAGTGCAGGCATCTGGGTTTGAGACTGGACGCGACCTCTCTACGAGGGTAGTTTCCAGGTCTCTGCGTGACTACCTCATCCGATTGGGGATTGAACTATGAGTCTTGTCACTATTCAGGTTATTCCTGACAGACAGAGGAATCAGTTCGACTCCCAACTATCCACCTCTCGTACTCCTGGTGGCGGGCTTACGTCGAACACCATTCGACGCCCTACTCGCGGTATCACGATTAAAGAAGACACGTATGCCACCATGCGTGTTGTGAAGGGGGATGGACAGACCATCCTGCTCACAGACGCCGGAGGTTCTCAGGGCTCTCGAACCGCTCGTCAGACTGATATCTATTCTAACTTCCTGCTTCAACAGGTTGCTGAAGAGAGAGCAGAGAAGCAGCAGATTCTTGAGACCTTCGGAGAGCCGTACATCTTTCTGTTTGGAGAGCGCCCAAGAATGGTAACGTTCTCTGGAGTTCTTCTCAATACGTTCGACTTCAACTGGGAAGCCGAGTGGTGGGATAACTACGAGAACTACCTCCGTGGAACGAAGTGCGTAGAGAGTGAAGCCCGTGTCTACATCGCGTACGATCAAACGCTCGTAAGCGGATACATCATTGCGAGCTCTGCTTCGAAGAACTCCAATGATAAGAACTTTGTGAACTTTCAGTTCACTCTGTTCCTCACCGGCTATGCCACCTTTTCGAACCTCGGAGACGGCACTGCCGTTGAAGATAGATACATCACTAAAGCCGACAGGGCACAGCTCAATGCCATTGGAGAGATTACCCAGACTCCTACTGCTCTCTCTACAGGTAATGTCGCTACTCCAAGTCAAATCAGGAACGCACCTTCTCTATTGGATGGTCTGACGTCTGGATTGGCGGAAGTTCAGAAGACATGGCAACGGGCACAAGACATTGCCAACTCCGCTGCCCAGACACTCTCCAACCTGGCTCGCGGAGATATCCTACGAGTTCCTGTTGGGTTTGCCGGTGCATTTGCCTACGATGACGCCGACATTGTCCGGTCTAAGCAGACTCCTTCAGCTTGGTACGGCGTTCTTCGGTACTCCGAGTTCAATAAGAACGTTGATGAGTATGTAGGGTCCTCTTCTCAGTATGGTTCATCTTTCACAGCCAATGTCCTGTACGAAGATGTTGCGCTGACTCAGAAGAGAAACCAAGACCTGGTCAATCAAGCCCGCATCTCATGGAATCGGGCCGGGTTCTCCATCCCATCGGAGAGCGAAGCACTTGTTTCGAGCTTCATCATTCGAAACGGCGTAGGTCTTATCCCTGTCGGAAGCTCCGCCGTGTGGCAGACCGCTCAAGCAGCAAATACAACTCTCAGCGTTGCGAATACTTCTCCGCTTGAGGCCATTCGTGCCGTCTCGCCAGTTCCAGTAGTTGGGTAAGGTGACCTAGATGCCTGAAGGAATCGGAAAACCACTGCGTCTTCGTTTATTCCTGGAGGGGCAGGAGGTTCCTGTCATCTCTGCTTCCGTCTCTATTGTACCCAACTCCCCAGCAACGGCTGCCATTCAAATCGTTCCTCTTGACCAGGGTATGGATTTCTACCCTCGAACGATGGTGCATCTATTCTACCTTGACCAGACCTCCATGCTACCGGAGGAATTGGCGTTGGCGAAAGAGAGGGGCATCCCAGAGACGGAGGAGAGGCTTAAGTACCATCTTCTGTTTGCGGGTGAGACCGTCGGGTACGCATTTGGACAGAGCCCAGACCAGCGAAGCTTGGTTCTTCAGTGTCTGGACTTCTCCAGTTACTGGGAAGCGTGCCATGCGACGGCGATTGAGTACGGTCCAAACGGAAACGCATTCTACAATCAGTCGGCGCTCTACGGGTCTAACACTGCGCTGTTCGATGACATCGTCAACCACCAGGGCGAGGTCATCAGCAAGTGGCTGCAGCAAACTCCAAAGACTCCAGGACTACAGAACATCTCCGGCCTCGCTGGAGGTGTGATTGTTATGTTGGAGGCTATCGGTGGAGTTCCAACTCGGTTCAAAGGAGTTAACGACTTCTTTACCTTTGCAGAACTGAGGACTCGCCTACTTTCTCAGATTGTGGCGGAAGAGAATGACTCGTCTGCATCTCGGTTGTTCTCTGGAAAGATATTCGATGAATGGCTCCGCCATGGTCTTCAGAACATGGGCCAGCAGGTAACATTCAGAGACATGCTGAAGTTACTCTGTAGCTACATCTACTATGACGTCGTCCCAAATCCGGCCTCGAAGTATGATGCAACTATTACTGGGACAGAGACTGGCACGTACGCCACTACCGAGCTCTCTCAGAACGTAAACGTAAGAGCGGCCCTTGCCTCCCTAACGACGTTAAAGAATCGGATCTTTGGCGCTGCAGACTTCGAATACACGAACAAGACGCCCATCATTCGATTCGCAAACCAGACCTCAGATGAGCTTGGTCAGATTGTGACGAAGTTGAATGCTGTTGGCTCTATTGCTCGCGGTATCTCATCTTTTGTGGGACAGGCTCAGGTAACCTTACAACTCCTTGCAGCAGACCTCACTAATGAGAGTCCTACTGTTGAGCAGTTTAAGATTGCACTCAACAATACGAATATCTCCATCCAAAAAGCGATCGACGTCATTAACTCTCCGAACCAGGAGAAAGTCACATTCAAGACAGGCACAAAATCAACATCGACATCGTCCCGACTCCGCTCCCAGGTGTTGCGACCAGACTGTTTCTTCGCTCCTGCTCCGAGATGTAACGTCATCTTCCCAGAACACTTTTCTCAGGTCTCTTTCGATAGAATGTATTTGAGCGAAGTCACTCGGTCGTTGACGTTGGCATACGATACTCTCATCGGTAAGGACCAGATGCTGTCGAGAGGTGTGCTCGCTCCCAACCTCGGTCTCGACATCAAGAAGCTCGAAAAGCAGGCTGGGACCTCTGGATATCGAATCCTGATGCCGCATGAACGGCATACTGGAATCATTCCAAGAACAGAGTGGCTCGCGAATACGGCATCGTTCGATAAGAAGACGTCTTCTGACAAAGACAAAGTAGTTGGTGCTCGATTGAGTTGGGTCAACCGAGCTGCTATGTTTCACTTCTTCAAGTATCGGTTTGGCCCTCGGAAGGTCGCCGTTGCCGGGAAGTTTAATCCCTCCATCGTGTGTGGATTCCCTGCGGTAGTCATTCTCAAGCCGTTCACACCGAAAGAGTCGTCCCTTCGAGAAGCTCTTAGTATTCAGGAATCAGATGACATCAATACTACAGACAGGAAAGTACTAGACTTGGTGCAAACGAACGGCACAACAGAGAAGCCGCTCGGAGCTCCGTATCAGTTGTTGGGGATGGTAGGGTCGGTGAGTCACAACATCGACCAACGTGGTGGAAGTACCTCGGTCGAGATGCACCATGCTCGAAAGCATCTGGGGTCTGACGACGAGTTCGTTGGTATCTTCTCAGAGAATACTGGCACGAGAACACGGCGGATTCGAGTCCCAATTACATCCGATGTCGCTCTTGCTCAGGCGAATGCGTCTTCGAAGGACAGTCTCCTTCAAGCACTCGTAGGTGTCACTCCTCAGGTAGCAGCCGTCGGAGGTTCGAAGACTGTCATTCAGAAGTCCACGAACCCAAAGTCTTACAAAAAGAACTCACGTCGACCAACTGTCCCTCCGCAGATTCTTACAAGAAACGTCCCTACGTCTACTGAGAAGACAGAGACTACACCTGCTTCTCTCGTCGACCCCAAGGGACGAATCACTGGGGTCGATAGAGAAGTAGCGGTGCCTAAAGGTGGCGGTACCAAGATTACAGTCGGGTCCAATGCCCTCTTCGGGGCAAAGGGTAAAATCGTAGGTATCGAAGTAGTAGACTCAGGAACAGTAGAGATACTCTCCGGTACCTACACAGGCCGCCAGGTCTTTCGGTCTGTCATCGTTCACGAGGACGTCCAAGTCACGGCAACCGAGTCTGTGCCTGTAGAGGAGATTATCCGCCCGACCTGGTTCTCGCCGAAGTACAAGAACGCTCGAATTGGGGAAGAAATCTACAGACCCTTCTTTGGGACTACCTCTGTCATTGACGAGCTCGCCTTTACTGGGCTTGCTTCAGAGATTGTCTCGACGACAGACTCTCCAGAAGGGGATGTGTTCGACCCAAAGGAGAAGTTCCAAGACATTCAAAAGGCGCTCTCTACCAAACAAGACAACATATCGAAGCTCTCCATTGAGAGAGCAGTCAACATCATCTCCTACTTCTACGGCATGGTGAAAGCTCAGGGGAAGGACGTTGACCAGTTCGTAAGGTCATTCACCTTTAGACCGATTGCTACGATGGTTGATATCTTTGGCACATCCGACCTTTCCATCGATTACGACGCAAAGGGAGTTCCGACCATAACTGCAGGAAAGCCTGGATTCCATAGTTTAGCGGTAGACCCAAAGGGAATCGACCTCGGAAACTTGACGGGCCTTCTCCAGGAGCCGGATCGTCTACTCCCTCGCATCAATAACACAGGAGACAAAGCCCCCATCCCTCCTGTATACGATGTTCGTAAGCAGAAACTCGACCAGGTCCGTCTCTACGTAAAAGCTTTGAGCAGTGGCCCTGGACTTAGGGGCTAACCTTTATTGGCACTTGTGTTGTTTTCTTCTAGTCTCGTTGCACACCTCTGAGGACCCTACAATGACACCATCCGAACTAAAGGCACTCCGTTCTGGCTTCAACGATGAACTTGAGAAGATTGCTGGCTTCTCGCGCAGCGGCACCCGGCCGTTCAAGGCAGCTACCCTGCTCGCCAAGAAGAAGCTCGTCAAGAAGTCAATGATGAAGAAGATGGGCTCTGGTCCGGAGCAAGCCAAGAAGCTTCTTGGTGGAAAGAGGAAGGCATTGGCTCTTCTCGCAGCAGGGGCCATCGGTGGAGACCAATTGAAGAAGGCAAAGGACGACTGGACTCTCGGTCGCCAGGTTCGCCGTCAACAGGGGATGTAACATGCACTCCCTGGGGATCTTCTTTCAAAAGACGGCTGAAAGAAAGAAGCCGGTGAGTGAGAGGGTGGTTGATGTCGGTGCTCCGATGTTAACTGGCTCTGCCGTTGGGCGCACTCTTGCGGACCTTTCGCTGTCGACTGCGCAAGGTGCATCACCCAGAAGAAAGACCGTGGGGACTATCCTCGGGGCCGTTGGCGGTCTCGGTTGGCACAAGGCACAGGACGACAAAGAGAAGCGTAGGAAAGCATACCGAGCGTCACTCAAGAAGACGGCTGCCTTGGTAGGGAAGACCCCGTCTCAGTTTCTCGGTGTAGCGAAGAAGTCTAAGTCGATACATCAACTTGCCCCCAAGATTGGACGTAAGGGGCTTCTTCCAAAGATTGGAACTCCATGAGCAAGAACAAAGAAGCTGTCGGTAATCTAGGTGCAGAAGAACTCAACTTCATGAGACACGTACGTCTTACTCGTAACGATACGAGAAAGGACCTGACCAATCTCTTCCAGACCTCTCCTCAGAATCGTGAGCGAGACCAGGCGCTCATGAAGAAGTTGTTTGTCCAGGCCGACGGTGCGATGACCATGGCGGACAACCTCCTCAAGACTGCCTCTGCGTCTCAGATTGAGTCCTTTGAGAAGATTAAGGTGGCCTACAATGTCCACCACTTCTTTGAATCAGGGGCGCACCTGACGGAGGCTCAGAGACGGTTCCCAGAGCTCCGAAAGGTAGCTGCTCGTAGTGGGCAGCCTGCAAGGCCTGCAGTGTCTCTCAAGAAGCAGGTATCTGCTCCAACGACAGGCTCCACGGGCTCAAACACCACCATGTCTGGAGCTTCTACCTAACCCATGTCCGACGCCACCGAAAATTCAGAGGCCATTCAGTGGGTCCTTGAGAAGATCTCGGCGGCTCGTGTGCCCGCTCCTCGACCTGTTCCTGTCTTCAAGTTCGATGCGTCGAAAGACACTAAGAAGAAGGAACTCGGAGCGAAGAAGAGCTCTGAAGTTGAGCTCTGGAAGACGTGGAACACAGGAGGGAGGAAACCCGAGCATCTGGATCCTCTCCTCAAGTCCATGCAGCCTCTCATCGAGAATCGTGCGAGGATCTTCAAGAACAATGTGGAGATCCCAAACGCTGCTATCGACTTCGAACACAAGAGACTAGCAGTCGAAGCCTTCCAACGGTACGACCCATCCAAGGGTACTCAGCTCGGTACGTGGGTTCAGAACTACCTCAAGAAGGCTAATAGGTTCATCCAGACCCACCAAAACGTAGCTCGTATTACTGAACCCATCGCAGGGAAGATCGGTAAGTACAACGCAGCCAAGGCAGACCTTACCGAGCGCCTTGGGTTTGAGCCAGACTCTCAGACGCTTGCAGAGCACACCGGTTTCTCGATGAAAGAAATCAAACGGCTCTCAAAGGACCAGCGTAAGGGACTCATCGCCTCAAACAGTCTCGGTGGTGATGCAGCCTCTGCGGCTTTCCTCTCCTCTCGTGAGCAGGAAGTTGTTCAGCTTATCTACCACCAGCTGACTCCTGAAGAGCGGTCCGTTCACGAGTACGTCTTCGGTCTGTATGGAAAGCCTGCCCTCAAGTCGGGTGATATCGCCAAACAGCTCAAGATGGATGGGTCAAAGGTAGCGAAGCTCAAGTCGTCTATCTTCAGGAAAATGAAACCACACCTGGAGTAAGCCATGTCAACTCGTGCGTCTCGACTGAGCGATCTCGAACAGACCGCTAAGCAGTACATCGCTGCTGAGAAGAAGCGGGCGGAGAATCAGGTAAAGGTGCTTGAGGCAGTTCTCAGTGGTAGGACAGGTGGGGCAGGTATTCAGAAGGTTGCAGTTACGGTGGTCTCTGCTGTCGCAAACGCGGACTTGGCTGCATACCTGAGAGGTTCCTAATGGAAGAGCTCATCCAGCTCATCACCAAGACCTACGGCATTGTGGGACTCATCATGATGAGTCCGTTCATCGGTCTTGTCTATGTTTGGCGACATAGCCACAAGGTACAGGAAGACGCGGATAAGAAGAACACTGAGCTGCAGTTGAAGATTAACGAAGTAAACGAGAAGCGAGTCTCAGACTTTAAAGAGGTCAGTGAGCGGCTCATCAAAGTCATTTCTTCGAGTACATCTACCTCTAATGAGACGAACCTTCTCCTAGAGAGACTCGGTGACTACCTTTCATCTGCTATGCAGTCTAAGAAGGGGGAGTAACCATGCACCCTAAGAAGAAAGAAAAGAACGCAGAACATACACCGGGGCGGTCTGTAACGAGTGAGTTTGAGCTCGTTATCAAAGAGCTAGACGAGACGGTAGAACGAGACCAGAACGCCAAAGAGGCGTGCTCTGTGAACTCCAAGAAGCTTAAAGACAGTATTCCTCCCACCCGCTCTGAGAGACTGAAGAAGTAAGAGGAGGTTGTGTGACTGTTCAACTTTCAATCCTGGTTGCTAACAACGATAGCTTAATCGGGCTGGGTTTCACCCGGATTGAGGTTTGGCAGTCCCTGAATGACGGGGACACCTATGAGGAGCTTACTGCTCCTGCGGCGCAAGCTGCGTTCATAGAGTCGCTCTCTGCTCAGACGACCTTCCGACAGGGAGGGAAGCTTCTGAAGTTCATCATCAATGGAGGAGCGGAGGTCTCTGTCTCCTTCAGTTCCTTGGTGGATGTCTGGACTGCCCAGCAAGTCGTAGACAGAATCAATGAAGTGGCTCCTGGTGTTGCTTCTCTGTCTGTAGATAAGGTGAAGCTGAGCTCGAATTCTACGGGGCGTGCGTCGAGTGTCGAGGTCACCTACAGCGACGGAGTAGACCTCGGATACCCCATCGTGAAGGTCTTCGGCAAAGACCCAAGAATCACTCTCGTACCTACTACCCTGTCCTATCTCTACTCCGACGTATCGGGGACGACATTAGCAAGGTACCGTTGGAGGTTCTCAGCGAACGGTGCTGACCCCATCTCTGAGTACTCTGCATACGTCCTTGGATTTGAAGTACCTCTTATCAACTCGGGGCAACTCTCTGTATGCTCAACGACCTTCATCGGTCTTGATGGGCAACCCGTTAAGACGAAGGTGATTGTCGTAGCAGATCAACCACCGACGGCACTCTCAACCTACGCAGTTACAAATCACCAACCCCTTATCTTCGAGAGTGGAGACGACGGCTTCATTCAATTCACACTCGTACGAGGAGCGAAGGTCCGAGCAGCGATTGAGGGCTCTTCGTTTGTTCGAGAGTTCGTTGTCCCGAACGCGGCAAGCTTCGACCTACTGACCGTGATGTCTACCTCAACTGATCCCTTCACGGTTCAGACCGTTCCTCCCTACCTCATTCGGAGGAGCATCTAATGGCTATCAACGTAGACATCATTGTTAAAGACACACAAGCACCGCCACGGCCTATTGAGGGAGTGGTGGTTAACGTCTATGACTCTACGACCTTGGCGCTGGTTGCTTCTGGTCTGTCGGACGCAGACGGCCTCTCTGCTTTTCTTCTTCCAGGTGCGGTGTCTCCTGGAGTGACGTATGAAGTTCGTCTCTTCAAGGCTGGTGTTCTTTTCTCGAACCCACAGCTAATAGCTGTCCTTGAGCCAGTAACACCACCTCAGACGAATACGTTCGACGTCTCTGGAACCCTTACAACGATTCCAGTAGCGACCGACCCTCTTCTCTGCCGATGCACGGGTCAGTTCATCGACTTTAGAGGACAGCCTCTTGCAAACAATCTCCTGAGAGTGACTGCTGTTCAGAACGTAGGGTACTTCACGCCTACGAATGTCCCCTCTCCTCAGAACATCCTTTCGGGGTTTCAGGTCCCGAAAGTAATCGATAGCAAGATGGTCGCATCTCAGACCATTGAGGTAAGGACTGACCTCAACGGTCGTGTGAGCTTCGACCTCATTCGTCTTGGTCAGTTCTATGTCTCGTTTGCAGGCGAAGAGGATGTTCCGTGGTGTATCTCAGTTCCCGATAGGTCCTCTGCGAATCTCATTGACCTCATCCATCCTGCTCCGGTCAGCGTTACTTGGAATAGCTCAGATGCTCCGTACAACGCAGTAAGTGTACTCGTTGGAGCAACTGCGACTGTTCGGTTTGATGCATTGTTCTCTAACCATTACTCGTACTCGACGAATCTTGGAAACACTCTCCAATTCATCAACTCAGATGATGCGGTTGGAGAAGTCGTCTATGACTCTGGAGTAGGTCAGCTCGTCATCACGGGCATCCAGGCGGGTACGCTTCAAGTTACTGTTGCTCTTCTGACTGGGTTGGCTCCTTCGAGGATTCCTGCTTACTCGATTACAGTCCTTCCTCTAGTCGTCACCGTTTCATAAGAGAACCACCCATGAAAGAAATGAAATCCCTCCTTCGAGCGGAGGTCTACGTCGAGGACGCTTTCATCGAGTGGCTCCTGTCTCAAGAGGTCAGTTGCCAGAAGGTCAAGGGACAGTCCAGAGCAGAGGAACGTTACTCTGGGCCGAAGGTTCTCTGGATGCGTGTCATTGTTCGAGCCGCCTTTGACCTGGCCTCGTATAAGAACGACAATAGGCTCGCGCTTCGGAAGTACGCAGATAATGCGCATAAGTGGCTTTTCGAAAAGAGCCACCTCTTCAATTCCTTCGAGAACATATGTGCCATGCTAGGGTTGAATGCGGTTCCCATCCGTAATTGGGCCGCAAAGCTGACGAAGGAAGAAGTGATGAAGATGGAGCATCTCGATAGGAGACCTTTAACGGACTCCTTTGAGATTCTAGATAGAGGCTCCCGCAGGGGAGTAGTCTCAACGGACTTTGATGAGGAGTTCTGATGGCAGCCGGGTCTACCGCAGACCAAGCATCTTCCCTTCTAGAGAGGAGGGTTGCTGAGGCGCGTCGACAGGGAGCTCTTTCGACAGAAGCAGAGACCCTGGCTCTATTCGAGAGTATTGCTTTCAACCTCCTCCTACAACCTCGGTCTGCTCTCCTCTTTGCCTTCCTGGCGAAGAATGGATTGAGGAAGGCCGTCCAAGATGAGCTCACATCCGTCTCAGAGCTTCTGAGTGTTGTACGAGACCTGAGTAACGTATCCTTCAGCGTCAATTCGACGACCTCTCTACAGAAAGCAAGAGTTGCCCTTCTGCAGATGGAGCAATTGACCCGTGTGTCCGTCTCTGACCCACAGTTCAAGAAGTTTGATTCATCCGTATCAGAGTTCTTGACGAAGTCACTCGGCAAGAGCCTGAGACGTCCTCATGCGACCTCCCTCACTCGTCCAGGGTCAGAGGCTGCTGTCGATTTGACTCCCTCCTTTGAGTCTCTGAAGACACTACACAGTGACTTCTTGGATAGGCTCTATGACCTTGTAGTAGGGGTAGAGAACTTCCTGGAGTCTCCTCTCTCTTCGATTATCGGACTGACGACCGTCGCAAGAGTCCGGGCAGATGTAGATTCGCTCATCAGTACAATCGAAGAGACAGGTTCCGCTCCGGCAAATAGAGACATGGCAATTCGTCTCATCACGGACAGAGCTTCTTTGAAAGTCATAGGTGACTTTCCTACTCTCTCTACGCCCGTCATCGGCCCTTCGTCTCCAAAGGGGTACTCGATTCAGGCGGAGTCAGACCTCACGACTGCGTCTGCCTTGAGCGCGGTAGGTCCTTTTGTCATGGGGGCGGCTCCCGTTGTTTCCGTAACAGTAAATGGGACGACTGTTGCTCCTACGAACTTTCCTCAGTCTACGTTCGATCTCCAGAACAGAGCCGTGGTGATTGGTCGTGTACCATTTACATCGGTCACTCTCCCCGCAGATTTCTTTATTAGAGGAACGGTAGATGGAGTCAGTTTCAGTATTCCAATTCCATCGGGTATTCATAACGTTGCTTCTATCGCTAGTATCTTTAGCGGAGTAGCTTCCGGTTTTCCAGCTCCAATCTCTACGCTCAGCGCCGACTCCTACGTAGTTCCTGCATCCAATCTATTACTATTTCACCACCCGACAGCCTCCTCGATTTCAATCACAGAGGCGACAGTAACCACTGCAACGATTTCTCCAGTACCCACTCCTCCTGCATTGGCTACTTATCCAGTGGTTGTTCCAACTGACCTTTTGAAGGTCTCTGGAGCTGGGCAGTCTGGTTCTACGAGCCCCTCCTTCATTTCAGACGGGTTCAAGTATCTCTGTGGAACACTCGTCAATTCATTCGTAACTCAAGACGGTAAGGTGAAGCTTGAGACCCTCTCATCGGCTCTCGGGACATCTCTCACTGTTGCGGCTCCTGCGGTTCTAGGTATCGCTGGAACGACCTACGCCACCTCAGATTCAATCAGACTGATTGGCTCTGTATTGGGCGTTGCGACAGACCCAATCAATCCTATTGGGCTTGTGGATATCGGCGACCAGGTATCGTTCAATAACGTTATTGCTACCCTCGTTGGTATTACTAACGACCGCATGAGGCTATCCGCGCAGGTCAGAACCGCGCGTGCCGCGATTACAGTCGAGAGTGCGCTATACCTTGCTTATCAGAATTTCATCGGCGCGCTGAGCGCGTACGTAACGGACTTCTCCATCACGAAGTTCGCGTCAGACCTCGCAGCACTGGAGCTCCCTCTTTCAAGTCTTAGAGAGGGAGTCACTCAGTCTCAGAGGAATGAAGTCATCGACCTCTTGAACACTCTCACTGCGTCACTCTCTTCTTTGCTCATCATCATCGACGCTATTCCTCCGCTAGACCCTAGGAGCGCCTCACAGGAGCGAGAGATTGTAGGCGGCATCATCTCGTCTCTTGAAGAGAGGAAGTTCGATAAGGCAGTAGACTTCTTTCTAAGATGCAAGATTCAAGAGGCGCTTGATTCTGATTTCGAGACGGCCTCTTACGGGGGTTCCTTCTTGAAGGCGTCTGCCGAGTTCGCCAGAGCTGACATCAAGGTCCCCAACAGAGCTCTCGATGAGGAAGTCGAAGGGATCGCTTCTCAGGAGGAGACCGGACTATGAGCGACCTTAGAAAAGTCCTTCACTCTGCCTACAGCTTCATTAGAAGCGTAGAAGTCAACAAAGCATCGGCATCCCTGACTCTCGATCACATGATTCAAGAGCAGATATCAACTCTGAAGAAGGGAGAGACGCGTGCTCTGTTGGACGCTAAGGGGGATAGCGTTGGGAGTAGGATTTCCTATATCGATGCTCTAGAGTCTCTTGAGAAAGAATTGGCAGACGTCGTAAAGGCTGTCAAAGACGCCGGGACGGATGCCGCAAAGCTTCAGGCTCTTGGTATCTCAGAGACTGACTCCGCTGGGTCCGATGGAGGTACAACATGAAGGACTTTCGAATCGTTCAGGCGAAGACAATCCTGACCATATTCTCCATCTCTCCCATTCGAGGATTCAATCCTCCGTCTGTTGTTGTATTGGGGTCTAAACTGAACAGTGCATCGGAGTTGCTCTACAACGGCGTTCCTGTAACTGAGTTCTTTGTATCATCGGATACGCGGCTGGTCGTTCGTATTCCGCCCTCCCAAGTCGGGAAGGACTTGATTGACTTTCAAGCCTTCTCCAACGTGTCGATTCTCAATAACAGTGCTTCTGTTGTTCTTGAGCTCTCAAAGCCCTTGAAGCAGATTTCCGGAATCGATCGCCTGGTTCAGGCGTGGATGATGATTTTCCTCACCACTCCTGGGTCGGACGTCTTCCAGCCATCCAGCGGTGGTGGGGCTCGCTCTATCATTGGGTCTCGTACGGATAGGCGTCACTCGTCTGCCGCTGCAGACCTGACAGTTGCAATTGATAGGACTGAGAGTGAGATTCTCAGACTACAGTCTTCTCAGAAGAACATCCCTCCTGAAGAGAAACTGCTATCTTCGGACCTCGAAACCCTTTCCTTCGACGACACAACTGGTACGTTATCGGCTACTGTGCGTCTTAAGAACTTCGTCAACCAAGCTGCCAACGTATCCTTGAGCTAACACCATGGCCACCCAAGAACTGAAGACATTCCTCGAAGACCGTCTTCGTGCGCTAGACCCGACCATTGACTTGGATACAGGGTCCCCTGCCCAGACACAGTTCATCGAACCGGTCTTGACCTATCTCGGGACAGATCCGTTCGAGACGAACATCGACAGCTTCATCACTGATAGATTTGCTCAGGAGTTCCCCGAGCTCATCGCGTCGGACCCCGGTGTCATTCGAGATACCTTCATCAAGCCTCTCATTCTGCTTCTGACTCCGTTCCAACGTGAGACTCAGTCCATCAAGCGGAACCAGTCTCTGCAGGACCCGTCCATCCTTTCAGATGACGACGCAGACGCTCTTGTCGCCAACGTATTCGATGAGAGAGACCCAGGCTCTTTCTCAACCGGCGTGGGTCGTCTGTACTTCTCAAATCCAACAAACGTTCAGGTTGAGATTACCTCTCGCTTCTTTACTGCAGAAGGGCTGAGTTTCTTTCCAACGAATCCCGTCTCCATTACGGCCGAGGAGATGGCATTCAATAGAGCCAACTCTCAGTACTTTCTTGATGTCGCATTGAAGGCGGAGAAGGAAGGGTCGGACTACAACATCGATGTCAACGCGCTGTCTGGCGTGGATGGTCTTTTTGGTGTTGTCAGAGTTGGAAATCTCCAGAAGTTCCAGAATGGAGCTCCGAGGATTGACACTCCCTCCTTCGTTGCGCAGGCAAGACAGGCTCTCAACGAGAGGTCGCTGAATACGCGAAGAGGTGCTACCGCTCGTTTGAACGACGTCTTCCAGACAGAGCTCCGTGCCATTCAAGTCATTGGCGCAGGAGACCTTGAGATGGAGAGAGACATTCTGATCGCCGACTCTCCTGGCCATCAGTGGATTACAGGTCGAGTAACTATCTGGCAGAACCTCGCTCTCGTACAAGCAAGAACCATCGATGGTCCCGATTCGGAAGCTCCGAAGGTAGGGGACACTCTCTACTTGTACCTCAGCACAACCGCGTTCCCCGCACTGCTTCAAACGACTCGACTCGTTCGCCTCTCTGTTTCTGAGGTGTTCATTGGACCACTGGCAAGCAGCTCACCTTACCAGATGACGTACCTTGTACGGTTCTCTGGTTCTTTCCCGTCTGGTGTTGTAGTAGTGGATGGGACTGGATTTGAGGGTGGGTTTGCGAGACCTGGGAATGTGCAGATCTCCTCGCTGCCTACCATCGGTGCTTCGAACGTTTCTGTCCCAAGTGGCTCAGTACATGTGTTTGGGCACACTGACTTCTACGTTCGGCCCGTTCTACAGCCAGCCTCTACTGTCGTATTTAATGGGCTTTCCGACTCTTCCTCCTTTGTTGAGCGTCTGACTCTTCAGACTCTTGGGTTGGGGAGCGAGAAGAACAAGGTCCAAGACCTCAGTGCCCCTTCCATTGACTTCGAGGCTGTGGGGATTCTCCCAGGAGACCTCATCAGTATCGAGACGGGCGACGATGTCGGCGTTTACCCAATCATGCGAGTGGCTGGGTCTGTTCTCTATCTGACATCTAACCTCTCCAACTCTCAGAGTAACCTGAGATACCGCATCATTCGTTCAATCAAGGTCAATCCTTTTGAGCCGAAGATTCCAAAGTTCCCATTCGGGAGCCTGCTTGCGAATGACATGCAGACGGTCATCGGCTCCAATGTGTTGCAGCTCCTCACCAATGACATGATTGGGTTTGGAGTTGTCGTTGGAGACATCGTTAGAATCAAGACGGGAATTGTTGCTGGTGACTACACCATCACGGGCTTTGATTCGATTCTCGGCGGCCAGGGTCTTATCGTAGACCGTGCCATCTCGGCGTCTCTCATCAATCTAGAGTATGAGGTGTTCTCTGCTCTTGAGAACGTTGAGCGGCCTTTGGTTCGAGTGAAGGAATTGCTCCTGCTCGACTCGTCGAATCAGTCTACAGGCATTCAGATCCCTCTCGCCGACCCAGTTGGAGTTGTCCCAACGCGTGCCTTCACCTCCGCAAGAGTGCGGGCAGGTTCTCAGCGAGTCAGTGGATTTGTTCTTCCAAGCCTCGACTCCACTCTTGTTGCTTACCTATCCGGAGGACCTGTTGCGGCTCCGTCTGGAGATAGACGCTACTCACTTGGGTTTGACACTCCAATTGGGTGGTACTTCCCCATGCTCTTCGCAGACGGGACTTACTCGGAATTGGACTTTCACGGAGATGGGTCGGGCAACGGAGACGCATACGACCCAGCGAGCTACTTCGTCGCTGTCTCTGAGGCCCTAGACGACGCAGAGAACTTCCCTCCCATCGACCCACGACCTGGAGAGAGCCTCACCATCAAGAACGGCCCTAACCAGGGGAGCTACCTGATTAAGAATGTCCTGAAGTTCAAGCACAGGCTAACGGGCCCGACGAGAACGGTCTGGACATACTTCATCAAGATTTACGACCGATTCCCCGTAGACGTTTACGGGGAGCTGTTTAGCTTCTTGAACGACGTTGGAGGTGGTGCGACTGTAGTTGAGCTCCCGATTACGGGGTCCACTGCATACCCTACCTTCTTCCAGAACCTGCACAACTCTCTTGGAACGAAGCTGAACTCGGCGCTCACTACGCTTGGTATTACGTCAGTTCCGTCTGCTCCGACTCTCCAAACCGCAATCGATTCCATGACGTTCTGTGACTATGAATGGGGAGACCCCGCACGTGGGGTTCTCCGTACATTCATGCTCTCACCTACTCTTCTTCAACAGAATACGGGTGACTCGAACTCCTCTAAGTTTGAATTCAAGAATGATTCAGGAGAGTCGGTCATGTTCCGACCCGACCCGAATCGGTACCGTCAGCAAGAGATTGTTCCGTCTAGGCTCACGGAAGATGCGGATCCGAAAGATCTCCCGCGAGACCTAGACGTCAGTGGCCTCCTTTCTTATGGAACACAGACTTCTAACTTCACCGTTGGAAGTACTCTCACCGGGGCAACGAGCGGAGCCACCGCGACTATCATCGCAGATGCCGATGCAGGTGCGACTGGTACGCTCACTCTTGCGAACATCGTCGGCGAGTTTGTCTCTGGAGAAATCATCACAGACGCAGGTCTTCCAGGCTCAGCAACCACTACCAGCGTTGTTACTCAGGGAATTACCGCGACATTTACCGACCCCGGCCGTATCTCTGTATTCAGTCTCGGCGTTACTGAAGACGACGTCCTCTCCGTTCACGAAGAGGTCTTCTTCCACGGAACCACGAATGCGAGACAGACGGTCATTCAGACCATTGCAGGCTCTACGCAGGTAACTGCTCCGACCGCCTCTGGGTCTGTGTTCACGGCAGATATGGTCGGTAATCTCTTCTTCATTGAAGAGGGGGTTGATGCGGGAAGTTACCGAGTAGTGAAGTTCATCGATGGGTCCAACCTCGTCTTGGACCAGGCGATGACGGAGTCAACTCCAACAGTACTGCTGCAGGGCAACGTCTCTCAGTGGGGTCGCAACGGAGTAAATAACGTCATTCTCTCCGTCGGTACGGACTTCACTCCGTACATCAACAAGTTCATCACCATGTATGGAGTCCCCTACAAGTATCAGGGCTCCTATCAAATAACCTCTGCCCCAGTGCTTGGGACGGCAGTCATCTCAAGAATCGGAGACTTCCCAGGGAGTCCTACTCTCAAGACAGAAGCAGATGCGAACTTCCTCATCACGGAGGCTCCTTCTTCTACTCCTGTTACCGTTCTTAACGGGACAGAGTTGTACGCTGCCCGTCCTATTAGAATGTACGAGTCTGTTGTGAAGGAACACCCCGTAGATTCGATCATCTTCAACAACCTCGCAGTATCGAGACTGAACATCCCAAGCGGGGCGGTTCTGACGAAGGGGCTTAAGCAGCCGTTTAGAATCTACAGAAGAGACATCCGAAGGGTTACTCCAAGTGAGATGCAGCTCTCTTCACAGGGACCCGTCTCTTACTTCGATACCGAAGTAGTCTCATTCAATCCTCAGGACTCGGCAAACCTCGCTCAGGCGTCTTACCTGGAGATGGTACCAGAGACATTCAAGTCTTTTGGTTATCGTCATCGCGTCTCCGATAGAACCTTGACGTACTCGATGAAGGAAGAGGGCTTCATCGACTTCAGTCCTCAGACTCTCCCAGTCGGAAGCTCAGATAGCACGGAGAACTTCCTCAACCTGGTAGGCTCCTCGATTCAAGTAACGTACGAGCAGTCCGACCTCGTTCGTAGAATTCAGGAGTTCTCAAACTCGGGTCAAGATAGGATTAGCTCCGCCAACATTCTGGTGAGGCATTTCCTTCCGGCGTACATCTCGTATGATGCAGTGTACCTCGGAGGCAGCGCTCCGAGCACCATCGCTGCAGATATTATCAGCTACATCGACAACATCCCAGTCGAAACGGCAGCTGACGTGTCCGAAGTACAGGATCTTATTGCTAAAAGAGGAGGCAATCCGATCACACCGACATTCGTACAAAGCCTCCTCCATGACTGGGGTCGGCGTGTGTGGTTGGAGTTCAGCGATAACCAACTCGGGGGATTGGAGACCTTGGTGCCTTACGATGGCACTGCCCGTGTCTCCTTCTTCGTCCCAGGCCCCGACGTCTCTGGCCAGGACCCTCTCCCGTCTGGCGAACGAATCAACCTTGTTCGTCAGTAGGAAGCTTGGTAATTATCCCCGAGTGGGGGTCGAACTCCGTTGAGCAGACAAGGCAACGGAGGAGTTTATTTGGAAGAATGGCTCCAGGAGAGAAAGGAGCCTTTGGATTTATAAAGGACTGAGTACTTGCCTGGTCGCATGTTGGGCAGGGTGTGTTTCTAAAGAAAGCCTCCTCCTTCTTGATTTCCGGAGTAATCACATCCTTGTAGCCTTCAATGGCCTTCCAAACCTCTTCTGGATTCAGCTCCTTGAAGATACCCATAGCTCACCTTTTCTGAGGACTGTTCGTGGCTCCAAGACTCGTTAATACAGTTCCAGGCGATATCACAACTCCGGTCAAGCCCGGCCAGCTTTTCCATCTCGGACTCAAGTCAGAGACGCAGAACGTCCAGCTTGCGTCTCTGGCAATCGACTCTGGGTTCTCGAACATTCAGAATCACGCGGTACTCCCAGAGCTTGATACGGTCAATGACGCATACGGTGTGACTACTCTCTTCGAGACATCTGAGAAGCGAGCGCCCGCCGCTGGAAGTGTGACGAAGCTCATTTCTGGTGGAAGTCTCGTTCTTACGAAGACCACTAACTCTCTCTTTGAGCAGGGAGTGTATACCCTGAATGTCCCCATCGTCCCAGGCGCATCTACGATGGGGTACTTTAAGTTCAGAAAGAAGACAGCGTGGGTGACTCATAACCCTGACTGGTGCTCGCTGACGAACATGGTCGGCATGTACTTCGGTCTTGAGCACGGCACATTCAACACCGCTGCTTACGCTTTCTTGAGAGACAACGGCACTGGCGGCTCTATTGTCTTTGCTGGGCCGCTGCAGTCTTTCAGCACGGCGCGACCAGGTCAGACAGAGCTCGCTCAGGATTTGGACCCAGTCACCGGAGGCAACCAGGGATGGATGTCTTTGGCTGATGACAGTGTGCTTGAAGTATTTATTCGATTCAACACTTCTGTTGTGCCGTTTAGAGCTGAGCTCTGGACACGAATTCCAGCCTCACAGTCTCCTGTATTCCAGGGTTCTATTCTTGTCGGAGCTCTCGGACAGTTCCCCTCAACGTTGTTTACGAACGGTAGAACTGGGACTTCAGAGACTGCTTCTCTCTTCTTTGGAAACATCGGAAGAACTGGAGACATTCTTCAGCTCGATGATTGGGCACTGTTTCCAGACTTCAGAGCCTCTGTTCGAAGCGGGCTCGCCGTCTCTGATTCAGAAGTACTGACGCTGCCAGACCTTCCTGCAGAATACAAAGCATCGAATGCAGTGCTCCCTACTGACTTGCCCGTAGGTAGATGGTTCGAGGCTGGCACGTTGCCCATGTCGTCAAGTTTCTTCTATCAACCTGGGCGCTTCTTGAAGCCACAACACCTGTCCATGGACAAGGCAGTTGCGGGCTCTCTTCAGTACCAGCGAACTGAGCCTCGGCTGGAGCAACGGGCTGACGGTGTAATGATGGAGGCCTTCGTATCGGCCGAGAGTGTTTCTCGACTCGGAGACCTAGTCGGAGGAGGGTTTGGCTTCAAAGACGGACTCAACTCGTATCAAATTGCCCCTCTTGAGACCGTCACTCAGAGAAATTGGGGTCTCTTGCTTTCGGGTCCTGAGTCTCTGACGACTGGGTACCTCGTACCAGCTATCGAGCACGACTTCAGAAGTCCTAAGTTGGTTCGTATGCTTCTCGATAGAAGACGCAAGACTCTGTCCCTGGAAATCGATGACACGAAGGTGGCGTCCACTGCCACGAGCTCTCCTGCTGAGGTGTTCTCCGGGACCCAGGCATTTCCCCTTACGAGCTTCACCGGCACGACGCTGAACACTTCCATTAGCTCCGATGCAGGTGGCTCTTGGGTTACTCGCTCTCACGTATTTGCTTCAACGCCTACTACCGTTGCAGGAATTGTAGCTGCTTTGAACGGTAACGCTGTTTGGCGCGGTGCGGGAGCAACAGAGATTGAAGCAGTGGACCGTGGGGCCTTCTTCTCAATTCGAACAATCCAGACCGGGACATTGATGGGGGTTCGAGTCGATGCCTCCACTGCGGTTGGAACCGGGAAGCTCAATCTTCCGACGGTGACGCCATTCTTTGGCGCTGAGACGACCTTCCCTCTCTCCGGCTCTCTTACGGGAATAGTAGCTTTCGGCCATCCGTCGGTTGCCGCCTATGAGTCAACATTCAATGTCTCTTCGTTGAACTACATGACTCGGTATCTGGCGTGGGATGCAGAAGACTCTCTCACGCCAGACAGCGTTGCGCTGCCATCGGACATTCGATTTACCTACGACACTGTTGGCCTGAACATCGAGTCGCCGACTCCCAGCGAGTTCAGCCTCACCAAGGGAGACTACGCCAATAGCACGTTCAAGGCAGTGTACACGAAGACGCAATCCCTCACAGATGTAGGAAGCATTCAGATTGACTTCAAGGTTCAGGTTGCCGGGTATACAGATGAGACCGGTAGAGTGAACGCTCCGCTCACCTCAGTCGATGCAGGGATTGTAATCTATCTCGGCAACAAGCGAGTCCGCCTTGGGTTCTTTGACTGCGGCCTCAACGGTAGGAAGATTGGAGTCATTCCAGGGTCTGGGTCCGAGGTCGATATTCTCAATCAAACGCCACTTGGAGTGAAGTTCTCCACTGACGTTGATTGGACGGTCATGAACCAGTATCGAATCGTCGTCCAAGCCTTCCAGAGTATTCGCGTATGGGCTGGTTCTTTTCTCGCAGACCCCATCATCACAATCCCCTGGAGGAACGCTACTCAGGGGTTTGACCTCCCTCTAGACCTGACTCCCTCTGCAGTTGGATTTGGTCACTTCAATCACTTTGCGCTGCCAAGCTCTAGTACTACAAAGTGGAAGTTCTTCAGGTGGGGACACTCGAATGGGTACGAGATGGCCGTTGGCCAGAAGTTCCCACTAGGTGTCCCAAGCTACGCGTTTGGTGGCAAGGCATTCATCCTCTCTGACTTCGACGAGTCTCCATGAGCCTAATCTCCCTCCAGACCGCTTCCGTTGTTCCGGAGATTCTTCTTCCGAAGGCGGTCGCAGTTTGCGATCCGGAAGTAGGCATCATTGGCTCTGTCATCAAAGTGGATGGAAGGAAGAGCACAGACCCAGACGATTCTGTTCTTACGTACACCTGGTCTTTTGACTCTGTGCCGATTGGATCCAAAGTCGTTGGTGAGGGCTTTAAGGTCATTGACCCCGACGGCTCGGTTGTGTCGTTCTCTCCAGACATCGTTGGAGAGTACGTCATCGGTCTTACTGTATCGAACGGGGTCTTCGTCTCTGAGAAGTCTCAGACTGTATCGAGCGTTCGCGCCATTCTCGTTCCCCACGCCCGTGGCATCATTCCAGATGGTAAATGGATTTGGAGCTACATCAGAGACGTGTGGCAGGGAGTCGATAACAAAGAACTCTTCGAGACTCTCTGGTCTGCTCTGATTCAAATTGCAGGTGCTGAACTCTTGAAGCTCTACCAAGTAGACTTCAACAAGAGCATCCGAGATATCCAAGATTACTTCCAACGCAGATGGCTTGCGTATGAGCCCAAGCGGGAGATTCTTGTCAACGGCCCGGACTTCTACTTCGGGTACCACTACGCCGGTACGAATGCCACCTCGATCAACCTTGGTCTCGATGGCTCCGTTATTATCCTCGGTTCCAATGAATTGGTACTCGTAGAGGGGTCGGTTCTTCAGAATGTCGGAGGCAGTGTCATTCGCCTGCTTTCGAGCTCGAACGCAGCAAACAATAAGAACTATACACTCTCTGGCCTGAACACCGCCAAGAACGGGTACCAGATTGCTCGCAGTGATACGGTCCCGAGTCCTCTCTCTGACCGAGTCGACAACGACGTTGCATTCATCTTTACGACTGGCTCCACGTTGTGGTCTGTGAATGGTGCCCGTGGCAAGCCGTACGCACAACTGATGTCTGAGTACGGGTCTCCGCTGGACTACTTGTTGCCGCTCTTCATGGGCAACAACGCGGCAGGAATTCTAAACGTCCAGGCGGGCGACATCATCCACTACAAGGCAGGGCCCAACAAGGGTTTCTACAGAATTGTATCGAAGAGCGGTTCCTTCGTTACTGTAGAGAAGGCGGCTCCGAGCTTCTCAAACGTCACAACGAGTCTGACCTACACCGCTGACGTCTACCGGCCTGTTAGATTCTCCATCGACCAGCCAGACGCCCTACTGACCGACACCATCGGCATTCCACTGGATCCGAATGCAGACGTGAGTGTTGTAGCTCCTGGCCGTGTCGTGATTATCGGCGGGCAGTGTTACACAATTCTGCGCTCCTCCGTAGACTCCCGACAGAGAGTTCCTACTGTCATCATCACAATCGACAAGCCTCTTCTCCAGTCTGGTCTTACCAACCTCCCTTGGAGAACACCGCCGACTCTGATTTCGACAACACAGGACTTCGAAGCAGAGGGCGTTGCTCCTGGTGACCTTCTTCAGTTTGACATTGTTCGAGACGGGCAGAAGGTTACTTCCATTCCATGTCAGGTCGTGGGCGTGGATGGAGGGAACATTGGTTTTGTATTTACCGATGAGGCTGTCGTTCCTGGAATTGTCCCTCCTATTCCTCCCTCTTTCTACGCTCAAATTGGGAACGACCTGGCCATCTCAGGGGTGACGGAGAATCCAGACGGTACTGTCACGTTTAGCGGTGACGCCGCTACCTACTTTGACATCGCTAACTCGGGTAACTTCAAGAATACATACTGGAACAAGAGGCTCACACCAGAAACGAACATCAACATCAATCCCACTTTTCAAATCAAGCCAAGAATCGTGGTGAGGAACAACCTCATTCCTATCGATGAGAGCGTTCGCAGTATCCCGACACTTCAAAACTACATGGTGCCTGCGACCGTCATCGAGCGTGATGATGGGTTCTTCCAGATAAAGAATGGACGAGAGTACGAAGTCGAAGCACCTCCCATGACATTGCGGGAGAACATCGACTACATCGTAGACGGTCAATTTGCCTTCAAGGGGCAGATGACCTTCCAGACCGGAACAGATGTCTTCGAAGTAGATGATGGAGACTTCATCGATCGAGGCATTCGACCGGGTGATGAGATTGTCATTGTCGAGCCAATCACCCTTGCCAGAACCTACTACGTGCAAGCGGTCCTTTCCGCAACGAAGGTAAAGCTGACGAGAGCCATTCCGTTCTATCCTCCGACTGGGTTTGTCACGGCAAAGGTTCGCATCAAGCGAAAGCGCTCTGGGAGCTTCATTAGGTTTGTGCCCGGTAAGTTCACGGCGTCGAGACCTGCCCCTTCTCGATTCTGGGCGGAGGTTACTTTCTTCGACAACAACGAGAACATCGAGAACAACTTTGGTATTCTTGTCGGCTTGACCAGGCAGGATATCGAAGCAGTCTCAGAGAACATCAACTACAGGCAAGCTGTCTCTGGGTTGATGTTTGCCTTCCTCAAGGGAAGTGCGTTGGAGAAGGTGAGAATCGGAGCTCAGATTCTACTCGGTCTGCCTTTTGCGGAGAACCGTGGAATCATTCGTTCTATTGAGAACGATTACCGTCTTGGAATCGATGGTAATCCTATCCTTGGGCGTCTGCTGGTCGAAGACACTTCAAGTACGGGAACGCCTCTCGGCATTCTCAGAGTATATACCTTCCCCATTGATCCTGCCTCTGACCTTGCAGGGCTCGATGTGAACCCCATAACGGGAGTAGAGTACAAGGTTGGAGACACCGTTGAGCGCTTTGCTGCAATGAGTAAGGGAGTCGAGGTATCGGACTACATCTCAAACCCACTCCCAGCAACAAACTTCTCTCTCTCCCGACTGCTCCAACAGTTCCACTCCATCCGAGTGAGAGTGAATGACGGTCTGTTTACTCTTGACGAGATTAGTCTTGTGTCTTCCTTCTTGCGGAAGATTACCCCAAGCTACGTCTCTTTCTTCATATCGTCTGTCTCGGAGTTTGCTGACGACGTTGTTATTCGAGACTTCACTTCCTTTAGGATTGGAGTTGGGAGCGGAGACTTCATCGACAACACGTCTCTCGCAATGCCTCCTTCTTTGAATTTCAGCTCAAAGAACCCATCTGCCATATTTCAAATCCAATACGATGATGGTGTCTTCTGGATTCGGCGGTCAGGCTCCACTCTCAGTACGACGGATGGCTCCGGTCTTTTGACCATTCCTGATGGTGGTGTACTAACACCAAGGACTGGTGAAGACTTCGAAGGACCACTCACACGTGCCGGAGACAAGGTAACTATCTACCAGGGAGTGAACGCAGGAACGTATACGGTGGCGTCTGCTACCAATACGGTCATCACCCTCTCTGATGCTCCCGCGTTTGGATTCGAGACTTCCTCGAATGTCAGGTACGCCATCAAGAGAAAGATGAAATCGAAAATCACCGAAGGGGCGTCCGCAACGTTCGCCTCAGGCAACCCAATCGTAGTCCTTCAAGCAGGGCTCCGCACGGATGGAGTGGCTGTTGGAGATTGGCTGGTCAATCTCACGTCTGGGCTGCGCTACTCAGTAACAGAGGTGATTCTCAACGGAGCGTCTTGGGATAGGGTTCGAGTCACCCCAACCCCAACAGCAAACGCCACGGTTCCTTGGATGGTCGTAAGACCGTCTCTCATCGAGCCGTCCTATCCGGAAACTGGCACCCTTCCCATCACTTCGACGGGCGTGCCGATTCTCAGTGTCTTCGACCCGCAGATTAAGGCTCTTGCTGAGATTGGAGATGAGCTCGAAGTTCAGGATGCCTCTTTGACTAAAGTGACTCTCTTGTCCCCTTTTACGGGTTATACGTCTCCTACCCTCCCTGCAGGGTCCTACGGCGTGAAGCTCAAGAAGAACAAGAGAACAGGACTTGCCTGGGACCATCTTCAGAGGTTTAACCCCGAGGATGCCGCGTTTGGTGACCTCCGGGAGTCTCAGGCTCTAGCAGTCTGTACAGCCACCTCAGCAACCGTTACACTCTCTGAAGAAAGAACCACCGCACCTGCCTCTGGTCCTTCTGCGGTTAATCCAGTTACCATCAAGGTTCTTCCAGGAGACCTCCTTATTCTTGGGGGCACGAACGGGACTGTAGATGTTGGATATGGTTTAGGTGTATACCCTATCGTAAGTGTGACCTCTACGAACATCGTACTGGCGATGACACTCGGCACTTCTGAATCAGTTTCTTGGACCATCTCTCGGAGACGCTAAATGCTTAAGGACTTCATTCGAGTTGCAGACCAGGGCTTCACAAAGCTCGTTGATAGGTTCGGAAGAGCCATTGCTGGAAGCGTTTGGTCGTCCTCGGTGGAGGGAGAAGAGAGCGTTGTTCAGGTACAGGGATGGGTCCGTGCCCTGTGTCGAGAACGCGGTAAGATTGTTCAGGGCTCCGTGAGAGAGGGCCATAACATTTGGACAAATACCGGAAGGGAGTTTCTGGCTCTTCTGATGAGCATTGAGACAGGCCCTACCACTGCATATCGAAACGATAGAATGGCCTATATTGGAGTAGGTACTGGGTCTACAGTCGAGGACGTTGGAGTTCTCCGTCTGGTGACTCCAATCGAATACGCCACTGGTCAGTACCTGGCTCCACTCAATGTCCCACCAACGTTCCCGCTGACTCCGTCTCGTACGACAGTCCGATACGCACGAACTTTCGCTGAGAATGAGATTACGCTGACGCCTGGTGTTCAGGTCAACATCACTGAGATGGGCTTGTTCACGAATGGCTCTCCGTCTGCCATTCCTGCATTCAATCCAGGAACCCGTCAGACGGGTATCGCAACGGCGGGTTCACAGGCACCGAACGCGTACAAAACTTTCGAGCCCATTGGCAAGACAGACTCTCTTGAGTTTGAAGTCAATTGGGAAATTCGTTTCTGAGGGATAACCTATGCCATCCATGGACTACTTCCGCCGTCCCCAACTATCTGGAAAGAACATCACCAGAACCACGAACGCGGTTTTGCGTGGGTCTCTTCGACGTTCAAACGCAGATGGCGTCAGTGTGGTTCCTTACTTCCCAGCCGCAGTTGCTGCACAGACGTTGAATGTTTCCATTGATGGGACGCCGTTTGTTGTTACTCTGACTGGTAACGGCATCAACACTGTCATCGCCGACATCAATACAGCTATCGGTGTTGCGGGCACTGCGTTTGACTCAGACGGTACCATCTCTATCCGTTCTGCGACGGCTGGAACTCCGAGCTCGGTTGAAGTTACAGGAGGCTCGGCTGCAACCGCACTCGGCTTCGAGGTCACGCTCGGCGGGCTTCGTGTTACTGGCGGAGATATCCCATCCTCTCCAGAAGGACGGATCGGAAATGCCGCTGGTATTGGCTTCCCGAACTCATCTGAGAATCTTACCAGTGAGTCAGTCAATCGAGCTCTCGCACGAGTCTCTGCGAACTCAGACGTTCTGTTCGCAGACTTGATGCGGCACGATGTTGTGCTCAAGCCCGTATCCTTCTCAACGTCAGATAGACGTCTCCTGACTCTGACTGCTTCTCAGCGGGTATTCATCGGTTCTCCTGGTCTGTTCACTGGTGCGAATCCGACCAAAGAAGAGCTTGTTCCGTACTACCAAGTAATCGACAACTCGAACGGCCAGCCTGCTCAGAGTAGGGTGGTTGGTGTTGTCAGAGGTTCTCCTGCTGGACTTCCTCCGTTCGCTGCTGCGACTACGTGGGTCGGTGGGGGTTCTTCTGGTTCTGTCATCAACACAAGCTTCGACAAGGTTACTGCCGCTGCCATTACGAACATTGCAAATGGTAGAATCGTTACCTGCTCCGCAGCTAACTTCTCGGACGTCGTTGTTGGGGACTTTGCTGAGATTACGGGAGCAACAAACACTTCTCCCATCTCAAACAACGGCGACAAGTGGGTGGTTGAGCAAGTCATCAACACGACCACTCTGGCGCTGCGTCCTCTCACTGCAGCTCAAATCTCCGGCGTCGGGGCAACTCCAACGACAGAGGTACAGCCACTCGTAGAGTTGAGCAGCTCAAAGACTGGTCCTGAGTCTTGGGGTTCCTTGAGCATCTACAACGGGTTCTTTACGTCGCAGGCTCAGTTGATTGTCGACCCTCCACTGCCCACCGGAGGCTCGTACACTGTTCTCTGCGCCGTTCCCAGGACCTTCCGAGAAAGGCAGCCGTTTGACGAGGCACTGAATGCAAGAGCGTCGATGGTGCCTCTTGTCTCTGATGATGACCTTGTCGAGAACTGGACCTTGAGCGGATTGGTTGCCACTCCTTCTGGTCCTAACCTCGCGGTCACTGCAGGAAAGATTCGTTGGAATGGACGGGTGTACACCATCCCCGCTCGCACTTTCCTGCCAGGCGCTTTCACGAACAACACGAGAAATTACCTATACTGGGATGAGGCGACCGCAGACTACGCTATCTCTACCTCAATCTCCACCTTTGGTAATGTGTTGGACTCTGTTGCAACGACCAACAGAGGACATCAGATCGCGGTTGTTGATTTGAGTGCAGGTGCCATCTCAAACATCATCCCAAATATTCGAAACAGGGCAGAGAAGGCCATTCCGCTTACAGTTGGAGAGGGCGGGCAATTTTCCTCAATCCCCGCAGTCGCCAGTTACATTTCCAATATCTCTGCCAACTACCCTGGAGAGACGGCGACTCTCAATGGGACCTTCCCTCACTTCGAAGTCATCATCGTTGGAAACGTATTTGGAGGATCTTCCCCAATCCCAAGGTTTACAACAGTTGGACTTACCATCAGAGGAATCAATGAGAAAGCAACGGTAGACCTTGGAGCTCTGGTAGGCGCTCTTGAGTTCGACGTAAAGTTTCTCGAAATCAGAGACCTGAAGGTTGCTCCAGGCGTTGGGCTCGCCGGTCTCGTAAGCTCAACGGGACTAGACTCGATCGATAGAGTAACGCTCAGAAACCTCAACCAGGGCGGAGGTTCCTTTCAATCGGTCGTCATTAACGACGTCTTTGAGGCCCCTATCTCAGAGTTGATTGTTGAGGGTTGTACTCTTACTACTCGGAGCGGCATCTCTTCTTGTGTTGGAGGAGCTGGTACCGGCATTCCAAACATTAGAGTTGAGAATTCAACGTTCGAGTACGTCGGGGGTAGCGGTGTTGTTCCAAGGTTCGTCTACAGTGCGGTAGGTCCGAACAATTGGAATGGGTCCTCCTTCTACATGTCTAATTGCACCTTCACGGGAGCATGGGGTGGTACGACCGCATGGACGGGAAGTAACTCATTCCTTCTTGCCTCGAATACAGCGTCTCGAATTACTATTCGAGATGTTGTCTGGGCAAATGGTGCGATCCCTTCGACGAACATCTCGTACCTGGTCAATGCCTCGACTGCCTTCGCACTCATCAGCAACTTCAGAATGTCCTCTGGTTCGATTCCAGTAGCTCTCAACCTGGGAGCAAATGGTATCGTCGAGAACAGTAGCTTCACCACTACGACGTCCTTGAACAACTACGCAGTAAGCGCGAACGTCGTCAGAGGATGTTCCCTCAATCAATTGGACATTGCCGCCGCAGGGTTTTCTGGGTCTGGCATCCGTACTATCGGAGACAACGCACGAATCGAAGGAAATCTCGTCAGTGGCGGCTACTACGTCGGTATCAGAAACCCCGACTTGGCTTCGTACATCGTAGTAGCGAACAACAGAATCAACATCACGGGTCTTACGAACTCAACTGCAAATGCATTTGGAGGATGCTTTGCTGGCATTCAGACAGGAGACACAGCCGTCGGTGCTCAGGTCCTCTCTAACTCTATCACCATTGGAACTGTTTACGGAACTTTCCATGGGATTACCCCTGACTTGGGAGGATCTGGAGATGGTCTCGTTGTTACTGGGAATCAAATCTACCTAACAAATCCAGACAGCACCTCGTGTACGGGAATTGGGATTCGTCTGGGCTCCTCTGCGAATGTGACCTGCGTTGGGAATTACATTCGGTCAACAGGTGGAACGGACGCAGTGTCTCAAGACATGATCGGTATTCACATGTCTGCCTGCACGGGCTCAGTAGTGAGTTCGAACATTGTATCCATGGAATCCATCCTCGGAACGAAATCTTGGAAGGGTATCCAATTCGGAGACAACGAGAACTGCACTGTCTCTAATAACAAAGTTCATTCGTTTGGGAAGCCGGTTCACGACAACGGCACATCAAGCTTCGGAATGGCCTGGCTCGGAAACGAGTTTGTCTCCACGACTGCTGTTGCAGCCGCCTCTCTGATCGACCGAATCTGGGGACGTGTCGAAGGCAATCGCTTCTACTGGAATGGGACCGGATCCGCGCAGACTCTGAGCGCCAAGTACGGACCTGGCATTGTGAAGGGTAACGTGTCTGAGGGCGCTACCTTCACCATTCTCGCATCAGAGGAGACTATTCCTTCTGTTGTCGAAGGCAACACATCCAGTGGCGTATTCGATGTCACGAGCACAACAACCGCAACAAACATCAACTTCTCCAACAACCTCGTAACGGGGAACAGCACGTTCACGACAGTCGTCGGGGATATCAAGTTCAGTGGAAATAACGTTGGAGGGAACCTCAGCATTGCTGGGAACCAGATTCGACGTCTACTAATCACAGCTTCTAGAGTTGTTGGTACAACGACGCTCGAAGCGGCTAGCACCTCCGTCATCACGATTACTGGTTCTTCGTTCGATGGTCAGTTTACTATTACGAGCGCGCCATCTACTCTAATCTCTGGATGTTCTTTCTTCTCTACATCCACGACGACGATTGCTGCTACTCTTAGTATGTCGAACTGCCAGGTATTCGGTACTCTCTCCTTGGGTGGGTTCGCTACTCAGATTATCGATAGCTGCCGAATTCAAGGGCAGTTGTTGTTCACAGCAGACTTCTCAAACGTCCAAGTAAGAGTATCTAACTGCACCATCATCCCTCAGGATCAGGCGCTTGATGCCATCTCTTTCCCAGCACTCACATTCCCTGCCGATGTGCATATTTCAGTTACTGGGAATAACGTTGTCTTTGGGACCGTGAGCGCCGTCTCACCCCAGGCAAACTGCCTTCGTTTCCTCGGGAACGTAGGTCGGACTGTAATCAACTCGAACCGGTTCATCTTGGCAGGTGCTACTGCACCAGGCTCGGGAGCAACCGCTGCCTTCTCTTGTATTCGGTTCGATGGAACGACCGCTAACGGTCCAGCAGTCATAACGGGTAACTATCTGGATAGAAGAGGTGCTTCATTTGTGTACGGATTCGGGACCATCACCTACTGGCTCATCTCAGCCGCCGCAACGTCTGCTGCGACGCAACTGGCCGGGGCAGGTAATGTGGGTATCTCGAACAACGCATTCGTTGCCGGAGTGGGGTCAGGCGGCGTTCTTCTCCACGACTCATCAGCAGCCTACACTCTGTGATTCTCAATAAGCCTACATTCGATATACACTGAGGTTCCTCTTCAAGGAGAACATATGTTTAAGAACATTCTTTTGTTGTCTCTCGTACTTTCAACAGCGTCTCTTGCGTCCGAAGACGCAGGGCTCGTTGTGGAGTCCTCTGGTGGTGTCATCGATGCCGGTTCGATGGTCGTTGTTCTTGACCCAGTGGTCGATGCAGGAATGCCTGCAGTATCTCCAGTACTCGTCACAGACACTTCCTCCCTCGACAATCCGATGGTGTTCGTGAAGGTGATTGTTGATGGGGTGAAGGCGGGAGACTGGGCAACTGCTGCTGCAGCTCTTCTCGTTCTTGTTGTCGCTCTCTTGAAGATGTTCGGTAAGAAGCTCCACGACTTCATTCCAGACACCAGCCCGTTGGATAAGCCACTCTGGTTCCTGTTTGATACCAAGCCTGGTGGGTGGTTGTTGAACTTCCTCTTCTCGACCGGTGCAGGTATCGGACTCTCGATTGCAGCAGGTGAGAAGGTCACCTGGGCGCTCATCAAGCCCATCTTGACCGTGTCGCTCTCTGCAGCCGCAATCTGGGGCCTCTGGAAGGACATCTCAGAGTGGATGAAGGAGCGTAAGAAGGCTCCAGAGCCGAAGCCTGAGGATCCGAAACCGGTGGCCTAATGATTTACTTCGCTATGGCCACGCTCATCCTAGCTGCAATCGCAGGCGTGATTGCAGCTTCGATGATTTCTAAGGTCAAGATTCAGAAAGCCGAGATTGGATCTCTAACGACAGAGAAGGCAGAGCTCATCAAGGAGAAGGACGCTACAAAGGCAAAGCTTGACGAAGAGACCTCAAGGAGAGAGACTCTTATCGAAGCCCTCAAGAAAGAGATCGATTCCCTTGAAAAAGACCTTGAAGCGTGCCGTGATCCTGCTGTCGTTCGTTCTCGGCTTCGGAAGCTGTTTACCGTTGAAGAAGGAAGTCCTCCCACCACGTGAGAACTGTCTAACGGAACCACCTCCTCGCATCATCTCCGTCGTTGATTCAGAAGCCAACTGCCCTCCTGAGTTTGCTTACTGTCTTGACCCGAACGCCGGAGCTGCTCTTGAGAAGAATACGAGAGACCTGAGAAGGTATGCGAAGGAGGCGTGGATCCGTTGTGGTGTCCCCGATGGGGGAATTCCTCCAGGCTATTAACCAGACAATCGCAGAGGGCTCTTTGCTCTGTGGAAGGAGAACTTCTATGGGAATTAAAGAGCGTCTATTGGGAGTTGGAAATCAAGAGAAGGTCGCAACACTTGTCATCTACTGGGCAGATACTCAGCAGCTCCTCACCCACCTAGAGAGAACGATTCTTTCGAACCACACTACTTTAGTAGTCGATGTGACCCCTCTTGAGGTCCTTCTAGAGGATTCTATTACTGGAAGGAAAGTCGTCGTTCGAGGTATCAACGACGAGGGTCTACCGAAGTGGTTGCTTTCGCACTCTGAAGACTAAAAAAGAGAGGGACTCCCGACGTCTCGGGAGTCCCTCTTGCTTACTTCAAAATACCAGAAGCAGCGTTGACCAACTTCATCATAATGGCCGCTCGCTCCTCTTCGGGTCTAATCAAAATACCCAAAGTGGTTTCTGCGAACTCAATCAGTTCTTGATTGGTGAGCTTCCATAGCTCGTCCGCATCTACTTCCAACAATACTGGAGGCTCTGTGTTTGGACGCCGACCAGCAGGAGGCTCCGCCTTGACCTCCTGCTGTGTTTGAGTCGGAGCCCCAACTAAGGGCGCGGCACGAACTTAGCGAGGTACTCCTTGAAGGCAGGAGCAGTAGTCGCCTTTGCTTCGACAGCCGCTGCACCGACCGCAGGGTTGTGGAGATAGAGGTGATGGATTGCACCCATCATCAACTCCAACGTCCTCTGAGTCTCCTTCAGAGTAGTCTCCAGAGACGTCAGAGACTTGTTCTGAGAGTTGATTTGCTCAGAGAGATTACCCACGAACTGGGAGAAGTCCTTCTTGTGGAACTCCAGGTCCTTGCTCACATCCTGGAGACCCATCCCAATCGCATCGAGCTTCTTCGTCAGCTGATTTCCTGAGACTGCGATGTCCTGTGCTGCGACCTGCACTGGAGCTGCGGCAGGAAGCGGAGCGGGGAGAGGAGCAGGTGCTGGAGCGGGAAGTGGTGCTGCCTCCGCCGCTGCAGGGAACATCATGACCTGTGCCTGATAGACTGGAGCAGCGGCCGGAAGAGGTGCAGGTGCCACGGTGATGGTCTGAGCTCCAGGAGGAGCCGCAGGAGCAGCCACAGGGGTTGCGACGACTGGCGGTGCCACGGCAGCCGTCAGACGAGGACCTGGGCGCTTCTTTCCGATTGGTGAGTTTTCCATAGGAGGAGGTTGAGGCTGGGGGACGGATTGGTTTGCAGGAACTTCGGGTGGAGGTTGTGGGGCGGCTTGAGGAGGCTGAATGAGAACAACGACAGACTGAGGCTGTTCGACAGGGGCTGCAGCAACTGGTACTGCGACTGCTCCTCTATCATCTACGAGCCACCCTTGCGCAAGCTCATACTCAAGAAGCCTCTGTCGAACGAGGTTCCTGTCGTTGATGGAGTCGTTGTAGTCGCAGAAGGGCTTCCCGTCTGGATACACGTAACCCATTACAACAGAGCCATCTGGTTGCGTAATCTTGAGCCCCTCCGTGGCTGCTTTCCGAAGTGGAAAGAACAGGCAGTTCTTCATGGCCTGTTCTCGTTGTGAGTACGGCTGACCGATTGGGTTCGGCGGCAGTGTTATGGCTTCACTCATCTACATCTCCCTTAGATATCTCTGGTCTATCCAGCATTGCTTTGATTGAGAGCTTCTCACCGTACTTTTGAATCGTCGCTTCTCTTGCCCTGAATACTGCTTCTGGAACTGGGTTGAACCTTGAGCATGTGTAGTCCGTCGCAACCTTTCGCTCATCCGTCTCGTTGCAGACGCTCAATCTTGAACAGCTAAGACAGAAGCCCCTCATCCGAGGTTCACCAATTCTTTGTTCGGACTGAAGCACGCTGCGTGTCTTCCCTCCGAACAAGGATACGTTGTGCATTTCCCATCGCACCCCGGAAGTTGGCTTCTAGTCTTTTCCCAGTGCTTTTCAATGAATTTCTGAAGAAGCTCTCTCGTGTGTTTTGTATCAGCGTAGTGTTGCGGCTCGGGGTCTATCTCCCCTCGAACGATTTTGAAGAGGGTGTCCCTTGGGAGTCCTCTTCTGATTCGCCCAAGTCCCTGCTGATACGCAAGTTGAAGGAGCTCCGATTCGTTGCACTCCAGCAGAGGTGTGTCATCCATTAGTCGTCCATGTTGTCTTCTTCTCGAAACCGAGCCCACCTCGAAATCCAGCCGTCCTTGGACTTATCAATCTCCAACTTGGCCAGCTCTTCTCGTGATGGGCAACTACCACAGAAAGGGAAAGGGCGTTCTTTGCATGTTGCAAGTTCGGTTACTTCATACCTATCTGGAGGCTTTCCCTGCCAAAGGTCCGTTACGTTCTTCCATCGAGGGCATTGTACTTGTTCGAGCTTCTTCTCTGGGGTGTCGAACACGAGTGCGAACTTACTGTTCGGGCATACGTGACATTCTTCCCGAAGTCTCATTAAGCACAGAGCACGATGACGGGACTCGACTATCTCTTGGTCTTCTTTGACGGGCCTACAATCTGCATACTTCGCCCTATCCCCAAGCACTAGTTTCTTTTCGTCACTCAAAGGTGTCCTTGCTAGACCCCGAACAGCTTAGGACTTACCTCCTCTATCTCAATCTCCACCCGCTCATTGAGTGGGTCTTGATGCTTTTCTTGAGAAGCTGCGAAGGTCCGAGAGTCATCAATATCGATGGCGTCTCGAACGCAGTCCTCCAGAAGCTTAATCCTGTTCGACAGGTCTATTCTCTTATACCTATCCTTCGCTCTCTTTGACGGAGGGAAATTCTCATTCTCGAACGTCTCGTTGACGAGAGTCTTGAAGAAGAATCGAAGGTGAAGCGCAAAGAGTCCCTTGGGATTCAGTTGATTGATTTCGTGCAGGTGGTTCTTTGCAGCCCAGGATGCGAACGTCTCTGCGTACTCTCGTGCTACTCCTGTAAGAATAGTACCTCTGAAGTAGATCTTGTTAGAGGTAGGAGGCAACACGGAGTACACCATCTTCATGTGTTCTTTGTAGCCGCTCATGAAAGCATGACCTTGCCGCCTTCTTCCATCTTGTTGATGAACTCATCCAGCTTTCTTCCGAGCAACTGGTGCTTGGTGCCCATGACTGCGAACGGCTCCATCAGGTCACGACGAGACACTTCCAGAGACTTCAGCACGTCTCTGATGGCCGCCATCTCCGTCCGTGAGAACGTCACGGCGTACAGGTCATTCTCTTCGAAGAGCTCATACGTTCGAGGGAACAGGCTCTTGACGATGGTTCCAACTGCCTCTGCGAACACTCGAATCTCGAACTGAGCGTTTGGACGAAGGCGCAGATTCAAGAACCCGAGCCAGTTCCTCAGATTCGCCTTGGCCCTCATCTTCGAGTAGCGGCTGACCGGGGTGTTGAGACGGGCAATCTCTTTGGATACGCCCTCGGTCAACATCTGTTCGTAGTGGCTGTACGTTTGCTCTTGCTCGTACTGCAACTCTTCAAGTGTCACTTTGACGTAGTCTTCCGGGAATGACTCTTCACCAGTTCCTTGTTTGTTTTGCCCGCTCTGCTTCTTCAAACGGCTCTGGTCCGGCATGTAGTGGAGGTTGGGCATCTGCGAGTAGCGTGCAGAGAACTCGTTGTAGCTCTGCGTACGATGCCGCTGCCACTCTCGGAAAACAAGAAGAGGGGCCTGGACTTCGATACAGATTTCCCCCATCTCGAATGGGGTTGCGTGCTTCTTCCGCCAGAGGAAGTCCAAAAGGGACGCGTCCTTCTCCCACCCCTCGAAGCCTCTTCCAGTGCTCATTCGAGCGGCTTCAATGACGCTCTCATCCGAACCCATCGAATCGATGTACTTCACGTACCCGTGGTCGAGTACTTGAATCGTGTGACCTTTGTCCATGTGCTCTCCTATGAGATGTCTATTCTCTCTAGTTTTTCTCTCATCACCTGCAGCGCTTCTGGGGTCTGAATACCCTCCCCAAGGACGTGGTAGCCAGAAGATGCGTGTGACCCATTCTTCTTAATCAGCACGTAACCAACACCTCGGTAGCCGCGCTCCGCGACCCGATTCAGTACAACGATGGCCCAGCGTGTTCCCTCAGCAACGACACTCGGGTTCAGGTCTGAGAAGGAGTCTCCGTAGTACTTCTTGAGCCAATCTGGTGTAGTGGACATGTCACGTCTCCGAGTTTCTCAGTCGCCAATCTGCAATTGCTTGATTGATGGCAGATGTTGTCTCTTCTTTGGATTTTCTTGCATTGATGACGACCCACTCAGCCGGACGTTTTTGACCCATGTCTTGCCAGAGTTTTCGATAGTTCATAATCACTTGCCGAATGAGCAGCGGGTCTTTCTCGTACCTATCTCTGCGTTCTGACCGTCTCTCCGTGCTATCGTCTGGCTCGATATCGAGCAAAAGAAACAGGTCAGGTTGTGGGAGATATTCATGCAGGTCGATGAGGTACTGCCCGTCAAGACCGTCTGCCATACCGTATGCGTACCCACTCGGCCAGTACCTATCCAGTACGACATTCTTACTCTTGAGCTTACTTAGCTCTACCGCGAGCTCCATTCGGTTGGCGATTTGAAGTGACTGAAACACCAGCGCATTGATGGGCTCTGGACTTTTGAATCCAGGCCGCAAGATACTCCACTCTCCTTCGAGGTTGGAGTAGATGAGCTGTCCAGTTGGAGAGTCCTTGTTTGGGAATTTAAAGAATCTGGCATTCAAGTACTTCGTGAGAAGACTCGCTTGAGTTGATTTCCCACACCCATCAACTCCCTCAATACATACCATCATAGTGAGTCACCTTTTGAATGCAGATCTGAAGTTTGGAGTTACGTTACCTACGTTCTCCATTCTCTTTGCTCTTTCAATTCCTTGACCACGCTGAGTGATTCTTCGAGACACCGTGTCCCAGTCAGACTGTCCCTTATCACGAATTGACTTCACGTACTCGTAGTAGCTGTAGCAGTAGAGATACCGAGCTTTTGCCTCAATTACTTTTGGATGGGTATTCATCATATCCGTCTTGTCCTGAGCAGTGATTTTCCCTTCCTGAGCTCGGACTGCGATTCGGATATGGCTTTGGATGAACTCCAATTGTTGTTCCGCTACTCCCATCTTCGTCTCGGCCGTTACCAAGTCCATTTGAACGTAAGCGACCCACCCATTGAGTTTGTTGAGAAGCTCTCCAAGGGCATCATCGTCCAGATTCGTAATGGAGTCCGGCATGATTCCCATAAACCCATCGCTGGGCTTACCTTGAATCGGGTAGCCCTTCTCCAGGACGGCTCGAAACACATCATCTGCTACTTCGAGCTGCTTGAGGCCCGTACTCATATCCATCGGGTCTGCAACTCGAACGCTTCCAAGAGTCGGCATGGCTATCCTTTCTTCATGTTCGCTTTGAACTGTTTCTCATACGTGGAACAAGTCATGACGTATGGGCAGTACTGGCAGTGGAATCCTGCCGTCGCTACAGGTGGCTTCTTTTCCTTGACCGCATCCAAGAGGACAAGAGCCTTCGTCTCAATCTGAAGCCAGGCATCCGGACTGAATTGCACCGGGAAGTCTGCCAGGTTCTGGTTGTCTTTGTTGAAGTACAAGTAGACGACGACTGGTCGATTCAGGCAGGCAGAGTATACCAATGCCTGCGTCTTGTGTTCGGGCTTTGGCTGCGTAAGCTTATCGAAGTTCCGGTCATTCATGGTCTTGTACTCGTGGATGATTCCCACTTCGTACACGACTGGCGACCCATCGATATCTACCGTGAGAATGTTCTCAGCGTCAGCATGTCCCTCAATCATGAGCCTCTCTGAGAGCTCTTGCAGAGTCTGAGAGAGGGTGGCCTCTGGTTCGTAGATAGGACCCCAAGCACCCGCCTTGCCGTAGGCTTGGAACATGTCGTGAACGGCATGTCCGAGGTCGAATACGAGCTGGGTCCTTGGGTCGAACGTACCTTGACCAGGTTCCCCCACCATCTCATTGTAAATCTTGAGAAGGCAGGGGTGTGGGAGTTGGGATGGATGCAGACCTGGGAGACGCGGCTCTGCTGCGAGCCAGCCTTTGGTCTCGCACTTCACGCAGGGAATCCAGTCCCCGAGTTTCAGTTCCTGTTTCTTCGCAGAGTGCCTGTCTTTGAGGAACTTAAACAGCCTCTCCTTGAGCTTTATGTTTTTGAGGATGAGTACCCGGATATCAGGACTCAGCTCCATCCACTGGTCAATCGTATGAAGCTGAACGATGGGCTTACTCAAAGTCGGGTCCCTCGAATGATACTGGACGGCCTGCGGCCTTTTTCTCGGCTTCCTTCAAGTCGAGGTACTCTTGCCAGTCAATGACGGCAAATCTCTTACCGGCTACGGTCCCTTGGAACTCAATCTGAAACGCCCACCCTTCGTCACCTCCCATGAGCGCCTCAGCCTTGATTTTCTCCAGGTCGTGCAGCTTGAGGTAGTAAGACTTAGCCGAGGTAGTCTTGCACTCAACGCGAAGCTTTCGAGCGTTTCTTACGTCCCCCTTGTAGAACTCTGGAGCTCCCGACCCCGGCTGAACCTGTCCTCCGATATCCTTTGCTGCTCTTCTTTCCTGGAGAACGCTTTTTCTTTTGATTCGCTGCATAGGTCGTGAGCTCTCTTTCGTACCAGACGTTGATTGCAATGCTGAGGTTGTTGAACACTACCTTTGCGCTCTTATGGTACGAGGCGTACTCCGCTCCATCATGAGTGACAGATGCAGCGAAGACGTCATTCTCAAGGTGGTGTTGGAAGAAGAACTCGACTTTCTTCCCAGATACCTGGGCAAGTCCTGCTCCGAGGAGGAAAGGAGACAATGCCCACTCAGCATTCTTGAGCGCGTTTCCAGTCCTAGATGGGTGGAACGTAACAGCAGACTTGAAGTCGAGGTTTCTCATTACCCATCCCATTCGTTGTACTTGATATCAATTCCAAGCTTCGTAAAGCACTGCTGCCGGATGTGATTGAGGAGACTGTCTGCTTCTCCCTTGGCAGCCTTCTCCGTTGCATCCTTCTTGAGCAATTCGAGGAATGCGTCTCGTCCGTTTGCCCGGCCCAAGTACTCTGCGGGATTCTCTGGGTCTCTGATTCCCATCCAAGCCCCTGCGGTCTCGATGACCCCGTGTGTCACACCAGCCATGAGGTAGTCGATGTAGAGGTCGATGTTCGCAGTTTCGAAGTTGAATACGAAGGTACCTCGTCCGCCCTCGTGCATACCCGCCTTGCCTTTGACAATCTTCCAGTTGACCTCTTTGCCGTAGGCACGGAACCGCTGTCTCCAACCTTCAGGAGTGTAGACCGCCTCTTCTTGACCGAGTTGCTTTCCTCCTTCGACGTAGAGGTCTACGAGCTTGGCATGTTCGAGTGCATTCCCACCTGGAGCCTTGTAGGGAGCGTTCGGGTCTTTGATGTTATCTCGAACCTGATTGACCGCTAGGATGCACGTATCACGGACCTGTCCCCAGTCCGTATTCATCGTGAGCATGTTCGTCATCTTCTTCAAGAAAGTCGTATTCGGTGCAGACGTTCCACCGTACGTCTTGTCCTTGGTCGACTCGTTCTCTTGCTCTGCATCTGCGAGTGCGTTGCCGATGCTGTCGATAATAACCAGGTGGTACGTGTTCTCTTCGATTGCCTGAAGAATGACGTCGTAGAAGTCTTCAGCAGCCATTGCGTGTAGTTCGTGAATCGTACCAATCTGAGGACCGAGTTCGGCAATCTCTTTCTTGGTAAGGGGAGGAAGTCCCTTCTCTTTGCGACTCATGTTCAGCGCATGAATCTCGTCCTGGCCGAGGGCGATTTGGACTCCAAGCTTTCTTGCTTGAGAACGGTCGGCTGGAATCTCAGTCATAGCAAGAAGGACCATCATCTTCTCACCGATGAAGTACTGCAGTTGGCGAATAGCCTGCCATGCCAACATGGTCTTCCCGGCGTTTCTCCGCCCGATGACCTGACTCAGTCCACCTGCAGGGAAGCCTCCACGAAGCTCCAAGTCCAACGTGAGAATGCCAGTTGGGATTCTCTTCGTGAGGTATGGAAGACGGTACTCAGACGCAGACTGAAGAATGGCCCTGCCTCTCATCTTCTTGTTGACGTTATCCATCAACACAGCCGCACGTTGGTCCCTTGGAAGGATAGGACCACCCTTCGGCTTCTTCTCTGCCTTCTCTTCGTCCTTCTTCTTGTTGGCCATTACTTGTCTTTCTTTTCAAAGGGCTCAGTGCCGCAGTTCGCGCACCACAGGAGGAACTGATTGTTCTCGACAAGCTCGCTGTTGCACTTCGGACAGTGTGTCAATCGAGCTGCAGTTTTCTCTCCGGGCTTTGGTTCTGGCTTTTCTTGGACAACGGCATATTTCTCCATTTTGACTTCCTCCCAGTGTAGAGCCGTACTGTATTGGTTTCAGCTTTCTCTTTCTTCGATTGAAACTTGTACGTCCTCTTCTTGAGAGTCTTCAAGCGAAGTGTACCGTAGCCAATCAGCTTGACTTCTTCGCCTCGCTGAAGAGCGGCAGTTATCTCCTTGAGAATCTCTACGTATATATTCCCGATGAGGTTCGTGTTGAGTTTCAGTGCCACCCCGACTTGCTGTACTATTTGAACACCCGTCACGGGTTCTCTCCTTTGATGATTCTTAGAATGACTCTCGGACTCACTACTTCCGTTTTGAGGGCTATCTCGGTCATTCGTCTTTTCGGTATGTCGTAGTGAGCAAGTCTCCCAGCATGGAACCAACATCGTGTGATACCAAGATGCGACGCCATCTGGTGCAGTCCCTCTATTGAGTAGGGGAAGCACACCAGATGGCGTTGATTGTCTGAGAGATACCTTACTTCGCCGTTGCCCATGAGTAACCATGTCCAACTTCTGCAGGGAGTGGAACGAGGAGAGGCTCTTGGAATGGTGCCTCCATGAGCTCCTTAACGCGCTTCTTCACTGCTTCGATGGTTGCTTCATCTTCTGGGCATTCCCAGATGAGTTCGTCGTGGACCTGAAGCAGAAGAGTTGCTCCAAGTTGAGCGAGAATCTCGTCGTTCTCTACTTGAACCATAACCACCTTTGCAATGTCTGCGGCGCTTCCTTGGACGATGGAGTTCACGCCCTGGCGCTCTGCTCTGCCACGGTCCTTGAACGACATGCCCTTCACATCACCGAAGCGGCGGTACCGACCAGTGATGGTCTGTACGTATCCCTTCGAGAGCATGTAGTCGTGGGTCTCTTCGATGTATTCCTTGACTCGCGGAAAGACCGAGAACCACTTATCGATGAGTGCGTATCCCTCTTCCTCAGTGACAACCCTGTCGAGTCCTGCTTCCTTAGCAGAGAGAGTAAGGCTGACGGAGAGGCGCTTCCCTGCGATTCCGTAGATGATGCCGAAGCCGATTGCCTTCGCAGTTTGGCGCATGAACAGGAGTTCACGCTCTCGTGCAGTAAGCTCTCGTCCGAGTTTCCCTCTCTTGTGGAGCTTCTCAGCTTTGACTGCTCCAATGACTTCCTCGTAAGGGATATCGTACATCTCCGATACGGTGAGGCAGTGAAGGTCGATACCCTCCTGAATGGCCTTAATCATCTTCTCGTCTCTAGAGAAGTGAGCCATCAGTCTCATCTCAAGCTGAGCATAGTCAGCTACGATGAGTACCTTCTTGAATCCAGGAATGAACGCCTCTCGGATAGTGAAATCATCTTCACTGGTTCGAGGGATATTCTGGAGGTTGGGGTCTTTAGAAGAGAGACGACCTGACACTGTACCGTGTTGGTTCAGTGTGGTGTGGATTCGATAGTTACCGTCAATCCACTCTTGAAGACCCGCGACGTACGTACCGTGAATCTTGGAGATACCACGGAACGCCATCAACTTCTGCGCCCACTCGTCGCCTTCTTCTTCTGCCCAGTGCTTGAGAACTTCCTCGTCCGTAGAGGCTTTCTTGACTCCGGTCTTGCCTCCCTTCGTCATCTTGAACACTTTTTTACTGAGGTGTTCGATGAAGAACCAACGAACGTCATTCACTGAGTTGAGATTGAGAACTCTCCCAGCTTCCTTGTTGAACTCCATCTGCATCCGGAGCATCTCTTTTTGCATCGGACCTTGGAGCTCTTTGAGGTATCCGAAGTCTGCCGTGATTCCTCTACGCTCCATCAACCACAGTACTTTGTGGAACGGGACTTCGATGTGGTAGTAGAGGTCGTACAGCCCTTGCTCTTTGAGCAAGTTGTCGAGGTGAGCGCGGAGCGTCGTAGAGTTGTAGGCGTCGAGGCTTGCGTAGTCGGAGCTTATCTCGACTCGTGCTGGGTCATTGAATGCATTTCGAATCAGGTCGCCTGTGTTTATCTCAGTAGGGTCCTTCTTCGTTGCTTTCTTTGTCTTCCCGAACACCTCTACGAAGGTTGGCGTCTTCCGCCCAAAGTGGTCCTCAATACATTCCTTGAGACCGTGCCGTCCGATGTTGTTCTCATTCAACATCCAGGACATGACGTTGGTGTCTCTCCAAGCCTTGCACTTGTAGATTTCAACGCCAGAGTTGGCGAACATATGCGCGTCAAACTTGCAGTTCGAAAGGTCGAACGTTACTTCTGGGTTCTCCAGAAGCGGCTTCCGAAACATCTGCAGGTATCGAGCAGAGAGGCAGATTCTCTCTTTACCGTCAGAGAGCGACCAGACAACGACAGTGTCTTTGTGAATCTCAACACCGGTCGTCTCAGAGTCCAGGCCAATGTTGTTGGTTTTGGAACTCTCGACAAAGTAGTTCAACCACTTCTTGGCCTCCTCGTCGGTGTTTACCCAAGACCCTTTTGGGATTGAGATATCAAACGCTTTCATTCAATCTCCAAAAAAAGAGAGGGCCCTCTTATCGAAAGGGCCCTCTCGGGGTATTTACTTACTGAAGTTGGGCTTCATCGGCATCTGGAACCCCTGAGGCCCCGGCAGCGTGTGTTGCGGCGTCTGCTGCGGAGGGTAAGGAGCGTACGGAACCGCTCCCGGAGGCAGCGGTGGGGCAACTACGGCCCCCTCCACGACCTGTCCAGCGGCGGGATTCACTTCCATGGGCTTCGTCGCCCACGGCGGGACGTAGGGAGCCTGTGGGGTGGTCTGTGGTTGAGTCCCGTATGCACTCGGCTGCTGAGTGCCTGGCATTGAGAAGCTCAACTCCATTCTCTTCATCTGCTCTTCCAGCGTCTTCGGACCGAGGAACTTATCGAAGTCGTAGGGCTTCGCGAGGTCCTTGATGGTATCGAAGATGCTCTTCCCCTGCAGCAGCGAGACGATTCCAGGTGGGAGCGTCTTCTGGAACTCATCCACGGTCTGGAACTTGTGAAGAACGAGCTGGCTCTTCGTTCCCTCTCCATGCCGCTTGCCCCACAGAACCACATCGAACAACCCAAGCTGGAGCATGTCACGTCCAGATTGAGCGCACGAATCGCAGCTCGTCACTTCCGAGAGCAGCACAGCCTTCTGGCAATGCAGACACGGATACGGATGAGCAACCGCCTGTGAGATTTCCTCGTCACTGCGAGGATCCGACGACATGTCGATGACGACGTTGCCGCACGTCGGGCAGTTCCACGACTCACTGGTCAACTGGTTGGCGCAGCGGGCCAGCAAGTTTCCTGCAGCGTCATTGATGTGAGCACTGCACTGATTGGTGATGGAACCATCCCAGGCTTCGAGATTCGAGAGGTGCGACTTCCCGATTTCGATGTATCTTCGGTGACCGAACTCCGTCGTCACATCAGCAGGATTGTAGTTGGGGAAGTCGTACTTATCTTCCTTCCTTCTGATGGGCGGGTTGCCTGTGAGAATCCGGCAGAAGTTGCATGTTCTGCCTTCGCACTCACTGAATGTGTAGTAGGGCTTCCCTTCTTTGTCCGTCTTGTACTTGCCGTTCTCGTAGTCGATTTGAGGGTGGCGGTGGTACGGAACGAGGTGGACGAGAGCGAATGCGAACTTGTCTCCCACTGAGACCGTCTTGTCCCCGAGGTCCATTGCCATACAACCTGCGCAGGGTTTCGGGTTGTGCGGGTCGTACCCTTGAGAGCACGTCTCCATGGCAAAGCGTTCCTTGCCGTTCTTGAACATCTTCCTCGTGTGGCTGCGGTACTTGTAGAAAGCGTTCTTGACCGGAAGAGGCTGCCCATTCGGTCCGACTTCTACACGGTCAGGAGAAGGCGAGGGGTCGATGTATTCTGCATTGATGAGCACGAATGGAGTCGCCTCACCTTGAGGAAGCTTGTACACATCCTTCCAGTTGCCTCCGCTGCCTCCTCCTTTCTTCTGTTGTGAGTTGGACAGGGCGCTTCTACGAAATGAACTCATTCCCATTTTGTTTGCTCCGAAGAGTAGGTTTGTCCCCGAGGGGATGGCGTAACAGCAAAGTGAACTGCGGATTGCATCAGTTGGTGTAGCACAGGTGCAGCGTAATCGTCAGGTTGTGTTCTCTCGAATTTGTGTTCCTCCGGGTATGGCATTACGAAAACTCGTCCGTACATCGGACCCCACAACAAGCTTCCAATTCTCTCTGTTGCTTTTCTTCCTGCATCGTCGTTGTCGAGACACAGCACGATATCTCCGCCCAGTCTATGCAACATACGCTGTTGCTTCTCAGAGATGGCGCTCCCCATGAGCGCAATCGTGTTTAAGAACCCGGCTTGAATCATCCATAGACAGGCTTTGAATCCCTCGACGATGAACACCGTATCAGCCCCCTCTGACATTGATATGGCTCTAGGGAATACCCTGTTGAAATTCCACAGGAAATTGTGATTCTCGAACCGATACCCTGGATGCTGCTCGTCGAACCATGCCCCGTAATCAGAGGGACTCCACAGCGACCCTTTCTTCGAACCGCCTTGATACACCTTGTACTTCGGGACCTGCTCAGGAAGAGTTGCACCACCTGAGTACCCAACGAGCGTTCCGTACATATCTCGGATGGGGTACATTATTCTGCTGCCTGCTCTATCGAATCCGATATCCATATCCTGAAGAAGGAGAGGGTCGAATCCTTTTGAGACGAGCTGAGTCGGCATCCAGTCATACACACCGAGTAGGGCCTCTGGGAGAGGGTACTCTGCTTTGAATGGGTCTCGCTCTCTGAAGAAGTTCTCTTTTACTTTTCCGTGGAGCTCTCTGGCGTGGTCAAGCTCCGGTTGAATGGCCGCGAGCTCTGCATCAATTGTCTGACGAGACGCTCCCATGAGCTTCAGGAGTCTTCGAAGGTCTCCTGACTCGTGACATGAGAAGCAGTTGAAGACTCCCTTCTCTAGGTTAATTCCAAAGGAAGCACTGTGTTCTTGTCCTCCTTTATGGAAGGGGCACTTGCAGACGATGTTTGAGCCACTTGCCTTGAATGGTCCAGGCAGGTACTGGCTCACCAAAGCAATGATGTGTTCTCTCATTTAACCGTCTTTAGCGTCTTCAAAGGAATCTTCGGACCAGTGTCTCCTTTCTTGAAAGGACTGGAAGAAGAGCTCCCCTTAGAGCCGTAGGAGGATTCGTTCTTACTTGTCTCTTCTGCATCGAGGTCTACGATTGTCTTGATGTAATCAAAACTCGTGGCAGGTTCTCCGCGAATAACAATGCCGTCGAACTTCCCCTCTCGAAGGCCCGGTGCAGTGAGGTACAACTCAGTCTTCTTTTGATTGTTATCGTCGATGAGATCTTTCTTCGAGACTCTGAAGACTGCGTCTGCGTCCTGGCCGAATGCATCTGCGTAGGCGAGTTCTGTAAGGTCCTCGCCCTTGCTTTTATCTGCGGCACGTGTTGCCTGTGTGACTCCGACGAGAGGGATATCGAAGTCTTGTGCAGTGAGCTTCAGGTCCTGAGAGATGTGAGCCATGTTCTTCCAGTCGACTGACCTGGACCGAGACCTGTCATCCATCATCAGGTACATACCATCGACGAATACAATGTCTGGTTTCAGGTCGCGTATCTTAGACTGGAGCCATCCAACTCCGCCGCCTCCACCTCCTGAGGCACCAGACCTGTCAGTCGTAATGACGAAGCAGGGTCCGGAGCCATTCTTGACGTTGAGGCCCTTCTCATCATCGATGAGTTCCTTCAGTACGGTGAAGACGTGTTGTTTGATTTCAGGTTGGAGCGTACCGTTCTTGTACGCTTTGTAGTCTACCTTCGTAAGAGCGCACGCCACGCGTTGCGCCACCATGAGCGGATTCATTTCTCTCGTGTAAAAGAGAACGCGCTTACGGGATTGAACGTATGCATGCACCGCTTCGTGGATGGTAATCCAACTCTTCATCGACTTCGGGCGACCGTAGATGATGATGAATTGGCTAGGCTGCATCCCCTGTGTTTCTTCGTTGAGTGCTTGCCATGGGTAGGGGATGCCCAAGAGGCCGTTCGAGGATTGAACAGCCTCGTATCGATTCAGCAGAATGTCGTGGGCGCTGGAGAGATTGAGGTCTGCTCCAGCTTCAGCCATCGTCGCGAGCTTGGCAGACTCGGCTCGGATGGATTGAAGAGCTTCGAACGGGTCCTTGTCTGCCAGAACAGAAAGATCTTGTGAGAGCTTTAGAATCTCTGTTCTGACTCTCTCCCTTCTCAGTTGTTGTGCGAGAATGGCGACAGAGTCGTGTGTCGGCGTAAAGAAGAAAGACGGGAAATGGTACTTAACCATTTCCCCACTAGGCACTTGCCCGTGCGTGGCTCCATCGAAGTACATGTTTCGAAGGAAGCGATAGACCTCACGAGTTTCGGGAGAGGAGAAGAACCCTTCATCGATCTGAAGTTTGTTGACGGTGTGGAAGTCTTTATTCGCAATGATTGCGGAAACGAGAGCAAACTCGATATTTGATGACACCTAACCTCCAAGTTAGCTGAGACTTACGTATGGCTCCGCCATCGCAGGGCGGAGTGTTTACGTTGTCCCAAGGGGCTGCGCGTTCTCACCAACGCGTCAGCAAGTAGTACGTTCGATTTTCTTCGAAGTCAATCAAAGACCGGGCACATCATCCTCTGGTATACTTTCTTCAGACTCCGTACCAGATGTTGTGGTGGGGGTAGGTGACCCTCGAAAGAGGATGTTCGCAAGTTGCTCTTCAATCTGTTGGATGGCCTCTCTGAGAGAAGCTTCCGCGTTCTTCCCAGGCTCATTGAAGGACCCAGAGCCGTAAACCTCTCCAGACTCTGCATGGAGAATGATGTACTTACCTGACGCGGTCATTACCGTATCATCTCCTGAGGGACTCACTTTGATGGCGAGTTCCACCACTCTGATAGAGTCGGCCTTGAGTGGAGATGACCTGGTAATCATGGGTAGCTAGCTTTCTTGGAATCGAGAATCTTCTTCAACTCAATGTCGCCGAGTTGCTGATGCTCCGCAGCAAACTGTCGTGCGAGAACACCCGCAAAGTCGATTGCCTTTTCAATCGTCACTGCGTCTTGGTTACAGCTCAAAGAGATAGTGACCATTGCCCCTGCGCCAGTCCCAAAGTCCTTGATGCTCATGTCTGATGACACTGAGATGTGGGCCTGTCCATCGCCGATGAGCTCTTCGTACTTATCCATAAGAACCTCCATGTAGTCATCTTGAAGCCCTAGTTGGGCTACTTCGTTGTAGGTTTTGTTTTTGTCGCCGAAGGTTCTGATGATTTTGACCTTCGGGTCTCTTATCTTCTTTTCCATTTAGTCACCTTTCTTCTCTCCGAAGAAGGCGAGAGCCTTTGGTCCCTTCACCTGAGCAGTGGCTTCTTTCTCGTCGTATGAGGCATCGACTACATCTTCATGCCCGTGGTCGATGAGCCACTTCGTGACAAGGTCGTAGTCGATTTCGTACTTCTCTTGAACGAGCCTGTACTTCTTCCCGTTCTTATCGACGCTCTCCAAGCCTCTCAGGTCCTTCTCAAGACCCTTGGACCGTGCTTGCTGCATCAATGCTTCTCCGTCCAACCACCGCCTTGTGACAGAGGAGACATGGAAAGACCCATACGAAGTGACGCTGGGTTTCCCATCTCTCCCACGCCACTGCGAGGGGGCCAGTTGAACGAACTGACGGAGGGAGTTCTTGGCGTTCTGGAGCTTTGTGTTTCTCTCTTCGAGGAGATTCTTGAACTCATCAATCATCGCCTTGAATTGCTCGATGATGTTGTTCTTCATTTCCTCGTCGATTGTGCCTGGGGCACCGTCAATGACCATGCCCAGCAGTTCCCCAGACATGAACTGCTCTTCCAGGTTCGTGTACTTCTTGTCCGTCTCTAGGAACTCATCGATTGCTTTTTCGTACTCAAGTTTCTCGCTCACTTGATTCCCCTCTCTGGCGCTGGAATGCCTTGGTGCGTCTCACGAAGAAAGTCGAATAGGCGCATGGCATTCATGAAGTCTTGGACTGTCTTCGAGTAGTCGCCCCGTTCGTCTTTCCAATCCGCTTTTCTGAGAAGGAACGAAGGGTGAAGGGTAAGAACAACGGGGTAAGTGACCTTCCCGAACTTCCCTTGAATGCTCATCTCGTAAAGCTCACCACGCTTCATGGTGATTTCAATCTTCTTCCCAAGGAGGGTCTCAGCGGCGGTCTTCCCAGATGCGATGATGATGGTTGGGTCGACCGTGTAAATCAGATTCGTCAGTCTCTCCGCACAGGCTTTAATCTCCGGAGGAATCGGTGTCCTATTCTCTGGAGGGCGGCATCCTACGATGTTCGTAACGAAGAAGTTCTTGTCTCTCCACTCGAACGCGGCATTCTGGAAGTTCTCTTCATTGGCCTTCGAGTGTCTGGTCTTGACGAACTTCACGTACTCCTGTCGAAGCGCGACGTCATCAGTGACGGATACGAGTATCTGATTGAGGAGCCGCCCAGACTTTCCATAGAAAGGAATCAGGGAGTCTGCTTCCTCTTCACCGGGAGCTTCCCCGATAATCATGATACCTGAGTCTGGGTTCCCTCCACCGAATACAATGTCTTCAATCTCAGTGCCGTCTCCATCACATCGGAACTCAGCCAACTGACACCGCTGGCATTTGAACCACTGCTCGTAGAGACTTTGAAGCTTCTCCGTCTTACTCTCCCCAGCCAGGTTGTGGATGGGGATGATTACTTCTTCTTTTTTGGCTTTCTTAGCCGCCATTTTCTTTCTTTCTGAATGGGCTTTCGATGGACGTAGCAGGAATCACAATCCCTGCCTGCTCCGCCTTGTGCATGACTTTTCTATCGAAGTGTTCTTTGAGGAGAGACAGAACTGCAGAGATGGTAACCTCTGGCTGCTCCATGACGTGATAGCAAATCGTCGGGGCCATCCACAGGGACCCTTCTTCGATGAAGTCCCAATCACCGACCATGTAGTTGATGACGAGCCCTCCAGCCTGCACCTGAGACATCTTGTAGAGTCTCTTCGGGTTCGTTACGAGGACAGTGGAGTGCGTTGCTTCCTCTCCGTCTTCGGAAATCTCACCAATGATGGTGTCTGCCCCGACAGTCAGAACAGCCAGATTGTCGAGAACAACGTCCTTATCCTTGAAGAACTGCTTCAACTCCTCAATCGACATCGTCTTCCTCATCTTCAATCTCCTTTAGGCGAGTAAACTCTTGGTCGTAAACTGCTTGTACCGACAACGGAAGTTTTTCTGGTGTCTTTGCTTCGAGCGGCTTAGCAATTTCAAAGGTGTACTTCCACTCTTTGAGCGTGCGCTTGATGGACGCACATAGCTTCTTGAGAGGGGGAATGAACCAGTCCTCGAATACGGTCATCTCTGGTGCCTTCTTTCCCTCCCGTGCTCGCTGGATTCTCCCCATGGATTGCTGCAGCGTCGTTCTAGACTTGTATGGGGTGAGCCAGAACAACGTATCGAGCCGGTCGTCATCTACACCAACCGACCCGAGACGGGCAATCGCAAAACATATCTGGCTATTCCGTAGAGCGTCAGTCCTCAGTTCCCGCTCTGTCTCCGAGATAATGAGAGCAGAGCCTGGGAACATCTTGTGAAAGAGTCTGAGCTGTGCCTTCGAGTGAGACAGGCAGAGAATCTTCCGTCCAGAGTCCAGCGCTCTCTTGATAAGCCAATACCTGAACGTGTTTCCGACCAGGTCCTTTCCGAGCTCTGACCGAAGCTTTGACACATTAGTCATTCCATTGACCTGTACAGAGGCAAGGTCGATGTGAACTGGAGTCTGTTGGAACGTTACCTTCGGAACCAAGTCTTGTGAGAGGTCAGAGTAGAAGGGTTCACCGATGTGGTATCGGTAGATAGGGTCGAGGCCGTCTTCTCTTTTGACTGTGGCAGTGAGTCCGATTCTGTCTCCATAGAAAGGAGCCGCTGTCAGACTGAACATCGGAGCGCCGATTTGATGGACCTCGTCGTAGATGATTTGACCGAAGTACCTAAAGACCTCCTCAGGTACCTTTCCGTCCCGAATCTTCAAGGCCAGAGTCGTCACAAGGGCTAAGGTAATAGGCCTTTTCCAATCGAAGGTCTGCCCTTGGATGAGTCCCATCTCTCCCTGGAACCTCAATCCAGGAGGAGTCTCTCCTGAGCCGTACACTGAGCGTTGCCATTGGTCTAGGATTCCACCATCCGGCACAATGACCAACGTCGGGACCTGCCTCTGGCTAATCTTCTTGAGAGCGAGCTTGGTCTTTCCTTTGCCGCACCCAAGATTCAGAATCCCGTTGTCGAACAACGAGAGGGCTGCCCAGGCCCTCTCTTGCTCGGCATTTCTCGGTACCACCAGGTCCTCGAACACGACCTTCTCGAATTCCATTCGGACGTCGATGAAGGGGAACGAGTACTTTGGATACTCTGATGGATTTAAGAACTCACGTGGGCAGATGATGTGATTCTTAGTCTCAGACCAGAGTCTATGTGTCTCTTGCTTTCCCTGAACAACAACAGTGAATTCAAGAGCTCGTTTCACTGGCCCCACACGCACCTCTGACTTGGGGAGCCAGAGGTGGTTGGAGATGTACGCCTTGCCAGGTTCTTTCTTCGCGAACTCCAGAATCATGTTATCTCCTACTTTTCTTGGTCTTGGTCATCTCTTCGAGGGGCCCACACAAACTGACGAACACCCAGGAACAGCTCACCAATTGCCGACTCAAGACCTGCGAGAGCCATATTCTTAGCAACTCGTGTGGCGAATGTCTCGCTTGGGAACTGCGGTCTCATGATACTTGGAGTAGCCTTGATTGTAGTGAACATCGGGTCTTGAAACTGCCCGAACCTATCGCTGAATTGCCCCACCTGCGGTACTTGAACAACAGGCTTTGCCGCTTGAGGCGCTGCTGGTGTTATCTTGACGAACTGCTGTTGCGGCACAGGAGCTGACTGCACTGCCATTGGTTGCGGAACTGTGTATGCTGCGGGAGCTTGGTACTGGTGGAAGAAGCTCCCCACTCCGGTAGGGGCTGGGGTAACAACAGAGGGCCTGGACTTCAGAACCTGGTCCCTGCAGGTGTTTTGAAAGCCACACGCTCTGCATTCTCGGTCTTCGTTGTCGTACTTCGATGTCCCCCAACACGGAGGCTTTGGACCTAAAAGATTGACACTCTTTGATGGGTCTCCGTATGAAAACGCCAAATGTGCTCCTCCGACTGGTAACGGGTCACTGCTATTACTCTTATGCCCTCATTTTTCAAAGACTTGTTCGCGTCTTTTATTGACCTACAGTAGATAGAGGACTTACACTCTTTGCAGGGAATTCTGCCCATTGATGTTCAAGGAGATTTAAATGCGTACAGCTGGCGTTATTTTCGACTTCTACGACGATGTTTCGGGTTCCCTCCTCAAGAAAGCGTGCCCAACTGCGGCAGACCTTCCTGAGATTGTGAAAGAAGCCCATATCCTCAGCCCAGAGGAGCACGAGGTTCTTCGTGACGAGGCATACGCTCTCACGATGGTGAACAACGGAACGCCTCTTCGGAAGTTCGCCTGCGTTGACGCCGGGAACACTGCCCTCTCTGTTCTCTACTTCTCCGACACGGCCGACCTTCTGCCTCACGCCGCAGTGAAGGTAGCTGCCGCAAACCTTGTCGAAGCGTGCGAAGACTTCGAGCTTCCAGTTCCAGGTTGGCTCAAGACCGCAGCGAAGACGGGAATGTCAAAGACCCGCAATCCATCAAAGCAACCTCAGCAGAGCGATGATGTTGAGTGGAGCCAGAGAACGAATCTCAACAGCGTCCAAGGCGGAGCGGACTCAGGTCGAGTCATCCCCACCGCCAGCCAGATGAAGACGGCACAAGACCATGCTTTTAGCCATATGGCTCGTGTGAAGGGCGCAAAGAAGAAAGACGTCAACCTCGACAGTTTCCACAAGCTGAATCCAGAGGCCAAGCCAAAAGAGAAGAAGGCTGTGTCGGGGGAGTGGATTCGCGACTTGACGAGGAGTGGAGCTCAGGCTGCTCACGCAGCAGGGAATGCAAGCAAAGTATCTAACTTTGCGGCCCGCAACTCTATGGCTGGTATGAAGCCAGCAGGAAAGGCGCTGACGTTTGCTCAAAATCAGAAACATCAAGTAGCGGCGAACGCGGCTAACAGTGTCTCCTCCAAGATGGCCTCAGCCGAGACAACCGAGAAGTTGGCTCTGAGTCCTGGTATGGTTAATTCTCTTGCTCAGTCAGGAGCGCGTAAGAACCCTCTCAAGGGATTCCAGTTCATGAATCGAATGAATGCCAAGTCAAACGCTCTCTACGACACCGCAAAGAAACTCCCACAAGGGACAGGGGCCCGATCAAAAGTACTAGATAGGGCATACAATGCTCGTGAAGGGGCTCTTGGCGCAGAGACCGGGTACAAGGCAAACAGACCTTCCGCTGGCATGAAGAGTGACGCTCGGATAAACGCAGAGGTTAAGTACAACCCACAGGGCAAGTACGCGTCCGTCGTAGACGTCTCAGAAGCACAAGAGCAGGTGCTCGTGAAGAGAGCATCGGCTGAGCTCACTGCACTTGGTGGGAAGTACCCTCTCGATTCCATGGCTGATGTTCAGAAGGCCGCCGAGTACTTCGAAACGAACTACAAAGAGATGGAGCCAGTCGAGGCTCATATCTTTGCTGTGAAGACTGCGGCACGTGCTGAAGAGATTGGTGTTCCGACCTCTCACACTCTTCAGAGATACGGTTCCATCGAGTACGCCATTGACGTCGATGCACATATGGCCAATCGACTGGCCGTCACGCCACTTGAGTACAGAGAAGTGTACCAAGAGCTTCGCGAGAAGCGCGCCTCAATCGAGCCAGAGACATTCGCAAACCTCCTCGCAGAGGCAGACGAAATCTCAGGGCTTCGTTGGGTGTGGGGTGGTGATGTCGCTGACCCCTACTACGCAACCTTCGGTAAGCAGGCAAATGCGTGGTCCTGGACCGGACGCACTGGAGATTTTACTACCGAAGAAGAGTTGAAGTGGCTTGCAAAGAACGGTAGACCTCTCGTCCACAAGCACTTCTCAAGTGAGTTCACGGATTCGTTCATCAAGGACCCGATTACTATCTTTGAGTCCATGCCGGACGACTCGAAGGTCATCCTCTCTCGTCTTGCAAGCGGTCGCTTTGATGCGATGAATGCGAACTAAGGAACGACAATGACAACTAGAATCCACGTTGGTTCTTTCTTCGACGAGCTTGAGAAGATCTCCTCCGCAGGCCTGGAACTCGCAGGTCTTGGTGTTCTGGCCGCCCCGAGCGTTAAGACACTGATGGATCCTTCGGCAAAGAAGAAGGAGAAGAGCCACGCGAAGTTTGAAACTGCAGGACTCGGTCTTCTTGCAGCCCACCCTGCGTACGAGATTGGAAAGAAGCTGCTGACTAAGAAGGCAGCTACCGTCTCAAACCCAGCGATGATGCGTAATCACATGCTGGTCGATTCACAGAAAGCTGCCATCAAGGCACCTGCACAGGCCGCCCCAGCGTTGATGAAGAAAGACCCATCTCATTACTCAGACTTCACCCCTTCTGCATCTGTGGGACATCAGCCGGTCCAGAAGGCAGCTCCCGCCCCGATGAAGAGCACAAGGGCACTTCCTTCTGCTGGTCCTGTCATGAGCGCAGCACGCCCCGCAGCCAAGGCTACTGGCGTGATGGCTCGAATCGCTAACACGTTCCGGAAGGCGTAATGAAGAGTCCAGAACTAGAACTGTACGAGCGTCTTCGGGGTGCTGAGGCTAAGAAGCCAACGGCACCTTCGGAGGGGTCTGCCATGGAGAAGGAACTCAGGAAAGAGAATCCAGACGTCTCGACTCCACTTACAGTTCGAAACATCTTCACTCACTTCGATACGCATCCAGTAGTCCTGGACCTGGCACTCCTCAAGGCGTTTGGGGTTGATTGGTTCTCTTGGGATTCTTCTACACTGTACCAAGAGATTCAGCGTGTGTTCTTGTCTCAAATCTCAGAACACGCACGTGCGAAGATTCAAGCAATCAAGACTCTCCACGTCTCAGATAAGCCGTGGACGAGTTGGCAGGTCTTCGAGAAGGTCATTCAAGCTCTGAATAGCAGCATCCCTCGCTGGGAGTTCATGCAGGCTCCCTCGCTGGACCAGCTCTTTGCAGGGATTGATATCATGACCTCTATTCGTCCGGAGATTTTCGACGACGAAGTGAAGGCGTATATCGCAGCCGCTGTGTTGAACGAGGATGTCTTCTTCGTTCCCCCGCCCCTGGATTTTGCTCAGGTAGAAGTAAGTCACCCGAGGTACGTGTGTCTAGATTGTGGGAGCGAGGACTCTGCTCTCTTTCATGACGGAATCTGCGACACATGCTCCCAACGCTTTGACCCAGAGAACGGCTTCTCTTTCCAACCAGACCCAGACCTCATCCGAGACGGCAAAGGAAAGAACGTCAAGCTGGTTCTTCAGTTCGACCCGGACCCTATTGAGACTCGTTGGAATGAAGTAAAGGATACTCCAACGAAAGATGTAGACCTCCAAGAGACCCAGGTAGACGTTCAAGTCGCAAAGCTTCTGCTCTCTCGCGACTACATGAACATCCGACGCAGACAACTCTCAGAGCAGCTTGTTGCTCTCAAGTCTTGGCTAGGGACCGTATGAACCTCATGACCGTTAGATCGCTCCTTGATGAGCTTGAGAAAATCGCCGTCTCTGAGGAGTGGATTCGACGCCATGCTAGGAGAGGATCCCTACTGAGACATTCACTCAGTCGCGATGAGCATGGCGCTAGACTCGAAGGAGATCCTTTTGGATCGTATTACAAGACTCTCAAAGGAAAAGAACGGCCCCCTTTTGCCGGTACGAAGAGTACGTTGAAGGATGACCCACGTACACGTAACAAGAGACAAGCTAAGATAGATGGTACGTGGGAAGGCTTTGATGACTACTCTAGAGGACAGAGACTCAAAGAAGTAGGTGGAAAAGAATATAGTAAGCAGAAACCATCTAATAAATCACCACCTACTCAAACAAACTCATCACCGACATCTACTCAAAAACTTCCTTCTTTTGCTAAAAAACACTGGAAGAAGGGTGTTGCTGGTCTCGCTGCAACCGGCCTTGCTGCTGGTGCCTACGCTCTTCATAAGAAGAGAAAAAGTAATCGTGAGAAGACGGCAGAGTCCGAAGAGGGAGGTGCTGTGAACTACGTAAAGGGCATCGGAAAGAATCTCAAAGGGGCAGCTAAGGACCTAACGCATCCAATCTCAAGGGCTCACCACGAGCTCAGGAGAATGGGACGAGACATCAACTCAGCGATTACTGGGAAGAAGGGTAATAGACAACTCACTCCCATGCAGAGAGCTGGTAAAATTGGGAACCACGGCCTAACTGCTGCATTTACCGTCCCGGCCGCCGCTGCCGCACTGAAGAAGGATCCCTCTGGACAAACATCCCGTGCAGAGCGAGTATCAAGATTCGTAGGCTCTACGATTGGAAACCTCGCCACCTCTCGAAGAGGTCTCTCGGGTTCGATTGCGGGAAGCATCGCCGGAGACCAAGCAGGAAAGCTGGTCGGTAAGGGAATCAATAAGGTGACTGGTTTCAAGCCCAAGAAGACTGAACAAGAGGCAACTAAGTAATGTCACTCATTGATGGCGTAAACGGAACCTCTCGATTCTCCGGTCAACGTGGGAGAACAGCCGACGGCTTGTCGAGGAGTGGTGTTCGTTACCCATCTCCCTTCTTCGACATCGGTCATACGTATCTCCCTCCGTCTCTGAAGGCACTCCTTCGGTGGTGCCGGTACTACTATCTCGTGAACCCGCTCATCAATGCGGTCATTCACAAGATGTCAGAGTACCCCATTACAGAGATTGTCATCGACGAGAAGGACCCAGCTATCAAGGATAAGTGGGACACTCTCCTCGGTGGTGTTCTTCGCTACAGACCATTTCAGATTGAGATCGGTCTGGACTACTACACTTACGGAATTTGCTTCGTAACGATTCACTTCCCGTTCGACAAGTTCCTCATTTGCCAATCCTGTAAGCACAAAGAGAAGGCTTCGAAGATTGCCTACAAGTGGAGAAACCTCGATTACGTTATCGAGTGTCCGAAGTGCAACACCGTCGGACCTGCCAAGGTTCAAGACTTCTACAAGCGAGACTTGAACGGTATCCGTCTGATGCGGTGGAATCCCGAGTACGTGAACGTCGACCCCGCGTTCGCTGGGGCAAAGCCTGTCTACACCTTCGAGCTCCCGCTTCAGGTACGAAACGATGTTCTTCTTGGAAAGAAGAGCGTCCTCGATACCATTCCAGACACCTTCATCGAGGCGATGAAGAGAGGGAAGTACGTTCGGTTCTCGGACGACAACATCTTCGTCTTCAGAAGACCGATCATCAGCCAGAAGGACTCTGGATGGGGCATGCCGCTTATCATGCCTGTCCTGAAGGATACTTTCTATCTTCAGATTCTCAGGAAGGCGCAAGAGGCTATTGCACAGGAACACATCGTTCCAATGCGCGTTCTCTTCCCCCAGGGAAACAGCAGCACATCTGACCCGTATACAACTATCTCCCTCGACTCATGGAAAGGAAGAATCGAAGGAGAAATCGCGAAGTGGAAGTACGACCCGAACTATATTCCAATTCTCCCTCTTCCAATCGGGAGTCAAACAATCGGCGGGGACGGTAGAGCGCTGATGCTTCACCAGGAAATGGAAGTCTGGTCGAGGCAAATCGTAGCTGGTATGGGGGTGCCCCAGGAGTTCGTCTTTGGTGGAATGCAGTACTCAGGAAGCAACGTCTCAATGAGAATGCTTGAGAACATGTTCCTCGGGTACAGAACAGACCACGACCTGATGCTGAATCAGTTCACAATCAAGCGTATTGCTGCGTTCATGGGATGGCCTGCAGTGAAGGCCCATATGCGTCGCTTCAAGATGGCCGACGACCTGCAACGTTCTGCCTTCTTCTTCCAGCTTAACCAGGGTCAGAAGATCTCTAACCAGACTCTTCTGCAAGAAGTTGATTTCGACCCAACTACGGAAGATGCACGTATCAAGGGTGAACTCGATAGGCAGATTGAACTCAATCGCAAGATGCAGGTTGCACAAGCTTCTATTCAGGGCGAGATGCAGTTGGTCCAAGCCCGGTATCAGAAGCAGGCAACCGAACTGGTTTCTCAGGCTCTCCAAGGCGGAGCACCTGGGGCTCCCCAAGAAGCTGTCAATGCTCAAGCAGGTGCTGGAGTTGCGTCTGGTGCGCCTCCTGGTGCGCCGGAAGCACCCCAACCTGGAGAGCCACAAGCTCCTGGTCAGCCGGGGACCACAGGTCAAGAGGGCGAGATGCTCCAAGGACCTCAGGTCAATCCGGGAATGCCCGAAGGGTCTACGGTCTCAGCGGAGAACGCACAACAGGCACCCGCAGAAGGACTGCCCGCAGGAATTGCGAGCCCTCTCGATATGGGTACTCAGGGTGGAGGATTCAACCTTCTCTATCTCGCTCGAAGGGCAGCCACTACCCTTCAGAAGATGGACGAAGGCTCAAAGATGTCTGAGATGAATAGAATGCAGATGACGAGTCCACAGCTCTATAGCTTGGTTCTTCAAATCATTCAGTCTGAGAAGGGTTCTCAAGAGAATCCATTGAGCGCCACTCAGAGTCCACAGCCGACTCTGAAACCATCGAGACGTCCATCCTCCACTGGTGTGTAAGTAGGGAGCTTCAATGGTATCGCCACTCAAAGTAAAGATGTTCGTTATCAGCGACCTTGTTCCGATCGCTGTCAATGTCATTACTCTGGGTCTCGCGATTGGAGCTCACCTTACTCCACAAGACCCACCCATCCCTCTCCCTGGGTGGGTAATTCTGTGGGCCGTCGTAGTTGCCTCATTCGCGATGACGATTGGGATGTTCGTTCAAAGACGGAACCTCTTCAAGCAGTATCGGTTCGTCTGTGACGGCATCATTGTGGGTTGGGCGTCTGACGAGTACGCAGTGAAGCCAGAGGAGTTTCAAGAACAGCTTCGAGAGCTTCTTGCCATTCTCGCTACTGGCTTTCCGAAGGCTGGAGAGGCTCTGTATGGTTGCGCTGTTCTATTCAGGGAGCCGAAGTGGGCTCTGGATACGAGAGCCGGGAAGCTTCAGAACTTCGTTGCAGGTCTTCAAGATGGGATGTTCCTTCAGGTTGGTTGGAACGCCGACCTCGATAAGACGGCGCTGAAGCATGAGCTCACTCACCGGGTGTTTCAAGTCCAGGCGGGTGACCCTCCTCAAGATGTAGCGCATAAGAACATGAGCGACCTTGGAATCTTCTGAAGGCTAAAAAACGACTCAACCTACGAGTCGTTCTCCTTTGGAAAGAAGATACAGAGCTTCTCCAATCTCCCATGAATCTCTCTGAAACGCTCCGAGAGCTCTGACATCTCTTGGACGAGTGCTTTCGGAGCACCCTGCATCTGTATCTTCACGAACAGGTTGTACTGCGTTCTCCAGAGGGCAAGAGTGTCCTCCGTGAACCGCTCCATCTCCTCTTTGGAGATGGGCTCGCTTACATCAATCCCCATCGAGCTTCTCCTCACAGACAGAGCAGAGGGCTTCCTGGGACGAGAGTTCGGAATACGAGACTCCGAATACGTCCAGGGTGATTGAGTCGATGACTGCTTCGACTTCATCGGTGGAATCGATTACATTCAAGGAGAGCCAAGCAATAGAGCACAGCTCGTGAAGAGTGGCCTCTCCTGCCGTGAGCCTGTCTTCCACAATCATTGGCTGCCCGCTCTTCTTACCTCTCCCAAGCACACCGTGGTCGATGGTTACTGCTCGGTCTCCAATCCAGATAGGTTTGCTACAGACTGGGCATATCTTCGAGCTTGGTGGTTTGTACTCCCGTACCTCTTGCGTTTGGGCCTGAGGTTGGATTTGAGCGAGCACATCTTCGTACTTAAACATCGTCTCTTTCCCCGTCCGCTCCAATCAAGAATAGAGACCCTTCCTGAGCAGCACATGACATGTGAGAGAACCTCTCTTCTGTTTGGTCGTCGAACTTGGATCTCAGTAGCTGGTAAGTGCTTCCATCATCGGAGGTGGCGTATCGGTACGCGGTGAGTCGAATCACAGAGTCGTCTTCTGTGAACTCATCACCGCACACACAGCAGGTGAGAGTCATTTGGGAGGCATCCGAATCACGAGTTGAAGTACCGGAGAACCGAAGCCGCAAGTAGTACAGCCATCCAGGATTCTGTCGTTGTCTACGAGCACATACTCATCTGGAAAGCCGTAGTACTTGCTTCCTTGATAGAAGCCCGGAAGCGACCTCTGGGTGTTGTCCAGGTCGTGCTCGAAGGAGTCTTTGATACACTGGTCACACTCCCACGATACAAGGCAGTTGGTGGTTTGTATGAGGTGCTTTATCCATCGATCCATGATGGGACACTCACAACAGTCGTACGGTTTATCGCACTTTCCAACTGTTCGGTGTGGTGCATTTGCTCCTCCATTTACCTCGAAGAGGAGCGGGCAAAATGCCATTCTAAATTCGCTCTCATCATGCATTTATTCTGCTCAGTGCAAGTTGGAAGCGGGTGTGAAAGTACAGCACAAAACTAAGAGTGAATGAGGCCAGGAACAGTTTCCACATTTTTACCTCTCTTCTTTTTCTCTTTCTTCTTGGCCTTTTGAATCCAGAACAGAATGTGCCCCAAGATAGCGTTATCCATATCTTCTTGGTGCATTTGGAGCTGCGACCGCTCTTCCAAGTGTCCCCCGTATATGAAGGCCAGCTTTTTGCTGACAACTCCTTATACCCAGACAGTTGAATGACTTTGTTGACCTGGCCTCAGCGATGACGATAAGGTCGTATTTCAAGGTTCAATGACCTCTGCTGCGATGAGGTAGAGCCGGGAACGCCATAAACCACTGCGCAGGGTGGCCGAAAGAGGATGACGTGGATAACCTGACTCCAGAAGGTTCGTTCGACGTATTGAAGAACAATATCACCACTACCATCTCTTCTTTCTTTCCGTACGAAGGAAAAACGCGCCGTCTCCAGATTGACAAAATCTGGGTGGACGACAAGCTCAATACCGAAGACATCCAGTCCCAAGCCCAGGCAAAGGACATGGATAGGACGTGGGGCGTTCCCGTTAAGGCGGACATCTCGCTCGTCGATAAGTTGACCGGCAAGGTCATTGATAAGAAGTCGATGACTGTTGCAAGACTTCCGAAGCTCACCAATCGATACGGATTCATTGTCGATGGAAATGAGTATCAGGTCGACCACCTGTTTCGTTTGAAGTCGGGAGTATACTCCCGCATCCAGGACAACGGTGACTTGGAGTCCGAGTTCAACCTTGTTCGTGGTCCTGCCGGTAACCGCTTCTCCATCAAGCTAGAAAGAGAGAAGAAGAGATTCTTCATCAAGAAGGGCGATGCACACATCCCTCTCTATCCCATCCTCAAGGCGATGGGAGTCTCAGATGATCAGATGGAGAAGGACTGGGGAAAGGAAATCTTTCTCGCGAATAAGCCCAAGACAGAAGACAAGACCCTCAAGTCGCTTCAGTCTTTCTTCAAGAAGACCTCCTTCGATGATGTCGTTGAGCCTACCGATGTAGCAGGCTACGGTAAGTACGTTCACGACTTCTTCGAGAAGACGGTTCTTCGCCCCGACACGACAAAGATTACTCTCGGTCGAGAGGCGTCTAAAGTAGACGGCCAGGTTCTTCAGATTGCTGCGAACAAGATTCTCGGTGTCTCTAGAGGAACGCATCAGCCAGACGACCGAGATAGCCTCGCCTTCAAGGAGATTGTCTCGGTCGAGGACTTCCTTCCTGAGAAGATTGAACGCGCTGCCAAGACCATCAAATCAAAGCTTCGCAACACGATTGACCTCAAGGACAAGCTGTCTGTGTCTGAGGTTGTATCAGCGGACCTCTTTGCCCGCCCCATCCGTGAGTTCTTCACAAAGGGCGGCTCACTGACAGAGCGACCGGACCAGACGAACCCAATCTCAATGATGTCCGGTCATCGTAAGACCACCCTCATGGCCTCGGACTTGGGCGGTATCAAGCGAGACCACTCACTCACCGATGAGATGCGTGTCGTGAATCCGAGCCACTTCGGCTTCCTCGACCCAATGCACACGCCTGAGTCTGAGCGTACTGGCATCACCCTGCATCTTGGCATGGCTGCTCGAAAGAATGGAAAGGAGCTGGAGACTCCTGTCTTCGACATCAAGAAGAACAGCATTCAGTACATGACGGCTCCCGCGTTCCACGAAGTGTCGGCGGTTCTTCCCGACCAGGTTCGTTGGGTCAAAGGAAAGCCAGTTCCAGTTGCTCCAACGGTCAAGGTCAAGCTCCCAGGCGGCTCCATTGAGCTCCGACCATTCTCTGAGGCTTCGTTCGTATTGCCCTCCTCCAAGGGCATGTTCGATATGGCCTCGAACCTGATTCCCTTCCTTGCATCCAATCAAGGAAACCGCGTCTCGATGGCGGACAAGCAGATGGAGCAGGCTATCAGTTTGAAGTTCCGTGAGTCGCCTCTTGTGCAGTCTAAGACGGACCACGCTCAAGCTGGAATGACCTTCGAGAAAGTACTCGGAGGATTCAGTTCGCACAGAGCCTCTGTTTCAGGAACTATCAAGTCAATCAAAGACGACCACATCGTCATCAACGACGGTAAGAAGAACCACCAAGTTCACCTCTACAATCACTTTCCCTTGAATGACCCGAAGGGAATGATGCACTCTGAGGCGGTGGTTGCTGTTGGAGACAAGGTCACTCAAGGACAGGTTATCGCCGACACCAACTTCACCAAGAAGGGTGTCTTGGCTCTTGGGTCCAACCTTCGAGTTGGTTACATCCCGTACAAGGGGTACAACTACGAAGACGGTATCGTCATCTCCGAGACGGCGTCTCAGAAGCTCAGCTCAGAGCACTTGCATAAGAAGTCGGTTGAGTTCGACCCAGAGAACGATGTGGTCTCGAAGCAGAAGTTCCTGTCGTTCGCCGCGACACGGGCCAATCAGCTTACGAAAGAGCAAATCAATCTCCTCGACGATGATGGTATCGTTCGAGTTGGTTCGAAGGTCAGTCCTGGGCAGGTGCTGATTGCCGCCGTCGGAAAGAACCTCGCGTCGCGCCAGAGTGGGGCTCTTGCTGCCCTCGGCAAGAGAGCATTCCAGCCATACAAGGATAAGTCACTTGTATGGGATGAAGACCATCAGGGAGAGGTCGTCAAGGTAATCAAAGACCCGTCTGGAAAGAGTGCGAAGGTCTACGTCAAGACAGTCGAACCTCTCGTTATCGGCGACAAGCTCTCAGGACGGCACGGTAACAAGGGCATCGTGACCATGATCCTTCCGGACCATGAGATGCCATTCACCAAGGACGAGAAGGGGGAGAAGAGACCTCTTGAGGTTCTTCTCAACCCTACTGGCGTTCCGACTCGAATCAACGTCGGACAGGTGCTTGAGACTGCCGCTGGGAAGATTGCGGAGAAGACGGGCAAGACATACATCGTCAATAACTTCGAAGGACCCATCTCGGACAACACCCAGAAGGTCATTCAAGAGCTCAAGCAGCACGGTCTCTCAGACGAAGAGAACGTCTACGACCCAATGCACCCGAGTAAGGTCCTTGGTTCTGTTCTCGTCGGTCCTCAGCACCTTCTCAAGCTCAAGCACCAAGTAGAGAAGAAGCTCACCGTTCGAGGCGGCGGGACTGACCTCAATGGACGCCCTCTCACCTACGACGTCGACAAGTCTCCTACGAAAGGTGGCGAACGAGGCGGTCAAGGAGTTGGAGCTCTCGACTTCTACTCTCTGTTGGCGCACAACGCTCGTCACAACATTCGTGAGATGGCGACGTACAAGTCTGACATGCAGGATTCTACCTTCTGGAACATGATTCAAGAAGGGTATGAGCCGCCGCCACCGAAGGCTCCCTTTAGCTATCAGAAGTTCGTTGGTCTCTTGAACGGACTGGGCGTGAATGTCGATAAGAAGGGCTCTGTTCTTCAGCTCACTCCGCTCACCGATGCAAAGGTAATGGAGATGGCAGGAGGAGCACGCGGTGAGCTCTCGAAGCCTCACCTCCTGCTTCGTGCAAAAGACTTGAGAGAAGAGAAGGGTGGCCTCTTCGACCCCATCGCTACAGGCGGTCTCTCTGGCAACAAGTGGAGCTTCATCAAGCTCATCGAGCCAATCCCAAATCCCATCTTCGTTGGCTCAAACCACCGGCCTGGACCCGTTCCTTCCCTTCTTGGATTGAAGATGAAGGAGTTCGAGTCTGTGATGACGGGGGAGACGAAGCTCAATGGAAAGACGGGAGGGCATGCAGTCCTCGATGCTCTCAAGAAGGTGGATGTTCCTGGAGAGATGAAGTCTCTCCGAGAGAAGCTCCCGACACTTACTGGAGCTGACCTGGACAGAGCAAACAAGAAGCTGAAGTACCTCATGGCTCTCTCTGAGACAGGGCTGAGTCCCGACGTGGCGTACATGATGAAGGTGGTTCCGGTCCTTCCTCCTGCTTTCAGACCCGCGACCGTTACCCACAAGGGAGACCTTCAAACTTCGTCACTCAACGGTCTCTACAAGAACATCGCAATCCTCAACAACAAGCTCACTGAGGTTGATCCGAGAACGTACTCAGAGACGCACAGAGCTCCGCTACGTTCTCAACTCTATGAGAGCGTGAAAGCGCTGCAGTCTATTGGCGGTTCTGTCGGTTACGACATGGATACTCCTGCGAGCTCCAAGAGAGCCCTGAAGGGTATCCTTGACATCATCGGAGGAGGAGAGGGAGAGCAGCCTAAGGATGCCTTCTTCCAATCCAGACTCATCAAGCGCCGTCAGAACCTTTCGATTCGTTCTACCATCGTTCCAGAGCCCAAGCTTGGAATTGACGAGGTCGGTCTCCCTCGTGGTGCGGCAATGGAGCTCTACAAGCCATTCGTTGTCGCCGAACTCTTCAAGACGGGCTTCCGGCCTCTTGATGCGCAGCTTGAGATGAAGAAGGGGTCGAAGGTCGCATTCGATGCTCTTGAGCGTGTGGTGAAGGACCGTCCTCTTCTTTTGAAGCGTGACCCCTCTCTCCACAAGTTCTCAGTCATGGCGTTCACCCCGAAGCTGATTGAGGGCAAGGCTATTCAAATCCACCCTCTCGTCACTGGCGGCTATAACGCAGACTTCGACGGGGATACCATGGCAGGGACTGTTCCTCTCACCAGAGAGGCAGTCGATGAAGCGAAGAAGATGTTCCCGTCTAAGAACCTCTTCTCGCCGACAACTGGCGCTGTCATGTACTCGCCAACTCAAGATTCAATGTTGGGACTCCACCTCATCTCTCGATGGGGCACTAAGACGTCCAAGACCTTCGCGTCTCCAATCGAGCTCAACAAGGCCTTCGACAAGGGTGAGGTGACTCCGACAGACGTAGTGAAGGTCGGAGGGAAGGAAACGACTCTTGGTCGGCTTCTCTTGGAGTCGAGAATGCCGAGAGACTTCCACCTCAATAAGGACATTCTCCACAACCCTCTTTGGGTCATTGATAAGAAGTCACTGACTTCTCAAATCATCACTCCGCTTGCAAAGAACCATACGAGAGACTTCGCCCATGTCGTTGACCAATTGAAGGACCTGGGTAACGAGTGGGCCTACAAGATGGGGTTCTCGTTCGGTCTGAAGGACCTTGCGACGATTCCGCAGCGTGGGAAGATTCTTGGAGATGCCAACAAGCTCGCCATCGACATCAAGAAGAATGTCAAAGACAAGGGAGAGCAAGACAAGCAACTCATCGAAGTCTACCAGAAGGCCACAGAGCAACTGGAGCACGCAGCCAGAATGCCTTCAGGTCAGAACAGACTGGCAGACATGGTTATCTCTGGGGCACGTGGTAAGCCTGAGCAGCTTCGCCAGATGATTGCGGCTCCCATGCTGGTCCAAGACTCCCATAACAACACCATACCGACCCCTATCCTTCGAAACTACGCAGAGGGATTGGATATTGGAGATTATTGGCTCGCACAGCACGGTGCTCGAAAGGGCACTTTGCAGCGCGTTCTTGGCACTTCTGAGCCTGGTGTTGTTTCGAAGGACATCATCAACTCCACTATCGCCACCATCATCGCCTCTCCTGACTGTAAGACGACGCATGGGATGCTTATGGAGGTCGGTCACAAAGACATCAACGACCGCTACCTCTCAAAGAGCTACAAGCTCAAAGACGGACACGAGATCAAGGCAGGCACCCTCATCACTCCGGAAGTTCTCAACCACTTCAAGAACTCAAAGATTGATAAGGTCTTGGTACGGTCTCCTCTTAAGTGCCAGCACGGAGAGGGAATCTGTGCGAAGTGCTTTGGTCTGAACGAGAGCGGCAAGCTCCACGAAGTCGGCATCAACATCGGAGTGCTTGCAGGGCAGGCACTCTCAGAGCCTGCTGTTCAGATGGCGATGGATGCCTTCCATACGGGAGGTGTTGCATCCGGTAGAGGTGCAATGTCTGTGGACCGTCTGACTCGTCTCAGGAACGCGCTGAATCTTCCAGCAAAGCTCAAGAACTCTGCTACACTCTCAAGAGTCACTGGTAAGATTACAAACATCAAGAAGGACGCCGTCGGTGGTGTGGACCTCTTCATTGGAGACGAGAAGCACTTCGTTCCAAAGGACCTGGTCAATCACGACATCAAGGTGGGGGACGAGGTCAAGAAAGGACAGCAGGTCTCTCACGGATTCACGAACCCACACCATCTTCTCCCACTCACTGACATGCACACTGTTCAGAACCACCTGACCAATGAGATGTATGGTGGGCTGTATGAGAAGGAAGGCGTTCGAAAGAGAAATGTCGAGGTCGTCGTACGTGCTCTCACGAATCTAACGAAGGTAAAGGACCCAGGGTCGAGCGACTTCATGCAGGGCGATATCGTTCCGACTTCTGTCGTTGAGGAGTTGAATAGAGGCCTGTCGAAGGATAAGAAGCACATCACACACGGGCCTATACTGAAGAGCATCTCTCAGATTCCGCTCACAGGAACGACCGACTGGATGAGTCGCTTGAACTACAGAGAACTTCACAGCACTCTGCAACAGGCGGCGGCACAAGGATGGAAGTCAGATATCCACGGCAAGAATCCAATCCCAGGCGCTGCCTTCGGTGCTGAATTCGGGAAGCCTTCTGCAGGTAAGCCTAAGGGTCACTACTAATGGCTGTTACAAATCAAGGAACAATCCCGGCGTTCATCGAGTCGGGTAGAGTACTCGATGTCGATATCAGTTCGTTCACTCTCTCTGTTACGACTCAGTTCTCGAAGAAGCCCCAGACCGGAATTACCTGGTCCTCTCCATATCTTCACTTTGTGAATGGAGAAGGAATCCACTTCATGCCGGAGGTTGGGAGTCTTTGTTGGATTTGTTTCCCCTCTGATGGAAACCGGCCCTTTGTACTTGGATGGGCTCCTGCTGCAGACGAAGGAAACTTCAGAGCACGCAGGCCAGACATGAATCCTGGTGACCTCTACCTCGGCACACGAGACGAGAACTTCCTGATTCTCCGTCGTGGTGGGGTAGTTCAAATCGGGGGAGGCCCGCTTTCTCAACGGCTCTTTCTCCCCGTCACAAATACAATCAAGGATTTCTGTGAGAACTACTCTCTCCAGACTCTTGGAGGAGAGCTCAGTTGGACTGTTCAGAGGTCTGAAAACGATACCGACGGCAACAGACCCACTGTCTTGAAGGTCCAGGCAAGAGAGTTCGCTTCGGACGAGAAACCCCTTGCAGAGCTTCAAGTCGGTTCCCACGGAAGCGGCCAGAATACTATCTTGAGTCTGACAATCAAAGAATCTGGATCTCAAGGAGCTGCGAGGAAGATTTCCCTTACACTCGGTAAAGATGGGAATGTGACCTGGGAAGTTGCTAAAGACGTCGTCTGGACAGTTCAGGGCAAGTTTACCATCGACGCCCAGCAGGATGTGACTGTAAAGAGCGCGGCTAAGGTCACCGTCAGTGGTGGGAGTACGGTTGAAGTACAAGGCCAGAGTGGTGTAACAATTGAATCTGCTGTTGGAATCATCAACGTTAAAGCATCTACGATTAAAATGGGCTCTATGGTCTTGGTCGGAAATGCACCCCAACCGGTGGCACTTGCTCCTGCCTTGATAGGTTGGCTAGCAGCTCACATCCATTCTATCGTCCCAAACCCTGCCCTCGCTCTTCCAGGACCGCCTCAACCGACGACCCCTCCATTGGTGCCACCACCTGCACCTGCAATGACTTCGACCACTCTTCTGGCAACCTGATTCAAGGAGACCTATGCGCCCGCTTTTCATTGATGAGACCTCTGAAGACTCGAAGACAAAGGAAGCGGGATTCACTCACCGTCTTTCTGAGACTCCTGATAACTGGGGTCAAGAGATTGGTAGCGAGCTTCATCGTCAGCTTCCGTTCTTGTCAGACTACGAGGTGAACGTCACCCTCGACAAGGTCGACCAAGGCCGGGGCTTTGCGTTTGGATACGCAGACATCTCGAATAGAACTGAGCGCCCAGAGGTTGAGCACGAGGAAGCGGGCATTCCCCACATCCGTGTTCCGCTCATTGCAGAAGAGCGTCAGGTTCGTCCGTTCTCCGTCTTTCTAGACGGTGAGAGAGTTCTTCCTCTCGGTGAAGAGAGAATTCGTGAGACTCTGTTCAACCCAGGAATGTTCGACCTCTCCACATCCGTGCCGAGAGACCCAAGTCTTGTCGAGCCTCTGATGCCTCCGCAGCGTTCTGGTATTGGTATGGGCGGCGAATACAAGATGGCCATGGCGTATCCAGAGCCCGCTTCTATTGCCACGAATCTCGATTACCGAGATGAGTGGCTCCGGAAGTTCGTTGGGACTGCTCTCTTCCAGAAGGCTATGGAGCTCCAGAAGCAGTTCCTGTCTCTTGACCAGGAAGACCTCTCACAGCGAGAGATGGAGCAGACGATTGAAGAGTCCTCTGGCCGTGCCTCACAGAGAATGGCCAAGAATCTCCAACGAGACGCTCTCCACTTGGAGAAGAGGAACCTGGATGTAGAACTTCTCGCCGCTCAGGCAGGGGTTCCAACGTCTGAGGCTCCTTCTCCTCACGAGCAAGGACTCGATGCTTCGGCTCCAGAAGGTGCGATGGAAGAGGCACCAGAGGAAGCTGCTCCTGCTCCCAAGGCTCCAAAGGAGAAGAAGGCCGGTATTCCGAAAGGCATGCAGGAACTTGCCAAGGGAAAGAAGTTCTTTCAGATGGATCCATACGTCCAGCGGAGAGTTGCTGCCAATAGTATGGGGAATGCGGCCAGGAAGCAGAAGAACCACGGCCACAAGATGCTCGACATCAAGGATGGACAGGTTCAGAAGAAGCGCGCAAAGGAGCTTCTTGAGAAGAATGCCTTCAAGCACATCTCGAAGGAGCAGTGGGAAGCCATCTACAAGAGCGACAAGATTCAGAAGATGATTCAGAAACACATGACCCACGACCACCCTGAGGTTATCAACGAGGTCTATTCGCTCGCAGCTAACCAATACGGATATCACCCAAAGGTATACCCACCTTCTCCAGGTCAGCAGGCTCAGAAGGCACAGGCAGCTAACATGGGTGGGGCACCGAAGCCTGCGGCTGCCGCTCCAGCGGCCAAGCCAGCTACGAAGACGGCATCACTTCTTGAGGCAATTGCTCCGACGCTTCGTGAGACAGACAGAGACGCATTCGTTGAGAAGGTTGCAAACGACGCCACCCTCCGTGCGGGCTTCCGTCGTTCTGGAATTGCCTCGGTTCTTGTCAACGTGATGGATACGAAGCTCGCATCCGCAAGGGACCGTATGTCTGCCCTTGCAGACGCAATCGAACCCTCCGTGGTTACCTTCCAGAAGCTCCCAGGTGGGGACTTCCTCGTCAAGTCAGCAAACGTTCAAGCGTTTGCTGGTGGCGAGCAGGCTCAGGGTCAAGTGGTTCCGTTCCAAGAAGTCGCCGAAGCAATCGGAACTGAGCCAGCGAGAGCGATGCAGCCAGGACAGATTGCAACTGCTGTGTCTGACCCTGTTAAGGGCGACTCAGCAGACGAGTCTGAGTTCGACTCCATCTCTGAGTTTGGCCGCTACAAGGTCCAGGGAACCGACGGCAAGGAGCGGGAAGGCTGGGTATTCCCTCAAACGTTTGCTTGGGATGAGAACCTTACTCCACAGAAGACGGGTCTCTTCATCTCAGACAACGCGCACGCCATCCAGCAAGACTTCGCGGGCGCACGGGTTGCTGCAGAAGACATCAACCTTCCTACGGATATCCCCAAGGGTCTTGGAATCTTTCACTCGAAGAACGGAGACTCTGCCTCTGCTCCCATCGAAGTGAAGTTCGGTATGACTGGGTCTGACGGAGTTCCGAAGTACGTTGGTATTGATTCATTCGGAAACGAAGTCAAAGTCTCGGTTGTTCCTGGCCTCAAGACTCCTCAGAAGATTAGCGAAGGAGAGTATGCCCTCCCTCACGGTTGGGGATTCACTCGCCTTCCTTCGAAGGTCTCTCTTTCCGAGAAGTCGGATAGCATCGGCACTCAGTCGAAGTTGAAGAAAGAGAAGACATCTGCAGTTCTCTTCTACAACGGCGCATTCAACATCGTTGGTGGGTGTGGCCTCGATAAGGTGTCGGCTGACCTCCGCCACAGCATTGATGCGGTCGGTGCCGAGTTCATGCTGGGACTTCTCGGAGTTGATGGCGTTTCTGCCAAGCAGAAGGTTGCGGAAGCCCGTAAGATCGGGTCAGTGACCTTGACGGGACTCAAGACCATCGTTCCTCTCGCAGAGCGTTTCCAGGAGTCTATCAAAACTGCCTCGGCACTTCTGTCGAAGATTCCAAATCTCAAGAGAGACCTCATCAAGGAGGCCTCGATGATGGAGGACCAGGGAACCGTAGATAAGGTTCTTGCCCTGAACTTCGTCAATCCTGAGAACCTCACCACGTTCATCGAGTATCTCCCTGAGCTTGAGAGATGCAGCGAGAACATGGCGGAGATGGTTCTTGCGGGCTACATGGGCATGAGAGAGATTCCTGTAGGTGCTGTAGAGCGTTCCATGAAGAACATGGAAGAGGTTGTCCAGAGCCTCAAAGCACTTCAGTATACTCAGGAGTAACGAATGAAACACCCAGCTCATCACTTCATCAAGTACTTGATGGTGAAGGACCCCAAGACTGCCAACGCTGAGATTCTAAAGCGCTTGGAGGACTTTGGATTTCTATCTCCAGATGCGCCTTACCTGGAATTCATCAGACAAGAGCTCAAGGAAACTCCAGTAGGGTTCGACCCAGCAAATCGAATCCACCGTCCTTCGATGAGCTACCTTCGTCGTCATGGTATCTACGAGCTCTTCCATCCGTCTGACGCGATTCGAGAAGCATGGAAGATCCTCACCGACCCTTCTATTCGACTGAACGTTGAGCAGGCCTTGATGGCACGGTTGGATAGAAAAGCCATCGCTCTGAAGCTGAACAAGAAGAACGGCTGGCATCTCTCTGAGTCTGGGATGAAGGCGTTCCACGATACCTTCTGGAACGTCGAGCTCCTCACTTGGGATGAGTGGGGCCGGTTCCTCTACGGCAGGTCAGGGATGTACGAGCGATACATGGCCATGCTCCAGGCGTCTCCTGAGCTCGCCATGTTCCATCTCCAGCTTCAACAGAACGTTGAGTCAAAGAACATGATTCAGCGCACGCAAGAGATTGCGTACTTCACCCTTGAGGAAGTCAATAGGAAGCCGGGCACAGGGCCAGACAAGGTGAAGGCCATCGGTGTACTTGGAAAGACCATCGTTGACTGTCACGATGCTCTCTCGACCTCTGATATGGCGCTCAAGGACATCCTCAAGAACTTTGAGAGATTCCGCATGGACCATCCTCAGATTCCTCCTCCGGACATCAAGCAGCTCGCTCCAGGTGGGAGCTACACTGGCAGTGGTGTTGAAGAGAAAGAAGTAAAAACCCACTGAGGTTGTATGCCCTTCAAGTCCAAAGCTCAACAGCGATTTATGTTCGCAACCCACCCACGCATGGCAAAGCGTTGGGCACACGAGACCAAAAACATGAAAAAGCTCCCAGAGAAGGTGAAGCAAGCGGGAATCCCAAAAGGGCTTAGAGCTATTGCGGAATCTGCTTTTGATACTGCCGGAGACCTCTCAAAGGCACAGCAGTACGCTGCTAGCAGAAATGCCGCGAACATCCACGGCAGAGGTCTAGGAATGGCCGCCCGCGATGGGTCTTTGATGAGTAAGTCGTATAATAAGAGACTTGCTAAGTCTGAAATTGAGCTTGCAAAGAAGCAGGTCGATTCTTCCTATCCAACTACAAGAGCAAGCAGACAACTCCAACACGGTATTGAAAATAGAAGAATGAGTAGAGACCTCCTATCTAAAAAGGCGGAGGCTGATAAAATCAAGGGCGGCCTCGCGGACCACCTGAAGTCCTCGGACTTCCCAAAGAAGAAACTGAAGGCAGGTCAGACGGTGGAGAAGGAACACACCAAGGACCCTGCAATCGCCAAAGAGATTGCAAAGGACCATCTTACCGAAGATGGGAACTACTACGAGAAGTTGAAGAAGATGGAGAAGTCTGCCTTTGAGAAGATGTCTGCCAAACTGAAGAAGAAGACGTCTGGGAAGTACTGCTAGGAGTTCAAAATGAACATGTGGTCTGAGCGTAGTTCGGATGGGAAAGTGCAATCAGCTCAGTCGTCTGAGCGAGATGCAGCAAAGCAGGTCCTCGCGCCTTTCGCAGAGAAAGAGGCAGACCAAGGCGTAAAGCCATTCGACCCAATTAACTTCCAAGAAGTACTCAGCCCGGAGAACTACGAGGCTGAATTCGCCATGAAAGAGGATGACATCATCTTTCATATCTGGCCTTGGAAGCTGCACGAAGCAGATAAGAATGGAAGGGTGCGTCCTCGATTCAAGAAGGACTTCGTTCAGCACCTGAACTTCGCGTTCGGGAAGGTCTTCTTCAGTCGATGGACCTTCGAGTTCGATGAGGACATGGGCTCTTACTTCGTCAAAGCTACGGGCTTTGGTGCTTCTCAGTTCGCACGGGAGCTCGCTCTGGAGGCAATGGAAGTCCTTCACAAGGAGATGTCTCGAAAGGAGTGACCTGTGTCAGAAAAGCCAAGCTACCGCTCGGAAGTTCACACTCTTGAGGAAGTCATCAAGCTCCGTAATCCAGAGCTGGACGATGGTGAGATTACAGACTTCCTGAACATCATTCGTGCTCGTATTGAGCACGTTCGCCAGGTTATTGAAGAACACGAAGGAACTGCTTCTACTTCTGGGCCAGATTGGGAGAAGTTCAAGTGGGTATACGAGCGAGACCGTTTGAAGGAGTTGGGACTCTGAGGGCTAAAAAGAGGACCCTGGTCGAGGGTCCTCTCCTTAATCTACCAACTCGATGCTGTCGTGTAGCTCTGTAAAATCCTCACGAAGCGCAATAACGGATCCGCCGAGACTATCGAGTCGTTTCTTGAGCTCCCCAAACTGACTTCTTAGATTGTAGAGCTGGAACACGACCGAACGTGGGACTTGCTCAAGACAGCCCTGACACACGACACAAGGCTTCTTTGCAGCGGACCACTCCTGCAGCTTGAAGCAGACAATCACATCGCAGACGACGCAAGGTGCAGATGCGTCATTTGTTGAGGAACTTTCTACAGTAGATGGTTCTGTGGAGGTACTCATTTGCGTTGGACCCAGGAACCACAAGTCCGTACTTCTTTATGGCGTCTTCGTGGTCCCTTGACCCATACCCTTTGTTGGAGTCCCATTTGTACATAGGGAATTTTTTGGATAACTGGAGCATGAGTCTATCTCTCCAGACTTTTGCTATGATGGAAGCTGCAGACACTACCTTGTGATTGAGGTCTGCTTTCGGTTCCACCAACTGCTTACCAGACCAACTCTCAACCTCATTGTTGCCGTCTACGATGAGGAGATCTGGTTTTACTTTGAGCTCTTCCATGGCTCGTTGGTACGTCAACTGAAGAGCCTTTCGAACCCCCATCGAATCAATCTCAACTGGGAATGCGTGTCCGATTCCGATGTCACATGCGGCTGCGCATATGGGCTCGTAGAGAGACTCAAGCGTTGTGTGGCTGAGTTTCTTTGAATCCGTCACTCCAGGGGGTAAGAACGTGAGATCTTTCGGTCGAAAAACAGCTACGACCGCTATAAACGGTCCAGCCAATGCTCCATACCCGACTTCGTCGAGTCCAGCTTGAACTTCGTCTTTTTTCATGAAAGATTCTCTTTCAATATTCTTATCCCAACGGATGCTCGTTTCTTGGAAGTCCCAGTCTTCTTGTAGTAGCAATAGAAGTTGTTAGAGTGTTGCCTTCCCGTTCGAGTTTCCCTTGCGGCATTGCTCCATTTTTGGCCGCATACTGTTGGTAGAGGTTCCAAACAAGCAGCATCCGCTTTCCAGAGATTTGCTCACCAAACTGAAAGCGGACAGTGAACACCAGAGGATTAATCGTTGGTGTACAAGTGATGTTGACCGAAGTATCTAGAGCCCCCATAAGTGAGTTGGCGAACCCTGGAAGCCAGGCAAGGGGTGGGGGTAGTTCTCTCATGGAGACGCAATGACCGTAGTTACCAGTGAAGAGTACTTCAGAAACAACTCCAATGTCGTCATATCGGAGAGTGGTCAGCCTGAGCCAAAGGAAGAATGGGATTACGAGAAGGAGGTCTTCGAGGGGTTCCTCGACCCTGATGAGATTGCGAAGCAGCAATCCGCCCTCCTCTCAGTAACGCCTTCGCAGTTCGTAGAGTTCTCCGTTCGAGTACCCGACAAGAAGTCTCAGAAGTTCCTCCCGTTTTCCTTTGATGGGAGAAAGTACCTTCGTCTGCCGTATGACACGCCCGCAAAGCGAACCCTCTACAAGTGTGGACGACAGGTAGAGAAGTCTACCCTGCTAGGTAACAAGACGCTTGCCTATTGCTGCATCATCAACGCCTTCAACGTACTCTACGTCTCTCCTACAAACCAACAAACGAAGACCTTCTCTCAAGACCGTCTCAAAGAGCCAATGGAGACTTCGGAGGTCCTAAAGGCGTGGACCACCACGAAGCTCAGCGACAGCGTTTTCTTGAAGAAGTTCATCAATCGAAGCCAGATTACTCTCCGCTACGCATACCACAACGCAGACCGTACCCGTGGTATCCCTGCGGATATGATTCTCCTGGACGAGCTCCAGGACATCATCACGGAGAACATTCCGGTTATCGAACAGTGCGCCTCGCACTCACCGTTCAAGATCTTCATCTATTCTGGAACCCCAAAGTCGTTCGATAACTCCATCGAGTACTACTGGTCGAACTACTCTACTCAGAATGAGTGGGTTGTCCCTTGCGACCACCACGGTACTCCTTCGGACCCTTCGACCTGGTTCTGGAATGTCCTTGGGGAAGAGAACATCGGAAAGAAAGGTCTCATCTGCTCCAAGTGCGGAGAGATTATCAATCCAATGCGCCCAGAGTCTAGATGGGCGATGATGAATGCCTCTGTGAAGGACAAGCTCACAGAGCCTTACGAGGGGTACAGAATTCCTCAGCTCATGGTTCCGTGGTTGAAGTGGAGTGAAATCCTAGACTCCTACACCACGTACCCACGACAGAAGTTTTTCAATGAGGTTCTTGGCGAGTCCTTTGACTCTGGAACCCGTCCACTAACTCGGCAAGACGTTATCGACAACTGTGACCCGAGTCTTCGAATGACTCCAGAAGGTCTCAGTGCCATCAAGAGCAAGATGTCAGGAGGCATGGACATCTTCGCAGGTATTGACTGGGGCACTGGTGAGAACACGTACACCATCATGTCCTTGGGGACGTACATCGACGGGAAGTTCACCATCTTCTACATCCATCGATTTGAAGGACAGGAGATGGAGCCACCGGTTCAGATAGAAATCATTGCCGAGCTCATTCGGAAGTGGGACGTCAAGCTGGTTGGGGCAGACTACGGAGGCGGTTTCGATAGAAACGACGCCCTGGCGAGAATCTTCGGTAGAAACCGTATCGTCAAGTACCAGTACTCTACTCCAGGCCAGAAGGTGAAGTGGGATGAGAATCTCCACCGTTTCCTCGTTCACCGAACAGAGGTCATGACGGATATGTTCACCGCCATCAAACGAAGAGACGTCTTTCGGTTCCCGAACTGGGAGCAGTTTGAGGATCCGTTTGGTAAGGACCTTCTGAACATCTTCAGCGAACTGAACGAGCAGCTTCGGCAGATTCAGTACATGAAGACGCCAGATGCTACAGACGACTCGTTCCACTCTATCTTGGTCTGTCTTCTTGCCTCGATGCTGAAGTACCCACGCCCTGATATTCTCTCTCCGACGGCTAAGACATCAGGTGGTGACTCTGACGCCTAAAAAAAGAAAGCACACGAAAGGAGGGACGTGTGCTTTCTCCGAGAAGTTTTCACTCCTCTTTTGAACTTCTTACGGCGTTGAGGCTGCCTTCGGAACTGGCGCGAGACGAACGATCTGCTTCTTGTCGTTCTGCTCGGTGTACTTGATGCCGAGTGCGGGCCACTTGCGAGCGGCCGGAATCAGCAGGCGGATGCCCTGGTAGAAGAGCCACACGCCGCCGAGCGGGGCGAGGGCGATTCCCACGGTGATCATCGCGTTCTTCACCTTCACGAGGACCGACTTCGTCGTGTCGATGGCAGTCGGCTCGTACCGAATCCCACGAATCTTGTTGGCGCGGCGGAAGTCTCCCTCCTCCTCCGCGTGGGCCGCTGCCTCCTCCAACAGGACCTTGAGCGTCTCCTTCGGGATGCTGGCTTCTTGGTGGCCTGACGAGGAGCCGAGATCGATGACATGACCGGCCACGGGAGCAGGAGCAGCCTGCGGCTGTGGGTTTTGCTGAACGTCCATTTGTTTGTTTCCCCTCTGAAGAGAACGGACACGGAATGATTCCGTGTTCATAACTCTTATCCCGAGGTCCTTCACGTATTTGCTTTGACGCGTTTGAACAGTTTTTCTTTTTCGGACTCCATTCCCTTGATGACTTCTTCGGCAGAGGTCGGGCTGCTGACCTTGGACCACATGAGGATGCACGTGCGCATGCGTACCCTGGCTGCGTCGATTTGTTTGTGAAGGAGCTGGTACTGGAGTGATTGGCTAAACCCATCGCGAGTCGACAGTCTCTTCAAGAACGCCATACAGAGCTTGAAGAATGGAACGTAGGGATTCAGAAGTCCGAGATGATTCCGGAGGCTTTCGAGTGCGACCTCATCCAGCCGCTCAAACACTTCCACCCATTGTCTCATCTCCTCGTCTACCCAGTCACTCTTGAGAAGAGAGAGCTCGACCTCTTTCATGAGAATGGCGGCATACTCGGCGTTTGGGCGGAGGGGGTCGGATTGGATGTCGAGCATCCTCCTCGCGACCATCATGTCCTGCTCAAGTTTCTCAACCCTCCGTAGCAACAGGAAGAAGTTCTTCCTATTGAAGGCGGGAAGGTCGACTCCAGTCTCAGCCGCCAACTGCTCGACATCTTCTTTCAGCAGTACTACCTTTCCGCTTTGGTTTGACTTTCGGAGATAACCCTGCTTGATATAGTTATGGATGGTGCGCTTCGAGCAGCCGAGGCGGTTCGCAGCTTCTTGAAATGAGTAGAAAAGGCTTCCCACGTATCCTCCAGAATTTTACCCTCAAGGTAACCACTACTTTTAGGAGCTCACCGCAATGGACGATTTTACTAATTATCTCATGAGCGGAAAAAGCCACGCCAAGCTCTCTCCTGAAATGCTTGAGATGATGGGCAAAGAAGCTGCCACGATGTTCCTCAAAGATAGTATCCCTCTCAATGAGGGTATTTCAAAACTCGCTGCCCAGCACGACTCTATCTCTCCAGAACAAGTGAAGCGAGTTGTGGAGTTTGCGAATACTGCTGTTTACCTGGCGAAGCATGACCAGAGCAAGGCGTCTGGCTCTGAGCACAGCTACCCTCAGTTTGACCTGGCAGATGCTGGCCGGGTGATTCAAGATTTGTCTGATGGCGCACGTTCTACTGTGGTAACAGAGACCGACATCGACTACAACAGACAAATCAAGAAGACGAAGGTCTCTTCACCAGAGACAGAACGAGCTCTCTCCGAGCTTTTCAAGGTTGCTGAAGTTGAAAAGGAATACAGCAAAGAAACGATTGTTCACGAGGTCATGTCCGCAAAGGAGACTCTCTCTTCCCTGAGAGATAACCTGATGGACAGGTACAACCAACATGAGGCCCTCTTCAAGGAAGCGGCGGCTGAGTTCTACGACGTGCTCAAGCGTCAGATTCTTGATGGAGGCTCCTTCGGCGAGGCTTACGCTGCAACCGAGACTATAACTGGCGACGAGACCAAGAAGCTTTTGGAGCCTGTTGTCCAGCGTCTTATTCAGGAGAAGGTTGCTTCTGTCTCGCAGCTAAAGAAGCAGCTCGCCGAGGGGGAAAAGTTTGCTCATAGCTTGGTTGATACAAGCCACCCTCTCATTCAGTCTTACTCGGCCATGATCATGTCCGGTGAAGAACTGAGAAGCACCATTGTTGCGTTGGATGAAGTGCAGGATGAGTTGAAGGATGTGAATGACTTCATCAAGAATGCATTCGCCCCTGCGGTGATGGCAGCAGGTAGAGGTCTCCTTGCTGCGGGGTCCGGCTTGCTGAGAGCGAAGACGCTTGGTGGGTCGATCGCAAGAGGGGCAGTCGGTGAAATGCGGAAGAATCCCGTCTCCACCGTTGCCAACGTGGCCGCCATGGTTCCCAAGAAGCAGCCAGCACCGGTTCCCCCTACTAACGTAGGAGGATAAAATGCTCCAGAAGCGATTGCTGAAGCTCTCTTCAGTGTCACAGGCACTTCGCAAGCTTGCTGCTCGTGGGATGGGAAATCTTGCGGCAGTCGAGCGACAGGCGACCTTTAAGAACTTACAGAGCAATGCAGCCGCAGAGCACGCGGCCACTAAGGCAGCCCCAACTCCAGCCCCTACCCCAGTACAAACGAAATCGGCCCCAGTAGCTGCTGCATCGAAGGCGGCTCCTGCCGCAAAGCCAGGAGTGATGGGTCGAATCGCAGACCACTTCGGGAAGCAAGTAGGTAAACACGGAGTTCTCCCCGTCGCTGCTTCTGTTGCTGGTGGAGCGATGCTCGCATCCGGTGCAGCCAAAGTTCCGTCAAACTACCGAAAGTTTAAAGCTGGGTTTAGGCCAGAAAATCACCCATACCACTGATGGAGTATACTGTGAGCCACGAAGATATTCTAAGAGAAGTAAGTGAGTATGAGCCCGAGCTCATGGATAAGACAGCTCAGGCTATTGCCCTGACCTCTAAACTCTACCCTGCCTTCGCTCCTGGCATCTTCGAGGACTTTGAAGTCATCCTTGGGACAGTCGAGGAGAAGACTGCGAGTATTGCAGATTTGGCGAAGAAGGTCCCAGAGGGAGCGAAGAGAGTTGGATTGGCTCTCGGAGCTACGGCGGGTGCTGCTCTTATGAGTGCGCTTGCGACGGACCTCTATGATGCGGCTCGTAGAGGTATCTCCAAGGGGAGTAACTTCAAACGAATCATGGAAGCCAACCCTACTCTGAAGAAGGAAGTCGACAGTAAGAAACTCACGATGGCTTTCAACGCCATTCACCGTTTCGCTCCAGACTTCACTGCGGACCCGATGGTCGGTGGGGCTCTCCTTCGACAGGTTGCAGACCTTCCTGAGATGAGCGTGAAGATGATGCAGGACCTCATCTCCTCTCAATCATCTCTCAATAACGCGAAGTCGAAGCACTTCCAGGAACTGGCCAAGCTCCCCACTCTGCTCGCAAAGACGGAGAAAATGGACGTTGGCGCACTCGGTGAAGCGACTTATAAGGCCATGGTAAACGCTCGTAAGCGCAACACGCCGTAAGAGGCCCAGATGGATAAGCAAATCCAGTTCTACGGTCAGACCGAGTCAGGCATCTTCTGCCAGTCTCTCTTTGGTTCCTACGGGACCTTTGAGAAGCAGGCAGGTGCTCCTCCGTTTGCTGACTGGGATACTGGAGATGCTCTTCGCAAGTACCTCAGCAAGCTTTCGAAGGAAGATAGAAAGAGCAACATCTACGTACTGGTGAATGCGCTTGGAGCTGGTGAGTACTTCGGCTCGAACATCAATTCCGATTACTTTCCTTGGAATGCCCTATCCCACGAAGGCAACGACTACGGGTTCAAGACGTTCGAGACCTTCGCCCACGCCTACCAGCACCACAAGAACAAGGACCCGACCCGAGCTTTCGGAGTGCCTGTTCTTTCTGTTCTGAATCACCCAATGAAGAGAGTCGAGCTCATCGTTCGACTCAACCGAGTCAAAGCAAAAGAAGAGCAAGCAGACGGTATCATCACTCGCATCGAGGGTGGTGAGTTTCCGGACGTATCGATGGGATGCAAGGTCCCATTTGACGTCTGCTCTATCTGCGGTCAGAAGTCGAAGACGCGGTTCGATTACTGCCAGCACATGATGCCTCCTGCTGAGCTCAGGAGCGTCTATGGGCCAAACAAGATTCTCCCAGATGGTCGTAGAATCTACGTCATCAACACACAGCCTAAGTTCTTCGACATCAGCTTCGTCTTCATCGGCGCTGACAAAACCGCTAAGGTCATGGCAAAGGTCGCTTCAAAGGGTGACTTGATTTGCCTGGGAGATGTTTGTGCTGTTCCTTCTCTCTCAACTCACGTACAAGAGGTCACTTCAGGTGACCCTGTTTCTGTCGCTGGAATGTTCAAAGCTGCTTCAGGAACGTGTGCTTGCGGGTGTGGGACCTGCGACCCATTCGAGAAGCTCGCCGAAGGATTCGAAGTAAAGACCAGTGAGATTCTGAAACAAGTCCCTGCTGGTCACTTCACGAAGACGGTTCTTCCTGCCATTGAGGCTTCGGAACCAGACCTGGGAACGGACTCTCTGGATGAGATGGCCGAGGGTCATTCGTTGAAGGACATCGTTGGCAATACCATGGGTCTTGGTATCGTCCTAAAGCCCCACGAGTTCCAGCGAATCGTTCTTATCCGTATGGGTGAAAAGGACCTGGCAAATGAGCTTGATTCAACTAACAGTGTCTTTAGACGAGTCGAAGGTGTCAATCCATTGCTCGACACCGACCCATCTCTGGATGGCTCCAAACTCATCGACCTGCTCAAGTCCTTTATCTCTTCTCGTTCCGGACTTGGAGAGCCGCTCAAGCTCCGGTCAGCTCGTCCAGCGATAAATAAAATCCCTCTTCCCACTCGTAAATCAATCGAACATCCTATCTTAGACAAGGTCAGTGCTGCCTATAACGGTTATAGGCAGAATCTTTTGACGAAACTTTCAAAGGTTGAAGCAGTGGTTCAGAGCGACCCGAAGTTGAGAGCACAAATCGAGGGACGAACATTGTCGAGTCTGTTTGATAAGACTTCTTCGCTCTCCTCTATCCTGACTCCCGATTCTGTGATGTACTTGAAGGGCGCATACACTGAGAGGTAACTTCAACCACGCAGCATAAGTGCAGACGATAGAATGTCTGATTTCACAGCCTAGAGGCAACAGCCTCAAAGACGGCAAAAACCAAACTCGTAACACTCGGAGAAAAACACAAATGGATCCACGTCTCGCTGAAATCTATGGAAATGGCGCTGAAGAAACCCAAGACGCAGAGAAGCTGGCCACTGCTGAGCTCGCTGAGAAGCTTGCCGCAGATGAGTCGGTGAACCTTGAGGGAATGTCATCTGACGACCTTGAGGCCCTCGCTCAGGAAGTCCTTGCCTCTGGTGCAGAGACTGAAGAGCCTGCCGCTGAGGAGCCTGCCGCAGAAGAGCAGTCTGAAGAGACCGAAGAGACCCAGGACAAGGAAGCCTCTGAGAAGCTTGCAGAAGCTGACTACCTCGGCCGCGTGATGGCTCACTCGTACGTCAAGGAGCTTCGCGAGATTGAGAAGACTGCTGGTAAGATGGGAGACTTGGCCAGGAAGGCAGGCGGCCACGTCAAGCGCCACGCTTCCGATGTTAAGGAAGGCTTTAAGGACCTCGCGCACATGGCGAGAAGCCCTCGTCAAGCAGCCAGCGCAGCCAAGGAGAGCATCAAGTCTCAGGGCGTGAAGGGAACTCTCAAGGGTAACAAGAATGCTCTGAAGGCCCTCGGAGCAACCGGAACTGCTGCTGCAGGTGGTGCGTACAAGATGAAGAGCAAGAAGTCGTCCGAGACGTCTGCTCTCGACACCCTCGCAGCTCAGCGCGCTCTTGAGATTCTCGAAGAGAACGGCATTGACCTGAACGAGGAGACTGAGGAGAAGACTGCCTCGCCTGCCGACGTTCTTGCAGCCGCTGTTCAGGCTCGTGCAGTTGAGCTCTTGCAGGAAGAGGGCTACGAGTTCGAAGAGTCGGATGCCGAGACCGAAGAGGCTGAGTAATTTCTACTCATGGGGGAGGGGAAACTCTCCCCCATGAGTTCATTCAGGAGACGTTCTGTGGGTTCCAATAACAAGTCCAAGCTGAGTTTGGGAGTGTTACTGGGATTCTCAGATGAGCTCCAAAAGATTGCAATGAGCCCAATTGGGCCATCGACGGTTGGGGAAGTGACAAAGGTAGTATCCCGCAAGGGAACGTCACTATCGACAAAACAACCAAAGTATAGCAAAGTCCCAAAAGATCTGACCCCACCAGCATCTCCAGTAGACTTCGCTCAGAGTTCTAAAGCAGTTCAACCGCCCCCTGTAACGATGCTTAGGGGAGATTAGTCGGAGACCATGATGCACACAAAGCTTGCAGGTCAAGTCTCTCTGCACGAAATGATTTCAAGCGTGATTTCTGACGCTCAAGTCAAGCTCGCAGCAGAGGGCGATGAGAAGAAGATGGAGAAGAAGGTTCCCCCTTTCATGATGAAGAAGAAGGACTCAAAGAAGGAGGACGAGGAGAAGGAGAAGAAGTCCTCTGCCGACTTCGATTCTTCTGACATCGAGAAGCTCGCATCTGCTCTTGAGCAGGTCGGTGAGAAGATTGCTGCTGACGCTTCGTATCTCGGAACCGAGAAGAAGCAAGGCGGAGAGACTCTCGCTACGATGGCGATGGTTGGCGGCAAGCAGCCATACAAGCACGACAAGTCCAAGGCGCATAACGTGCCGATGCACACGCCAGAGCAGAAGGCAGAAGTCGGTGCCTCTACTCAAGTGCAGAATGACCACGCCAAGGCCCCAGGTGGAGCGGCATACCCAGCAAAGGGTGTCCTCAAGACTGCGGCTGAAGGCGTGATGGCCAAGATTCAAGCTCTCAAGAAGGGCAATGAGGGCGAGAAGAAGGAAGAGAAGAAAGAGGACAAGAAGGAGGAGCCCAAGAAGGAAGAGGCCAAGGAGAAGAAGTCGGCCGCTCTTGAGTTCATCCTGAACAAGATGTCTGAGGCAAAGGGCGGTGGTGAGGTCCTTACCGATGACACTGTGAAGACCTCCCCTCCCTCCGACTCAAAGGGCGGTAACAACGTCCGTGGTCCCCTTGAATCGAACATGGGTGCCATCAACATGAAGAAGGTCGATGGAAAGGGCCCTCAGAAGAAGATGCTTTCTGAGGTTCTGACTGAGCCTGCGTACTCGAAGGCCCACGACTCAAAGGTTCATGAGAATCTGCGGAACGCCTCCAAGGGTGGCGTGAAGATCGCAGCAGCAAAGGCACTCCTTCAGAAGATTGCCGAGGATGAGAAAGATCCTCGTCATGAGCAACTGAAGAAGTCGCTTGAGAAGAAGAAGTTGGAGAAGAAGAGTATGGGTGCCGGTCCAGCAATGGGTGCTGGAATGTCGCCTCCGAAGCCAATGGGAATGATGTAAGGGAAAGGAGCCAACCAACATGGAAAAGCTAAGCAACGTTCAAGTCGGTGAGATGATGAAGCTGGCTGCCGGTTCGCTCCGTTCTCTTGCAGAAGAGAACCAGCAACTGAAGGAGAAGGTGGCAGCCTTCGAACACAGAGAGCGCGTGGAGAAGATTGCTTCTCAGATGGAAGAGAAGAGCCTCAACACCGACCTCTCGTACGAAGAGAAGATTGCCTCCCTCATGCGCAAGGACAACCTTGATGCAGTTGAAGAGGCAATTGGAATGTCTGCCCCTCAAACGAAGCTGGCGTCGATTTCTGACTCTGGCAACGTTGTAGTTGAGGGTTCTGGAAATACTGCGGAAGATAGCTTCGCAGCTTCACTCGTTGGACTCGACTAACTCGCTCTACCAACACAAAACACCTAACGGAGAATACACATGCCAGCCCCTCTTTTTGAACTTGTTTCTGAGTTGCAGACCCTTCACCGCCGCGACTTCCCTGTTGCGGATGAGACGATTCTTTCCCCTCTGACCGTTCGTCCGCTTGTCGAAGGCGAATGGCTTGAACTGAACTCTTCGTACCAGCTTGCTCGCGGTGGCGACAACAACGCGGGAACTGCAGACGAAGCAACCCAGTTCAACGTGTTCCCTGTTCACACTGAGCGTGGTCGTTACGACGTTCAGGCTGTCAAGAAGGTCAACGTCCTCATGTTTGGTATGTATGAGGCAGAGACCCAGATTGTGAATACAACCTCACTCGTAGTTGGTTCCGCCTTGACCGTTCAAGACATCACTGTAGGTGGAATTGTTCGTCGTGGTCTTGCGCTGACTGGTGCGACTGCCAGCCGTATCTTCGTTGGATACGTTTCACGAGTCATCAGCTCCACGAAGATTCGTTTCGTCCACATGACCAACGTCAAGGCGTAATAACTAACTAACTAGAAACGGAGAAAACACATGAGTGCCGTCCCAGCAAAAGTAATGAACGATCTCTTCTTCGAAAAGATCGCAACGACCGAAGGCAAGGAGAAGATTGCCGAGTTCGGTGGAACGTACATCCGAGACCGTCTGCGTGAGGTTTCGTTTGCCCGCAAGATTCTCCCACCGCAGCCCGTGCAGCGCACCGAGTGCCAGCGTTCAGTGAACCACGACACCCTGGTGAAGATCATCGACATCGAGCCAAACTCGAAGGCCGTTGCTCTTACCTTCCGTGGCCAGCCAACCGCTCGCTTCATCCGCGCTCCTCGTTTCGAGATTCCGTTCTTCACGATCTCGTCCGAGAAGTTTGAGAAGACGGAGCAGGAACTGCTCGCCTACGAGATGCCCATCACCAAGATCATCGAAGAGAACTCGGTGAAGGACATCCAGGAAATCGAAGACCGTCAGTTCTTGACGTTCATCGAGGCGGCTGTTCAGGCGTACCAGCTTGATGCAAACGGCAACGTTGCCACTGCATTCAACGCCACCAACGTCATCGCGAACTCGGTTGTTGGTGCCTCTGTGGTCAAGGGTGAAGGTACCCTGGCTGCTGGTGCAAACGACTTCGTCATCTACCCAATCCTCAAGCCGGACTTCGTGAAGCTCAAGAAGCTCCTGCACCGCCGTCGCCTGCGTGCGAACCAGATGGTCATGACCGAGCCGGATTATGACGACTTGACCAACTGGACCATCCAGGATGTTGGTATGACCATCGCTGGCGAGACTGCCACTGAGGGTTGGAAGGCCAACACGGTTGTCGGTCTGAAGATCATCCGCACCATCAAGACGGACCTCCTCCGCGAAGGTAACGTCTACTGCTTCACCGCTCCTGAGTTCATGGGCCGCTTCTACATCCTGAACCAGACCAAGTTCTACATCGACAAGATTGCGAACTTGATCACCTGGCAGTCGTGGGAAGACATCGCAATCGGTATCGGTAACATCGCATCGATTGTGAAGCTGGAGCTCTTCGGAGGTTCAGTGACCCCAGGCGCGACGGATGTTGGTTTCGCGAACCTGTTGCCGAAGGCTGAGACTGACCTCTTCGCCATCAACAACCGCGCTGACGACGGTCTTACTGTCCCAGCCGTTGACCAGTTCTAATCAACGCTGAATCTGGTATACCTAGGGAGGAGGAGATTTTCTCCTCCTCCCTTTGTCTTTAAAAACCCCTACCTTCTGAACGGAGAGTACAATGTCACTTGAGAAAATTGCAGCAGACTTCGGATACGAAATCGATGAGATTGAGTCTATCGCTCAGGAGTATCTTGAGAAGATCGCAATCTCAGATGAGCTCGCGGGGCGCGCTGGAGCAGAGCGATCTGTTCGTGCGGCAGAGGCAGCCGGAGTCAAGACAAAGGGGCTCGGACAGTACTCACCAAGTAATATGCTGAAGTCGCACGCTGCCGGGATGAAGTACATGGCCAGCCCGAAGGGTCAACTTCACCTGAGGAGAGGCATGAAGGCGAATATGACGGGTGGCACGGAGCAGTACTTCAAAGGCATTGGAGATATTGCCTCTGAACGCGGCAATAAGGTTACTGGTGCTTTCGCTCGCCTCGCTGGAAAAGGCCTGAACAAGATGCTCAAGAAGTAATCTCTTAAGGAATACAATGCACACACGCACTACCATCCACCGGGGAATGCAGTTCGGTAAGGTCCTCAATACGGCTCAGAGGACCTCTTCCCTTTTCGCAGAAGAGCCTGTCGTACTCGGAAAGGTGTTTCGACGGGGCTACCCTCCGATGGAGATTACGGATGAGCAGTACAAGAGAAACATGACTCATCTGGTACGGCTCATGAAGGCTGGCGCGATTACTATGGTACGGCAGCTCGTGCCAGATTCGCCTGAAGATGAAGCCATCCTTCGAGGTGAGACTCCTGTCGTCACCGACACACAGCCACCTGCGCCACCAGTATCAACCACTCCAGTAGTCTCAGAAGAGGCAGAGCAGACAGAGCAAGCCCCAGAGACCGTGCAGACTGCTCCTGAGGCACCAGTTGCCCCCGTAGCTCCGTCAGCCCCCGTTGAAGAGGTTCCAGAGGTCTCGAAGAACAAGAAAGGCAAGAACAAGTGAGAGTGTTCAATCTGACACCGCAGTCTCTCGTCTACAGAGGCCGTTCGATTCCTCCGTATGGGTCTGAGGAAATCGCTGTTGCATTCATTCCAAACAGAGACCTGGCTCTTCAGAAGGCCGGAGTTCTTTCGTTTGGCTCTCTACCCAATGGTTGGAAGCCGCCAGAACCAAAGCCGGAGCCGCTTCAACAGGCTGCTACTCTTTTGAAGGAGTTCATCAAGGCGGAGTTGGCTGCTCCTGGTATTCTTCGAGAGGCATTCCCAGCCGAAGAAGTACAGATTGCTGATAAGCTCGACACGTCCTTCAAGAAGAAGAAGTGAGGGTCCGACTATGATTAAGGCCAGAGGCGTTTATTTGATCCTGTTGGTGGGTCTCTTCGCATACGCGAATCCGACGCCATCTCCGCCGTCAGACGCAACAGCAACCAAAAGAGGTTTGGTCAACACCACATCTCAGACGTTCTCTGGCCTTAAGACCTATGTCGATGGCGGCATCATTGCCGACCTTCGAACTGGTTCTACTTTCGAAGGGAATCCTATCCTTACTGGATTCTCAGATGGCGGTTCTTCCTTCATTACCTCGACGACGCCTATTATCAATGGCAGGTCGTTTGAGACTACCGGCTCGCTAAATTTGTTTGTGAACGGGGAACTGGGAAACGACAACAACGATTGTACAGATGGCGGACCGTTCGCCTGTGCCACTATCTCCGGTGCGCTCTTTCGGACACCCCGCGAAATACAGCACACTACGATTATCACTACCCAAGGTCTTTCTGACGGAGGCGTCCTCGACTACGCCGGGTTCCTGTTGGACCCGAGCTTCAGATTTCGACTCGACTCGGGTATCACGACGACTGCGCTACTGACCATCCGTGGGACGTTGGGGCCTGCCATTCTCGACTCGGGCACTGGCGGCTACGGGACCAGCCCCATCGTGCAAGCAGCGTGGGGGGACTGGGATGCTGGAGGCGGATCGACTGATGGAGGCCTCGTTCAAGACGACTTCAACTACGCCTCGTTCGGTGTGCCCGACGCAGGTTGGACACCGGGCGACCTGCGCGGGCGGTTCGCCCGCTTCAATCGAAGTGATGGTGGCACGTCCGCGTTCGTCCCCATCTTCGACAATTCATCCGATCGCATCTTCCCGGTCTTCCAGCAGACGAGCACGAACTACACGGGCGGGTTCTACGAGAACTTCGACATTGTAGAGCCGAAGACTCGAATCACGACGGCGCGGCCGGGGTCGACGTCTGAGCTCATCCGCGTCCACCCGGTGCGACAGTCGCTTCCGAGCATCACCATTAGTTGGCATGATATCGCTCCGGTCGGTTCACTCACTATCAACATCGCAGGCGGCGGCGTCACCTTCGTCAACGACCGAATCAACTGGGGGCCTGTCGACCTCATTAACATCAGCGGCTACGGCTCTGCGGTGTCTATCAGCGGCTCGGTGGCGCGGACTACAGGAGGCGGCCGCTACCTTCTCGCTGACTCGGCTATCGGGACTAGCGTGTCCTTCCTCACCAGCCTCTTCTACGGGACCGCCAAGCAACTGCTCGTGCGAGCGGGCGGGAACGGAGGTGTCTGGAGCGTCTCAAGCAGCACCATTCTCAACCTCGCCTCGCTCTGGACAGTGACGTCGGTAGTTGGCAACGACTCTCACCTCAACGTTCAGAACAACCGCTTCATCACGATGACCTACCCCATCTACGTCGCCTCTTACACTGGTGGCCCTGCGACGCTGCAAGCGCAGCGCAACGTGTTCGACAACGTCACCGAGAGCGCCATTACCCTCTCGGGCTCTGTTCGAATGTTCGTCAACTACTCGAACAACCAAGTCGGCAGCCACACGAGGAACGTCGGTCGCTACGGCATCGAGGTGTACAACGGGGCTTGGGGCGTCTGGGACAATCGCATCTTCGGTGGCGGTGTCGGTAGTGGCCCGACAGGAAATCTGGGCGACCTCTACATCGAAGGGGTCGGCGTGTTTCCGGGGACGACGCTCCAAGACGCGAACCAGTACCCGTCGTATCCGCAAGGCCGCAACTGCATCGTCAACCTCAGCACCGGCTCGCGCATCTGCTCGGGCGGCGGGAACTAACATGCGCCGAACACTCCTCGTCTTCGCCATCCTCTTCGCGGCTGTTGCATTGGGCCAGTCACTCCTCGGCGTGCTGTTTCAGTTGGGCGCGCCCGTCAGCACACCGACCTGCGCGGTATCCACCGTCAACACCCTCTACGCCGCAAATGGCGGAGCGGGTCAAGGGGCATCAAAACTCTGTGTGTGTCGCTCTGATGGTGCAGCGACTCCTGCATATCAGTGGTGCAGTTTAACGTTTTCTGGTGCTGCTACTGTCGTATGCGCAGGTGGCTCAACTACTGTATGCCCGTGAACTTCTATTGATGGCTAACGAAATACAGTGAGGACTCATGGCAACTCCAATCACATGGGCTCTATATGACAATGCAGGGGCTCCTCTCCTTGGAGCTACTCCGACCTTTGTCGATTTCTGTCTAAGGAACGGAACAGTCGTATCTCCTGCGCCAACCATCATTGAGCTCGGAGGAGGTCTCTACGGTTTCCAACCAACAGACCAACACGAGCAACAGGGTATCTGTTACCTCATCAACTCAGGAGCAGGCGCAAACCCATCGAGACTCGCAGGTGGGATTGGTCTCTCAAGCATTCCATTCTCCGTATGGTTCCTGGAAGATTCCGGTAATGCCCTTTGGACGGGTGCTCCTCCAACCATCACAGCAGGCAATTACAGGACGCTGACCTCTACTCTCACTGCTCCTGCGATTGTTGCTGCAAGGTCTTACCTCTTCTCTCTCACGCCTCCTGCGGCCGAGTCAGCGCTTGGCGTTACTTTCCTTGCCAATTCTCCAGTAGGTGCTTTCCCAGACTTCATTCAAGACACCATCACAGCAACTCCGCTTCCTGTCTCAACGACGGCAACACTGGTCACTACGAGCGGTGGTGCAGGTTCTACCGGAGGAACAGGAGACGGGATTCCAAGTGCGGAGCTTGAGCTCAATGCATTCGTAGCCCAGGTTCGGGCGTTCATGCGTGACTATCCTGAGCTCAATAGACTCATTGCCGGAGAAGAGTCTTCAAATCGCCAAATCGTCTGGGCTGTCTTCGATGCTCTCGACGACTACAACTCAACTCCGCCTTTCTCTGGGAATACCATTCGAACTTTCCCTTCCAAGAGCCTCCTGGTTCGTGCGACAGTGTTGAGTCTTTTGGAGTCGATTGGCCTGCTTCAGACGCGAAATCAGCTCTCATTCTCTGACGGTGGACTCCAGGTAGGAGTCAGTGATAAAACACCGTTCATACAATCTTGGATTCAACTCTTCAGAAACTCCTACGAAGAGAAGAAAATGCGGATGAAGGTTGCCATCAACATCGAATCAGCCTGGGGTGGCGGTATCAACTCTGAGTTCCGCTTCATCAATAACTTCTACGGAGAATGGTGAGGATACATCATGGCGGTCGCTCTCAAGTCTCGAACCTTTAGCAGCATGCAGCAACTGAACGCATTTGCTGCGGCTGTTCCGAACAACGTCACCACTGTTGTTCAAATCGTCCACGACGCTTCCAGCGGTAAGTGGGTTCTCTTCTACACCTAAGAGGCACAGATGGTCTCCAAGTCCGCTGGGCTTAAAGATGTCGCAAAGGCCGGTATTCAAAGCGCCATCGATTACGTCAAGAACAACCCCCATGACCTTGCTGGAATGGTGGGAGGTGCTGCACTTGCCTCTCTCGGTACTTATCTGGCTAGCCGTCCTGGTAAGGGCGGTCGTTCTATTGACCAGGGAAAAGCCGCCCCACGACTGAAGGCTAAGAAAGACGAAAGCTTCGTAAGTGGGATGGGACGTATTGTTTCGAACACAAGAGATGACATTGCAGACCTCGCCGCCAAACATCCATTCTCTGCTGCTCTCTCTTCTGTTCCCGCAGGTGCCGCTTTTGGGAAGATGGTTGCAGGAAAAATCAAAGGAGCCTCTATGAACTCAGACCTTGAGAAGTTCGCTGAAGCGTACGGCCGTGAGATGGCTCAGAAGCAACAAAAGACCTATGATACTCTCACAGAGTCTCTGATGAAGATGGCATCTCTCGGAGAGCTCGCTGGCCAGGCTGGAAAGGCCATCATGAACTCGAAGGCAGGAACTCGTGCAGGAGTTGGTGCAGCCATCGGTGGTGCCAAGTACCTCATGAGCAACGACCCGAACAAGGGCGTTGGGACACTTGCTGCTGATGTTGGTGGTGGCGCTCTCGCAGGGCTCGGCGCGAAGAGAGGCGTATCCGCTCTGGCAAATGCTGCGAAGACAAACAGCAATGAGCACATCAAGAACTTTGGCCAGGAGATGGTCAAGGGAATGCGCTCCAAGTCTGGAGCCTAATCTTGAACTCCTTCCACCTATCAGTGTCCTCTTTGTTCCTCTCTCTGAAGGACTCCCTCCTAGGTGCAGGTGCGTCCGTTGTGCGAGAGCAATCAGTGGTTGACGCCACCTTTGAGCTCGATAGTGCGTTTGTGCGTCTTCGAATGAAAGACTTTGGGCTCGTTAAAGCGATTCAACTCAGTGTCGGCCCGAACGAAGAGCGGCTCTCGATGGAGGACAGAGATCCCAGGTACTGTTTTCCATTCCTCGTAGACGCACCAGCTGATGAAGTGTCTTTGAACACTCACTGGAGTTCTGAGTCCCGGATCCTGGGTCTTGTCATCAGCGGCGGCGACTCTAAGAAGTACAAAGGAACTATTGATACCTACTCAAAGTCTTTCGTACTCGTTCACTTCGACCCAGTGAATCCTCATGTCGAGGGTGACTTCTTTTCGGCGGGAATTCAATTCATGAGATGCGGAGCGTAAGTGTACCGTGGCAGACAGACTCCCCATCGATGCAAACGTGATTGGGTATTGGGGATTCGACGAGTCCCTTGAGACTGACATTGCCCTCGACGAGTCTTCGTACTCTCGAAACCTCACAGTAACTTCATCCCCCTCCATCGTTCTCGGCAGAGTAGGAAACGCCAGGTCGTTTAACGGCTCTTCTTCTTTTGCCTCTCCTGCGAGCTCTGCGCCTTTTAGAATTACGGGCGTACTGACGCTGGTATCGTGGGTCAGGCTCACGAACTACAACTCGGGTGGCAGCACGCTGAGCACTATTGTCTCGTGCGGCGGCCCACTCACTTCAGACAATCTGCTGTACGGCCTCTACGTCGACCTCAGTGGTCGAGTTGTCTACAAGCACGACTCTGCCTCTGGAGTGGTCGTTGTTCGAACCCCTGCTTCCTCGATCAAGACTGGTCAGATTTACAGCATCTCGATGACAAGGTCGGTCTCCGGACCTAATCAACTCATCGACATCTACATCGACGGAGTCTCGAAGACACTTGAGGTGACCGTCAACGGCTCTCCTTCCTCTCTTCCAGTACCGCCCCCTCTCTCTAATGCCTCCGCCTCTCTGAACATTGGTAGGTCTTTGAGAGAGACTGACTCTGCGTACCTGGATGGGTCGCTGGATGAGATTTCCATCCACGATATTGCACGGTCTGCGCAGCCGTACCTTCTCGAAGCGTACTTTCGAATCGCACTCAGCAACGACTTGAGTCGACTCACCTACTTCGACAACATTCTCTCTATCTCGTCATATGAGATGAATGCGGGCGTTCGTTGGTGGGCGTATGAGAGAGACAAAGACCTCTACGTAGTCAAAGAGTCTCCCTTCGGGAACTTCCTCCCAGAGGTCAGACTCACGACGGTAGGAGGAGGAGCTGCCTCGCTAACAACGAAGCCGGAGCTCTTCTACGATGAGACGACTGATACTCTCTACGTGTTCTTCGCTTCCGGAAATCGCATATTCAAGCTGACTGCGCAGTCTACTGATGACGCAGCCACCATCAACATGCCATTTACGGCAGACACGGGTGGCATCATCAAGACGGTTGATAACGTCGAAGGCGGGAGATTCGGAAAGGGGGGTCCCGTTGACTTCACATTCCCTTTCTCGACTATTGATAGACAACCGGTGAAGCTAGGTCACACAGAGCCAACCGTCTCTTTCGGATTCGGAGGCTCACAAGACCTAAGCATTACGTCTTCTCCTGTTGCTCCCAGTATCGCATTTGGGTCTTCTCCTACTCTCGGTTTTGGAGTAGTTATTGGCGCGTCTTCTATGGTCGGCATCTCTGGATTCCGACTCTTCGATAGCTCTGGACAGCGCACCGTTCTGCTGACCTCTCCAGTACGGATTCCAAATGATGGCCGTTTCTTCGTCGCTATTCCATCTCGTATTGCTGGAACGAGATACACTGCAGAGACCTTAGGACAGTTCGGACGTCCTACGAGGGCGTTCTCGAACACCATAGAAGACCGCCTCACTTCTTCTATTGACCGTTTCCCTCTTATCTCTATTGGAGATAGCTTCGACGGGCAGGAGCCGGTCCAAGCCGGGTTTGGAGGTTCTAACCAAACCTTCATAGACATCTCTTACATCAATAGAACTCCGGTTAAGTTCGCGTTTCAAGAAGAATCTCCCTCCCTAGGCCAAGGAGGAGGACTCTCTGGGTCAATCTCATCAACGGGAAGAGGGAGCGTAGTGATATGAGCTATAAAGTCGAAGAGGTCACCAATCAGGTCCTCCCTCCCTTCTTGAATGCAAGGAAGACTCTCGCCGTTCCTGGTGGTCTGCAGATTCGAGGAGAGTTTGAGATTGTCTGTAGAGAGGCTAACGGCGAGGACGTTTGGTCAGTTAAGCAACCGAACCTACTGACAGACTATGGTCGTCGGTTTTGGATGGAGAACCGCTATTCGAGCGCGAGGATTGCCTTCTCTCAGTCTACCGAGCCTCCGAACTCTACGAGATACGCCATTACCTGTGATGCGTCTAACTCACTCGCATTTACATCAGTCGGACTAGCGCCTACTAATGATGTTGTTACGTTTACAAAAACGTTCTCTACTACGTTCCCTTCTCCTCCTCCTGTGACTCGTACATTGGGCTCTATTCTACTCTGTACGGCGTCCACTAACCTCGATACCAATCTTGGAATCTACGGAGTATGCGCGTACGCTGTGCTCACTCCTGCGAAGACACAGACAACCACTCAAACACTTGAGGTTGTTTACCGTCTTTCGATGACACCAATCTCTTAAGGAATGCTATCATGTCACCAAAAGACATTTTCGGGTTTCTCAGCGTTGTTTCCCAAAAGCCCGGAACACGAGACCCTATTCAAATGGGGAATGTCTCCTTTAAGGACGTCCTACGAAGGCGCTCTCTTTCCTTCTGGAACAACAATACGGGCGCTTCCAACGACCCCGTCATTGGGTCATGTCCATTTAAAATGGATGGCTTAGTATCTGATGATACTACGGTTGGTCATGGATTTTTCAGAGAGATGCAGTCGGTTTTCTTTACTAGTCCGTTGGCCTACCCATTGAATCCGAGTGGGTCGACCGTTGGTACGAGTACATACGACTACTCTAAGTTCCGAGCCACTGGGGTTCTAACGACCATACCAGCTACAGACGTTCCACGTGTCATTGGGTCACTGCTCCTACACGATAATCTCTCTGTTCCCACAGGCCTCTCAAACTGGGGAGCTGGGAACTCACTCGCTGCACTTAATGATGTTCCCAAGACGTTCACTCAGATTGGAACAGTCTACCTCCATCCCGCGTATGCAACGGGAGTAACTGTCTCGACTTCTATTGGTCTCTCATACGTTACATTTACTGGCTCTTCCATCTTCGACCTTCCTCGGTTTCAGCCGGGCGGCGGATTCAACCTCATTCGTCTTCACACTGGGTCCGACGCAGGCTTTTACTTCATCCATCACGTTGACTTCTTGAATAACCGTCTCTACCTAAGATGTCTCGACGGTTCGATGTTTGCTGCTATCGCAACGAATGCGTCCGTTGGTACTACTATCGCCCCAGGCCGAAGAGCATACTTCAACGAAACGTCCATTATTCCTCTGGGAACTGGGACTGTGGCGGTTGGCGGTACGTTCGTGCCGGGTGCTGCTCGTGATAGTTTTATCATGCGCATCGTATTTGATAAGACAGGCTCGACAGAAGCGGCAGTTGCGACCGAACAACAGGGAAGCTACTACGTGACCATGAAGCCGTATACCCACGGCGATGGTATCGTTGCGACGAATCAAGAGGATTCAGGATCGGCTCTCTCTGGCGCATTTGCTGCGCAGGGCAGCGCTGTTGTGCCCTTCAACTTTCAATTCTTTGATGGAGGCGCAAGTGCTATTACTCTCGACGAAAGTGCCCAGCGAGTCTGGTTTGGATATACGAACGCATCAACCCAATCTGGGATCGCATGTTGGAGATGGAAGACCGTTGAGAGCTTCCGAGAGGTAGCAAACTATCTTGGAACTGCAGGACATGCTTCCTTCTTGACTCCGGCAATTACCTTGGGCGCTGGTGACTTCATTCGAAGTGCGCACACTGGTTCCACGGGAATCAACTACTTCATCATTGGGCACGCAACAAGCGGTAACGGCGGTGTGGTTGTTATCAACGCCAACCTGACAACATCTCAGTACCGATTGGCACAGGGTATTCCAAACTCGAACCTCTCTGGTGGTGCTCTCGATAAGAGCCGTGCAAGAACCGGAACCGCAGCAGATACGAGCACCAACGGGGCCAATCAAATCACATCGGCGTCCGGTGCATTTACTGCTGCCGATGTCGGACGCTGCATCTCTATTACAGGGGCAACAGGAGACAACGGCACTTACAAGATTGCGACGATTGTCTCCGGTACTCAGGTAACGGTCACTACTCCCGCAGGAGGGGCAGTCACCTTTACGACTCAAACCGGTGGTACGTTCCAGATTGGCGATCGCCTGTACTTGATGTTCAATAACAACACTACAGGGGCAGGTCAGATCAACTTCATGGAGTCTCTTGCTCCTGGAGTGTTCCACACGCGAGCAGTATCCATGACGAACGGCGCAAACTGCAACGTTCAGATTAAGCCCGGAGAGCCCTGTAGAGTAGACGTCGACCCTTCTACTGGAGACGTGTATTGGCTCTCCAACGACACTCAGCAACAGATTAATAAGTATCTCCCACTGACGAACACTCACGAGTTTAGAACAATTGCAGACGTTGCGTCTCCCTCTGGTCAAGTAGGTACAGTTGGTACGATTACGACCTTCACCGCTGTGAAGGTAAATCCGAAGTTTGATGAAGTCTGGGTAGGTACAGACCAGGGCCACGTGAAACTCGTCAAGAGTGCGTTCACAGGGGCTAACTACAAGCGGTACTTTGGAAACGACAGTGCAAACTATGCGAACCCCACTGGATTCCCACGCGGGGATGGAAGCGCATCAGCCAGCGGACTGAGCGGAGCTCAAGATACGCGCCACGTTCGATTTTATGCCATTCGTGTAGATGGAAGAGTTATCTCTGGGTTGATGTCTGTGAGTGGGCAGAACGTAGATTTGGCTCACTACCACCGAGACGGTGACCTCTTCGTAGCTTCGGATGCGATATCTTCTACCTCCGCGCTCACGTCGAACATGATCGTCGATTCTTACGGTCGGTGGTTTATGTGCTGCCCAGGACAGGCAGGACAATGGAGATTCTCCTTCGGTGGACACGACATCCACTACCAATGGGACAACGCAAATACACGTTGGATCCCTCTAGAGATCGCGCCATCGAACCTTCCAAATAAGAGTGTCTCAGATACGTTCTCTCCAGGTCTGACCTCCCGCCCCATTCACTCGACAGCTGAGCCTGTGTTGTATGGAGTAACTGTTCAGTTCAATCGACAGGGAGGAGCTACTCCGCCAAACAATGAGTTCCTTGGTCGTGCAGGTCAGACGGGTGTGGCCAGGACGGACGGTTCAACAACATCTGGACTCAGCACGTTCAACGGTTCGAGCTTCGTATCTGGAGACGTCGGGAGAATTCTCAGAATCGAGTCGGGCGCAGATGCTGGTATGTACAAGATTACCGTGTTTACCAGCTCTACCTTAATTACTATCTCCAGAATGAACGGCACTGCCGTATCTGCTGCTGCAACTGCAAGCTCTCTGAGCTACTCTGTTTGGGACTTGGGTGCTGTTGGCTCTACTGCAGGACCTGAGGATGCCACCGTCTTGTTGGCAAACGGATTCTCTAAAGACAATACACAAGACCTACTGGGCATATCTTACGAGAGCTACTTCTTCAAGGCAGCTTTCGCGGATAACACCGACAGCATTAAGTTCTGTATCCCTACTAAGATTGGAGTCTCCGGTTCTTCTGGGTCCGAGGTCTACTACGAGACCTTCACTCGTACTGCGAGCCAGTATCAGCCATCAATCGGACAGCACCGTGCTCTGCCCGGTAGTCCTTTTACGAATGGTGATGCCGTTATCGATAACTTTATCGATAAGGCAAACAATGGAGCAGGCGGGAGACCTAATATCGCTCCTGCCACTACTGCTTGGAACGGCATTCTTGCAAGTACGGTCCACGGTGCTTCTCTGATGGTCGATCTCGGAGCGGACGCGGACGTCGGATACGTCGTTGTTCGTTTTGCAGGAAACGTATTATCAGGTGCTAATACTGCATTCAGCAGCGGTTTTAATGCGTCGCTCTTCAATGACCCGGCGTCAGGAGGAGCTCCTATCGCTTCTTCTGTCGTGAGAACAAGCGGCACCTCAACCGTAAACGGAACCCTCGATGTATCAACCATTACACTCACCTCAGGCGACTTCCTGGGAGCGACTGTTGTTGGGTTGAACACAGACGGAGTCACTGTTGCAGGGTCCAGCACATTCACCGCTGGAGGGGGCACCTTCCTGGCATCTCATGTTGGGATGATTCTTCAGATTACTACTGGGTCGGACGCGGGGTCGTACAGAATCCTCACGGTCGGTGGGGCTACCTGTACGATTGAGAACCTCAATCAAACCAGCCGCCAGTGGGTCGCCTCTGCTTCATCCCTGTCATACAACATCAGGGACGGTGTGCGTCCTTACGATAAGATCTCTATCCCAAACAATGCTGCTCCGACGTATGAGCTCGCAATTGAGCGACTCCTAACGACTACGTCTGCTCAGGTACGCACCCCGCCACATGCCACGTTCTCAAACCAAAACTGGCAAGTGATGGTTCCTTCTTGGAATCTCGTCAAGCGTCTTTCCTTCAGCACAGACGCAGCACCGCCTGACGTTAAGAATAATGGAACCTGGATGTCTGTCGATGGACAGGAGACGGGCGTATTCACGACTCAGAAGATGTACTTCGACCTCACCGACCTCACATCCGGTCAAAGAACAGGCAGGTACTGGAAGTTGAATCTTCAGCCTCGTTTCGAGAGTGGTTCCGGAAGCTATACGTTCACTATCGTCGATATGGAGTTCTTCAACACTTCAGGAGTGCGACTGAACACGGCCCCATACCTCTTCTCTGACCAGGCTTGGAGTAACCCAGACTTCCTGTCGAACCACGTCCATAGAGTCGACTTCATTCAAGCATCCAATACCGCAGTAGGTGGCGCTTTCAATGGGAACGCCTCACTGAGTACACTTGGAGTCGTCACACTCTCAGGTGGGAACAAGTTCCTGGGATTCCAAGTAAGAACGGACTTTACAGACGGAAACCCAATCTCTGGCGGTAACACGTTCATCTCCTCATCAGCTGCATTCACAACAGCCGATGTTGGGAGATTCATTCGAGTCACCTCTGGAGCCAACAGCGGGGTGTTCTATAGAATTGTAACACGTGTCTCGGCAACTCAAGTAACCGTCGCTCTGCCTTCGGGTACTGCGGTCTCCTTTGGCGCTACAGAGACAGGCATTCTATTCGCCATCCACGAAGGGATTGCTAATGGTGGGTCGGCTCCTGACTACATCAACTTTGGTGCAGTCACAGGAGCAGACGAATTCACCATTACCTCCGTCAACGACGCTCTTACTCAACTAACCGTTGCCGAAGTCGGATTCCCTGCACTCACAAGCGTTGCTTTTGAGATCCGTCGTCGAGGATTCGACACAACGTCAGCCACTACAGACGCAACAAAGACAGCGAGACTCGTACGACCGAATACTACTTACCCAGTTCAGTCTGGAGACGTCGCTCACGACTCTAGAGGTGCTCTCAGATTCTTTACTGAGGATGTCGGAGCTGCTGCAACTCGTTCTTCTGGTTCGATTACGGGCGGCAGCGGCGTATTCACTGGGACTCTATTCAGTCAAGACGACGTTGGTAGGATTCTGACCATCACTACTGGAGTGAACGTAGGCTCGTACCGAATCTCTGCATTCTCCAGCGCGACCTCAATCACTGTCGTAAACCTCATCACCGGAGCAGCAGTGTCATTCACAGCAGATGCAGGACCGGTGACCTACCGAATCTACGGCGAGCGTAGATTCCGTCTCGCAAAGTACGTCTACTGTCTAAAGGCATAAATGGCAGTCTCCTCCATCACAGGCATTACCCGAGAGGGTCAGCCGATTGAGATGGCCTCCTTTAGGAGGTCTGGAGTTGTGCATTTTGTTTGGAACTCCGAGGTAAACTTCTCTCAAAGAAGACTACGCTGGAAGCCACACGACGCCGCAGACTTCACAGAGGTGTTTGGGAATCTCGTAACAGACTTTCGAAACATCGCCGCTGCCTATATTCCCTCTTCTGACTCCCTCATCATGGCTTGGGATGATAACAGTGGAGGAAGCGGCGTTGAGAATAGTAGACTGTTTGTCGCGCGATTCAATCCAACAACTGGCGCGCTTCTCTCAGGACCGACTCTACTGGGTCCTGGGACCCGACCTCAGATGCTGTACAGGAATGGAGTTCAAGGAAACTCCGTCGTACTCGTCTCCTTCCTCTCCAAGACAGACGATGTTCTCGTTCGTATGACTACCGATGGTGGTTTGTCTTGGACTGGAGGCTCTCCGGTTCTCGTGAACAAAGTAGCGCAGACGACATTCCTTGAGGCTGTGTCATACGGTTCTAATCACCTCTCCATCGCTCAGCTCGGAGGAGACAGCAGGAAGTTGGCGGAGATTTCGGCTTTCTCTCGAACACGCCCAATCATGTCGATTGTTAAACATCCCTCTGTAGCCAATCAGTACTTCATCGGAGAGCCATCTCGAATCACTTCCGTACCTCAGAGCGATAATCTACGTGGAGGCATGGTACTGCTTCCTGATAACTCTGCGATTATCAAAGTAGATGGGGATGCGCAGGGAGTGAGTGATAGTATCGGAGGAATTGCGCTTCTCACTGTTACGGGAACCGCTTTCTCTGTGGCTGCCTCTGCCGGTCCTACGGTCGGAACAAACAGAAATAGAATTGTTCAGTACTCGCTCACACCGTCTATCTCTGCCAACGCAGACCTTGACGCGAGCCTCCCTGCGGTATCTCTCGCAACCTCTTCTTCATATGCATACGTTGCTCAGTCGGTTGATTCAAACCCAACAGGCGGGCAGCTCAAGGTCATCGACCTCTCTGCTCTATCAACACAGAACGCATTCCTGACCGGAATCTCTGGAAGAGCCGTGGCGGTTGCTAACTTCCTCTCCCCTCGGGTCATCTTCGCAGCAACAACGGAATCATCCATTCAGCGAATCCGTGTCTACTCTGAGAATGGTACAACTCCCACTCTCCTCATAAACGCAAAGCTCTTGCTTCAGGCGAGCAACATCACAGTAGCCCCACACCCTACAGAAGCACTCTGGGCATTGCTGTACGTTTCTAATCAAAATCGAATGTCGATTATGGAGTATCGGGGAGCTGCCTCTCCCCTTCGAGTGCTCGACACGATTACTCTCGTAGGTGGAGGAGAGTTCCTGTCTGTCGTCAGGGCCGCAAATGGGAATCTCGTCGCAGCGGCTGGCTCTGCAGGAATCTTAGTCTTCAGCCCAATCGGGAAGACTATCGCTCAGCTCAGGGTATCTCCTGTAGTCGTACAAGATTGGCAGCCCCAGGTTGCGGTGAGCTTGAACCAACTCGTCAGGCCGACGGCCGGAAACAGATTCTCCCAGAACCGCTTCTACTTCATATGCACAGGAGCAGGCACCACCGCTGTATCTGAGCCTTCTTGGGCATTCTCTGGGTCAATTACAGATGGTGGCGCAACTTGGACCGCAGTGGCTGCAAGAGATGGTATTGTAACTGGCGTTGCATTGGATGAGACTCTTAAGCGCATCTACGGTGTGGGTCTTGTTGGTGGCTCTTCCAATACCCAAGGACGGGTATGGGCACTCGAAGCGAGAGGACTCATCTAATGGCTGACGCATTCGTATCCTTGGCTGCTCTTCAACCGCTCCTCCCTACTACCTCTAAGGGAGGGTCCTCCAATGCATCTGGCACTGTCCAGCCGAGCCCTCCTACTGGTATCTACGGGGTAGTTAGGAATATTGGCGTAAAGACCAAGTAGGAGCTACCCAATGGCTGTCACATTTCCAGCAACGAAGAGATACTTCGTTACTTTTCGAAATTCAGATATCGGGCTTCTTCCTACTTGGGTTTACTACCGAAGAGCGGACACTCTCGTCTCCCTCCTCCCAGGCCCCGCATTCACTGAGCTCTCGAATGGTACGTACTACTTCGATATCACATTTTCGTCTGCCACGAGCCCAGACATTATCTTCCTCATCGATGGTGGTGTGAGCATTCCAACGGAAGAGATTCGATACCAAACCTCGATGGCAAGTCCGAAGGACTTGTTCCTTGACCAGCCCACATCTCAGTCCGTTACCGATGTCTGGAGTGACACGACCGTGTACGGTGCGGGTACGAAGGGAGAGAAAGTCGACTCTATCGTAGGTACTAACGTTGCCGCGATTGCTGATGCAGTTTGGGATGAGGCACTTGCAGGACACCTAACTGCGGGCACAGCCGGAAGAAAACTAAGCGACGCAGCATTGACCACGGATGTCACTACATCTCAGACAGCTATTACGACTTCGCTCGGTGCTCAGCTCACGAGAGCTCTCGGGCTCATGCATGAGAACTCTGTCCTCGACCAGACTATATTCGATGGTCAGAACAATCTCACGAATGGTCGTCTGAGATTGTACAGCACGAAAGCCAACGCGCTCCTCGCAGGAGGTACTGGCCTTCTTGAGACGTACACCATTACTGCTTCGTACATCGGAGACAACGTCCAGACCTATACCGTAGTCAGGGAGGGGTCATGATTGAAGTTACTAAACTCATTGTTCGCTCCTTCACTCTCGACTACCTGGACCTCTTCTGGGAGATCTCTCCAGTTGCAGGACCGTCCGTAGAGAACAAGCCCCACGAAATCTACGACTACGATTTCTACATCCTTCGTTCTGAAGCTCCGATGGGTCCCTTTGAGCAAATCGGAGGCCCATTCAGAGACACTTATTCGTTCAGAGATTCGCGTGTGAATCTCATGCATAAGTGGCGCACGATGTACTACAAGATTCGAATCATTCACAGGCCTACTGGAGAGGTCTACGAAACTCCGTCTACGAATAGTCAGGACCCAGAGCCTGACCTTATTGCGAATGAAGTCAATAGACAGGAAGACGTCCTCTTTCGTGAGTTCATTGGAAGACGCTCCTGGTTGTTTCCAGTACGCACCTTTGGCCCCGTCTGTACTTGCATCGATCGAGTTCTCGGAAGACGTACTCGCTCAAACCACTCTCTGTGCTTTGGTACCGGGTGGCTTGGTGGGTATATGCATCCAGTTCAGATATTCATTCAACTCGACCCCAACAGCAAGCAAACCAACCTCAACTCTCTCCAAGAGCAACAGCCAAGCAACACTATTGCTCGAATGATCTCATTCCCTCCTGTATCTCCCAGAGACGTCATCGTCGAATCAGAGAATAAGAGATGGAGAGTCGTGTCTGTTACAACGACTCAGCGTCTCAGGTCAGTCCTCCATCAAGAGATATCTCTTCATGAGATTCCAAGAGGGGACATTGAGTATGACCTCCCGGTAAACATCGATTCTAGAACCCACGAGCCGTCTGCTGTGCGAAACTTTACGAATCCTCAAAATGTGGAGAAGCCAGGTGACTACCAGGACATTTTCAGATTCTTCGGACAGGCGAGAGGCACGAACGGTCGCTAGGAACGCATTCCAGGACGAGCTTTTGAAGATTGCCATGTCTGAGGCCCGTAAGAGCAAATTAAAGAACTTTGCTAAATCTACCGCGACTATCGCAGCCGGTGCTGGTGTTGGGTATGGCTCGGCGATGTTGGCAGAGAAGGCGTTCTTGAAGATGATTGGGAGTAGGTTTAGTACTCTTCCTCAGTCTCAGCAGAACAAGATTCTCGGAGCGGCTCTTGGTGTCAGCTTGGCCGGTTCATACGTCGCTAGAAACTGGTTAGACAAAGAGAGAGCAAAGGCAAAAGAATGAGTGTGAAAGTACAGACAGGTCTTCCACAACCTCAAGGAGCCGGAGAAGACCCTCTCTTTCACTACACACGTCTTTTCGTTAAGTTCCTTCAATTGGCTTTTGCCACCTTCGAGAAGGGCAACTACCAGTGGTCAGAGGACAGCGCCCTTACGGATATTGTCATCTCTGACCAAGCAACCATTGCAAGAGATGTCATTGAGAAGCGGCCTGCCATCATCGTGACTCGTGGCGCAGCCTCATTTGGTAATATCTCTCTCGACCAATTCTCTGGACCTGGTCCTCTTCCGAAGGGCGGAGGAGATATGACCTATCCAAACTATGACCCTGTGAGTGGCACGAAGAGGTACACGGACCTCGTTGCTTGTACGATGACGTACAACTGCCTTTCGAAAGAAGGCCTTGAGGCTCAGAGACTTGCGTGGATTTCGATGATGGCGACTCGCCGTCTTAAGCGCTCTCTCATGAAGGCAGGGCTCCACCGAGTAGGTGAAGACATTCAAGTCGGAGCCGAATCTGCACCAGGGATGATTGTCCCGAATGAGTCCGACACTGAGATTGTCATGGTCTCCGTCTCAGTACCCTTCTACTTCCAAGACTACTGGTCTGTGGGTCCTCAAGACAAAAAGCTTCTCAAACACATCGACCTGGCCTTAACGTCTGAACTCAACTTTCCGGCTCAGGGAGCCGTGCAGATACGTAAACCAGGGATGAATGGAAGAGTCCTGAACTACGATAAAACACTTTCTCTCGTGCAAAGGGTGCGTGTTAGTTCAGGCACTCCGAAGCCTCGGAAATAATCAAAAAGGAGACTCAGATGGCAGAGCTCATTAGACCCGGTGTTGAAGTAATCCAGTCTTTCCGGACAGCATCCCCGTCCTTCGTTCGCCCAACACTTGTTCCGTGTGTTGTCGGTCCTGCATTTGAGGTCTTGAATGTCCTCAATTCAGATGGGACCATCAACTCAAAGGCAAAGCTCGGTGCCTACGACCAGATTGGTAGAACAGTAACACAGTCGGGCTTCCCCGACCCTCGTGGGAACGTGGATGAGCTCGACATCATCGAGTCGTCCATTCGTCCATTCACTCTTGCGGGTGGTTCGCTTTCTGAGCTCTTGATGGACCCAGGTGAGGCATTCCTGGCAACGAGCCACACTGCCTCCAAGGCCGCCATTGAGACCGCCGTGTTCAACGGTGTAACTGGTCTCGCAATCGTAGGCAAGGTTGTTGTCATTGCCCTCGACCAGCCAGTTGCAGCAGCCACTACGAAAGACGTCACCATTACCTTCACGGGTACTGGCCTCAATCTGACGTCGGCAGAAGCTGCTGCGCAGATTAACGCAGCACTCGGTCAAGACGTTGCAACCGTTGTCGGCTCTGCCCCAAATGACAAGGTCCGTATTACGACCAAGAAGGCGGGTGCTGCGAGCTCCATTACTGTTCGTGCCGGTGGCTCTGCGAATACCCTCCTCCAGATTGGTTTCTCTGGTGGCTCTGCTGCCAATGAGGAGCGTGTTGAGGGTTCTGGCTACCGTGCTCAGGACGATAACAACAACAATACAACCAGCCCATGGATTGAATTCTACCGTGGCGCTTACCTCTTGAATGGTGTTGATACGGTCTTCGTTGCCAAGGCTGGTCTTATCAACATCGAGACTGCGGCATTCGTGAGCGCAAAGGCAGCCGCTATTACCTTTGGCTCGACTGGCACCGTCCCACTTATCGCAGGAGACTACTTCCTTGCTGATGGTGTGAAGGTCAAGAGCGCAGAGATCATGAAGGTCGAGCTTGGTAGATTCCGTCTCGGAACTATCAACACGACTCTCTCAACCGCAGATAGCAATGGTCGCTACACTTCAAAGGTGTACGATGCCGTTGAAGTTGAGACGCTCTTTGACGCAAACCCACTTGCTCCTCAGTATGTGTACTTCAAGGCAACTGGCCTTGATGCAACCGTCCTTGCTCCAGTTGCAGCAACTCTGACTGGGACTACTCTCGGCACTGCAGCGACCTCTGGTATCGTAACGAGCGGTGTCATCTCCGTTCCGGCCGCTCTTGCCGGTCTGACCATCGAGTACGTTTCGACCATCGCTGGTGTTGAGACGACAGGGACATTCACATTCACTGGTGGTCCATTCGCGAATGCTGCTGCGATTGCTGCTGCAGTTGGAACGAACATCCCAGGAGTCACTGCGACCGACTCTACGGGTGCTCTTCGTTTGACGACCACCACGACTGGTCGTCTGAATGCAATCAATGTCAAGGCAACTGGAACTGCGAACGCTGCGCTGAACTTCAGCACCTCAGTGGATACGGTAGGAACGGGAACTGATGTCGAGTTTACGGACATCCCTGCCAACCTGCTGACCGTGTCTCAGGTTGTTCCAACTCTGTCCCTAACCGGCACTTCAATTGTCATTGAAGTCTCGACGGACTCTGGAGCAACATGGCCCGTGACTCGCACACATGCCTTCGTTGGTGAGCATGCCTCGTTGGTTGCTCTCGCAGCCAACATGCAGGCAGACGCTGGATTCGCAGGAACTGTTCTTGCGGTTTCTGTGTCTGGTCTTGAGATCTCCATCAAGAGTGTTGCAACTGGGCAGAACATCGCAATTCGAGTTGGAGCTGCTTCGACTGCTCTTGGCGCTGGCAAGCTTCAATATACCTCTCTCCAGCAAGACTCTGGAGAAGAAGAACTGAACGGCCAGACACTTCGAGTGAAGTTCGATAAGAATCCTCGCATCTACGAGGTTACCTTCTCTTCGAACAGCCTCGACTTGGCTATCTCTGACTTGAACACGGCAGTTGGTGCTGTCGTAGCTTCCAAGGCAGGAGCTGGTCTCGACACTCTGAAGCTGACTTCCCCTCTTGCTGGCTCTGCTTCGGAAGTCTTGGTTCTTGCGGGGGCTGCTGCGACTGCATTCGGTCTCTCCACTTCAGCCACTGCAGGCTCAGGTCGTCCATTCCCAGACGCATACCTGAACAGCGTCAACAACCTCGTAATCGGTTCTCAGATTCTCCGTGACCAGGTTACGGGCTACCCTCTTGACCCTCTCACCAACCTGAGCGACTTGTACATCCAGTACAAGGGCCTGCGTAAGGATGTGTCTGCGGTTGCTCAGATTGCCGGTGTTCTGAGAATCCCAGACCAGGCCACTCTGACTGCTGTTCTGGACCCTCTCACTGAAGAGAACCCGCTTGGTCTGGCTCTCTTCATGTGCCTCATCAACGCTCCAGGTCTTGAGGTCAAGGGACTTGGAGTCGATGAGATTTCAGCAGCAGCTCCAGAAGGCACCGAGGCTGCTTATGCTCGTGCCGCGTCGATGCTTGAGTCTGAAGAGGTGTATGCACTCGCTCCTCTGACTCAGAATGAAGTTGTTCACAGCATCTTCGGAACCCACGTGGTTGCCATCTCTGCCCCTGAGCAGGGAGGCGAGCGTATCGTTTTCATCAACAAGGCGATGCCGGTTCGTAAGAACCCAACTGTGGCTGCTTCTGGAACAAAGGCAAACAGCACTGCGACCTCTAACCAAATGCTGTTGGATGTGAATCCAGCCGCAGGTCTCGTTGCTGCTGGTAAGAACCCAGCCTTGCCATTCACTGCAGCAGATGGCGTCTACATGGAGTTCGAGGTTTCAAACGAGCTTCGTCGGTACAACGTATCCAGCGTGTCTGGCTCTCTTGCGAACTTCCGTACGACATTCGCAAGCGGAGAGAACACTGATGGGTTCTTCTCGACAACTGCACTGACGACTACGGTCATCAATGCCTCGTGGTCGCTGAAGGTACGTGGCGTCTCCATCACGGTGCCAGGCTCCAACCCCGCTCGTCTTGATTACAGCCTCGTTGCTGAAGTGGTTGCAGAAGCGAATGCTGGATTCAAGAACCGTCGCCTCTTCTCAGTGTTCCCAGACACCATCAAGACCACTGTTGCTGGTGTTGAGAAGAGCTTGCCTGGTTACTACGCCTGCGCAGCTATCTCAGGAATGGTGGCGTCTCAGCCGCCACAGCAGGGATTCACGAACTTTGGAATCTCTGGCCTGACTGGGGTGGTTGGCACTGAGAAGTTCACCAAGAAGCAGCTCAACACGATGGCAGGTGGCGGAACGTACATTCTCATCCAAGACGTACAGGGTGGGCCAGTAACGAGCCGTCATCAGGTCTCCACGGATGGAACGAGCATTGAGACTCGTGAGCTCTCCATCACCAAGGTGGTAGACTTCACTGCGAAGTTCCTGCGTGCCTCAATCAGGAAGTTCATTGGTGTTCAGACCATCGATGACCAGTTCCTCGATACCATTGGAACCACCATCCAAGGTATCTTGAACTTCCTCGTTGAGACTGGCGTCTTGAATGGTGCTGAGATTAACAACATCCTCCAGGATAGCGACCAGCCAGATACCGTGTTGGTGGATATCACTCTGGATGTTCCGTACCCAGCAAACTACATCCGTCTCACCCTGGCTGTCTAAGCCAGGGAGTCGCAGTACCAAGCTAAACAGCAGTAACCCAAAAGGAGCATCACAATGGCTACTCAGACGACTCTCTCCGTTCGCGACCGCTCAGTTCTCCGTGCCCTCGGCAAGGCTGGTGACATTCTTGCTCGTGCAGCAAACGCAGCCATCTCCAATGATACCAATCTTGGACGTGCTGCTCTTGTTGCCGGTGGCACCAACGTAGCCGCGAAGGGGACTACTGATGTTCACGCGGCAGTTGCGTCGAACGCAGTAAACCTCTTCCCAGGTCCAATCACCAATCCGGCAGTTCCTCGTAACCTGCGGGCAGTGTTCGCGGCTTCCTACGATGGTGGAAACATCACCGTAGTTGGTACGAACCAGTTCAATGTTGCCACGACTGAAGTCATCGTTGCTTCTGCTGGTGCTACTGTTGTTGGTGTGAAGGTCTTCAAGACCATCACCTCAATCACCAAGGCAACGGTTGGTGCGACTGCGAACACCGTGTCAATTGGAACTGGCGACCTCCTTGGCATCGTCCCAGTGCCTCAGGTTGGTAGCCCTGTTCTCCTGGCTGTAAACGGAGTCGGTGAGGCTGTCACCTTCGACGCGACTTACAATGCATTCACCGCAACCAGCATTCCAAACGGTTCCCGTTCTTACGTCTTGACGGTGAATCTGTAAGCCACTTGGAGTGATTGAACTGGGCTACGCTTCGTAGCCCAGTAACTCCAAAGGAGACATCATGCCGTCAACAGTAACTAACTGGCAGCCATACACCCAGAAGATCGACAATTCCGCATTGAAGGAAGGTCGATTCGTCTCTGGTGCGTTCACCATGATTGCGGCTGGTCCTCCGAGACTTGCCGCTGTTGGAGGTGTCACAGCAGCGGCTCAGAGCTTTGGACAGAAGAACTGGGCTGTTCCCATCGGTATTGTCCAGAACTTCAACTTGAGCCACAACAGAGCCTTTGCCCGGTTCTTTGAGCTCGGGTCTGAGCGTTCTTACTTCATCTCAGGCAGAACAGTGGCTCAGGCAGGCTTTGGACGTGTTCTCTATCACGGTCCATCTCTGCTTCGAGTTCTCTACTCGTTCTATGCTGATTTGATTCCTCCGACACTTGTTCCAGCGTTCCCGCCAAACATCATTGACCAGAACATCTCTGCTCAGGTGGCGAACCAGCACAACGTGAAGATTCCTCCAGGCTTTGAGAACATCTATCTCAACCTGGCTTCGGACCTCTTCTCTCAGCCTTGTGGTCTCTTGGTCTACATGAAGGATTCCAACGAGAGCACGGTCGGTGCTGTATACCTGGAAGAGACCTACGTCCCGTCTCACACCATTGCAACAGATGCTCAGGGCGTTGTTGTTCAAGAGCAAGTCGCTCTTCAGCCTGAGCGTGTGGTTCCAGTTGCTGTCCAGGTTCCCCAATCAGTCCAGTTGAACTCAATCCTGGCTGAGGGTGGGGCAGTCTAAGAGCTAAAGTTTTGCAAGGGTGGCAACAGAGAGGAGACCCCAGCGTATGGGGTCTCCTCTTTGCATTTAGACTGGGGTTCTCGTCACTCGAACTGCTTGAGGGCCTTTAGCCCCCTCTTCCAGTTCGAACTTGACGCGCTCACCCTCTGCAAGGGAGCGGAATCCATTCATTACAATACCGCTGTGGTGGACGAAGATGTCATTCCCGCCACTGTCCGGCTTGATGAACCCAAACCCCTTTTGGTCGTTAAACCACTTCACTGTTCCCGTCATCATTGTTTCAGTTCCTTGAGTAGACGCCTAAGAGCGCCTCTCATTGTCCTCAGTAAGCCCTGTCGTGCAAAGAGAAAGGCTGACCCCTTTCGAGGCCAGCCTTCACTCTTCATCGGTCTTTACGAGGAAATCGGAACCGCCAGGAAGGGCACAGGAGCAGGCAGGACGGTGTGCTTCCCGTTCTTCTCCTCAGAGGCCTCTGCCTTGACCGCCTCAGGGGCTTCCTCGATCTTCGGGGCCTTGGCCGCCTTTGGGGCCTTCGGAGCCTTCTCAAAGGCCTCTGCGGTCTTCACGACGTCCTTGCTGGCAATCAGGAGCTTATCCGATACGACCAGCATGATTTCGTCGATCTTCCCACGGAGCGCAGCGTTGCTCGTGGTGATGCTACCAAGACGCTCCAACTGGCTGGTCAGTTCGTAGGTACCGATAGCGCCCTGACCCTGGAGTGCGGGAGACTCCGCATGCTGGGTGAATGACGATTCCACCGCCTGCACTACTTCCTGGACGTCGTTCTCTGCGATGTTACGGCGAGTGTACTTCCGCTTCGCCTTCACTTCAGTCTTCGCAGGACGGCCAGCCTTCTTCATCTTCGCTCTGTTGTACACGCCACGGGGCATTTGATTTCTCACTTGCAGTTTAGAGTTCAACTTCTGTTTGCTTCTTCAACACTGCTTTCTCGCCGACGAACAAGAAGATACTCTCTGAAAAAAAGAATGCAAGTACCTTCTTCACTTTTCTTCTTTTATCTCGATTGGAAGACGTTCGAGATAAGATTCAATGATTTGAGTGACCAATGCACTCATGGGTACGTGCTTTCCTCCATTCGCCTCTTCGACCTCTACTCTCAAGTCCTTGAGGCGATCCATCAACTCTCTCTTTATCTTTACTTCCAATCTTGAGTAGAATCTGGGCATTGCTATTATCCTGAAGACGAGTAGTATCCCTAACTTGTGATATGCCCTACAGAGGGCCGTTAGTTTCCTAAAGGAAATGGTATGAGCCAGGACGATTCGAATCAAGACGAGACCGTCACTGTAGACCGATTGGTTACAGGAGACAGGCCCTCCCTGTACTTCGTCGGAATGGCTGCCGCGAATGCCATCCGAATGGATGAAATGGCTGTGTTCATGGTTGATGCGCTTGGCCGTGTGCTCTTGATGCCTCCCTCCTCCATCCAGGTCATTCACAGGCCTAAGGTTAAAGAGGAAGAGCTCGACCAGATGTCGGAATCAGTCGCTATCAACATTCTCCTGAAGCAGGGGGAGTCTGAAGAGTCGATAACGTCTTACCTGTTCCAACGCGCACAGAGGGGAATTGACTGATGTCATTACGGGTATGCGATTACGAACCCTGCGAGAGTCTCCAGCAAGCCATTCAAAAGCTCGTGGTTGTTCCCTCTCGTCAGGATACGTTCAATCTCGTTGTAGTCTCTAAAGGCCGTCCAATTAGGACGTTCTTCTTGCCTCTTACCTACTGTCCATTCTGCGGTAGTCGTATCGAGGATGAGTGGGTTGAGAGCTTCCTCACTCATTCTCCACTGAGGTCGAGGAGGGTTAAGAAGGAAGACTGATAAGAGCTAACAACAGGATGGCCTTTCGGCCATCCTCTTCCGTTAGGAAGCTTGCGTCGCTGTCAACTTCTCGCCCAGATTGTGGGTGAGCCCCTCACTGCTCTTCGGCTTCACAGGCTCTCCTTTGGTGAGGTCCTTGAGCGGCGGGAACGGCCTCGGCCGACCAGAAGCCGGAACTGGGCTCTGGGTCGGGCGCTGTGCGTTCTGTTTCGCTGCGGATGCCCTCAGCCTTGCTGCGGCCTCAGCTCTGACAGCCTTGGCCGTCTCTTCTCTCCCTTGAAGCTCCAACAGCCTTACCGCTGCCTCCCTCTCACGGATCTCGATCTCCTTCTTCGAGAGCGTGATGTCCTTCTGAATCTCCTCCTCCGTCACTGGCATTCGCCGATGCTCGACCTGGAACTCCAAGTCTTTCTTCTCGGCAAGAATTCGCACCAGCTTTGCTGTCTCGTGGAGCACATCCTTTGCCTTGCTCACGAGTTCAACAATTTCCCCAACCAACGAATCCACCATCGGTCCCTCAATCTTCATACACGCACTCCCCTCGACTACTCGCACGTAGGGAGACTAATTTCTCCCTACTTCAACTTATCTCCTTGATTCACGCCTTCCTGCGAACTCCAGGGTCAGACGTTTTGCAGCCATTTCTTGCTTGAACTTCCACCAAGCAAGCTCCCTCTTCACCCACGCATAGAGTCTCCCCATCTCGCTCCTTTTGTTGGTTGTTTGATTGAGTCCTGGATGACTCTAATAGGAAAAAAAGCACAACCTTGGTGCGTGCAAGGTTGTGCTTACCGTTTCAGATTGCCTTCCACGAGTGAGGCTCTTCTGCATCTCGTTGGGAGGAGGGGGAGAACCAAAGAGTCCAGTCAGAGGTTCCCACTCTATAGAAGAGAGAAAGATGAAACGGTCTAAGTTCTTTCTTCAATACTCTTATCCCCACAAGCTGCGCCGTTTTGCACTGTCTAGAAGTTCACGTCGAACGTGATGGAAGAGGGAACCTCTTTCCATATCTTGATGGTTTTGAGGTCTTCGTACGTGATGTCGGAGATCATACGCAGAATGTACTTCTTCACCTGCGAGGCCCTCAGGATTTGGAAGTTGTTCGAACCCCACGAGACGAGGATGCTCTCTTCCTCCGTCGGCACTGGGATCGGCTTCGAGGCCACGGGAGCTTTCTTCTTCTTTCTCGAACCTCCCCGAGTCTTGATGCCGTTCAGTTCCTTTGCAATGCGAAGAGTCTCGCAAAGGTACTGACTGTCCATCGACGTACCGAACTCGGCCTTGATTGCGTCTTGAGCTGCTCGCGTAGTGATGGCAGGGTTCTTATCCACCAGCGTGTTCAAGAACGCCTTCTTACGATCAAAGAGGTCGGGAGGAGGATACTTCGTGAGGTACTTCTTCGGGGGCGCTGCTGCAGGGGGAGGTGCCACGACCTCCACAGCAGGTGGTTTGGCTTCCACTGCCTCAGCCTTGGGCTCCACTACTGGAGGAGCAGCTGGTGGCATCGGAGTCAGAATCGGGAACACCCTCTTCACAGGCTCCTTACTCGGAATGACGCTTGGAGCGGTCTTTACGTCCTGATGAACTTGCCGTCGAATACCGCTGATGAGAGGTCGACTGAAAGGAGCTCGAATCTTCGCGTCTCCCAACATTCGAGCACATGCGTCAATAGACGCATTTGGATTCTTCTTGAAGAACTCTGCTATCAACGCACGTTGGTCCAAGGTACTTCCTCCTTTTTACTCAAATTGAGTAGTGAGGCAGATTGCCTCTAACGTCTTATATCGCTCCTTCTTACTTAATTGCCCCGAGTACGAGGACGTATACGGCAAGAGCCAGAACCGCAAACCACATCAACGTGTTTAGCCTTGTGATGGTATCGATGTGTTGCTGCTTTAGCTTGTAGAGATTGTACAGCGCCCGCATGTGCTCAGCGAGCTGTCTTGCTCCGAAGGAAGAGATAGGCTGCCCAGCGAGGAGCTTATCCATCCACTCATCGTGGTTCTCCTCGAAGTCCTTTTCGAGTGCCTCTCGGTCCTCTTTCACTTCGATGCCTCTAGGAAACAATCCATACACACCTTCACAGTGACTGGGACGAGGTGTGCAGAACTCGGAGAGACCCACACTCCCTGCCCACAGACGTCACATACCGCAGCCTCTGTGGCATCGATAACTGCCCTCGGCATCCTACTGGGAGTCATCATCGGGTTCTCGAATGAGGTGCCGTTTCGAGCATTCACCTCATACACAATCTTACTGAGTACTTTGATTAACCTGGAGTTGTCCGCAGTGGGTTTTATCTCTACGACTTGCGGCTCAGTGAAGGGGTCGCGCACCGCGTAGTCAGCTACTTCGTCACTCTTCATTTGAGGGTCTCCATAGAAAACAAGGGGACAGACCGCCGATAACAACCTCGAACCCAATCTTGGGAAGGTACTCAGCGAATCGTCTATTCACGACGCTCTCGACGTAGATGGGAAGAGTTGGGTACATCTTCCTCACTCGCTGGACACATCGAGTGAAGGTTCCAACTCCCTTCTTATCGACCTCCATTGATGCGAAGTCGATAACCGGAAACGTCAGCTTACCGTCTAGAGCCCTTCCGGATACTCTTACGTACAGGGTATTGAAACCCTTCTCTCGAACGTGGGCCCGCGCAGGTATCATGCTTCCTGGAGGCTTCGAGAGGTTTGTCTCAAGGAACTCGTCAAGTGTCTTCATCTTCACTTGGTGACTTCCTTCCAATTCGGATGGTGCCCTTGTGGACCTTTCCACCATTCTCATGGACCTCGAAGCTGTATTCCGGAACTGGAATCGGTGTAATTCGAACTTCTCCAGCGTTTGTGAAGACGAGACGAAGAGCTTCAGCAAATGACTCTGCCTTCACTTTCTGTGGAGCTTGTTTATCAATCTCAATCTTGAACGTTCTTGGTGCCACTTGCTTCTCTTTCTTGAAGTCGTGGATTGCACGAATCGCAGTCACACTCGTATCGCAGTAGTTTCCTCATAGGTCTGCTCCTCAGGAGCACTGTTACGACCATCCCAATACCGTACAAGAATCCTACGCCTATGAACGTGATTGTCTTCTTGAGAGTTTTCATGCTCCTATAGGAGCACCCTCAGATGTCAGTGGTGTTACGTTACCTCTCCCTTTTGGTGATCTTCGTTGATGGCAACATCACCATCATACACGTTGCAACGGCCTCCATCGAACCAACGCACCATCGGCCCAGAGTTGCTCTCATGGAAGTTCGCTGGTTGATACACAACACCCTTGGCACCCTTACGAACCTTTGCCCCGTTGATGTCGAGCTCTCTGAGCGAGGAGACGATATCACCACGACGAAGGTCACCTACCTGCACGATGTCTCCGCTAATTGCGGCTGAGAGCTCCGGAAGCTTCTCAAGCAGGTGTGCCTCTACTTCTGTCATCATCTTGACCTTCGCAAGCATCGGCTTCATCTCAAGGGTGAATTTCGAGATGACTGAGGCGTACTGGATGGCCTTCCTCTTCCAGTCGATGGCTGCTTGCTTCCACTTCGTTGCTTTCTCTTTCTGGAGTTCGAGCTCCTTCTGAATTGGGTCAGTGTGCTTCTTGATTTCAAGGTCTTCAAGGCTCATTGAGTTTTCCTCTGAGTATCTTCAACATCTCGTCTGCCGCTTGGTGGCCTCTTTCGAGGTTGGAGTCTCGAATTGCTTCGAAGCCCTCAATGCATCGAAGGATGATTTTCTTTCTCTCCTCTTCCACCTTCTCAATGTAAGCGAGGGCCGTACTGATGTTCCTTCGCTCAACGACGCGACCCCAGTTGCGCCCATCGTGAGCAACTCCATCGAGTAGGTCGAGAGCTGCTCTCGTCTTCACGTCCATACTGTGCTCCTTCCCTCTTTCTGGAACGTCGTATTCATCCCGAACTGCGTCTTTCAGGATGAGCAAGATGTGATCTCTCTCTAGAGTACGAGGACAACTCTCAAGCCACTTGATGTCCTCTTCAATGAGTTTTGCGTATGCCTCTCGCGTCAGTCTTCCGCTCATGAAGTCCTTCCATCCAGGTCTTCTAGATAGGCTTTATCGTCGTCTGCCCATACACGCAGGTGTCGACCGCATTGACATGTAACGAGTGTACCATCCTCCCACTCGCCGTCTTCGTTCGATGGCAATGTCTCGCACGGTTCTTCGCACCAAGGACAGTCGAGGTAATTCATCGTTGGCTCCCGCAGGTGGGGCAAGGGTTGAACCAGTCTCCATCTCTGTCGTTGTAGCCACCGCTACGACCGACGTGCTTACACATGGTAGTGTACGCTGTGATGGCAACTTGGAGCAGATTGATTTCTTCTTGTCGCTCTTTGATGAGATTGCGGAGCTTGTCCACCTCTCTCTTGAGCTCTCCATCATGGAGACCCGTCTTGATGTTGAATGTCAGCTCAGCCATGCTCTCTCCCAGTCTCTTTGGTGTCGCCCTTCAGGGCTGCGATCTGTTTCTCTAGTTCAGCGATGTACTTCGCGTTCTCTTCGAGCTTGGTCCATACATCGGGACTTGCCCATACGACGTACTCTTCTCCTCCATAGGGGCCATCACGGTCCCAGAACTTGTGAACTGCATCGGACACCCCGATATTACGAACAGACCTGTTCATTGCCTTGCCTTTACCCATGATTCGAAGAGAGCAAGCTCTCCTACTGCACGGGAGTGGTTGCTTCCAAAAGAGAGAGCAAGTGCGACTGATGCCATGTACTCCGCTCTCATTTCACGAATTGCTTCTTCATCCATCTCCGCATCATCCATGAGACGACCTTCCCAATGCCTCCTCTTTGGTTGATGGGTTTGGAGCTTGTCTTGGAAGACCTTCTCGAAAGAACGCAGTGCTGCTTGAGCGTTATTTGCGATAATGTTCTGATTGTACTGGTCTTTCTCCTCTGATGGGTCTCTCCCAAAGAACCCATCACCCGCGTTGTCGCACATGCCTGCATGGTCCTTCTTCAGCTCACACTGAATGTTCCAGGCCATGGACCACTTAGGGCACCTATCCTTCTTCTTCATTGCTTTCCTCCATTGGGCCTGGATGGTCGCAGTCGGCGTAGTGCTTTTGACACTCATCGCACCATGGCTCTCCACAACAATCACACTCGCTACACTCTGCAGCGAGTTTCATTGGGAGCTTCTCTCTTTGCAATCGGAGAGCTTCATCGATGAGCGCCTGCCTCTGTGGCTCACGCTTGCCCTTGAGGCAGAAGCTACAGACGAATGAAGACTCACTGAGCCTGTGCTTCTTGCAGATTGGGCAGAGCTTCCTGGATGGATCGAGAGTGAGCATCTGCTCCTCTTGACGTACGCTAATCACTCTGTCGAGGAACTTATTCATTCATCGGCTCCGAATAGGACAGTCGCTCCAATCGCTCGTTTGTGCTCCATCGAGAGATTACTCTCCAGCCCACACTTGTTGCACTTCATCTCAATCAGAGACTTTGTGAGCTGTTCAGGAGTAGAATCGACATCTCCGATTTTGAAACAGTTGCGAGTCTCACCCGCCATCATGGACCCGTCACTTGAGATGCTTGGGCTGCAGTGGCCTGACATACCAACTGCAGCACGTGACCGCATCACAGCAATAGCCTTTCGGATATCGCCCAGACTGCGAGTAGCAGAGCGGAGATTGAAGCTCGAAGGAGCCTTCTTCGTAGGGAGTTCGCTCTTCTTGCCCACGTATCTGCCGAGTGGGAGCATTGCTGTCAGTGAGTCTACGTATGAGATTCGAGAGTCCTCCACATGCTCAATTTGAGAAGGGTAGAACCTCTTATCGTTCGTCACCTGAATGAAGAGCCCTTTCCACTCAGGACGTAGGATACTTTCCCTGAGTTCCTTGTTCGCAATCCAACTCCCATTGCTGATGAGGATTGGAATGAGACCAGAACTGAAGACATCTTGGATAAGCGTCAAGATGTCTGGGTGCTCTGTCGGTTCACCACCACTCAAGAGGATGTTTGGTGGACATCCAATGCCCCAGGCTTCTGCTTCTACTTTAGCAGTAAGCTGGAGCGCTTTGAGAAACGTCTCTCTCGTCATGTGCTTCCCAGCGACTGTCGAATCCTCCATGCAGTGGCTGCAGCCCATTGAACAGTAATTCGTTACCTTGATGAGCATGTAGCTCCTAGTGCTTGTAGTGAGTGTGCTTTGGCTTGGTCCTGGACACGTGACCCTTCGCCTTGAGGTCAAACTCTTTCGCGTCCTCCTTCGTCAAGAGTCTGTTCTTGTACTTCTCGAATGCTTCCATACCCACTTCATCTGCAGGCCACGAAGGTCCAGCGCCCTTTACTTCTCCACCTGGATTGATGCCGAGAGCATGTGAGCGCTCAATTGCGTCCACGAAGCTCTCAGCCTCGATGAGAACGCCACCAAGGAACTGCGAGCCCCTTGGAAGAGTTCCGTCTGCAAAGCTCAACCACCAGAACATATGCATCTCCTTAGAGAACTTCATATTCAGTGACTTCGAACAGCACCTTGCCGTCCTGAGATGATTCGAGAATGACCCTGCTCCCGAGACGCAGCACCGTATACATGTCAATCTCGGTTAAGAGCTTGTCGCCATCTGAGCATTCGAACACCAGCTTCTTTGTCTCTTCGTTGTAGTCGGGGTCTCCGAAGAACTTCTTCCCATTCCACGTCCCCGTCATCGGAGGCCACGGGTATGGCAGCGTGCTTGGGTCGAAGATGGTGTTTGAGTCGTTCTTCATTGGGAGGAAGAGGTAGACCGTCTTGTTGTTCTTGTCAGAGAGCTCGAATCGAACAATCATAAGTGCTCCTCAATTTGAGTGAAAGAAATGCTTCAGTGGAAGGTGTATTTCACCATCAGCTCAAGCCCTAAACAGCATCACGAAGATGCACGAAGTACATCAGTGTTGGTCAATCCGGAAAGTCTAACTGATTACTCTCGTTACTACTCTTATGCCACCAGAAACAGCATATTCTGAAGCTAAAAGAAACACTCTTGAATGAGTGTTTCCTTCTTCTTCAGCGCATCCCAATTGAGACTGGAAACGGGACCTTCGGAAGAGATGCAAACGTCAACTCAACTCCAGTGCCTGCTGCGTTGTTCGACATGCACTGAAGAATGAATTGTCCTCCTGTTGTTTGCGACCGAATCATTCTCGATGTTGCATTGAATCGTCGAGGAGTGATTGGTTGAACTGCCTTGAGCACTTGTCCATTTGGGTCGTTTGCTTCTTGGTAGCACCCACTCGGAAAGTGCAAAGACGGGAAGAGCACAAACGCTCTCCCACTGCATGCGGGCCCATCAAAGTAGATTGCCTCTCTGATGGGATTGAGTTGAGAACCGCCATCAGTGACTGGGTCCCATTCCATCGTGGCAACGCAGTTAGAGCTTTGAACGAAGACGCTTCTCAAGCTCTCTGTGTTTCCATTGAACATTGCAAACCCGACAACACCACCATCTGCCGAGTAGAGCGTGGGGGATGCTGGAGTATCGCCTTGGAGGCCTCTCTCTCCTCGGGCTCCGTTATCTCCTTTGACGCCCTGAATGCCTTGCTCTCCCTGAGGACCTCTCGTACCGGAGACGCCTTGAGTGCCTTGGGGCCCTGTAGAGCCCTCAGGACCGTTTGCGATGAAGGCTCTTCCTCCATCGATGTCAGTCAGCCACACGCCTCCTGCCACTTGCTCGACGATGATGCCCGAGGTGACGTTGTTAGACTCGACGGGGCCAGCACCAGCACAACCGAGAAACAACACAACAACGAGAATTGAGAAACGCATGGTCATCTCCTTTTGAGAAAGAGGGTGAATTCCGTCTTTCACTTCAATAGGCTTATGACCACCGATTGTTGGTTAATTGCTCTTAAGGGTAAAAAAGAGAGACCACCCGAGGGGGGGATCAAGTAGTCTCTCTTGCTGCCGACTGCTTAGGCAGCCTGCTTCTGCGCGTTGGGCACTTCCGCCTTGGCGTTGATCTCCTTCTTCTTGGAGTCCTCGCGCCAGTCGTGAAGCGCGCTGTTGGCGCTGATGACCAGGGACTGCGTGGCCATCGCCACGACAGTGCCTGCGGCGACCTTGCCTGCGAAGATGAGGTTGGGCTTGATGCTGTTCCAAATCGAGGCGAAGTTCATGTGTCTACCGCTCCTTTTCACCCACGAAGGGTGTGAAGACAAGGTTGAATTACCCTGGCTTCAAAACACTTATACCGGGTCTTTTGGCATATTTGCCAGTTACTGGTCCCTCCCATAGACAGGCTCAAATACATAGCCTTCTGGGAGCTCTTTTACCCTCTTTTGGGCCTCTTCCCGGATGTAGCTGTCTACCACCTGATGGGCCCTCAAGACGTCAAATCCTGCAAATCGGAACTCGAACATGATTTGCCCACTGACGGTATAGAACCATGCTTCTTTGATTCGAGAAGGCGCCTTCCCCTGCCTGAAGCGGTCGAAGGTGTATGCGACCTGAATAGGTACCCACTTCTCCATGAGCAGCCGAGCGGTGAACTCGGCCACTCTTTGATTCGTCTGTTCACCCTCTCCCCAGATGAGGACGAGTCTGGTTATCTCTCGAATCACCTTTGGGGCGAGAATGATGTATTCCAAACGCAGACGAAGCTGAGTGTAGAGGAAGAGAAACGTGCCTGAGAGAGTCTGGAATGTGGTCATTGATTCTTATCCCATGCAATGCACTCAAATGTAAAAGACAAGAGGTTTACAGCCTCTTGTCCTTACTCTACGCCTTCGCCTTCTTGAGCAGAAGCGCAAGCACCTCAGCATTGGTGTTGAGCCCGCTCTTCACCTTGAACGCAGCCCATCGAGGAACGAGGTCTGATGCCTCGCTCTGCGTCATGTGGATTGCGATGAGGCGCATCCTGCTCTCCGGAGAAGCCAGCTTCTTTCGCAGCTCCGAAACCGCGAACTGAAGCTCTTCCGTGGTTGTCTTGTTCTTGAACGCCAGCTCGACGTTCTTGCCGATGTTCTTCTCATCGCTCAGACGTCCGAGCAAGTCCATCTTGGTCGTAGAGAGTCGATACTTCGAATCCCACTTCCCCTCGAATTCCCCCTTGTAGAACAGCTCCCAGAGCCGTTCCATTCGAGTGGCCCACTGCACGGAGATACCGAGGACCTTCTCGGTATACTCCACCCAGTTGGAGGCGTACAGGTGGAGGAGAGGGACATCAGGGGAGGCTTTCAAGCCCTCGTTGCGCATGCTCCAGAGCAGGCTGGCAAGGCCCCAACCCGTGAGGTGCATCTCCTTCACCCTCTTCAAGAGGGCCTTGTGAGTGCTCACTGCGTACTTCTCGGGATTGGGCTTGCTCATTTGAAGAAGCCCTCCAAAGGCGCAGTGAGGCCACCAACACGGATGAAGCCAACGACGGCCTCCCCTTCCCTCCTGATGTTCAGCTCGGCATCAAACCCGAGCAGCTCCAGAAGCCCATTCAAGAGCTTCTGCTCTTCGGCGCGAAGACCCGTGGAGGACAGGAACAGCTTCGGACCCTGTTGCCTCTTGGTGTACTTCCGCTTCTTGGGGCTGTCCTCCTTCTTCGACTTCTGCAGCCACTCCAGTCGCGCCTTGTTGTGGACTGAGCGCGCGAGGACGAAGTTGTGGGGAACGAGGAGCTTGAGAGAGTTCTCGAAGCTCGGAAACCGGCCGAGATGGTCAGCTTCGGTGAACAGCACCTCTTTTCGACGATTCGCGTCCTGCGATGAGAGTCTGGTTCTCTTTGACATAGTGCGCCCCTCCTAAGGGGATGAGGAAGTGAAAGTACTTCCTCTAGGCTTCTTATCCCTGCTTTCTGTGTCTCTTTGGTGTGAGCTCAGGTAGTGGACTAAGTTTATAGATATATATAAATTATAAACCCTCTACCCCGAGCTGTGCTGGTGTTAAACCGCATGCAAACCCGCCGCAAGGATTGCTTTACGTGGCTGCCCCCATCCCTATTACCAACGAGGGCAGCATTAATCTTATAGATAACTACTTCATTGCTGAGTTGGGGTCTTGATGAGGCCTCGCTCCTTGGCGGAGTCCAACAGCACCTGCAGCATCGCGCCAAACTCTGGGATAGCTTGAATCGCGGAAAGGCATCTCCCACAGAGTCTCAGCGTATTGAATGCAGCATGCTTCCCCAATCGCTCAGTGCCTGTTGAGGAGTGAAGACTGAGCTTCTTGAAGGTCTCGCCACAGCCAATACATACCTGTTGTGAGAGTTCCTTCTTCTGTTGAATGGCGGCAAGACGGCGAAGCTCTTCATCCCGCTCTCTGTCCAATGCAAGTGCGATTTGGTGGTCATTCTCAAAGCGCTGGCGGGCGTTGAGCTCTTTACACCTCTTACAGGGAGGTCTTTTGTCTTCCTTCGGCTCTGCGAACGGCCCTCTTTGATCGTACTCATGCGTCTTCCAAACAAACAGGTTCAAATACTGGCGCATTGACCCATTTGCTGGATTGAGCTCATGAATGTCTGAGTCTTGGAGGCAAAAGGGTCCGTTATGCGCATAGCCAGACAGGATGTGGCGTTTGTCCTCGAAGTCCTTTGGAAGGAGCGCCCGAATCTCTGGAATGCCCTTACAGGCACGACAGTGCTTGAAGTTCGTTCTCTGCCCGCAGAACTCACAACTCACCCATTCTGTGACGAGGACACCCTTCTTGAGCTCAAGCTCAACGAGCTTCTTCAAGGCGGTATGTCTGTCTCGAAATGCGCTCACATCGACCAAAACGCCAAGAAGCCCGAAACGATGATGGAGGTCTTGCCCACTCATGGTCTCAGTCACATCCAAGTACTGCTTGAGGCGATTCTCCTTGGTCTCATAGACGATTTGATACGTGCTCGCTGGAGCTGGTGGAAAGGGAATCTTCGTTCGAAAGAACGCGTCCCTCATGGCTTTAATCTTGTCGTTCACGTATTCCCCCTTCGTTTGATGACATCACGGCCATAAGCATCATCCAGCATCACCTGGAGGAAGTTCTCGAACAGCGGCCCAGTTCGCAGGCGATCGATACATGACCCACAGAGCTTCAGGTTGTTGAACGAATCAGGGGTAGAGGGACTACAGATGTCATTATGCGCCTTGTTCAGGGACGCCCGATGGAGCTTGAAATAGGGGAAGTTGCACGCTCTACAGACATTCACAGTCTCTGCCTCTTCTTTCTTCCTGGTCTCTTCTGCCTCTCTTGACTCTTGTTGTCTGGCTTCTTCGTTAAGCGACATTTGCCTGAAAAGCGCCTGCTCAATGACGCGAAAGCCAGCAGCACAGTCGTAACAGCGTGAACGACGTGGGTCTGTCTTTGGAGAAGGAGCCCAGAGGTACTTGAAGAAGTAATACTCCCAAAGGCTCAATGCGATGTTCGTCCTGAAGAGTGTTTCCTGGATGCAAACCGCTCCCCAAGGGACAAAGACGGGGTTCAGTCCAACCGCTCTCGAATAGGTCATAGGCGGGACCTTCGGAGGCATCATGTGGATGAACTGCTCGAAGTTGTCCGGGAGCGAAGCCCTGATTGCTGGGAGCGCAGCGCAAAAGCTGCAAGTAGTTCCAACTGACCCACTGTACCAACCACATTCCTTACACTGCAGGGGAGAGAGTTCCTTCGGTTCCATAGGGTAGAGTTCCTGCCTTTCTACCCTCTTATCCCCTAACTCCTGATTCTTTCTAAAAACGCGAACCGCCAGGCAACGAAGGACGAGAGCCTCACATGAGAGGAGAAGCAATAGAAGGAGGGAAGGATAGAGGAGAGCTGCCAGTATCTCTATACCCACCTTGAGTTACCCCTATACCAACCTGAGGTACTCTGTGTTCTGAGCATCGTTTCTACATGCCAGGCCACCTCTGATGGCCCATTCAGATACGCTATAGGCCTGAAGGCTAAAAAGAGAGCTATCCAAGCCTCTCTTTGCGCTACTTGATGAGTTCCTCCAAGCACTTGTGAATCTGCAGCAGCTTGGAATAGCCCATCGAGACCTCTTCCAACGCCTGCTTCACGACTGCGTTCTTCTCCTTTGGGTCAGTCATGAGGGCGCACAACACAGAGGCTTCAAATCCCGCCTTTGAAGTGTACTCCATGCACTCCTCAGCCATCTCTGCGATGGCATCAACTGCGTTCTGCCTGTTGACGCTTTCAACCTCATACTCCTTGGCATCGGCCCAACGAGCGATAGCAACATCACCCGTTGCTTGGACCTTCTCCATCATGGCGTGAATCTGCACCAACACATGCTTTACAGCCTCTTCGTGGTTCATCGTGTGTTTCTCCTTTAAGGCGCAAAAGACTCTCAGACATCAGTCTTATCCCCTCGCCCTCTCGCCTATTGCTAGGGCTAAGTCATTTTCAATAGGCCCCAGGAAGGGGGACACAGTGGTACCCTAGTTATGGGGTCATTTTTGGAGGCCCCCTCTTTGAGCCCGTGAAACAGACCCCCACCCTTTAAAATTTTCTTGGGGATTTAGAGAGCCCTGCCGTCGTTCCAATACCAATGGGGGCAGGCGCTACTTAGAGGAGGTTTAAAAGTTAAAAAACTGGCCCCATGCTGGGCCAGCTCTTCCTTCACTTCCCCCAGACTCGAACGACCAGGGCCGCAATCTCAAGCTGGCTCATCCCAGCAAAGCGGAGCATGTTGCCTCCACGGGCGGCGATGCCTGCGATGATGGGGGTGGTGAAGTAGCCATTGCCGTACATCTTCTCAATCAGCATAGCTCGGTGGAGCATCAGCTCTCCAACTTCGAGGCTGGCTCGGCGGGAGGCCTCTTCCTTCGTGTAGAGGAGCTTCCCGACATGAGCCCCAATCCGGATGGCGGTGGGGGCATACATCAGCTCAGTCACCCGAGCGGCAAGGACAGCGAGGAACGTCTGGAACGGAGTCAAAGTAACCATGTGAGTATCCCTCCTTAGGGGGCTGGAGAACGAATGTTCCCCGATAGATACTCATACCGACGATGCCCGTATAATTGCTTTAAAGCTAATAAAAGACAGCTTTTAGGGCTGTCTTCTACCTTACTCCTCCTGCTTCGGTTGCCTGTTGTGGAATGCGATGATTGCTTCCATCCCCTCGTTTCGGTTGGTGAACGCCTCGAAGACCATGTTGTAGATGGTATCGAGAATCATCTCTTCCGCTCTGTCTTGGGCACGGACACTGCTGGATTCGGTCTCGATGTCCTCTTGACCATTACAGTCGATAATCCGAATCTCCCATGCATCGAAGGTCTTCTCTTCCTCACTCCAGGTAGGGACAATCTGGAATTCCCAACCTCCGACGGGAAGCTCAAAGAGAAGGTAGCCGCTACTATCGTTCCTTACCCAGTCAAAGCCATTCGCAGCCAGCGCAATGCCTCTGCAGAGTTCCCAGTAGTAGTCTGAGCCTTCTGCATACTTCTCTTCGTCTTCTTCTGTTGCTTCAGACGTCACAGCGACTCCTTGATGTGCTTTTTCATCTTCTCGTACATGTTGAACAAGAAGTACGTCATCCGGTGGTCCCAGCCGGTGTTACCGGGTGTGTCGAGGTCGCGGTGTTTCAGGTACGTGGCCAACAGTCTGTTGACCTCTACCCTGCGCTCTTGCCGCATGAGCAGCTCGTTCCTGGCCTTCTCCAGCTCAGCGATGCGCAGGTTGAGTGCCTGCCCTTCTTCCAGGAGTGAGATGAATTGCTCGACATCCTGGATGCCTTCCCTCTTCTCCTTCTGATACTGGTCCTCGATGGCTTGGAACGAGAACGGCTTGTCGTTTGGGTTCTCTGCTGGCACCTTCACTCCTTTGACGTGTGCGGCTTCTTTGAGAAAGGCAGTCTCTGCCTGTGTGAATCCCTGCGCCTTCGCCTGTGCGGCGAAGGACATCCACATCTCTTCGAGGTTTACTGTCTTTCCTTCTCTCTCTTTGAGCAGGTCTTCTTGAAGCTCTTCCAGAGTCATGCGGTTTCCCTCATGTACTCTTTCTCCAAGTCCATGTCGTACGACCCGTAGACCGGATGACACGCACCGCAGGGCACTGGCTGCCATCCCCGCTCCGCCGTCTTGCTCTTGTAGGGGTCACCCGTCTTGATGCCCGCGTTGGTCACTTCCCACACCTCGTGGGCCATCTCCCTCTTGTAGAGCTTGTTTGCTCTCTGAAGAATCTTGTCTCTGCGGCTCCACGAGCCAAAGAGGTGAAGCTTCTTCTTCGACATCACTGCGTAGACCGTTCTCTCCATGGTGGAGCTCCTTTGGGCTATGCGTTCTACTGCCTTCTTCTTATCCCCTGGAGCCTCTTGAAACTGCCCCCGTTGCATATAGAACGAGAGCACCTCAAAAAATAAATTCGTCAAGGGCGGATAAGCTAAAGAAAAGCACACGTAGCGACGTGTGCTCTCCTCTTAGTGCAGACCGTTGATGTCCCGGATGAGGTTCTCCGCATCCATCTGAATGCGATGGACGTCACTGTTCGTCGCAGTGTTTTTCCACTGAACATGACGAGCCATGAAGCTCGCAGTCTTGAGGAGGAAGTACAACGCTCTGAATGCGAGCCTGCTGTTGTCCGTTGTGATCACGGCAGCCTCAGGTCTTCACGATGACGAGTTCAGGGAGCGTGACCTGCTCCCCCTTCTTGAACGCCTCCATCTCCGTCGAACTGAGCTGGAGCAGGAGGGAAATCCGAGCGTTCAACCCGACGTACAGCTGCAGGGTGTCCGCGTATGAGGCAGGGATGTTGGTGTACAAGGAACCTCCGTTCTTGTACGCCACGGTGACGGTCAGCTTTTCGGTTGACGGCATACAGCCTCCTTTAAACGGGGTGAGAACCAAGAGAATGACCTTCTCGATTCAACCTTCTTATCCCGCTCAAAGGAGGCTTTTTGCTCTCACAGTGGCGTCTTTTCGATGCTGCCGGTGGTGGTCGTCGTTGACGGCCCCTTACGCAGCGTGTTCTTCAGACCTGCTCTGGCGATGGCATCATCGAGGTTTGCGTTCACTGTCTTCATCAGACCCTGCAGAAGCTTTGCATCGTTGTTGGAATCGGCTTCTGACATAGCCCCGATGTGTTCGAAGAGCACCTCCAGAGAGGGCTCGATTCCGACGTGAATACACGCCTCCCAGAGAACCTCATCCAGGTAGAAGACCTGTCGAAGAGCCAGGAGACCCGTGTAGACGGAGGAAAGCTTCGGCACTGCTACTTCTGCCAGATACACCTCGACAGATACGTTGCTGGCATCGGCTCCTGCTTTGACTGCCTCCGGAGAGTTGTCGACCTTGAACTTCTCTGGGTGTGCTTCGACCATCCTCAGAAGCACAGCTCGAAGCGCAACAAGAAAAGTATCCCTGTTGCGTGCGATGTCAGCGGATGACAGAGGGCCCATTAGCAGCCTCGGAACTTCTTCTCTTCCTTCGGAACCTTGGGCTGCTCTTCGGGAAACGCCGTGTCCATGAACTCGTAGACCTCTTGAAGCGTGATGCTCTCGAAACCAAGCGTCTTGAACGCGTTGGTGACCGTCTCGTTGAGGACGAGGACCTGCTGCAGGAGGACCTTGTCCAGGAAGTGGTCGGCGAACTTCACCGCGTACTCTGCCGTCCTGGTGTCAGGGTGGAAGTGTCCTGGGTTGTGGAGGGACTGAAGAGTGATGCTGTTCACGAGTGCGGCGTGAAGCTCCGCCGCCTTCTGATGGTAGGGCATGGTTCTGAAGTTCTTCCGCGCGACTTCCTTCGTGTAGGGGTCCGTGAGTGACTGTTGTTTGTTCTGGACGAGGAGGCTCTGCATGTGATTGCTCTTTCTCTCTCAGGATGAGAGTCCTGCGGGGTGGGTACTTCGAGGGAAGGTATGTGAGCGCAATCAAAGAGGCGGCCCCAGTTTCCCAGGGCCGCCTCCAACTACGCTTTAGACTAGTTTTATTTGGTTTAGGTACAACTGTTGGCTTACAGCTATGAACTATGACGGGTTCTCCGAGACGTTTTATTATTAGACGCGACAGCTACCAAGCCTGCCTTCGAGCATTTCCAGACTCTCATTTCTCGGCAAACGTCTAAATCCGAGACGCATCTCCAGAACCATACTCTGGAATCAGATTACAGTACTACGGAGTAGAAAACGCATGTACTCCTCCTTTGGGACTTTCTTGAGGAAGGAATCACCCATGAACGCTTTGTCTCTCCTTCTGTTGTTTTCGATGGAGTTATTCAGCAGGGCTTCGCTGAGGGTGAGTCTTGTCTCGAAGTAGCCCGGAGACACGCTACGGTGTTTTCTACCGTCGTGAGGAGCTCTCGGAATGGGCCACGAAACCAGGGGAACCAGCCGAGACCGTACCTTGTAGCTCTGTGCCACATCCGCAAGGACCATGCATCGACTACACACCTTGAGCTTCAGTTGGAAATCGAAATGAGTGTGTAGTGCATCAGGAACGTTCGACTGCTGGTTCATGAGGATGTCGAACGCTCTACACATGAAGAGCGGGTTGAACCGACTACTCAAAGTCATGAACACTTCAGACCTCCACGCGGTAGTACGGCATCCCTCCAGGAAGCGCGGGCCACATCTCCTTGGGCATGAGGCAGGTGACCTTCTTGGTGGCCATTCCGAGCACCATGAGAGCCTCCATGTCGTGGTGCTCTCCCCACTGCTCACCATCGAACCGCATGCAGGCTCGGAGGAAGGACATTCCTCCACCCTTGGTTGCGTAGAACTCTTCGGGGAGCTGTCGAAGCAGCGTCTCGATGTCCTTCGACTTCTCTTCGAGCCGAGAAGGGTGAAGAGCGAAAGCGTGGATGACACCAGGCACCAGCACGGACCCTTCCGGAGGTCTCTTGGAGTGGGCAAGTTCCTCTTCGTTGTACAGGCAGTACATGAGGATGTTTTCCACATTCTTCGACGTGAGTTCGATGACCATTTCTTACCTCCCAAGTAGGGAAAGAGAAGTTTGATTACCTCTCAAACTACTTATACTCGTGATTTGCGATGTTTTTGATGAATCGCGAACCACACGGAAGGCACATGTAGAAAGGACGATGACCTGTCAGAGGATACATTCCTCCGTACATGGTGGGACTCCTTCCAGAGTACATCTGAATGTCTACTGAGATGTAGGGGTCTCGGACATGACGCTTTCCTTCGAGTCCTGGGACGTCGACGAACGTATCTACGAACTCCTTCTGACACACCGCACAGGTTCCCCCACTCAATTGAGCATCCGAATGCAGTACATCCGTGAGTGTCCTTCTGCTTCACACTCTTTGATGAGCTCGGCCTCGTTCCAGATGAGGAGCGCGAGGACGGCAATGACGATAATCGCAATGATGATTGCGAAGAGCACGTCAGTGACTTTTTTGAGGAGTGACTTTCGGGATTTCAAGCAGAAAACTCCAATCTCTGTCCTTGAGCGTGTTCCCAAGGAATTTCTTGAGGACTCTTTTTACCTTCCAAACGCCTTTTCGCCAATCTTTCCCTGAGCGCATCTTCTCGTAAGGGTCTCCTCCCCATACATAATGATGCCTTTGAGAACGTTCTACGGCTTCCTGAACGTTGGGAGAGATGCGTCTTGCAAGCGCGAGCTCTAATTGAGCGACTCCGCAATCCTCTCCTTTTGTAAAGTCGTTTAGAATCAAATGGGACGCTTCGTGAAGGACATCGAGCACGTCTTCCATCGACCTCACTCCAGATGGATGGATAGGGAGGAAGACGAACTGATGAATCTTCTGGATGCGAATCGCTTCTGCGTTGCTGGGTGCTGCTCCAACGCTAAAATGCTTGATACCTTCGATATCTCCGTCGTACTCAACGAAGTTGACGTTGAAAGTGAGAAGAAGTGTCTTCACCTTTTTGAGGTACTTTTGATGTTTATGCATAATGAAAGAGGGGCTCTCAATTGAGAGCCCCTCTTCATCCTTTCAGAACGCTTACTTCGTGCTGGGGTTGTGCTCGCGGTAATCCGTGGGCTCCGGCAGTGTGTTGATCTCACTCTGCGTCGGGAACCCGAGTGCCTTGAGAACTCCCGTCACCACACTCGGACTCCAGTAGTTGCGCCACACGAACTTGCCGTCTTCCATCACGAACCAGGTCGTCATTCCCACGCCGAAGATGCTGAAGACGGGGAGGTTCTCCTTGTCGAGGAAAGTTGCGATTCCCTTGAAGTAGCCTCCTCGCTCCTTGATGAGCTTCTGGATTTGAACATTGGGCAGCTCGTGTCCGAGGCCATTCACGAACTTCTTGATGGGGTCTCGCACCTGGTCTGCCGTCTTGTTCACGAGGTTGCCGATCTCCTCCGCAGAGAGGTAGTCGGTGAAGTTCGGGTGCTTCTGGTGACCAGTGAGGAAGAACCCACGAATCTGGTCGAAGTTCGGCGTGAGCGAGGACGCCTGGACGTTCGACACCGGAACCATCTGCGTGGCGTCCTTGTACGAGACACGACCGCTGACGGTACCGATGTTCACGACGTCCCTGAGAGACTCTGCCTTGTACTTCTGGAGCTGAGTCTCGCGAACGGAGTCGAGCGTTGCTCTGATGTCGGCCTTCGAGAAGACATTCCACTTCTTCCCGAACTCCAGCGTCTTCATGAGCATGTCGAGCGCCGTCTCCCCCTTCGGAGACACGTCGAGAGTGAGCTGCTTTGCCTTCGGAGCAGCACGCACAGCGGCTTTCTTGACCGTGGGAGCGCTCTTCTTGGGAGCTGACTTGGGAGCAGTCTTCGTGGCCGGAGCAGCGACGATGGTCTTCGTATCGTTCTTTTCGGACATGGTTTCCTCTTGTGAGTTTTGCTGGGGGACGACGTCTGGGATCTGAGCGAGCAGCTCTTGGCGAAGCTTTTCTGCAACTTCGGACTTACTCTTGAAGATGACCTTCATCACACCCTTCATCGTGAGGAAGCTCATGGAGTTTGCAGAGCTGGTGTCGAAATCAGGCAGAAACTTTCTGATTTGCGCCAGGTACAGGGCGTCGAGAATGATTTTGTCATCCTTCTCGAACTCATCGGACCACGCCCCTGAGATGTGGTCAGAGAGCTTCTGACCTTCCTTGGTGTACCCCAACACATTGCCGATGACTTTGGTGGGGGTAACCCAGACACCCGAGGGCATCTGGATGAACTTGATGCTGATGACTCCGAAATTCACTTCTTTTGTACGCATGAATCAGCCCCTCCTTAGGGCTTCAGGTGAGACTACTACTTGGGGCTGACACGGCCTGATTTCAACTGTTTTTTCAACGCTTTGTTCTCTTTGATGAGCTCCGTGACCCTGTCGATCCACCCGATTTCGATTTCGATGGCGATTTGGACGAGGGCCTGTTTGACGACGGGGCGGAGCTTGAGGTTGTAGATGCTTGAGTAGATTTCTTGCTTTCGCTTTCGAGTTTGCGAACTGCTATACATTTTGTATCCCCCTCCAGGCAGCCTGCTTCGTGTTCGACGCAGAAATAACCGGTCCCCTCACAGTCCTCGCAGTCGACTGTTTCTGGTTCTTTGCACTTACAGGAGAGGCTGGTCTCGAAGCAGCCGTCGCAGCGAGTGCCTCCTCCATTACAGTCGAAGTGATCCTTGATGACGCACTTTTTCATTAGTACCCCAAGAACTTCTTGCGAAGTTCGACGAACACTTCGAGTTCTTCGTTGTTTGGTTTCTGGTCAGCAAGCGCCCCTGCGAGCCTCGTGAAGTCGAGGTTGAGGAGCGTGTTGGGATTCGGAAGCTGGTTGGTCCAAATCTTCAGAAACGCATCGCACTCTTCTTTCGAAGCACCCGCCTTGGTGAGAACACGTCGAAGGCGGATACCCCTCACAAGCTTACTGGCCTGTGCTTGCCCCTTGGCGTCGCCTGCGAGGTCCTGAGGGAAGAACTCATCAACAACCCTTCCCTGCTTGGAGTACTTCACTGGCGTGCCTCCTGGGGCTTTGGGGGCTTCGTCATGATGATTCTGTGCTTGCCGACCTGTTCCTCGTTGATTACCTGGACGATGGCCATCGCGTTCTCCTCATTTGGGTGAGGATTGAAGGTCCAATCGTCTGGTGCCCCTTTGAACCCAAAGAAGTACGCGATAGCTATCATCGCAGTAGGGGTCGGGAATCCGAAGGCAGTGGCCACCGTGAGATGGCGCAAATCGACTTGGATTTCCGTCATCGGAGTTGTTGGATCGTCCGCACTCTGTGAGAGTGCCTTGATTCGATCGACGGTGAAACAGATGTAGTACTCGACCGTCACGCCACTCGGGTCAGCAAGAGGGACAACTCTGGAGTGTTCTTTGCCATCCAGAATACCAGCAAGCTTCTGCTGAGTGCGGGGTTGTGTTGTATCGAGAATGTTCTCCTCTCGATTCGAGTACTCTCGAAGTTCAGCGAGAACAGGTTCGGCAGGACTTCCTCGAATGATGGCAAAATGCACGACCTCTCCTTTTGACCCACGAAGGGTCTAGATGAAGACAGGATGTCTTCTGTTTTCTTATACCTTACTTCTTGCTCTTCTTCGATGGGCCGTAGTCCTTGGAGCTGAACTCCTTGAACCTCAGTTCCATCTCTTTGTTGAGCCTTCTCCAGATAGCAGGACTGATGAGAAGTTCAATCTCTCTCGAAGAGCTGTAGTACCTTCTCTGGACTCCAATCCAGATGCCCGCCTCTTTGTAGATTCCTTTTGCCCCGAAGACAGGACCAACTCGGAAGTCTAGTTTCTGACCGGCGCTATCTACGAGGTCAATCTGTGTATCGCGAACACCTTCAGGGAAGAAGTCTCCCCAAACTCCCTTATCCACTTTCGGAGCCTTATCGTACTGCTCCTTTGCCTTCGGATAGTACTTCTTCCAGGCTGCGTCTTCGAGCTTCCGAAGTGGGCCGCATGCGGCAATCGCATCGTCCCACTCCTTACGGCGCTTATTGTGCTGCTCCATCTTCCTTTCGAGCTTTGTCAGTTTTACCTTTTCGCTTGCTGGCTTCGAGCTCTTTGAGTCTTTGGTCATGATTGCTTTTCCATTGCATGAACTCGACGAGCATCCAATGGACTCGGGTCCCGACTTCCTTGGACCCTCCCATAACGAATCCCTCGACGAGCTGTGAGACAAAGTACCTTTTGAATTTATCGTAAGACCAGAGAAGGAAGTCCTCACTCTCGTCTTTGTATTCTAGTTCTCTACTATAGATCGTCATCGTCCTTAGTCTCCTGCTCTTTGACTTTGGGGAGTTTTTCGTACGCCTTACAGAAGGCGCATCCAGCACGATGCGCTGCTGCTGCATGCCGTGCTGAAGGGTAGTCGTCTATGTAGGGGTCATGCTCTTCGTAGTGCAGTCGAAGAGCATGCATTGCGATGTCAATCTGAGCGTCTGGCCACTGGATTAGGTGTCGAGCCATTCGATTTGAGTTCTCCCCTCGTGTCCGTGGATGTTCTCTACCACTTGGATAGAGTCGTACACGTTGACCGCTCCGTAGTGGCTGAACCAGGTCAGCGCGATCTTACCTCCGCTGAACATGACGCCCTCTGCGACGATTCCTGTGCCGCTCGTCCCAGTGGCGTCTTCCATTCTGTTGAGCACGAATCGCTTGGCGAAGCACTTCTTGACTGTCGGTGTCTTTGTTTGTTCAGTCATTGAGCTCTCAGAAAGTCTACGGTGTACATGAGGGCAGGCTGAGGTCCCAGCAGAAGGAAAGCGATCCCGAAGAAGAGAATTGCCTTGAGGAACTTCCGTAGGATGTCAGACATCAAACCTCTGCTCCCGAGTACAGGGAGTCCTGGCAGTTCTGGCACGTCTTCGAGCGTGCGTACTCTCTCTTCGAGACTTCATTCTTGAATGTGAACGGAGGAGTCTTTCCGCACATAGAACAGTTGTCTGTGTTCTTGTTGGAGGACTCTCTGGTTTTCGCCTCATCCAGGATTTTCTGAAAATCACCCATCGTGAAAGTCACTGTCTTCAATGATATCTCCATGTCCGACAGTAAGGAGGGCATCCTCTACTCTCGAACGAAAGTCTGAGACCCATTTCGTCTGTGCTTGGGTCGGTGTTGAGGTTTCGACGTCGAGCCACTCCCCGAGGAGTTTCTCAAGTCTGGTTTCTCTTCTCTTCACTTCCAAAAGCTCCTGCGCGAGCCTCTCCCTCTCTCTGAATATTCTCCCGAGAGCCTCTTGAACTGCGGAGACAAGTCGGTCATTCGTCAGACCGAGTCGAACCATCTCAGAGTGAGGATGACATGTCGGAACAACAGCAATGACTGTTCCGTCCTCTCCTCGGATGTATGATTCTTTCGTCGCTGGGAGGTGGCACTTTGGATATGCGCAGGGGTGATCCATGCCTACTTCTTACTACGAATCTAAACCGCTGCATCCATCGCAGATTTCATCCTCTCATACATCTCTACTGCTTCGTTATAGTCTTCCAGGGTCATTGTTCTCATTGACGGGAAGAATGGAAAACCATTGATGGACCTATTTGGCACAGCCTTCGATATTTCTTCGTATAGGACAGACACTCTCTTGTCCTTCATTTCTTTGAGTATCTTCTTCGACGCAAAGGCAAGCGGCATGAATATGATAGGAAAGAGCGACTCTTGTCCCTTCGGGATTTGAGTTGAGAACAGATACCTATTTTGGATCATGCCCTTCGCCACTTCCTTGATTTGTTCCGGAGTCAGGATGTGGTTTGTTTTTGTTGAACTCTTCGATGACTTTGTTGAACTCTTTTTCGCAGTCCCAGCAGTACTGGAACGAGCCTTGGTACTGACGGACGGCTTTTTCTGCATCTGAGAACGCGACGTACGAGACGGAGACATACGGATCACCTGCCATTCTTCCAGGATGTGGATACGGCATGAACCTCGGATTTCTCACCTGCAAGTCGATGAGGACTTTGCATCGGTCGCAGTAGAACCCCATTCTGACTTTGTCCCAGCTCACGTAACTGTTCTCCCTCCAGGAGCGAGTCCCGGAAGAGTGTCTCCATCGAGTCTTGTATAGAGATGAAGAGTGAAGCTGTGCAGATTCACGTAGTCCTCTTCATGAGGGAGCAACTGTACTGCGAGACGTTGTCTACCGATGAAGAGGTCCTTCACGCTTTTCAGGTCCTGCCACGAAGGCAGCCGATTGGCGTAGGAGAAGCTGATGTGCAGCCAGACTGATTTGTCCTCGAAGTGGTTTTCGACTGTCGCAATGACACGAAGACCATCTCGGTATGCAAATGCTTTGGTAATTTCGGGTGGAAGGGGGAACTGAGAAGTGTCTATCTCACTCCAGCCGACGGGGAGTACTTTCGGAAGTACATCTTGAATGCGGTAGGACACTACTCTCCTTAGAGGGGCCCTCCTGGCGTCTCCTTTCCTTCTTGAGAGCGCGTAGCAGAGCCAATGGGGTGGTAAGCTTCATCTTTGTTAGTAAGCGTGGAAGACGACCCAAGCTCTTTTCCAGAAGTGAACTTCTTGTCTTTTCGAACGACCTTCGGACCGTAGAGTGCCTTGTATTGCTTCTCTGAGAAGGCAGTCTGTTCTGCAATCTTTACGAGCTCATCGGCGAAGGCAGCAAAGGTCGTTCGGAGCATTACTCAATTATACTCATCCCTCTTCGGAAGGCCACGATAATCGATAACTTCGAAGTTATTGGCCTCGACTGCATCTTGAATGAGCTTCATGAATCCCGTCGACTCCTTAACGAGTTCGTGGACGGTTTTATGCGCTTCCAAGCTCGACTTCGTGCTGTTTGCCGTCTTGACCATCTCAACGACGGTCTCTGTGACTTTCTTTGTCAAAACCTCACAGATAAGTCCGCCTTTGTCGTCCTCCTTGCTCGTCTTTGCGAGGGCCATGACAGAGGCCTGTACGTACGAACGCAGAAGCGCATCGAAGCATGGATTCGAGCAGAATCCCTTCAGGATGATTCCATCGTCCAGTGCTTCTTCGTCGTCCTTGATGTCCTCGACTCCACGAAGAATCATCTCAATCGACTCCTTCATGAACTCCTCTTTGTATCCTTGCGCCTCCGCCTCTTTCAGGAGGGACTCGAAGTTCTTGCGAGAGTTCTCCTGATGATGCTTCGCAGCATCAGGAGGCATCTTCTCTCCAACAGTTTTGAGATACTTCTCGTGCGCAGCTTCGAGTGCCTCAAGGAGGGCAGGTTTTTCGTTTGCCATAGATGTTCCTGTGATTGGTTGTAAAAAAAGAAGCAACCTACAGGGGGAGGGGAGGACCCGTAGGTTGCTTCCGGGGACACCTATACGAGGGTCCCGCTATATTCTTATGCCACCGTATTCGTGGAGTCTTCCGATGGACGAATCATACCAGTAAAGAGTCCAGTGAGGGTAAAGTCTTTCCTTCCTTCATCGACCTGGTCTTGACGGTCCCACAGCAAGGTGCCGCTCTCGTCCTTCGAAGGCTCGAACGTCAGGATGGTGCTCTTTCGAAGCTTTCCCGTCTCAAGGTAGACCAGGATGGCGTCTTTTCTTGGGATTCTTTCCATGATGTGCGACGGGATTTCTACCTTCGAGATGTCCGCGCCATCCTCAATCTCCATCCCCGCCAACTGGAGAGTCGCCACGGTAGCCGCTCGAACGTAGGCTTCGTCGATCTTCAGAAAAGCGACTGCACTTGTCTTTTTACAGAGGTATCGGAGATACGCGGCAAATATCTCTTTTGGCTTCGCCTTGACCACCTTACACAGTCCATCGACTACCTTTGCATCAATCTCCTCTTTGTCTTTGAGGTTGAAGATAGAGGCAGCGGCGACCCTCATGCTTTCGATAGACGCCTGAATGTCCGTGCTGCCCTTCATTACGAGGGGCACCATCGAGAGGAGCATTTCATTTGAGTACGTGTTCGGAACGAGAAGACATGCGATGCCGCCAGGGTCAGCCGCAACCTCATCGTCGGTGACCTTTGCGAACGAATCGGGGTCGACCAACCAGCTCCTCACCTCAGGGGGAATCTCCATCTTCCTGCTTACGACGAAGCTCACAGGAACGATGGACTTCTTCTCGTTGAAGAGCTCCTTTGCCCTTCCGACGAGATGCTCTTGGAACTTCAGGCAGTCCTCAAGTACGTCCTTCTTATTCTCGAACATAGTGTTCTCTCTAGCGACGAGGGCGCTTTCCCTTACTGGTGTCGCTGTATTTGATTCGCTGTCCGTCTTTGTATTCTTTTCTTTCCTTCTTTGCCTGGGACTTCGAGACGTGCGACGTATGCACTTCGTTGAGGAAGTAAGTCGAGGCTACTACGACCTTGTCCTTCTTGGAGAGATGGACGAGTTGGATTCCGGCTGACTGCGCAAACTCCGTAATCTTGACGTCTCTGTACAATTCTCCAAAGACGATTCTCTTGATACCGGCATTTGCGATGAGCTTGAAGCAGTACCAGCAGGGACTGGCGGTGACGTAGAGGTCAGACCCATCGATACGAACCCCATTCTTAGCTGCTTGAATGATGGCATTCGCTTCTGAGTGAACCGTGCGTACGCAGTGGTCATTCTCCATGAGACAGCCCACGTCAGAGCAGTGAGGTTGTCCAGAGATACTCCCATTGTATCCGGTAGAGAGAATCATCCGGTCTCGGACGATAACGGCTCCCACTTGTTTTCTCGGACAAGTTGCCCGAGTCGAGACAGTGGTAGCTACTTCCATGAAGAACAAATCCCAAGAAGGTCTCATTCTGGACTCGGCAGTCCAAAGAGGAAACCAGGACCATTTCCTTCTTCGTCTCTTGAGACTTCGACTTTGCTTCCGTCATTCAAGGTGAAGAATGGAAAACCATCCCCATTGACTCCGGTCTTGACGATCTTTTTCCCCTCCAAGTGCTTCATGTACTTCTTCATGTACTCGTTTCTGCTTGTCATCACCATGTGCTGGACTCCTCGAACCAGAGAGATGCCAAATACGCGACGCTCGCTTCTTTGTGTTCGTGCTTAGGCTCATACGAACGTTGGATTGCCGAGAGATGACGAATGGCAGTGACGAGGTCGATGTCTTTCTTCGACACCAGTCCCGTAGTATTCAGACCGTTGAAGAACCACGAACGTTGAAACTGTAGCCACTTGTTTTGGCTGTTCCTGTTTCGAAATTCTTCAGGAATCTCTTCATACTTCGGCATCAGGTGGGACACAGATGCAGGAAACACCTCCAAGGCCCGTGTGATTGGTTGCGGCGTCATGATTTTTTATCCTTGAGTTGTTTTCCGAGCGCAACTCCCATCGCAAACGCTTTGTCTGGGCCTGGGAGAGTCTTACCGAAGATGGGGTGTTCGACGTTGAACAACTGGATAGTCTTATCCAGCGTCTCTTGGTCGCAGTAGCCAGTGAGGTAACCGAGAGTTTCTGAGAACTGGTCCTCACTCCAATCGAAAGACTGCATCGTCATCTTCTTGAAGAGATCCGTTTCCTCCTTACCGCATTGCATCGCCGCGTCGAACCAACTTCTCAGATTCATGAGAATGTTACTCTTCCACAACATCCTCTTTCTCTTCTTCTCTTCACTCATGGTGGTGGAAGCCCCTCATCTCCGAAGTGGATGTCATAGACAACGATGTCTTGATGGATTGCTTTGTGCGTTTCGTACATCTCAATTCGATTCACCCAGTGAAAACCAGGAAGGCCCCAGAGGGTGTTATTTGAAGATCCTTCAACGATAGTAAGAATGAATTCGTTCTTACCGGAGGATCTGAGCTTCACTGCGTGCTCGTGGGTGATTGGCCCTTTACACGGACCAAACTCCCTCAAGAAGGTACTCAACTTCTTCTTCATGGGTTTGAACGAAAGTGACATGTTAATGAAAAAGACGGAGTGTACACTAATTAGTGTACACTCCGTCTCTCCTTCATGCGGGAGTGTTACTGCTTGGACGCCAGAGACGCAGGAAGCGTCTTGGACAGTTCCTTGGCGACCTTCGAGACGAGCTCGGCAGGAATGACCTTGTCGAGGTTCGGACCGTACGACGCCAGAAGCTGACCGACCGCGACTTCTTGACCGATGGCCCTTCCGAAGATCTCCATCGCGGAAGGTTGCGGCTTGGTGTTGGGGTTGAGGAGCTCCATCTGCGAGAGCATCGACTTCGCTGCCTCGACGAGGTCCTCATCCGTCAGCTTGAAGCTCTCCGAACCCTTCGTGCGAGTGACAGCAGCCAGCTTGCTGCGCTCGACCACTTCTCGGATGATGGCAGGAATCTTCCCCTGCAGCATGTTTCCGACGCCATCGAGGTTCGTTCCCTCCTCGATGAGACCGCGACCGTACAGGCGAACCAGACGGGTGACCGCGACGTCGTCAGGAGGACGAACGGGAATCACGGCATCGAGACGACCCGGACGGAGCATGGCCGGGTTGATGAGCTCGACGTGGTTGGTGGTGAGGACGACGATGATCTCCGACGACTTCGTGTCGACGCCGTCGATGGTGTTGAGAATGCCGTTCATGTCATCCGAACGACCTCCCTTGAGCACCTGGTCGATGTCCTCGGCGAAGATGACAGCCGGACCGTACTGCTTGGCGAAGAGAATCGCACGCTGCAGGTCCTTCACCGTCTCCAGGTAGATGAACGTCCACCCGTTGTTGACTGCCTTCTTGGCGCTGACGTACGCCGTGAGCGTCTTGCCGGTGCCGTACGGGCCTTCCAGCAGAATGCCGCGCTTCAGGGGGATGGAGAGCTCCCGGCACTTCGAGGTGAACTCGATGGGAGTGAACACCGAGTTCTGCACCATCGTCGCCACGTCCTTCGAGAACACGAGCTCATCTTCCCGCACCTTGCTCGTGTCGATGAACTTCGGAGCGTGAGCCGTGGGATCGAAGTCCTCCGGGCTGATCTCCGGGAACGAGACCTTGATGGCCTTGGCCTTGTAGATCGACTCTTCCTGGACGATCTTGCGAGTGGCAGCGGCCAGGTCAGAGACTTCCTTCTTGAATCGCTGCTTCACTTCACCGCCGATGATGAAGATCTGGCGACCCTCCTTGATGCCCGTGTACGTCACGAGGTACCCATCGACGCCGGGGATCTGCACCCGTCCCCACGGAACCTGAACCGTCTCCTCGTGGGAGATGGCCACGCCGATCATCGTCGGCGGCTTGGGCCCGAAGAACCCAGGAGTCGGAATCATCCCGACGAAGCCGTACTTCCTGGCCATCGCCTTGTGGAACGCGAACGCACCATCGAGCGGGAACGCATCGACCTGCTCGTTGATGGCGACGACTCGCTCATCTTCGACCTTCATCCTGCGGAGCCACTCGATGCCCTCATCCATCGACATGCCTTCAGGCAGGGTGATCTGACTTCCACCACGAACGACCGACATGTCCTTGAACTTCGTTTCCACTTTGGAATCCTTCAATGCTTCAGCCATGGATTGAACTTCCCCTCAGTATTCGTTTCACTTGGAAAAAAGAAGACACTACAGAATGTAGTTGTACACGCTCCAGTTAGGAGTTAGAGCTCTCTTGAGCTTAATTCTTATATCTACAAATCGACTATTTCTTGCTCACTGTGAGCTCAGAACTACAGAGGCAGTTCTGTTTCTTACGGGCGGGTCTTGAGTGGGAAATGGCGTTACTCCATTTACCTCTTCGAGTGCAGGCCTGAGCCGGTCTCTCACGTCTGTGAGAGTGGCGAGACATTCAGCACCCGTGTACGTCGACTTTTCTGCAATTCCGACTGCGTGTCGAACAGTAGCGTTCGCGACTTCGATCCTCTGTCGAAGTACGACGTTCTCAACGACGAGAGCCGCGAGAACTGCTCCAAGAAGAAGATACCACGCCTTTACCGCTAGAGTTTTGAGTGTCTGCACTTTCAGGCTCCAGTTCGAACTCTCTATCGATGTACGACATAGCATCTTTCCAGCCTTCTCGGTATCGCTCTGCTTCTTTCTTTAGAACGGATCTCCATTCTTCTTTTGGAGTTTCTTTTCTCTGTCTCAGCAGAGCGATCTTTGCGTCTGACTTCCCTGTGTACATGTGAGTAGGGGAAGTCATCCACTCTCCCGTTCCCTCATCTTTTCTTTGGAGGACGAAGATAGCTGTCTCCAAATCCAGAATCGAATCTCCTGTGTCCATTATTTCCTCTTGCAACTTTTTACGAACGGCGTACTCTACGTCAGACTCGCGGCTTAGAGGTTCTCTGGTGAGTCCTCTATTGGATGATGGGAGGGCCTCTAAGCTGCGGTCATGTGTCTCTGGCTTCTTTGTATGTGGCTTGGACTGGGTCGAACTTCTCTGCTTGCTTCTCCTCGACTCCCCGGAGCTTGAGCATCTTCTCAGAGAGGATGTCGAAGTCTCCGTAATACATCCCGGCGTAGTAGACCATGTCTTCGTGGACTGCAAGGAAGGCATCGTCTCCTTCCGGAAGGCCGATTCGAACATTACAGAGATAGGTGACTTGCACCCACTCAAGAGGCCCCAGAAGGGGCCCATCTTTTCCCCAGTCCTCCATGTCTTGTTCTGGATCTTCTCGACCGTGGAAGAGGTGAAGGTAAACGCTCATTTCTTCTTTGCGCCTTTCTTAGCCAATTTGGCCACCTTCAGTTGCTGTTTGTTGAACTTGGCTTCTTGCTCCTCAAGCCAGTCCCAACTGTTCATCTGAGAGATTCCTGTGGCGGTGATGAAGAGTCCCCCACCACCGAACTCGTTTACTCTGCTCTTGTCGCACCAACTCGCCCAACTGAGGCTAATTGATTTGTCTGGGTGGAACTTCTTCAAGTACGCCTGAAGCAGGAGTTCTACTTCTGAAGGGTCAGCCGCTTCTTCCGACTCGAAGTAAATGGTCTGCTTTGCTTCATCTCCTACGTACGAGACCGTAAAAGACACGAAGTCTCTGAAGTCGTCGATTGTGCCCGCAATGGGGCCGAGTGCTTCTTTGAGTCCCTGGAGCTCTTTGAATTCCTCAGGACTCTCTTTCGGGTCCGGATTGTCCTGGTACAGCTCTGCGTAGTTATTCAACTTCAGAATCATGTCTTGCATCCAGAGTTTCTCCTCTTTGGATGCAAACTCAATTCCGATGCACCACTGCGTGTAGTTGTTCGCCATCGCCTCTCCTTTCTAAATCGTTGGTCCGTATAGTACTTATCCCACCGTACACTGATAACTTGACACCTCGATTTGAGTGTGGTGACTTCGCAAAATGGAAATCGCCTACGTCGGAGATGAGTACGTCGCTTGGGTACCGTTCTTTGAGAAGCGTCTGAGTCTGCTCCCAAAGCAGAGTGGGCTGCTCTTTTACTCGGTCTTCTGGAGTCCCAGCTTCAACGGTAAGTGCCAGGTACTCAACTTTGTCCTCGGGTTGCAGAAAGACGCCGGGCTGACGAGAGACGTTGGGGAGGCGCTTATTCAGCAAGTCCTGAAGGATGCTCCCATCAATATGGTTCCATTTACTCCGAACGTAACGGTGTACGTGGGGAGCCCTGGACCCGCCCTGTGACCAAAGTACTCAAGAACCTCATCCGACTGCGGTCGAAGCGTATGACGCAGTCAGAGCTCGCCAGGAAGCTCGGGGTGTCTAGACAGCAGGTCTACAACATCGAGAGCGGTAGACAGGGCCACCCATCCATTCAAACCATTGAAAGGTATGCTAAAGCGGTAGGTGCTAAAATTCTTGTGGTTCCTCGTTGACAAGTCCCCTCGTAGTACATACTGTGTCTGTACATGCCCACCGACGATAGAAACCCGCTCCTCATTCCAAGCGCCAAAGAACCCGTTCGTCAAAGGGGCTGTCCCGTCTGTAACTCCGATCGATTTGTCGGGAGAAATCTCGGAGGGATGATAAAGTGGACCTGCCACGCATGCGGGAACATCTGGCACGGCGGCCTTCCACAGCAGCCAGAGGATCCGACGGTCCCAAAGGCTCCCGTCGACCCAATGGATAAGCCCGTCATGGACTTCGTGAAAGACAAACAAGGAAATGCGGTAGAGGTTCGCAGGAGAGTGAATCTTACTCCTGAGTTTAAGAAGGGTCTTCCAATTCCAGAAGGAGAAGAATAATGACGGACGAGAAGAGAGAGACTGTTGTATTCGGTTCAAACGAAATCAGCGCAGAGCAGAAGAGTGCGTACCAGGCGAAGATTGCAGCAGCGAAGTCTGGTATCAATTCTCTGAAGGGTGTCGACCCCGTCGGAGGAGAGAAGACCTCGATGCCCGACTTCGCTAAACTTCGCGAAGCCAACTCGGCGAAGAGGTCAAACTCTCCATGGGAAGAGGGAGTCAATCCCCGTCCTCCTGGTTCTCCTATCCTGAGCCCTCATACTCAGCAGCAGCTCCAGCAGATTGCAGCAACTGCCCCTGCAGAGGCTCCGAAGAAGGAAGAGCCTGCTCCTGAGAAGGAAGAGGTGAATGTCTTTGATGCGCTCGACTTTGATGGGATGAAGAAGAACGAAGCAGAGCGTCTGCTCGACAATAAGAAGAGACGCGAAGACATCGAGTCACGCTGTGAGCCGATGAAGTTCGAAGACCTCCTCTACAAGAATGAAGTTCGCCAACGCGTGCCTATTCTCGAAGGCAAGTTCGAGCCCCTCTTCAGGTCTTTGACTCCCTCTGAGTCTCTCTTCGTCAAGAAGTTCATTGCGGAAGAGCAGTCTGTCTCTGACCAATACTTGATGGAGAAGTACAGCCTCTGTCTTCTCACGGCAGCTCTGGTCGACATCAACAACAAGCCGCTCCCAGACCATCTGAACGCAGACGGTGACGTCGACAAGACCCTCTTCCAGAAGAAGCTCAAGGAAGTGATGAAGAAGTCTGGCTACATCATCGCCGACTTGTCGCTGAACTACCAGTGGTTCGACATTCGCGTGAGGAAGCTCATTTCGCTCGACGGCGTAAAAAATGGCTAGAGTCCGCAGAGGGTTGGGTAAAGGCTAACCTCCTCTACGACTTCGCTCTTAGTTCAGGTCGCCTTCCCTCTCCGGACTCCATCAGAGAAGCACTGTTCATCTCAGTTTGGTGGAGACGACAGGAAATAGAAGCATCAAAGCTAAGAGTCCTTGCCCAAGGCCTTGCAGCTATCTCAGACGCAGGTAATCACCAGGTCATCTCTGAAGCGTACAAAGCAGCCATCGAGTCACTCTTTCCTCACACAGCCAAAGCAGCAGAGCCGAAAGACAGAGCGTTGCTCGACAAGATGGAGAAGGAAGTCAAACAAGGTCCTCTGTTCTTTGCGCCCATCTCGATGTCTTCAGCAAAGGCCTCAATCAAGAAGATGAACGTTCCAGACGACTTCAAAAAGAAGCTCAACGAGAAGTCAAAGAAGAGAAATAAATGAACCTTCAACTAAAGAGTTTCTCACAGGATGTTGACCTCGCCGAACCGGACAAGATTCTGTACTACCTTGTCTTCCAGACTGAGTCCGGGAACGCGATTCGTCTTCCTGTGCAGAAAGAGACCACTGAAGAGCTAATCCGATTGGTCTACAAGAAGAAGATTGCTGCTGCAGAGGAACCGTCTCCAGAGCCTGAGGCAGTTCCCGAGGAACCTCGCGAAGAGACGGATGAGGAGTATGACGACGACATGGCGTTCGATGAGAATGGCGACCCCATCGAAGCTGCGAGCGTCTTCCAGGACGAGGCCCCTTACGAGGAGCAGGAAACTCCAGAATCAGAGGAAGAGGTTCCTTCTCTATGATGATTCGGTCACTCTGTAACTCCTGCATGCAGCCATTTGAAATCTCAGTAGAGGTAGCTGAGGTTTCTTTGGTGAAGGAGATTACGGATGACGCGGGCCTGTTCTGTCCATGCCCAAGGCTTTGCGGCGGGAAGATTAACCTCGTAGGCGACGCAACCATCGAGGAGATGTCCAAAGATAGACGCCTCAAAGACCCGATGCGTATCTCTGGACGAGAGTTGTACCGTGCCGTAAATGGGTTAGGTCTTCCAGATGAGTTTCCGAACTCTACAGAAGTTATCTCATCTTTCATTCAGGGCGGAGTTGAAGAAGTAGACATCGAGGAGTTTCAGGGAAAGTTCTTCATACACGAACTGAAACTCAAGAACGGAAGCGTACTTCATTTAGGCGCTGGTCTGAAAGGCGCTCAGGTTTTGAAGATTACCCGAGGTTCCCATGGCAGATGACGTTCTTGCAGAGGCTCTTGCTCGCGTAGAGTTCAAGGTAGACCTCTTGATGAAGCACCTGCAGGTCAAGACGCCGCTGCCGATGGCATTCGGTGGGCACACCTGCCCGGCATGCAACACCCCCGTAGAGTATCAAATCGACGTCATGAAACAGGTCGTTACTCGAAAGTGTGCCTGCACTACAGGCAAAATCGTATTCAGCATCTCCTTCCCACAGCCTGGAGAATCAAATGGCGGAAAAGAAAACAGCACAGGGTCTCCCAACATCGAGGGAGCTCTCAAAGACTTCGAATACATCCTTGGAAATGACAACAAGAAAGGTAAAGGCGGCTAAGTTCGTCAATGTTGCCATGGTTCAATGGATTGATGACGATGGGGTTGAGCACGTGAGTCTCGCAGTGGTTGGAGACAACAACGTCCAACTCATCAACCCCCAGGTCGTTGGAATGGCGGGCTCGTGGTTGAAGACGGGTATCTTCGAGAAACTGAAGGGTGAGTAAATGGACATCACGAAACTGAAGCCTCGCCGAGATTGGACCCTCGTTCTTGCTGACCCGAGAAGAGTAGCAACGCAGGGCGGTATCTTCCTCCCCGGTCATGAGACCGGCGTTGAGAAGGTCACAGAAGGTGCTGGCCTCATCATCGCCGTCGGCCCCGGCGAGAAGAACGCAGGTCTCAAGATTGAGAAGGGTGACCGTATCCTCTATCGAGCGTTTCTGAAGCACGCGAATCGGATGGAGACGGACGAGGTATGGGAGAATGGGGAAGCAAAGTGCTACTTCCTGATGAACTCTGATGATATACTCGGAGTGATGGCTCCAGGAGTTGACGTTGGTGTATTTTCCGGACGCCCGGAAAATCGAACGGAAGGAAGATAACCATGGCTTGGATTGTGCTCGACCTCGATAACACTCTTGTCCAGAAGCAGCAGGACCCAAACACCGGCATGGATGTGACTTCCCTCGTCGATGGCTCTGTAGAGGCAATGCAGCAACTCGCCTCGGAAGGTCATCGACTCACTGTCCACACTTCGCGCTTCGCTCCAATGCCGGACGCACGAAGGAACCAACTCAGAGAAGAGATTCACGCTGAGCTTACTGGCTTTGGATTTCCTGAGATGGAAGTCTGGACTGGAACAACCAAGCCCGACGCTGACATCTTCATTGGCGGCAATAACGTCTCATTCGAAGGGGATTGGGGAATGGCTCTCGCCCATACTCAGTCCATGCTCGAAGCCCGTGGCTTGGTCGAGATTCCGATGGACGACGGGATGATGCCTGAAGAAGGGTATCCCGAAGAAGTTCCTCAGGAGGAGATTCAATGAACTCGACGATGATGAACCCCAAGGCGTGGGTTGAGGTTGTTCCTGATTACATCAACAACGAAGGCCAGCGGTCCGCAGCGAACTACCTCAAGGCAGCTCAGCAATTCGAAGTCGAGACGAACCCTCGCTACGTGAAGGGTCACGACAATGACCCGAAGAACGGAGAAGAGACGTACTGCAACATCTACCTCTGGGATGTGACCAAGGCGATGGGTGTTGAAGTGCCTCACTGGGTTGACCTCGCCACTGGGGTGGAAGTCCCTATGGGGAAGGGAAAGGAGCTGAGCGCCAATGGCGTCGTTGACTGGTTCACTACTCACGGAATGGCGCACCAGTGGATGCAATGCTCGAAGATGAAAGCAATGCTCCGTGCTTCCATTGGGTATCCTTCTGTCGTTCTTTGGAAGAATCCAGGCGCTATCGGACACGTGGCAATGGTTCTCCCAGGAGTGGACTTCACTCACATTGCTCAGGCAGGCAGCGTGAACTTCTTTGACGGAGACTTGAAGAGAGGCTTTGGGAGTGCCGGTCCCTTGCTCTTCTTCACGCACGACTAATGAACGAGAGAGCGCGTCTGAACGTCAGAATCCCCGCTGACCTTCTTGAGTGGGCAAAGAAGTACGCCAAGAAAAAGAATACGACCGTCACTCAACTACTCATTGATTTCTTGACGAGAGAACGAGAGGCGTCCAATGGCTAACCCTCCCTCCATTGGAGACTCGAAGACGAAGTTTCAACGTATTCGACAGATGTACGACTTGCCGACGGATAGAGAGTCAATCGTAAAGAGAGTCCAGTCCATCCTGGAACTGGGAGGGGTTCAGAAACTCTCCATCGAACTCGGCCATCCGATTCAAGTTGAGCGGTTGATAAAGCCAGGAGCAGAGACACCTCAAGAGCTTCCAGAAGAGTCTGAGTTTGCCCGTGCGATGAGCTCTGAGATTACGGACCTTCCTGTCGATGGGTTGGATCCCTTCACGTATCTCTTCAGTGCGTTTCAGACTATCTCCGCCAAGCAGATGAGAGCAGTTGTCTTCCTGGTCGCGGATACGAATGTCGTCAAGAAGTGGTTGTCCTTGCCGAGCATGGTCGTTCTGACGGAGTTGTTCGGTGTTCGAGTACACGTAGAATCACAAGTCCCACGTGATGTAATCCTCATGGTCGCAGAAGAGTTAGACACAGACTCGCCGAGTACCTTGTCAGTTCGACTCGTAATGGATGATGTAAAAGGAAAGAAGAAATGAAACCAATCGTCGAGAAGATTCTAAAGAGCGGGCTCGTTGATAAGGGAATGGTCGAGCTTCTGGAGAAGTGGGGAAACCTCCCGAACGGTTCATCAGACTTGGTCGACAACGATGCTCTGGTGAATGCGACCCGAGTTCAGCTTCAGAAGATGGCTCAGGAGTTCGGAGACGCAGTATCAGACCTTCAGTTGATTCGAGAGACTCAGCTGGACCTCGACCGTCTCCGCTGGCCTACGAAGGTCACGATTCAGGAGAAGAACGTCTTCGACATCCCTGCAGTAATGGACCGAATGGGTCGTCTCTACTTTCGAATTCAAGACGTGAGAGAGGACTGGTTTGTTCCTGGTTACCTCATCACTCGAAAGCAATTCAAGCCAGAAGAGGGCCTTGAGATGCTCGTTTGGGAGCGGATCCTCGAATCAACCGTACTGTTTACTGGTGAGAGCAAGATCGCAGTTCAAGTGACCGTTGCCCCGTCGGAGTTGGTTGAGACTTCCTTGCCTAAGGAGAACGACAATGGCTCAGTGTGAGAACTGTGGCTCCAAGGGCCATGACATGCGGGACATGGCCTCTGACGCCGAGAAGAAGATGTTCATCGGCCCTTGCTGTGTGAGTGCGAACAGCGCTCAGATGTTCGAGAAGTCAGAACTGCACTATGGATTGGAGATTTCGTCTCACATGGGCGTTCGGGCGTATGCTACGTACAACGGACTTTCCGTTGAGTTCAAGAAGAGCAAAGAGGAGATTCAAACATGGCTCCAAGAGACGAAAGAGGAAGTCCAGCCGAATCCAGTGGAGAGCCAGACGAGCAGCGAGAGCCAGATCCGGAATTGATATCTCCAGAAGACCTCTCCTCTGCCCCGAAGGACAGCCTCCTTCAAGAGCTTCTGGGATTCAACACTTCAGACATCGAGACAAACTCCCCAACATGGGCGTCGGTATTTCGAAACGAGCAAAAAGATGAACCTGAGCCAGACGGAAGTTCGAGCTGAGATTGCGGAGAAGTCTCGCGACCTGGAGGTGTTCGTAGAGGCGCGGAGACTGATTCGACAGAGAGTAATCGAAGTCTCGGATTCAGAGAGTAGCCTTACTCCGTTGGTACGTTGGTCCGGAACAGATGCAGTGCTTGGTACGCTCGACCTGTGCATCCACTCAATGGAACGCACCATCGAAGAGTTGAAGGGTATTCTATCGCGTCTTGACTCCGAGACCCCTTTCTTGAGGCTTGTTGGGAATGAAGAAAAAAACTGAAGAAGAAGTCGCAGAGGCACTCCGACAGTCTCAGATGGTGGAGCCAGTGTCTTCTGATAGGACCTGGTCTGGGTGGGCCTTCTTGTGCAGGCTACTGCCCGGCCAGGAGAAGAACTGGCTGAAGACCGTTGAGAACATTCTCCGTTGGGCATCGAAGAGAGACCATACGGAGCTCTTCATTGCTCGACAGTACCTTCTCAAGAACGACAAGGTCGTGTTCGGTTGGTTCGTAGAGCTGAAAGTCAAGAACGCGAAGGAATTGAAGGAAGCGTCAGACGGCTTCTGCGCTCTACTGAAGCGTTCGGAGAAGGTCGAGGTTCCGAAGAGGAAGCCATCAGCGAATAGCCCTCGACTGACTGTAGTGAGCTCGTCCAAGGACTCAAAAGGTAATGTGGTCGAAGAAGTAACGATGCCTTTGCCTAACATGAGCGGTAAAGATATGAACGTTCCTTCCAAGCCTATCTGGAACGAGAATCTCGGAAGATTCGTTGGCGGACAAAAAGGTGCGAAAGGTATTTCATGAAGCCGACAAGCTTTGACCCATCTATCTCGGAGTCTCACGTTGACTTCGACAAGCTCTCAGACCCTCGCGTCCGTGAGGCTACTGAACGAGCCCGTAAGACGCAGGATTCGTCCCCAGATGCGCTTGAGAAACGTCTCGGATCCACTCCAGAGATTCGAGCGAAGTACAAGATTGAGGTGATGTTCGACCAGCATCGAACCTCTGTCGGTCCCAACCTCCTGGGTCTCCAGATTTGGGAGAGCGGGAAGAAGTTCCATGGAGGAGGAGATGAGCTTCTCTATTGGTGCATGGACACAGAGTCCAACCAAGGGTGCAAGCAGCCCATTCCTGGGAACTTCGTCAAGGGACCTGTAGGAGTCTGTCCCTCGTGCAACAAGGGAATCCTGATGGAGCGTGCCGCCCACATTCGAGTCCTACGAGTGACTACAAAGGTCCTTGCAGATGAGATTGTGAACGTGTTCCGCTCTCTCAACTCTAACGCAGACATCTATCTCAAGTACGCGAAAACGGATGCCCACTACATGGCAATGGCGCGTTCAAAGGGTCCAGATGTAGCGAGGCGTTTGAAGGGTATGCACATCTATCCTCTTAAGAATATCTTGAAGGATACGTCTTCCGGTGCAGACCTTTCTAACCGTTTCTACGCCTTCTTGACTTCGTGACGCCATGCTTCAACCGCTACTCCCATCTTTCCTCAGCGAGCTTGAGAAGATTGCGGCTGACGGAGATTTGGTTCTGTATCATGGGACCAAGCCCTCCCTCATTCCCAAAATTCTGAAGGAGGGTCTAAATCCAGAGATGATGGGCACTGGATGGGAAGGAGCCCCTACCGAAAGGGAAGGTAAGGCAACGTCTCTATCCTCTCTTAGGCACCACGCTGCTGCCTACTCTGGTCTCGGAGCAAGGTCGGATGGGACAGGCTTCTTGAGCAGCCTCTTCGGTAAGCATCCTGTGTTGGAGATTAGAATTCCGAAGAACTCCGTGCTTCTGAAAACAATTAAGCAACAGATAGCAGGAGATGGGAGAGGTGGCTTCGACGAATGGCACTCGTCGAAGGTGATACCACCCAGATTCATTAAGAAGCTGTCTTCGGTGCAAGAGCGTCCCGAGTTCCCGAAGTCTGTCCGTGAGAGATTCTCGATAACCAGTTGGGGTGACTTCGAAGAAGCACTCAAGCGTCCTGCATTTCAGAGGAAGGCTCTCGCCTCTACCGAAGACCCAAGGCTGAAGTCGTACATCGAGAATCTCTCCCTCCTGCACAATTCAAAACAGACGAAAGCCACCATCGGCAGTTTCGCGAATCCCGCGAAGGAGTTTGAAATCAAGAAACTCCGGAACGGTCGATTCGGGTGCTCGTGTAACGACTGGAGATACGTTCGGTCGGTTAACGGGACAGACTGCAAGCACATCAAGAGATACAAAGAACACGTAGGAGCAACGTGACATGGCTATTCCTAAGGAAGAGGAACAGGCCAACGCGAACAAGAAGAGGATAGACGACCTGACGTCTGTTCTTTTAGGGCTCGACCGTGCTTCGATTACAGAGCAGGCGTCCAAAGTCGCCAAGCACATTCAGAAGCCATTTCAGATTGTAGTGTGCGGGGCCGCTGGAGCTTCCAAGACTACTTTCTCCAATGCTCTCAGTTCTGTCTTAGATATTCCTTCTTTTGATTTCGATGAGTACATCCAAGGCGGATGGACACAAGATAAAGCGAAGTACCAGGGTAGGATTCTCGACGGTCTCGACTCTCTCTGGGATGACCTGTCGAAGGCTTGGATTGTTGAGCATGTAGAAGCTTGCTCTCCTACCTTTCTACGTTCTCTAGACCCTAAATGGGCGATTCACCTACGTCCGGAAAAAGAACAACTGAAAGCAGTTGCGCAGACCCGAGACTTGGTATCGAATGAGTCAGACGGAGTACGTGCGCAACGAGCGATATCAACTTCCAGAACTTCTCTTACCCACTTCGAGTCCGCCCCAGGTAACGTAGTTGCTTCCGGTACTGGTTGGGTTCTAAAGGAACTCCGATGAACTCTGAAACCTTTCTATCCTTCTCAGACGAGCTTCAGAAGATTGCTGCTCGTCGAGGGCTAAAAGAAATCAGAAAAGCTGTCGCAGGAGGTAACATCGAGAGAGCAAGCTCTCTTGCAAAGACTCCTGGAGTGCTGAAGCCAACAGCCCACGGTTCTGAGATTAAAGACCTGGGCCACGGCGGGGAGGGACTGGCGACTATGGTCGCCCACCCTCAACACGGCGTTGCGGTAAGAAAAATCTACAATCCAAATGCCGTTACTGATAAGCTCGTTGCGCGTAAAGAGCGAGCAGCGGAGCTTACGAAGAACAATCCGAACGTCGCTAAAACATACAGCGCCTCTAACACTCCAGGAGGTAGCCGTGCCCATATGATGGAGTACGTGCATGGCTCCGAAGTAAAGCCATCTCCTCAGAACTACCAAGCAGTAAAGAACACCCGTCAGTCTCTTCAGAAAGACCTCAAACGAGGTGGAATGGTAGCTCAAGATGTTCGACCGCAGAACATGATTCAAACTCCCTCCGGTCAAGCAAAGCTCGTAGATTACATCCCAGGAAAGACTGGTGACTTCGAGTCTGGGAACACCCGTAATCGAGTAAACCAGCAACTCAAGGCGCAGGGACAGTCTACTCTTCCAAAGAGTGCAATCTTAGGCACTAACCAAGCTCCAGAGATGCTGAAGGGAGTTTCGTCCCACATGACTTCATCTGGACTTCTCAAAGGACAGGCATTTAGAGGAGCAACTCCTGGACACGCAATGCCGCGTGGCAATACCGCTGCGACGAAGGTCACTCCAATGCCCTCTGCCGCCCCTCCAGTCCCTCCTGCACCAGCAGCAAATTTAAATGCTCCAACAAGGGCGGTAAGAGCTCCTCGAATCTAAAAACACCCACATCCATCATCCCATGGTTGGTCCTGTCACCGATGTGGGTGGTCACTTCTTCGTAGAGGTGCGCACGTAGTTAGAAGCAACATTCTTCTACTTCCTTTTACCTTTCTTTCTCGGAAATTAGTGCATGAAAACTTTCAAAGAAACACTCGAAGAAGTAAGACGCCTCAAAGGCAGAAGGATTGTCTTGCGTCATCTCGCCGACCTTTTGGAGAGCGAGTTCCTCGCCGCTTCAGATGAAGCACTACCGAAACATCTCCTACTGTCCGAAGATAAGGTTCCAGTCAGTGCTGATGTATTTGACAGCGTAGTTGCAGACCTGTTGAGCGAAATAAAAGACATTGAAGACAAAGTTCATGATATCGATCAACTCACTCTAACGCCCCCTAAGGGGTAACACAGGATACACCATGTCAGATTCACGAGCACTCGGGGTTGTCTCACTGAAGAACAATATCGACGCGAAGAGACAGGCCATTCGTGAAGAGAAGAAGCGCCGCCTGATGAACAAGGGAATTAGCGAGGAGCGCGCTGAGGAGATGGTCTCCATGCAGGAGCATGACAACGTCTCGGACGAGAAGAAGATTACACGTCTTGAGAACCTCTTCATCCAGACGTTCCAGGGCCTCCAGAGAGACATCCTTGCCCTCCGCCACAATGACGGCGTCATTGCAGATGCGATGGACATCAACCTCAAGGCAATGTCCAAGAGCCTGGAGAAGGCAGGAGTCAGCAAGGAGCAGCAGGGCGAGATTATCAAGGAAGTAGAGATGGAGCTGCGTGAAGAGCAGCGGAAGAAGCTTGAGGCCCAAGAGATGGCTCGAAAGATGTCAGAAGACCAGCTTGAGAAGGAGCGTATGGACGCTCTTGCGAAGGAAGATAAGGGTCTCCAGACTTCCGAGCCAGAGGGTTCTGAGATTCCGACGGAAGCTTCTGTCTTCGGGGGCTAAAAAAGAAGGGCCTCCAAAAGAGGCCCCCTTTCTTAATCTACTGTAACCGTTCTCTTGTACTCAGTGAGATTGACCATCGCTTCCTGGCCCTTCTCTTCTGCAATCTCGTCGATAGCGAACTCGCTCAACGAGGCGAGAACTTCCTTGAGGCCCTCTTTGGCGGCCTCAGTCGAGTTGATGCCAGCCGCACTCTTCTCGAAGTCAATCTTTCCATCACTGAGGTAGGCGTACTTCTGTTTCAAGTCGTCCAGTACCTTGGTGATGTCTGATTTTCCGAAGTCCAGTGCCTTGAACGTTTCAAAGGCATCAAACAGCGGCTTGAGATTCTTCGGGTTGAGCTTCCCCTGCTTCTTCAGGAGCTCATTGGCGTGCGCAGCAGCCTCGCCAAGCGCTTTGTGCATCAACACGGCAGTCTCTTGAATCCACTCCTGCAAGTCTCCCTGGAGCTTCTTGTGAGCCTCCAAGGCCTGCTCAGGGCTAACAGCAGTGAGGGAATCAGCCGCAGACACCTTGAAGAGACGCCACTCGAACCTGAACTTCTCCTGGAGCTTATCCTCCGTTGGGAATGCGTTCTTGTTCTTTTGATACTGGCGGTCTCTCCAGTCTTTGATGGCGTCTTCCGCTTCCTTCTTTTTGACAGGGTCAGGGTCTGCGAGCTTTGACAGCTTCTCATCGGCGAGCAAGTCTGCCTGCTCGTTGAGGACGTTGGTCTGCTTGTCTCTGAGCTCAGGGTAGTTCTTCAGGAACTGTTCCACTTCTTCGTGGTACTTTCCTTTGAGGTCCGTGAGCTTCTTTTGAAGACTCTCTAGGACTGGATATCGAACAAAACGTGCTCCAGCAATGGGGAAATCTGCGGAGCACGTCATGAGAGCGGAGCGGGCGGCACTTTCAATCTTCTGGATCTTCTCGATTGATTCCTTCGGCATCAACTTCTTGTGTCCCAGGTGGAACGCATTTGGGTTGATTTGATGAAGGAACAAATCATCTTTATCCAGCTTCTTGTGTGCCGCCCATCTCCCGATATCGAGGTCGAAGAGAATTCCCTGCTTGAAGAGAACATCTTCGATACTCTGGTCGCTCATTTTCTTCCGATCGTTACCTTCTCAGCCTGCGGTGCGATGGAGGCTTCCGGGAGCTTCTCTTTGGAGACGACCACGCCGAGCGCCTTCTCAAGCGCTTCCGTCTCCTTCAGGCAGCTCCCATCCTTGAACCCCTTGATGGGCTCGATGTCAGTGTTGCCACTCCCATCGTTTGGAATGGTGACACAGATGACCTTCTCAGTTGCCATGTTTTACCTCAATCGAGTTCGATGACTCGTCCGTACTTCGTGGGAGCAGTTGCTGGAGAATACGACGGGGCCGAGGACTTGGGAGTGTTGTCAATGAGGACCGCTCCAAGTGACTGGCCATTCTTGTACTTCTTGAAGAGGATGTTCCCCTCCTCAACAACCAAATCAGTGTGCTTACAGCGGCGCTCAGACTGTCCCTTCTTCTTGAAAATCCAACCGGGACAGTTGCAGGCAACAGAGCCATCAGCCCGCAGCACCGTTGTATACGTTGCTTTGACTCCTGCAACCTCTTTCTGCGACTGCATCTGCCACTGAAAGATCTCCTTCGGCTTCTCAGTGGGCTTGGTTTTCTTTTTCTTCGGAGGCTTGTTCTTGGTTACAGTTTTGCTGATGGTGAGACCCATGTTTCCCTTCGTGAAACCGGTATTTGCCTCGACTGGAGAAAGAGACAGGTGTGGTTTGAGTTGGACAGGGTACTTTTCCGCCAGCTCTTTTAGAGCCTGCATTTGAGGGGCAGTGATTGGCATGCTGGAGGCTGGCGCAAGGGTGACCTCCCCACACGGATTCTTGTTACCAAAGAACTCATCGCCCAATGCTTGCTCGTACGCCATGACTTTGTACTTATACTTTATGTGCTCGATCATGACATGGAGTGACGGGGTGTCCTTCAGTCCGATGAGATGACTGAGTTCAATCTCCATCTGGTTCTTAAGCTGTTGTGCCAATTCCGCTGCACTAGGCTTCTTCGTTGCCAAAGAGCCTAGTGCAGGGAACTTACCTTTGTTGAAGAAAGGCACGGTCAGGTGTACTTCGTTGCGAAGAGCTTGATGGTTCCGTCCTTCTGAACCTCCCGCTTCATCGCATACCCCTGGCTCTTCAGCTGCTTCTCAGTGACCTTGGCAGTGTACTCTTGCAGCACCTTGTTCTGCTTGGCGGTGCTGTAGTGACTGCCCTTGTCGTAGTCGGAGATATACGCAACGTACTTGCCGTCCTCCGTCCTCTGGTAGCCGATGTCATTGGAAGCACTCCCCACGTGCTTCCGACGAATGATGATGTGACACGGAGGTGCGTAGTTCGGGTTGCTCTTCGAGAGACTCGACCTGTCGTCTCCGTGGTAACCCTGGAGCGATGCCCCATCATCGTGAACTTCCACATGCCCCTCACCGAAGAGGGTCTCCAAAGCAGCAACAAGCTGCTTCTCGTTCTTCTGGAGGAAGTTTACTTTGATTTCTGTGAAGTGACTCATGTCCTTTAGACCTCGATTGCCCGTCCGGTGGACGATGGCTCGTTGTTGGAGGATGTGGTTTCTTTTCTCGGGCCTGCGTTCGCAGGACGCGTTCTGCTCTTGCACCACTCCTGCATGGCTTCGATTTCCCTCTTCATCATCTTCGACAGCGGCACTGTTGACTTGATGGCAGCGAGGACATCTTCTGACGCCATCTGTCTCCTCTTATTTGAGAAGGCGGTGAACAGGGCCTCGTTCACGATTGCCTCAATCTCCGCGCCAGAGAACTCTTCCGTCTCTGCAGCGAAGAGACTGATATCACCCTTCTTGAAGGCTTCCAGCCTCTTTCTCTTCTTGAGGTGGATGTTGAAGATCTCCACTCTCTCTTCGTTGCTTGGAAGAAGGACGGAGAACGTCTCATCGAATCTTCCCTTTCTCAAGAGCTCCGGAGGAAGGGCAGACACGTTGTTGGCAGTCGCATACACGAACACCTGCGACTTCTTCTCCTGCATCCAGGTGAGGAAAGTTCCGAGAACTCGTGCGCCAACTCCAGAGTCCAAGCTCCCACCTCCTGAACCTGCGAAACCCTTTTCGATTTCATCCAACCAGAGGACGCATGGCGAGACAGCCTCTGCCGTCTCGATGACTCTGCGAGCGTTCTCTTCTGACGCGCCCACGAGGCCAGCGAAGATTCGGCCCATGTCGCACCGAAGGAGAGGAAGTCCCAGTTCCTCGCTGATGGCTCGTGCCCCGATGGACTTTCCAGAACCCGGAGGACCAACCATCAGAATGCCCTTCAGAGGGTCGAGCCCGTAGGTGGCAGCCTCCTCGGTGAACGCATCCTTTCGAATGGAAATCCAAGTCTTCAGATTTGCCATTCCACCGATTTGAGACAGACCTGCCTTCCCTGGAGGGTAGTAGGTCAGCAACCCCGTCTTCTTGAGGGTCGAGCACTTCTCCTCCATGACGAAGGAAGGGTCCCACTTCTCAGTGCCGCCCGCTTTCTTGGTTCGAATGACGCACAACGCGAGAGCATTCTCTGCCTCTGTCGTGGTGAGACCCTGAGAAGCTTCGATGAGATGCTTTCGCACATCCTCAGGAGGCTTCATGTCTGTCTTGCCCGTGATGTTCGTCACGATGGCATCCAGCACGTGCCCCAGCTCCTCTTTGTCTGGGAGCGTCATGTCGACAACAGCGAAGTCCTTCTCAACCTCCATCGGGAGCTTGAGAACGGGACTGACGATTACCAACATTCGTCCCGTGCTCTTGAAGATTGGAATGAGCTCAATCAACCGCGACTGCACTCCTGGGTCGTCCAGGAAGTGGTGCATCAGAGGAAGAACTGCGATGACCGACTTGTTGGCCTTCATCGCCATCAAGTAATCGAGAACACCGCCCGGAGACTCGGTCTCCGGAACGTATGACCCGGAACCGCTGTTCATCTTGATGCCCTTGGTGAGCGTCCAGATGAGATAGTCCCTCTTCACCTCACCTGCCATCGCTTCGATTTCTTTGAAGGACCTCGTGTACTCCGAGCTCCTCAGGAAGATGGCCGGATATCCGGCTTTCGCCTTCTCAATCAGTGTTGCTTTGGTGCTGTTCACTTTGTTCCTTTCGCGGAGCAAGGAGCTCCCAGAAAAACTTCAACTCCCACTCGATTGCCTTCTCCCTCGTTTTGAAGACATGAATGTCGTACTTCTCTTCTCTGCTGCAAATGATTCGTCCGAGGATGCTCTCCTCGATAGTGATAGACTGGCGAAGTGCCAACGAAGGGTCATAAGCAGATCGAACCGTCCATCCCTTCTCGTCTGGGAACTCCTCCCACTCCACATTCGAGGCTCGACAAGAAGTACTGATCTCTCCTCCAAGAGACTCAGCAAACTCCTCGATTCCTTCTTGATGCACAGTTCGAATCGTCCCATCTTCATCTATCTGAAGTTCTACTTCCTTCTTCACTGAGCTCCTCCTCTGTAGCAGGTCTGAACATCTGCTCCTTTTGAAGCGTGGTGAGGTGCGCTTGTATCCAGTCGTATGGATTCGAGACGCTACTCGCTGCCTCTTTGATTTTGGTGATGAGCTCAGGCTTGAGAGTAGCGACCACCGGGTGCTTACCCTTCACGAACGTATCGAGAGCCCAAAGAACTGAAATTGAGATGGGAGATGGAGTGGGGTCTTTTGTCGTCTCGTAGTTCCATTCAGATACTGCATCCTCCGCCCAGAGAAGGTCCAGTCTCATGATTTCCCCTGTCGGGTGGTCTGGAGAACAGTTCTTCGGGTCACTCACAGAGAAGTGGTAACGGCATGCAGCCGGTCTCCTCTCGTAGATAGAGCATTGATTGTCTTTGAGGAAGGCGCACGGAATGTTCTTTGAGAAGTAAGACCCGTGGGTCATGCCTGGGTAGTCTACTTCTTTTGCGCCCATGACGAGTGTGTCGATGAGAGACGGAAGTAAAAGAAGAGAGCGCTCATCGCTAAGAAGATACTCTGCGATGTTTATCCCTTCTACATTCAAGCTGAGGGAAAGGAGAGAGCAGCACGCGCTACAGCCCTTCGAACACGTGACCGGCAGTTCTTCTCGTTTCGCGTTATTCGCAGAAACGATTGTGTCGAGCTCGGCAGTTAGCCGTCGCAACTCTCTCGTAAGAGGGATAGAATTCAAGAAGGTCTCTCCAAGTAGGAAGAAAAGATAGACGAGTGTCTCGTCAACCTCTTATGCCACCAGAACGCTCATTTTGAGCATCTACGGTTGGGTCGAACGGTCTTGCCATGTCCTGACCTCGGGTACTATAACTATGCAGTGCCTAAGAGCGAATACCTCGCCAGAAACCTGGTGAATCACGTACTGTGCGGTCCAGGGTCCCTAAACCCTCAATCTGCCTTTCCGCAGCCTTCTGTTCTGTATGTGGCTCTCTTCACCGTTTCACCAACAGCCTCCACGGCGGGGGTTGAGGTAATCTCTGGAGGCTACTATAGAGTTGTCGGAAACTTTGCCCCTTCGAGTCTTCAAGGAACGTCCTCAAACAACATCGTCATATCGTTCCCAGGGGCTTCTTCAAACTGGGGTACTGTCGTCGCCTTTGGTGTGTTTGACTCTCTAACAGTCGGTAATTTGCTGTTCTTCGACGCTCTAACTGTTCCGTTATTTGTCGGGACAGGAGAACAGATGTCATTCCCACCAGGGGCCCTCACTGCTAGAGAGATGTAGTTTCATAGAAGAGTTGACTTCCCACTGCACCTTAACCTATTTTTTGATGTACTCTTGAGTCTCATCTTTTTGAGATTTCATCGTAGAACCCGCACAACTGGAGAACACACATGGCTCGTTACGTGGCTGAGATGAACCGTACTGCTTCTACCACCCTTTCCGTCGGCTCAGTCAACGCGCCCGGCGCTTCGATGCGCAGAGTCAAGGTCTATGACTTCCTGTTTGGTTCGGAAGCCACTCCTGCGGACAACGCATTCCTGTGGCAAGCACAGCGTTGCACGACTGCCGGAACTGGCTCTGCCGTGACTCCTCTGGCTCTCGACCCTGCTGACGCCGCATCTGTGGCAACCGCTGCAGAGAACCACACCGTTGACCCTACCCTCACGGCCAACGCCATCCTCTTGAGCATTGCGCTCAACCAGCGTGCCTCGTTCCGTTGGGTCGCGGCACCGGGTGGTGAGCTTGTGATTCCTGCCACTGCCTCGAACGGAATTGCGTTCCGCACTCCGACCGCTGGTGGTCTCGTCGCTGTGACCGCAACGGTTCACTTCGAAGAGCAGTAATCAGTAAGGCAAGGAGACAGCAAGAATGAGTCGCGCTCAAAAAGGCTACTTGATTATCACAGACCCAAATGCGAGTTCCCCATTTGAGCGTGACACATTCACTTGCAGCCATTGCCAGAAGGTAGTCATTGTAGAGTTTAAAGCCAACCCCGACGACCTCGGAGGTTTCTGTAGACTCTGCATGAAGAGTGTTTGTCCGAACTGTGTTGGAAAAGGATGCCATCCCTTCGAGAAGAAGTTGGAAGAGATGGAGGCAAAAGACCGGTTCCAGAGGTCTCTGGGAGTGTGATTCAATGTCATCGCTTGCATCTCTAAACGCTCGTTTCGTTGATGCAGGCGGACCCGACGCCTTTTACTTGAGTGGTGAACCAGAGGAATTCCGAACGGGAGTCGGAATCACGATGGAGTGCCCGTGCGGAGGTCTCCCTTCCTGCATCGGTGACCTCTACGTGTCTTTCACCAATCCCCTCGATGGCGGTCCCTTCCTCGACATTACCGGACACCAACGAAACGGTGAAACACTGGACTCTATCACCATCAGCGCAAGAATTGTTCGTCTCGGAGGGTGTGGTTGGCGAGGTTGGGTAGAGTCTGGTCACGTTGTGACAGAGGGCTGAAGTAATGGCGTCCGGAACTGGCTCTACAACAATTGCCTTTGGAGGCTTTCCTGGGAGCAATGAGGCATCCGTCGTTGTTACGGGTATTGCCGCCATTAGTGGGAGCGCAAGAGTTGAAGCATTCTTCATGCGCAGCACAAGCTCAAACCACACAATCAACGACCACTCTTACGCCGCTCTTTTGACTGGTCTGACTTGTGGTGATGTAGTGGCTGCGACTGGATTTACTATCTACGCCCGTAGCCTGGAAAAACTCACAGGCGAATTCACACTCCAATACGTTTGGGTGGACATCTAAGGATTCATCATGGCCCTCGATTCAAAGATTGTTGGAACTTCTTCGGGTAACGGCGCAGAGGTAACCGCTGACAACAACCTCAAGGTGGTCACCCCTACGGTTCCGTCGCAGGCGGGGTTCGTCAAGCTCGTAGGCGAATTGTCTGCATCGGGCGACCCCTACGGTCTTCTGAACGAAGCCGTCCGTACGTCAGCCCAGGGACGTATCGCTGCGGGTCAGCCCGTCGCATTGATGAACGAATTTTTCAACAACACCACGTTGAACTCGGCCATCATGCAGGCCCCGGTCACGACCATGACCGTGACGGTAGCCGGTGGTACTCTCAACTTGAACGCCTCGGCCATCACGACCCTCAACACCGTGGCTCGTGTCTCGACGTATCCCCACTTCCCGTTCTACGCGGACATGGCGACGTACACCACGTTCGACGCTTTGCTCACCCAGCCGCCCCAGAACAACTGCGTCATTGAAATGGGCTTTGGTATCGCAACAGCGAGCGCCACCCCTACAGACGGCGCGTTCTTCCGATACACCGCCACAGGCACTCTCGTCGGCGTCATCAACACGAACGGTGCGGAAATCACCACCGCGTCGATGACTGTTCCGACTGAAGGCGTGATGTCCCGGTACAAAATCGTTGTCGAGAACGACCGAGTGTTCTTCTCAATCAACGGCGCGGTCCAAGCGGTGTTGGCGACCCCCAACACATCGGGCTTCCCGACTTACTCGCCTTCGCAGCCCTGGTTTGCCCGTGTCATCAATACGGCTATTGCTCCGACTCTCGCGAACACGCTCAAGATTGGTTACCTCTGCGTCGGCCTCCAGGATGCAGGTGGTCTGCTCATGGACGTCGGCACGCTCGCCGCGTACTCGGGTCGTCATGGTGGGCAGGGTCAGACCGGCTACACGGTCGGCTCCACCGCCCTCTACACCAACTCGCTTGCCCCTGGTGCTGGTGCCGCGATTGCCAACGCTACGGCCGGTGCTGGTGCTCTCGGCCTCGGTGGTCAGTTCGCTGTCCTCCCGACGCTCACCGCCAACACGGACGGTATTCTTTGCAGCTACGCCAACCCGGTACCCTCAGCGGCCGTCCCCGGTAAGACGCTCTTCATCAAGGGAATTAAAATCCAGGGCATCGTAACGACCATCTTGGCGGGTGGTCCGGTCTACTACGCATACGCTGCATGTTACGGCCACACCAACGTCTCGTTGGCGACCACTGAATCTGCGACAGCCAAGGCTCCTCGGCGTATCCCGCTTGGGTGGGAATCCTATGCCGCCACGGCTGCTGTAGGTACTCTCGGTTCGGCGAACGGCGTGTATATGGCGTTCAATAACCCCATCCCTGTCCTTCCGGGCGAGTTCTTTGCTATCTCAGCCAAAAACGTCGGTACCGTCACAACGACTGGCGTCATCACCATCCTCGTCGCAATCGACTCAGTATTCATCTAACAACGCAAGAGAGGCCGCGAGGTTCTTTCAATCTTAGACCTAAGATTGAATTGAAAAAGGAGAGGTGAAACTATGTCGCTTCTCCTTTCCGGGGCAGGTGGTTCAACTCCTCCCTTTAACCCGGCATCGGGTTTTCCTTACGTTCAAAACGCAGACCCAGTAAGAGTTCCGAGCAGAGCAACTGCTGCTCTTCTTACTACTGCTGTCTTTCTGACTCTCGGCCCGCCTCCAGTTAATCCTGGAAACGGGTTCCCATATCCAAAATACCCAGACAGGGTTGATGCGAAGAAGCGCAATCCTGCAGCACTGAGTCAGCAGGCGTGTGCGTTTGTACAGCCTGCTGAATTCGATACTGCTCTTCGTTTCAATTCACATGCTGATAGGATTGAGAACTCGGGAGCTCCAGGTAGCTTTGGGTTAGCTACTGCTGCTTCATACTCGGTCAAATCGCTCTTCTATGTACCGCACGACACCGTGTTCGGTGGCGGCGACAGCATCCTTTGGTGTGTTGAAAATACAACGACTTTCAACCACATACTTTCGTTTAACAACGCGAACCAGCTCAGGTGGTTCGACAACAGTGGTGTGTTCCAGACGATTGGAACCCTCCGGCGAGGCGTCTGGTACTACATCGTCGTCGCGGTCGGAGCAGACGGGGGCGGTGGGACCGGCCCCATCACGATGTACTGGGGACCTGTTGGGTCCGCTCCGACAACTTATAACTCAACCGGAAGCCCAAACGTCGGGTTCGTTCCGGATCGATTCACGGTCGGCTCGTGGGCTCAGAGCTCTGTTGAATTCCTCCCAGGCGTTCTTGTAACGGGCGTTCAGCTTTGGAATAGGACTCTTACTCTTAGCGAAGCGACTAGTGAGGTAGCACAGCTCGGACCTCACAGTTTTACCAATCTCCTCGTTGATTGGAGACTACGGAAATCGGCCTCGGTCACCGATGCTGTCTCCGTTACAACTCAGTCGGGCTCAAACCCCGGAGGTGCGGGGGTCTGGGAAGAAGAGCGCGGACCCTTCATTGTCTATGACCCCGAACGCGGGCATCCGTGGCCTCAGCCGGTAGACCCAGTACGTCCAGCAAAGCCACGTCTCGATGGTGGCTCTGCATTCGTATTCAACCCGGTCGCGGCTCCTGTATTTGATCCGAGCACTGGTTTCCCATGGCCGCAGCCGTCTGAACCAGTCAGAAAGAAGAGTACAACCTCCGAAGGGTTTAACTCTCTTGTTCTCTTTCAAGCGGCCCCAGTCGTCACTATCGGTTGGGAATCTTCATTCCCAGACTTCGTACGAGGTGCAGCAAGACAAGTAAACCTTGGTGGGTCCTCTCACGTCATTGTTGAGAGAGAGCCTTCTACTGACTGGTTGCCGACTTTCCCCGACTTCACGAGGAAAGCTGCTTCTCCTCTAAACGTCGGCGGCTCGTTTAGAGCTCACGTCGAGTACGAGCCAATTGTTGATTGGCTTCCTACTTTCCCAGACTTCACGAGACGGCTCCGTCCTCTTCCAATTCTTGGAGGAGTGTTCCGTACTCACTTGGAGTACGAGCCGAGCACGGACTGGCGACCGACCTTCGACGACTTTGCTCGTGCGAAGAAGCCTCTTCCGATTCTTGGTGGTCCGTTCTTTACGTACTTGGAGAGAGAGCCAAATCTCGATTGGTCTCCGACTTTCCCAGACTTCGTAAGAAAAGCCCCGAGACCCGTAAACGAGGGTGGTGAGTTCCTTCTTAACGTTGGAAACTCTCCACCTGCTCCGACTCTCTCCTGGCAGCCTGTATTCCCTGACTTCGCAAGGGCAGCACCTCGTCCTGTAAATCAGGGAGGTGCTCCAACTCTTGTCATTCAAGAGCGCGAACCAGTACTCGACTGGCTCCCGACATTTGCAGACTTCACGAGAAGGAAAGCCAGCCCGGTTAATGAGGGTGGACAGCGTCTCATCAATAGAGACGTCGCCCCGTCTCTCTCGTGGGCTCCAAGCTTTGCAGACTTCACGCGGTCACTGCCTCGTCCACTGAATGTAGGTGGCACGTTCAGAACTCATCTTGAGCGTGAGCCTGTTCTCGACTGGTCACCGACTTTTGCTGACTTTGCTCCAGGCAAGAAGCCTCTTCCGATTCTCGGAGGAAACTTCTTTGTTGCTCCTGAGCGTGAGCCAATCGTCGACTGGTTGCCGTCCTTCCCTGATTTCGCGAGAGCAAAGGCTCGTCCGATCAACGAGGGTGGCTGTGAGTTCGTAGGTCGTCCAGAGGCTCCTGCGGTCTCTTGGCTGCCGGTCTTCCCTGATTTCGCAAGAGCAGCACGGAGACCGGTTGGAGAAGGATTCAACGCGTTCGTCAAGTTGGAGCGCGAGCCAGCCGTAGATTGGCTGCCTTCCTTCCCGGACTTTGCAAGAGCTCGGAAGCCTCTTCCGATTCTCGGCGGTCTGTTCCGAACTCACCTCGAACGTGAGCCGCAACTCGATTGGCTCTCGACGTACCCGGACTTCCCTGCACGAGGTCCACGTCGCCCAGTTCAAGAAGGTGACGTCACTTTCCAGAGATTCACTCCGGCCACGGTTGCGGAGCTCTGGTATCCGACATTCCCAGATTTCGCCAGAAGAGCACCAAGAGCGCTCAACACTGGTGGAGTCTCTTGGGCATACTTTGAGAGAGAGCCAGTTGTTGATTGGCTCCCGATATTCCCCGACTTCGCACGTAGAGCACGTCCTCTCGTCTCTGAGGGAATTGTTGCCTTCGTCAAGCTGGACGTCGTTCCTCTCGCGTGGAGTCCTGAGTTTGCGGACTTCACAAGAAGGAAGCCAGCACCAGTCAATGTTGGTGGCGCGTTCTACACGCATCTTGAGAGAGAGCCGGTCGTTGACTGGCTTCCAACTTTCCCTGACTTTGCTCGGAAGGCAAAGCCACTCACTCACCAGTTCTATGCTTTCGTAAAACTTGAGCGTGAGCCTGCTGTTGATTGGTTGCCGTCGTTCCCGGACTTTGCGAGAACAAAGAAGCCACTCACACATCAATTCTACTCGTTCGTCAAACTTGAACGAGAGCCGGATGTTGATTGGTCTCCGTCCTTCCCAGACTTTGCTCGTAGCCCTCCTCGCCCTCTCAACGTAGGTGGGCTGTCCTTCGTCGCGCCAGAGCGCGAAGCAGATGTTGAATGGCTACCAGTCTTCCCAGACTTCGCACGTGCTGCGCTTCGTCCTGTTAACGAAGGCGGTGCATTCTTCGTCAAACTGGAGAGGGAGCCAGACGTTGAGTGGCTCGCCACATATCCAGACTTCGTTCGTGCAGCACTTCGTCCCGTAAACGTTGGCGGACTGACATTCCTCCAAGTCCCTCCGCGTGCTCCAGACGTTGACTGGCTCCCGACGTTCCCAGACTTCGCAAGAAGCAGACTGCCTCTTGTTCGTGAGGGATACTTTGTCCTCGGGCCAGCAATCGCTGCTCCGACTCCTCGCTTCCTGAGCGGCAGCTACACAGGTGTGTTGGTTGTAACTGGGATGCTGGGATACCAGGTCAAGGCCACACCGACAGGTCCTGGACTGCTCAGGCCGCAAGTATTCTCTGGAAGACCTGGAGACTACGAGACACGTACTGCTACTCGAACCATTGACTCTATCAAGGGTCGCGATGGAGCTCGTGAAGAGCGCCCAGTAGAGGAAGTGCGTTTCTCCCCGCTCACTCCTCAGCGTCCTCCAGAAGAGCCAGAAGAGGAAGCACCGACGACTCCTCTGACCCCGCAGGAGATTCTCAATGCTCTCAAGGGCAGAGGTAAAAAATAATGCTCCGGGAGGGACTCGAACCCTCAATACTGGCGGATTTTAAGTTCGCTGCCTCTACCGGTTCGGCTACCGAAGCATCATCCCCACTTTGAAATCCACGGGGTCAAGTCTGCTTTGAACGCGCACCAACAGAGCTGAACTGTCTTGTCTTTGCCTACGTACTTGGTTCGAATCATCTCGGCGACGGCATCGATGTTTGGGCACTTGGGAGACGGGCCTTCGTAGTCCATGTACGAGTACCAGGTGCTTCCATCTGTTCTTTGCTTGTACTCAAGAAGAGTGACGGCGTGACCTGCTGAAACCCAGGTGTCTTTTACTATCCAAGTTACGACAAGACCTTTGACGGATGTGATTTCCGTCATCAATCCGACTTTGATGCTCTTGTCGATTGCAGCGACCGTGAACGACATAAAGTCATCACAGTCGAACTCTGATTCTGGTTGCGGCTCGACACCAGCGAAGATCTGTTGAACACGCTCAGGAGAAGAAACAGCATCTCCTAGGGTTCTCCAAGAGTCTGCTCTCCACCGGTCTCCGCCTCCAATGAACGTGACTACGTCATTGAGAGACGCGAACACACGGATGGGGACGTTCTTGAATTTCTGTTCCCAGATGAATCGATAGAACAGAGACCAGTACTTGAAGATACCGAATCGAAGGTGGCAGTACGAGAAAAAACGAACAAGGAAGACCCAAACAGAGAAGAGAGCATTCTTCATGTTTCCTCCAAGACCGTGAAACGGAGAGCAGAGGATTCGAACCTCGGCCGACTTGCATCAACCACCAGTTTTCCAAACTGGTTCCCGACCACCGGGTTACTCTCCAACAGAAGCGGAAAGGGTGAGATTCGAACTCACGATACCCTTCCGGGTATGCCGGTTTTCAAGACCGGTGCCTTGAGCCACTCGGCCACCTTTCCAACCTTCACTTCTTCTCTGGTGCTTCGATTCCAAGAATGACTCTCGCCTCACGAGCTTCTTCGTCTCTAACACGCTTCTCTTCTTTGTACTTCTCCAGCTCTTTCAACGCATGACTACCAGAACACCAGCAGTTGTCATCCCACTTACCTGACGAGCACTTGCTGGTGTGTCTGGGTCCCTCGTACCTGCCAAGCACGAGGTCACTCATTATCATTCTCCAGCTCAGTGTGCCAGTAACTAACTGAAGCAAGCCACTGCTTCCAAGCGTCTGGCATGCCCTTCTGCCACATGAAGGTCATTCTGATGGCCTCTGGGAGCTTGCCAGGCTTCGCTGGCTTGTTGAGAAGGGGCATCTTCGCCTGCTCTGGGGTTCGACCCGCCTTGGTCTGATTACAGGGCGTACAGCTCACAACGACGTTCTCCCAGGTTGTCTGGCCGCCCTGAGCCTTTGGAATGACGTGGTCGTATGTGAAATCAGTTCGAGGGACCTTCACACGGCAGTACTGGCATGTCCCTCTGTCCCGGAGATAGACGTTCTCGCGTGAGAACTTAATCGCTCTCTTCTTGCCTTTGATGGCCCTGAAGAATCGAATCACAGCGGGCATTCGAATCTCGAAAGTCACTGACCGAATGAGCTTGTCTTCGTACTCATCGACTACTTCTACCTTTCCATCAAATAGAAGTGTGACGGCACGCTGCCACGTAATCTTTCCAATCGGCTCGTACCCTGGACTCAAAACTAGCGTCTCCACTGTGTCTCCTTTCTTGAAGTTAAAAAATACCCTAGGAGGGAGTCGAACCCTCACGCCGAAGCAGTGGATTTTGAGTCCACCGTGTCTACCGTTCCACCACCAGGGTATCTTAGTACGTCACTACTCCATCTACGATGTTGAAAACGAAGGGCTCTCTACGGGCCATGTCCTTGTGCCCGACTCTATACCCCATCGAGCAATTCACAAGAACGGAATCACCACGCTTCCAGACTCCGGTGTCTTCGTGAATGTGACCAAAGCACGTGACCTTTGGTTTCTTTTTGTCGATGGCGCGAAGGAGTTCCTCACATCCGACTCGCTCTCCTCTGACTACCCTGTCTCCGTAGCCATGCGGTGGACCATGGACGAGGAGAACATCAATCCCCTCCGGAATCTTCTCCCACTTCTTCGCAATCTCTTGTCCGCGAAGGAGATTGAATGCCCAGTCGTGCCACCATGGCTGCCAAGGAGAACCGTAGAAACGAACACCATCGATGGTTGTCTCTTGGTCTTGGAGATACGTAATTCCTGGACCTCCAATGATAGTGTTGGCTTCGAAACTACGTTTGTCTTCGAAACAGAAGTCATGATTTCCTGCAATCACGACTTTGTGTTTCTGAGGTTGCGCAACCAACCATTGGCGGAACTCGATGAGTTGCTCGATGGTTCCGCCAATGGTCAAGTCTCCAGAGACTGTCAGAACATCAGCCTCCGGAGTCATGATGGGAGGTCGCTCGTGAGGTACACCCTTCTGCGTGATGTGGATGTCTGAGACAGAACAAATCCTCACGTCTGCTCCTTTATTTCTTTTCTCAGTTGCGCCCGAAGAGCGGACTTCTGACTCTTCTGCCCAGGGATGGTCTTCCTTGAGATGCAGCAAGGACAGTAGTGCTGTTTCTTACCGCCTCGACCTTTGACACGGTCAATCGGAACCGTCTTGGCGTACGCTTTCATAGGCCAGGGAGGGGCTCCACTCCCTGACTCTTCTTTGAGAAGTACTCCTGCAACTGAGCTCTGAAGTTCTCTTCGGGAGTCTTTTCTCGGTTCGGCCAGAAGCAAGGGTACCCAGTGTGGGACCAAACGATGTTCTCGATATCGTCTTCTGAGGGTTTGATGTTGAACTTCGCCGCTTCCTCAAGAACGACCTCATCTACTCTCATGCACTCCTCCAATGCTCAAGAAGGGATTCGAACCCTTACGGTTTTACCCGCCAGCTTCTAAGGCTGGTGCGGCTACCAGTTACGCCACCTGAGCTTCGTGTACCGACAACTGGGATTGAACCAGTGACCGTCGCCGTGTAAGGGCGCTGCTCTGCCGCTGAGCTATGTCGGTATGTCGTAGGTGAGGGAGTCGAACCCACTCCATTCAGCTTATGAGACTGATGCTCGGTGCCACCGAGTACCTACGGTCCTGCTCTCTTCGCTGCTTCCTTCATTTGCTTCTTCATCCACGTCAACATCTCATCGCCGTCTTTGGTAATCATCTCTTCAATTGGACTGTCCCAATTGTTATCGAGAATCACGCGACAGTGAAAGGCACCTTTGGGGTCTCTCTCCGGACGCCAACTTGCGTCTACTGTGAAGCGCCCAACAGAAGCCTTAAAGAAATCTGCAGTCAGCAGCTCTGTCTCTGTATCGTACATCTCTCGTAGTGCCATATAGCGGGCCCAGGAGTCGAACCTGGTATCGCGTGGGTTATGAGCCCAGCATGGTGCTCCGTTCCACTCACCCGCCAAAACTTACTTCTTCCAATGATGCTTCAGGTACTTTTTATAGGACAGCGGTTTCTTTTTCAAGGCCCGAAGCATCCTTTCGAGCGTTTCTTTCAGTTCCTTGACTGACTCTCCATGTACTCCAACTGCGTTCTCCGTGATGAGAGTTGGACCCTTTTTGGGTGGCTCGTAGTATGCCTCGTGGATGCCGAGGCTCCCATCCTTGTACTTCACGATTCGGTGGTTCCAGTAAAACGGCGGCAGCTTCTCTTTCTTTTTCATACGACCTCACCAGGAATCGAACCTGGGACCCCCGACTTAGAAGGTCGGTGCTCTATCCATCTGAGCTATGAGGTCATGCTATTGTGCCCACCAGGATTCGAACCTGGAACCTACCCGTTATGAGCGGGCAGCTCTAACCGTTGAGCTATGAGCACTGACTACGGACTCTCAGTGAAAGCCGAGAGTGCGAAGTTCTTCGAAGTTCAGTTCGAACTTTTGGCCCGGCTTCAGGTGGTTCTTGATTCGAGTCAGATCGTTGATGAGGAACTTCTGACGGGCCATTCTCCTGCCCATGCTTTGAACGTTCGTGATGTCGTTCTGGAGAGCCTGGATGAGGTTCTGTGAGAAGTGCATCGGTTTCCCTGCACCGGCTGCATTTCCCAGAGAGTTCGACATCTTGTTCGAGTACTCGGAGATCTTGACCGCATCTTCTCCGGCCTCGATGATTTCCTGGGGATCGATCTCACGCCTCATGGCGATCTCTTCGATACCCTTCAAAAGCTCCTCCGACCTCTTCTTGGCTTCTTTGATCCTCGTGGTCACCGCCGCGATGACCTCTGCACCAGTTTTGTTGAAGACCAGGTGGGTGAAGTGAAGAGTCGAAGCGCCTTCATCATCCTTGTACATGTACTTCCTTTCGTTGTTGATACAGAAAATGGAGCCGGTTTCGAACCCGGCAGTAACACCACTTTGACTAGAGTGATGTCGACTGTGCGCGGCAACCGTGTCATTGAGCGCCAACTATCCGCACATCCAAGTGGAGGTGGGGGGAATCGAACCCCCGTCCGAAAGCCTTCTGTTCTTCGATACTACGTGCGTAGCCAGTATCCCCTGGCTGGTACAACGGTTTGTCCCTCTTCTATTTACCCCGAACAAGGCTGAGGACGTCCTACGTTCAGCAGTACCCTGTGCTGTGCCTTCCAGTTACCGGGTCATCTTACTGGAAGACATCCCTGCTGCTATTACGCAGCGGCGCGGAATTCCGGTGCCGAAGCACCGATCATCCACGCCGGGAGCTCAACGTTGTCGTTGGCTTTTATTGGTTTTCCCACGAAGAATTAACGAGCTTCGTAAGCAGCTCGGCACGCATCTCGAACGTCTATGCCTCCGTCGAAGCCAGGTCACCCCCTAAAACTACGAACCCAACTGCTTTCTTGCCTCATCGACATCTACAACAACAACTTCGGAACCTGCAAGCTTGGTCTTGATTTCTTCTTCAGGACCCCACCAGCATTCGCAGCCCCACACGATTTTACCGTTGTCGAGCTTGATCTTCGGGTTCACACGTCCCAGACCTCTCAAGAGAGGTCCCATACCGCCTGCCTTCTCGTCTGGGACTTCGTGTCCTTCGTACGTGCCGTATCCGAAGAATGAGACGGTGCTTCCTTCACTCCCAAGGATGGCACCGACTCGGTCACCTATTTGCAGTTTGGCGTTCATGTTCACTCACAGGTACATCGGAGAGGAATCTTCTGTTGCTTCAGACAGATGCAGTTCTCCTCCTCAAACTTGTCTACTCCCGAGTCCCCGCAGAGACTTTTGCAGGACTCCGCAGTCATCTTCGGCGGAGGAGCAGGCGGCAGCGGTCTGTTCAAGAACAGATAGATGCCCGCAACCAAAGTGCAACCAATGACAATGGTCATCGACACGATGTAATACGCACGCGTCTGCGCCTGTTTGTGTTCATAGATATCTTTCTCAGTCCAGCTCACGGTGGGTTCCTTTGTTGTTTGAAGAGAGGATACCTGTTCTCCCAATCATCAATGAGAGCAAGTAGGCTTTTCTGTTTCCGACGAGCTTTGATATCGTCTCTTGAAAACGCGACGCCGTAGTAACTACGGTTCGCGAAGGTAAATCTTTCCCAAGTGAGATCAACGACTACGTCGCCTAAGACTGCCCACGCATGTGGAAATGGGATGAGTCCTTGTGCGTACCCTTCTACGTAGACAAGCTTATTGCTCCTGTCATTGAGGACAAGCCTCTGTGCATTGGCGTAGCAGAAGCCCTCTGGAAAGTAATCACGTCTCCTAGCCCGGCGAACGAGTTCAGACTCGGCTGCGTCGAGCTTCCTAAAGACGTACGGTCTACCTTTGTTCAAGACGTAGTCTTCGAGACACGAGAAGTTAGTACCAGGTTGCTTGTTCCTTACTGCATCTGCCAGAGCAACAACCTGACTCAGGTATTCTTTCATATCTTAAAATATGTCGAAGAATCTCTTGAGACGGTTGACCGGGCGGTTGTACTCTTTCTCCCTCTCCTCCCCAACCTTGAGTGCCACCTGGAGTATGGTGTTTAGAGCATTTAAACGTGACGCCTCTACCTCTGCTTGAATCCTGTCATACGTTCGAGCAAACTCTCTCTCGGCCTCTTCCTTCTCTTGTCTTACTTTATCAAGAGCAGATACGACTTCATTGACGTCTTCTGACGAGATGTTCTTCTCTTCGAGAATGTCTCGAATGACTTTGACTTTGTCTTCTTTCATGTGCTCCCGACGGGAATTGAACCCGTGCCTCACCCTTACCAAGGGCGTGCTCGACCTTCGAGCTACAAGAGCAAAGTGGCGACCCCCAGGTATCCTCTGAGGGCCGCCGATAGTTTCGTTGGAAGAAACCGTTTCGCTGTCTTTGAGACCGACGCTAAGACTTCCTTTTAGCTCTTAATCCCCACGCCTTATCATTGGGCCACTCGACCACATGGAGGTCGAGACCGGAATCAAACCAGTATCTTGGGGTGCATACGGAAGTAACTTAATTCGGAGTCTCGTTACACAGAAAGCTTGAGCTTGGAGCTACACCCATGAGTGTCCAATACACGCTGCTTTGCCTCACCAGTTGGGCTACCTGGCCGTAATAGGCCAGGGGAAGAGTCGAACTTCCATCTTTAGCAGAGTGTGGTTAACGGACGTAAGCTTGAGACTTTGAACTTCAGCTTGAGCTTGTGCTCCAAATCTTTAGAGGACTACCGTCGGCTCAGGGAGCAAAGATGAGTTCGACGATGACACCAGTCGCAGCATCGACAACATCTGCCTGGTTTGCCTCTTCACGAGCAACCTTGACCGCTCGTTGCATCTTCTCGACTCTCTCCTGGAGCTGCTTCTTCCTGTCTGCTGGAATGGCTCCGGAGAAGTGAATGGTCTTCCACGTCCCGACTGTGATGTCTTCGGTGACCTTGACCGTCTGTGCTGGGTGTTCCTTGGTCGGTGGAACGATGACTTTGTAGTCTTCCACCTTCTTGGTCTTGATGGTCTCCACAGGCTCAGAGCGGTACAACCCCTGTCCTTCATCGAACTGCCACACGGTATCCTGAGGAAGCGTGGGGAGCTTGCCGATGAACTCTGCGATGGAGACGAGCTTCTTCTCCAGCCACAGCAGGTGGGTCGCAGGGATGTCCTTTGCGAGAATCTGTCCATCGACAGTGATGTCTGCCACTGCCGAGCAGTTCGTGGAGTCCTTGACCGCCGTGATGTTGAAGATTTCCTTCATCAGCGCGACAGTCGTGGAGATAGCTTCCTCCACCTTGACCGTGACTTTCTTCGACTCAGACGGGAGCTTCTCTCCGCTGTCGTCCTTCGGCTGGTACGTGCGAGAGAGACCGATGACCAGCTCGGGCTTCTGCACGTTGCGGTAGAGTTCCGTGAACTGGTCCTCCCGCTTTCCCTTGACCGTCTTCTCGATGGCCAGGATTTGGTTCAGCTTCTTGCCAGCCATGGCTTACAGGTCCGATGCACGAAGCGTCGAACGGTCGTTCGCCTTCGCACGAGCCGCTGCGTTCTTGATGAGGTTGTGAACGTACGCGTTCAGACCCTCGACGAACTCGTCACCCGAGCGCATCTCCAGCTCCTTCACGACGTCCTTGACCTTCGAAACAACGATGACCGATTCCAGTTCCTTCGCCATTGTGACTTCTCCTCAGTGTGAGTGTTGGACTGCTACTGATAAACCATCCGCCGAGTTCGTCTAGCCGGAATGTCTTCGGCAGTACTTGGTCTTACGGCATTGGTCTTTCGACCGCCTTTACATGAACGAGTTCCGAAGAAGAGCAATGTCCTACTAAAGTAGCAGACATCACCAGGTCTTAGAGCGACTAAGTCCCGTGTTTCCGATTTCTACCGTCCGTCTGGAGTTTCCTCCAGGTGTGGGGGTAATTATCTCGGACCACTCCTCGTAACATGAACCTTCCATTCGCAACCATGGATGAATCGGAAGGGTTTGCCCGACCAGGCTTCAAGGAAAGTTACTTTGTCTCGAACTCAGCAGACAGACTTGTTCGCTCAATCTCGGATCTTCAGAATCCGTTGAACGAGAATCGCTTTACCGCCAGGAATCTTTGAAGCACCGATGATGTCGAGACCTTTGCCTGCGTACTTTCGAAGGTCTTCGATGGACTGCGACATGAGTTGTTCGAAGCTCATGTTGTCGAACTTCTTCCAACCCTTCTTGGATTTTCTTGGAGGAGCACTTCCTGCGTCTGCTTCTTGGCTCTTCTCAGAGGAAGGTGAAGTGTCTTGCTCCTCGACTGCGTCTTTCATTGAGTCTCGTTCATCTTCGAACGACGTAGAAGGCAAAAGCTCATCGTTGTGGTTGCCAAGTACCTTATACCGACACACACGCATCTTTTGTTGACCTGCGTCATACGGAACGCAGACAACGTCAGCGGGGTCTACTTCACATACGACCATCCGTCCGCCGCTGTGGAAGCTCTTCGCATACGCAAGAGCTCCGACATGGAACCCTTCGTGGCATGCGGTGTTGGGGTCGTCGGAGACTTTGTTACGGTCCATCTCCAGGATCGCACCGGGTTTGTTCACGAAGGTCCCAGAGTGGACATCTTTGTAGTCCGAGCGCACAGCCTTGTACGTAAGGAGCCTTCCCTCCTTCGTAAATGGAATCCCTCCGTGCTTCAAGAACTCCCAGAGCTGGTTTACGGAACGGTATGAAGGATTCTTCTTCAGACGCTTCCAGAAGTTCAGCAGTGAGGAAGGGTCCTCGTTGTTCGTTGCCATCTCCTGAATCCGCTGGTTGAGGGATTCTGGGATTTTCTCATCACCGAGGTAGAACTCGTTGTTCTTGACCTTGAAGTCTCCCTTTGCCCAAGACTCGATCGACTTCTTGAGGGAGAGGTGGTTAGGAATGTCATCCCACTTCTCTTGGATAACTGCATTACGCAGTTGCAGGAAGTTGGCTGCTCCCTTCTTCACTGTGTGCGACTTTCCCTCCCAGATGACTGTTATCGATTCCTTCGTCAGTGTGAACGGAGGAGCTTCCATTTTTGATCTCTTTTCTGAACTTCTCATCGATGAGATTGAAGTAATCGAGCCACTGGTCGGAGAATCCGCCAGTCCAAAGCGAGTGAAGATTGCTCATCATTGCGAGGAGCGGATACTTGACTCTTATTGCGCGCCGTCTTGGGAGTACTTTCGACTCCCACAGCTTACTCGCTGTAACGTAGTCATAGAGACTCTTGATTCTATACTCATCTACGTCTTTTCTGACTTTCGGCGCAGCTACGGAGTCCTCCAGATACTTTCTGAGGATGTTGTCTTGGTTTAGTCTATTGATGAACTTCATCATGACCGACTTCTCGTTAGTGCCGAATCCTCTACCTATGCCAGCGTGATGCTCCCAATCCGCCTCATCAAGATGCGCAAGAGTCCTTGGGTCTTTGATGTCTGCTCGAACTGCCTTCTTCACCCACTCTTCCATGGGAATGCCGAGACCTGGAGTTGAGTAAGTTACGGGATTCTTCTCCGTCGTCTTGAACCCGTAGATAGTAGGCACCTCTCTACCAGTGATGATTGAGAGAGTTTGTAGAATGTTCAGCTCTTCTCTGAAGTGGCCGTACTGCCAGACTTCGAACTCCTTGATGATGACGAAAGGACTCGACGGCTTCGGGGGAACTTCAGCGGCTTCCCAGTTTCGAGACTTCGGGTGTCTCCACCCGCCTCTACCTACGAGTGTGAACGTCTTGAGACGGTGTTTCTCATTTACGACGGGACCGTTTGACCTCCTCGTAGAAACAGGTTTTTGCCATGTCAAACTAGACGTCGTTGAGATGGGAATCCCGGTGAGACCGCTCTTCGCGAGCAGGTCGTCGAGTTCTTTTCGAACGTCACCCCACGGGGTCTTTGAGTCTTTTCGTACGACGATGTAGTCCCATCGGTTGAGGGTAAACCCCTTCAAAGAGCGATGGTCATCTCTCAGCAGTAGTCTGTTCTCTTGAGAGAGGTCTACGTCTCGCTCCGCTATCTTCATGCGCGTGATTTCGAACGTCAGGGGAGTATCCTTGAGCGGGACTCTCTGCATGACGTACTGCTTCCAACCTACAGGGACTGGGAGATTCATCTCTGCCAGGATTCTACACCGTACCAAACGCTCCCATGCAGACGTAGACGTCTTAGAGGCTGCGTCGATGGTCTTGGTGACGAATTCCTCGATGAGCTTCTCAAACTTCTCTATCAGCGCCTTCTTGGTGCTCTCTCCGTACTTCAGGCTCTCACGGGAGGCACTTATCTGAAGTTCTCCAATGTTGAAGTTGAGAACTCCTCCCATGCTCGACAGGAAGCTCGGGATTCCAACGGACGACCCAAAGCCACCGAGCTGCGCGAGGTCTATTGGATAGCCGATACATCCCATTCTCGCAATCCAAGTACCACGAGTGAACACCCACGCGCCCTTGTCCAGTTGAAGTTCCTTACCTGTGTAATACCCTCCATTGGAGCATGAGACGATGGCCCCATGTTCAGACTCTGACAGGGTGTCCATCTTCAGAGCTGGAATGCTGATGTTGATCTTCGGCTGCGGAAAGAAAAAAGCAAAGAGTCGCTTGGCCTTCTCGTAGAACTCTCCGATGTCCGAAGACTTCACTGCGATTTCAATCGTTACTCCAGTGCTCTCTCCGCACGGCTCTTCATGAAGAAGATTGATGACTCCCTTATCGGACTCATCGAGAACCGCTACATAGGTTCTCTTTACACCACCGTGAGACGAGATGACGGTGAAACTGTCCGAGTAGGCGAAGCCGCTCTTGGAGCCGATTCCCATCATTCCTACTGCAGAGTCACTGTCTCTCTTCGTGCTTGCTCCATACTGGGCAAAGACCTTGAAGATTCCTTCGGAGGAAAGGCCAGGCCCTTTGTCTTTGATTTGAAGGGTGGGCTTTGCGTGGGTGGGTAGTACGACCTCAATTGGCTCGTTCCCTCGACCTGCTTCCTTTTGGGCATCCCATGCGTTCGCACTGTACTCGCGAAGCACCGCCATGATTTTGTCCGAGTACAGTGTGTCTCGGAGAATCGTCATGATGTGCGCGGAGTCGTCGATAGAGATACCAAACGACCCAGACGTCTTGACACCGCTCGTTGTGAGTGAGCGGTCCTTCGTATTTGGGATCAAACGGTTTCCTATTTCAAGAAGTAAATAAGATGAAGTTCCGAGTGTACAACGCGTTCGTTTTATGAGGCTGCTGCTCTACCACTGAGCTACGTAGGTCAGGGACCTACGGCAGGATTCGAACCTGCGACCCGCAGCGTGACGTTTTGCGTGTGTGCGCTGTACTGCCGGAACTTCAAGTGGACCTGGCCGGGATCGAACCGGCGACTTCCAGCTTGCAAAGCTGGCACTCTCCCAGCTGAGTTACAGGCCCTAATCCGGGGGTTCGAGAGGTGAAAGGTCCAAGGCCTCTCTTTTTAACGGACACCCCCGGTGGTCCGTACGGGGGTATTACCGCTGTTCTTCAATAACTTTGCCCTTGATGTCTTGGTCCTTCAGACGTTTCAGAGCCTTTTTCGCCTCTTTCTCTTTATCGAATTCGAACCATATGTCTCGGATTCCAGTTGAGAGAAACGTCCCTGACCCAACGGAAGGCTTCCCAACAAATCCGTGAATGGCGGAGTCGTACTCCTCTCCGTACTTCGACACTGAGTAAGAGGCGTTGAGGATGAACACCGTCTTCGTTGCGGGCAACTGTTTCTCCTTGGTTGAGTACTTTCCTCTTTATACTTCAGACAGTCCAAGAAGCACAATCGGATTCTCTGTCGGGTTGAACTGCCACCGCCGCGTCTTGTACCCGGACTTGGCGGAAAGAGCAGCAATCATTCTAGCAGTTCCTGCTGGATTCCAACTATGGACGACGACCATCTTGGGAAGTTGGTGAGCTTCCAACCACTCGGCGATGTAGAGAGCTACCTCGTACCCAGTCTCTTCGAGCACCGCCACGTTCCCAGTATCAGCGGAGCTGTAGTGGGCCTCCATGAGGTCGTGGTCCAAGAACACAACATCCCAAGGACCTTCGTCACGGAGTGCTGCTCTGGCCTGGTTCGCCGTGTAGACGTGCTTCACGTCATACTTGAAGAGATGGAACTTGAAGGATTCGTGCCGTCTGAGGTCGTCGTCAAGGACTAGGATCTTCACTGGTGTCTCTCTTCTGAAAGAAGTCGCAATCTCCCTCACACATGACGTAAGGACCCATCCCTCCACCGGCCAGACCGTACCCGAAGATGGTGTTAGAACCACACTTAGGGCACACCGTGGGGAGTTCCACAACTGGTGCTTCGTCACTCACTTGAAGTCTTTCCGGCGCATGACGGCTTTCTCTTCGAGTTCGTAGACGACGACTTTGCTGATGGTCCAGTCCACTTCCTTGAGAGACGTCTTGAAGGCTCGCTTGAGGAAGCCCACTCCTTTCCAGATTGTCCCTCCCTTGCCCCAGCGTATCCCACCGTAGCCTTGGTTTCTTGTCGCGAAGAGGCCATCTTTTCTTCTGACCTTGAAGACTCTTTTGTCTTTCATTTCTCTTTCTCGTAAGTGACGGTGGCGTTCTTTCCGTTTCGAACCATGTTCGCGAATCGATACCCCTTCGGAGGCTTCAGATTGGCTACGAAACCGGCAATACCTTGGTACGGGTCTACCTCGAACTTCAGCACAACCTTCGCAGGTTGTTTGGCCTGCTTCTTTTTGTCAGCCACTTTGCTCCCTTTTGGCCATTTCCATACATAGGGTAGAAAAACGTGCCTACCCTTTGTTGAGATTGGCTCATTTGAGATTGTCGAAAACTCGGCGACTGTGACCGTTTCGGTTCTTCCATTTGCCCACTTCATGACAAGCGTGTCGCCGATTTTAATTCGTCTTTGGTACTCCACATAAGTCAGCTCTTTCAGCTTTCTCATATGCCGTCCCTCGGGATCGAACCGAGATGGCTCCGTCTTCAGCGGAGTGCATGGACCACCATTGCTAGAGCGGCTAAAACCAAAGAGGGTTAGCTCTTTGGTCACTACGACTACGCCTGCTTGGAACGCGTGCTGCCGTTCGGCGAGTTCTGCATCATCTGAAGCTCCGAGAGCGTCTTCTGCGAACCAGACGACTCCAGGGCCTTCTCGGCGATGCTCTTCACGTTCTTCTCGGACTCGGCGATGCGAGCTTCCGCAGCCAGCAACTGCGCAGCGAGCTTGTTGTTGGTCTCGGTGAGCTGGTTGATCTTCGAGATGTTGATGGCGTTCTCCGTTGCGCGGTCCTTCTCCAGGAGCTGCAGCCTGTGCTCGTAGTCCCTCTTGATCGCACCAGCCGCCGCGAAGGCCGCGTCCTTCTTCTCCGCTTCGAGCTTCTCGGGGAAGGTGGTGACCTGTGCCTTGAGGTTCAGGAATTCGGTCTCCTTGGCCGACAGCTCCTCGCTCCGCTTCTTCCACTCACGTTCGAGGTCATCCTGGCGGTTCCGCTCTTCCAGCTTCTTGATGCGGATCTGCTCCGCCAGCTCATCCTGCTGCTGACGAGTCTGCTGCTGGAAGTTGTACTCGCGCTCTTCCTGGTTGCGCGCGAGCTCCTGGTCATGAGCCGTCTTCCGCTCTTCCAACCGAGCATCCTCCTGGCTCAGGAGGGCCTGCAGTTCTTCGAGGTCACGAAGGACGGACTCCTTCTCGAAGAGCTGCTCCAACTCCTGCTTCTTGAGCTCCACGGCCTGGCTGACCGTTTGGAACTCGTTGACGTTCTGCGCCACCTGCTGGCTGATGTCATTCAACGTCCTGCCCACCGCAAGACCGACTTCGGTCAGCTTCTTCACAGCGGTGTCCACCGTGAGGCTGGTGGCGCTCTTGACCGTCTGCTCTGCCTTCTCCTTGTTGAACGTTTCCGTCTTCGTCGGCGTCTTCTTCTTGGACATTTGTACTTCCCCTCATCGGTTGGTTTGAAGGCGAACGGTATGTCCGCCAAAACCCTTATACCTTGAAGGGCTGACATCTTGGTTTTAAGCTAAAAGTTGATCCACCCGAGTGAGCAATCCGTAGGTCTCTTTCGAGACGGCTTAATAGGCCGGTGCCTTACCAGTTAGGCTACCTCCTCATATGTGAGGAGGGTTGGATTCGAACCAACATAAGACGATTGCGTGTGAGGACTGTTCGGCCGGGTGAATCAGGGCGATGTACGGGAGTCGAACCCGTATAACGAGATCCACAATCTCGTGTCCTTGCCATTAGACGAACAACGCCAAATACCCATTGAGACTGCCGTTTTCATCAGGTCGTGTTTTGAGCAACTACGGCAACTCCATCACCAGGTCTCTCTCCTGCTGAAACAGATGTCTTTCGACTCTGCACCCACCTGCCTTACTAAAGTCTCAATGGATGCGCCCGGAAAGAATCGAACTTTCGTTTATCGCTTATCAGGCGATCGTACTACCATTGTACTACGGGCGCTTACTTCACTTCTGCAGCCACTGCTGAAAGATAGGTCTGAGATCGTACGTTCTCTCTGACGCTTCTTTACTCTTTCGCCACTCCTGGATGTGCGGTCTACAGAGACGGTACCCAAACTCAGCAAGGCGAGTACAGCCATTCTTCCCACACGGTTCCACTCCCTCGCTGAGTTTTACTGGCTCTGTACTCTTTTGATTACTCAATATTGGTACCATTGAAATTCGCAGAAGCCAAATCCAAGCACTCCGATCGGACCGTCGTACCACATGTCGTGTCTTCCGAAGTGCCACTCTTTTCTTGGCAGAGTCTGGAACCAGACTTGAAACGTTTCTCCAACTAGTCCGACTCCATGGTATCCATACTTATTAGAACTGAACTCTATTTTCATGCTTTCCTCAGAGACTGCTCAGAGTATTTAAGGATGTATGGTTTTGACTTGAGCTCGCCCTTTGGGAATCCCCTCTTCCCAAAGAACGCAATATAACAGTCCCAAATACCTAAGAAGGTATCCCACCAAGTTGCAACGATGACTCCGTACTCCCGTCCAGTCATGATTCCGAATTCTGCGGCTTCGGGGTCATCTTTGTCTGCATGCTGCAGGATGACTCTGTCCCCGGCTTTGAACTTGGCAGGGTGGGTTGGCTTTGGAAAGTGGACCTTCCTGGGCTCTCTCATTCCAGGTCAATCTTTCGAACAGGCACTTCTTTCTTCACGAGCTCGACGATCTCCTCATGTCCCTTGATGGCTTCTTCTTCTGTGCTGTAGCGCCTGCAGTGAGTCCCGCCCCAGTCTGTCTCACCGTCCGCCTTTATGCCAAAGGACATGGTCTCGAAGATAATAGGAGCTTCAGAAGAAAGTCCGTGGTCGATACCAAGCCACACAGTCGAGACAAACGAACCATCGTGAAACTTAGTCTTTCGAATCTCCCTGTACTCCTTCTGTGAGCTAAGAAGGGCCATCTGATGCATGTCTATCTCGACGCCCTTCTTGTCGAAGTACATTCCTATCTTTCGCTTCAGCATGTTTACTCTCCGTATACAGGTTCGAACCTGGACACTTCTTTTCCATCGATCTTGACGGTTCCAAAGAAGAGGTGACCTGGGCGGACCCATACTCTGCCATCTTTGAGACTCCTATAGACGACCATCTCTTCGAGCGTCTCGGAGTGTTTGGCTTCCTTTGAGATGACTTCGTACAGATTCCCCGACTTCGTGTGGCGGTACTTCATGAGTGCGACCCGATGAATACCTGGTGACCGCTCTCCAGGGTCAGAACCTGCACATCGCAGACTCCGAATGGGGAACCGCCTTCAAGCCAAGGAATCCAAAGTCCCTTGAAGGAAGGAGGAACGACAGCGAGCCAGTCTTCGTCCCCACCGTTGGTAGAGAGCGTTCGATACTCTTCGGGGGCATCCTCAAACCGCCACACCCAGATTGCTTCCTTCATTCAATCATCCCTTGCTCTTTCTGTTCCTTCTTTGTCATCGCGCGAGCGTTACAGACACAACACTTGTAGCCATCCCACCAGTGATGACAGTGAGTCTTGTCATTACTCTTGCTACAGTAACCCTCAGCAGAAGTTACTTTCTTCTCTTTCACTTTCTTCTGTTTCTTAGCCAAGAAGACACTCCCTTCTTCGCATCCTTGAGGGTATCAAAACCCATCGAAGCGGTTACCTTTTTATTGTGGTGTGCAACGAACGACCACTTTCGATCTCCCCAGTCATTGTATCGAATAGTACCGCCTAGCTTCTCATCACCAACCACTACCTTTGTGTTGATGCGTTTGCTCATATCGGGAAGACAGGATTCGAACCTGCGGCCCTCTGGTCCCAAACCAGATGCTCTACCAAGCTGAGCTACTTCCCGTTTACAACAGTGACCCTACCGGGATTCGAACCCGGATTCACGCCGTGAAAGGGCGGTGACCTAGCCGTTAGTCGATAGGGCCTACTTCTCAGTCGTCGTATCCCCAGTAGCGTCGGCGGGGCTTCGTCTCAACATCTTCTGGGTCTTTCTTCAGCCGTCTTTTGAACTCCGTTCTCTCGGCTCGGTTGACTTCCTTCTTCAGGTTTTTCCGAACTTTTACTCTTCCTCGAATGAACGTTCCAAACTGTTGACCACGCTTCATGACAACCTCTTGTGAGGGTTATGTCATGGTGTCCTCCTGTCGAGTGTACGTGCTCCTCGGCCTGGGATCGAACCAGGGACCTACGGATTAACAGTCCGCCGCTCTACCAGCTGAGCTACCGAGGAATAGAATCACGATGCTCTACTTTGCTTGTACATCTCCCATCTGTCGAGAACCAACAAGGGCGGAGCTACCAAAAGGAGGATGAGTCCGAGCTTCCATCCAAAATCCAAAGGCGGGTATTTTGTTGAGTTCATTGTGCGGTCTTTGAGAGAACGGAGTCTATGACGTTGATGAGGTCTTGTCGTGAAATCGGCTTTGAGAGAACCGCAATTGCTCCTGCCTCTGCTGCCTTCTGCTGCTGACCTCCATACGTTCCTGTGAACACAATGACAGGAATATGAGAGGTTGCCGGGTCCGCCTTCAGTACCTTCATCATCTCAATCCCATCCAGCACGGGCATGTTCAAGTCGGCAATGATGACGTCAGGTTTAAACTGTCGCGCCATGCCAAGCCCTTCCAGACCGTTCTTTGCTTCGAAGATACTGTGGCTTAGTCGAATCAAGAAGAGCTTCAAGAGAAGCTGAACAGACTCGTCATCTTCGACAATCAGGATTTTCTTGGACATATGCACACTATACCACGATACGACAACAAGAGCCCACAGAGGGATTCGAACCCCCGACCCACGGTTTACAAAACCGTAGCTCTACCACTGAGCTATGAGGGCAGCTCCAAGTTCTTCCCTGAGGAGACTGAACTTGGAAAGTCATTCGCAAGCGAGAGTCCGGACATTGTCCCGCTTCTCAGGTAACTGGGGCACTAGGGGTTGAACCTAGAACCTATGGAGTCAAAGTCCATCGCTCTACCAATTGAGCTATACCCCAATACAGCTAGTGTCGAACGACTTTCTTATGTCGCTGACCGAACTCAGGCATTCTCTTGACGGCAGCGACAAGCTTCGACACCGTGTTTCTATCTTCGGTAGTGAGCGCCTCTAGCTCGTCTTCTGGCATCTTCTCTTGTTGGAGGTCTTTTCTGAAGATGAGCACGCAAGCACAGTTGAAACAAACGCTGACGTCTCCTTCAGATGGTGCGGTGTTCTCCCCCTCTGAAATCATCGTAGACATGTGGAGGGGGATTCCACACTCTGGGCAGATTTCAGCGATTTCGTGATTTTTGTAGTTAGTCAACGGTTCCCCAAGACAAGAGGTCACCAACGAATGGAAGCCACTCTTGTGGCATGTAACAGTTCATGGGTGCTCCTTTAAACATCGGAGCAATTTGCTCGTCCTTGTATCCAGCAAGCCCACACCCAATGCGGGTCACTTGAAACATGACCTGCCGATGGAAGTACGCGTACTGGATGAATACGTCAACGTGCGGCTTGATGAGCTCAAGAGGCAGAGTCTCTATCTTCGCATCCTTTGTTGGGATGGCATACGACATACCCTGTCGACCGTGGCCGACTCCCATCACCGCTCCCTTGTACCTCTTGGCAAAGACAGCAGCCCCTGCTCCATGAATTCCTGCGAGATTACTTCCGAAGACAAAAACAAAATCATCTTTCTTGTGCGGCATGTCCATGCTGGAGAGGAAGGACTTGAACCTTCAACTTCACGGGTCAGAGCCGTGCGTTCTACCAATTGAACTACTCTCCAAACTGCACCCCGGTTTCGCTGGGGCTTGCGGCATTCCCATTGTGACTCATCTCAGAATCACCTAGCCTATCGCTCTTCGCAAGGTCTGGGTTTGCTGACGTTCTTGAGTTACTCGATGACTTCGTTCAAGTCCACGTAGTAACAAACTCCGAGCTTGAACTGGTTGAACGCATCCGGATTGGTCACAGTCATCTGCAGCTCCCCAGATGGAGTCCAACGAGACCATTCCTTATTGGCCTTGTCGTTCTCGTCGCTCCCATACACAGGCTGAAGCCGGATGAACTTCGTCTCCACTGCCTTGCCCGTGATGCTGGTTCTGTCTGACACTTCGATACAACGCATCTTCGCACGAACGCCCATTTGAAGTCTCACTTCAAAAAGAGCCACCTACCTCGTAGCTCTTGTTTACCTCTAAGTCCCTTAGGCAGAGTATCCTGAAGACCTAAGGGCTTCAACACACAAATGCATTTGTGTATTCATGGCCCCTCTGCCTTCGCACCTCTCTCTGGTTTCAAGCAAAGATGGTGCGGATACTCCGTCTACACCTCACGATGTAGAATTCTCGTATAGGCATCGATGTCGGATTTGAACCGACGATCTCCCGCTTCAATGGCGGGCGCGTTTCCAGGCTCCGCTAATCGACGTTCTACTTGAGACAGAGCGGGTAGAGGGAATCGAACCCTCGTCAATAGCTTGGAAGGCTATGGCTCTACCATTGAGCTACACCCGCAAAAACGCCCGAGGCGATAACTCCGCTAGTCGGGGAAGTGGTTGATGGATTGACTCTCCGTCCCTTAGGCAGGAAAGTCGGTTTGTGCTCGTAACTGCACAGAGCGCGACCTCTGTGTCCTCAAGTGGTTTACCGGTAAATACCCGGCCTAACCTCCGCCGTGCGTAAACGGGAAACTATCCGCAGCGCTTTTGGCTACTGTTCCTTACCCGTCGTCCGTGTGATGAGGGCTCCGTTCCGGGAGTCCTCACGGCTCGCTTACACCACAGTCCCAAGCGCCTCGCATCGCATAATCATTTTATCGGTCTCAATCTCTATCTAAGGTTCTAGGAGTATATGCTTCGCTGCAGTTTGAATTCGACACCGAGAGACGCGACCTCTCTCTTCTTCCGTCTCCTTGGACTCGTCATGGACAGTCTTTTCGAAAGGTGTCATCCCTTCTAGTGGCAGATAGCCGCAAGACCTCACTAAGAGCTGGGAGAAATATAGGATGTGCTTAGTCCTCAGTACATTTTTGAATATGTCGATTACGGTATGGACTCTTTGAAAGGTATTAATCCTTTAGAAAGAGTAGATTGTCATAACGTAGGTACTCGGCACATTTGAATGCACCTCGGTGATGGGACGACGCCCACTCGCTTACACCAGGCAATCAAACAAACTCGCAGCCTTCATTTAGAGGTCTATTCAGACCATTGGAGTCTCCAAAAGATAGATGTGGGACCAGTGGGGCTCGAACCCACGACCCTCTGATTAAAAGTCAGACGCTCTACCAACTGAGCTATGATCCCAGACTATCCAACGATGTCTAGGTAGCTCCAAATGTTGGCGTCTGGAGCTACCTTGTGTTTGCGTAGCAATTTCACGATGGCGCTCCTTTCAGATACTTCGATTTGGTGGTCTTTTACGACTGCGGGCCAGAGATAGGCCAACTGCTTTCCGAGAGCTCCGTTGAACGTCTCGCTGTTCATGTAGAACCACTCACTCCAAAAGTGAATCAACTCCACCTTCTTCTTATCGCTTAGAGGGTTCGTCATTTTCTTTCATTGCCTGTTGGAGGAACTTGGTCAACACGGCGATGCAGAACTCCTCATCCATTGCCTCTGTGTCGGCTTTTACGAAGCCGTCTCTCACCTTCTGGAAAGTAAGAATCCCAAAGACGTTGGAATTCTCCAAAGGGCTACCTGGTTTTGCTGACCAGTTCTTAGCCTCCCAGTGGATGTCCATCGCATTTGGATAGAAGAACACCTGGGTGCTTCTGATTTCGTATTTCAAGTAATGAAATCCTTGTCGAAGTTTCCTGGAATGACTGCGTACCGGACTTCTGACTTCAGTGCTTTGTTGATGTCGTTCAGATCCTTGACGATCTTTAATGCGGCCTTCTTCGTCCACTTCGCCTGCTCGTACTTCTTTGTTTCGAGATTCAACACACCCCAACCTTCTACTTTTGTGTCTGTCATGTGGGTCCGGTCGGACTCGAACCGACCACCGTCGCCTTAAGAGGGCGCTGCTCTACCAGATGAGCTACGGACCCAGAATGCTCTCAGACGACTACTCTGAGAGCACTGCCACTTCGATTCAGTTTTCAATGAACTCTCAGAACAGTATCTGAGTGTGGGGATGCTCGGACTTGAACCGAGTTGTTCCGAAGACGTCTGATTTACAGTCAAACTGAGTGACCTTACTCTCAACATCCCCATCTAGCGGCCGGAGGGAATTGAACCCTCGCTCTTCTGCATGGCAAGCAGACGCTCTACCTCTGAGCTACGACCGCATTCTTCTCTACGATGTCTCGCTCCCAGTCAACAAGAGTTGCGAATGCTTCTTCTTTTGTCTTGTACTTCTCTGTCGTGAGTCCCGACTGACAGTCCCATCCTGTGTAGTCGTGCCATCCTCTTGCTGCGAACCACTCTCCCGACTTCATCTCAAGAATCCAAGTATAGTCTGGCTCGTCCTTTTCATGACGGTTGTCGATGGCAAGAGCGATAGAAGCGACGTCCTCGTAGCTCCAATCCTGGCCATTGTTTGAGAGAGCTGCCTGTAGATTGTAGTCTTCCATGCACGGCAGACAGGATTCGAACCTGTAGCGTCGAGTTTTGGAGGCTCGTACCCTTACCAGTGGGGCTTCTGCCGTAGAGGTGAGGTTGGGTTCGGGGCCATCCAAGGGAGAGGTTCACAGACCTCAAAACACTCTCGGATGACCCTTAGCCAATTGTTGGATTGAAGTTTTGACCTTGCTTGGGGTACGCAAAAACAGGGAGTGCATACCCGTGTTTCTGCTGCCAAGGTGAGAGTCCGGCGAACATCGAAGGGCCGCTCCAGGTCTGACTGCAGAAACACAGTATCGAGGTTGCGACGGGTCGTCAAGGGGTATTCTGACTTAATCGTCGAGGTCAACGATGCGCTTGTAGGTGTGCGCCTCTACCTTGTTGCCTTTCTTCGACTCCTTCTCTTTGCTCTTGGTTTCGGACACTTCCTGGAAGAAGGAAGCGAGCGTTGCCTCCTCCTTCGCTGTAAGGCTCTTCGGACTCTCCTTGAACTTCTTAAGGAGATGGAGAAGCTGACCTGAGACACCCTCGGGTATTTTCGCTGCCTTGCTTTTGGTACCTTGGTCGTCCTTCACTTCCTGCATCTTCTTTTTGAACTCTTCTGCTTGCTTCTTCGCCTTGTCCTTAATCTGCTCCAAGAACTTGGACGCTTCGTTCTTCTTGAAGTGGGCCTCGACTCCCATCCCAAGGATGACCTTCGGTGCGGGTGCAGGGACTACCTCAACCGTCGTCGCCTTCTCCTTGTTACTGGCTCCTTCGAACTGCACCCAATGAATCTTCCGACCCTTCGTCTTCGCGTACTCAACGCAGGAGCCAGTGCCTCCGGGAGTTCCATCCCATACTGCAGCAAGCACGTCGGAAGAGTCGACCATCCACTCATTCCGGGCGTGCATCTTCTGAGAGGAGTAAGCGCCTGGAGAAATTACATAAGCTCCGTGCGCCTTTGAGAGGATGTCGCTGTACTTTGTCTGAGCGTGAAGGGGCCAGACGGATTCCTGTCCATTGAAGGGAATCGCTGCAATGAACTTAATCTTCTTCTTGATACAGAGTTCTGCAGCCCACTGGTCCACACCCAAGGCCATTCCAGTAATGACGAAGTCTGGCTTGAGCTTCTCAAAGGCCGCATCAAGACCGGCGATAACCGAGTTGTAGATTGGGTTAGGTATCTTATACCCGCCGAGCTTGTCGGGCCGATGGCCCGTGATGGATACAATCATATCAATGCCCATGCTTGAGGCCATACAACCACGCCAGAGCCATGTTCGTGAATGACGCGTTCTCTGTTACTTCTTTGCCAATCCAACGAGGAAGAGGGTCTGGAATGGCTCCCTTTCCTTCCGCCTCTTCCCACTCTGCAATCCAGAACCAGGTGTACGTCCCCTCGACAGGAAGCATGATTCGATCGACCTCCCAACCATCGAACTCGAATCGCCACTTCTTCAAGTACGTCGGCGAGAGCGCAAGCATCTCCAGAGCGTCTTGAGCAGGGATAGAGTACTCGTACTCTGCTCTTGCCTCCAGGCCCGGTCCCTTCACACAGAACTTGTAACGAGCCTCCTTGTCTGGTCTGCCGTGGTCACGAACAGTGACGCGAATAGCTGGTGGCTCCTTGGTGAAGTATCCAGCTTCGATGATTCTCGATTCCCCCATCTTCTCATCAGACGGAAGATGCTCAGGAAGCACCAGGAATTTTCGCTCACGTTCAATGACCATGGACTTCCTCCTTGTACTTTGAGAGCGTTTTTAGCGCCCGAGGGCTAACTTGCTTTGGAGACACGACGAGAATTCTGTCACTGTAGACAATCGTGCTCGGCTTCTGAAGGTTCTTTCCACCCCATGACGTGTCGATTCCAATGACTCGAAGCGTCGGGTACGCACGCGTAGCCCCGTACGCTTTTGACATTTTGATGTCGAGCACCTTTGCGTAGTTCATCCCGGCGCTTCTTCCCCACGCCTGAGCGTAGACGATGAAGTCTCCTATTGAGACGACTCGCCCCGACTTGTCTTTGAATTTGGAAGCCATTTAGAGTTTCCCCATACTGACGATGTGACAGTCTGTGAGCATATCCGTACCCGGCATGACTCTGAGCTCATAACCGGGCTCATCTTTGAAGTTTCGACTCAAGCACAGGTCACCCATGTTGGAGGCCAGTCTCACTCGAAACTTCGTTCCTGCTTTGAACGACTGTCCATCGTACAACTGGACATTCTTGGTCAGCGTAGCGTACGCCTCGAAAGGGAAGTGGTATGGATGCCTCTCATCCCCCTTCTTCTCCATGTCTTCGTAGTGCCGAGTCTTGTACGTATTGATGCCAGCGAAGATAACGTCAAACAGTTCTTTGTCGGTCATGGAACTTCCCAGTTCAGGTAGTCTGCTATCACGTCTCCATGGCAGATACGAGGCTTGCAGAAACATCCGAGTGTTTTTCCTTTGAGCGCGTGGACTCTCTGTCGGAAGATTGGGTCTATTCGAAGTCGGAATCTAAACCACTCTTCGTAGTTCAGAGCTACCTCAAGTCTTCGAGACTCATCATGTAGGGTAAAGGGATTTCCGAAGTACCCATCTTGCCCTTTACCTGCTCTCCCTACGTACACGTCGTAGGGAGACCTTTGGAGATTCACTACGAGGGTTCTTGGAGAATACATTCCTCGACCTTCTTGTCCGTCCTCACTTCGATGAATCGAGGGAAGATGAGGGCATTTGTGTCGTCTCCCTGACTCTGGAAGAACCGTTCCGTATACTCGACCTTCCAGACCATCGGAAACTTCTTCGGGTCTGACCACTCTTTGATTTGTTCCTTGGAGAGACCAGAGGCTACGTTACAGATGTAGACCAATTCGCCTTCCTTGTTCCTCTGGTAGAGGGCGACGCTCTTGATTCCCTGTTCGTTGCTCTTCTTGGTGCTGCGCTCTCCATGGCCCGCCTCTGGGTCCCAGATAGCAATGAAGTCATCCTCGAAAGACGGCTTCAGCTTGGAACAAGAGGCAGCGGGCCGGTCTGGCTTGCCTTTGAAGTTGTAGCCTTTGTCTCCGTAGATTCCTTCTGGGTCTACGACCACGAAGCCCTCCCACTTGTTGTGTTTGGCAATTGTGATGGCCGCCATAGGGGTAGGGAATGTGCCTGAGTCGAAGAACTGTACCGGCACGAGAGTGTCATCGGCGTACTCAAGCTCGTGGATGAGGGAGTACCTCGATCGCACAGGACTCTGAGTTACCAGGTCTTGGCCATCCCAGAACGCGATATCCCAGATGTAGAAGCTGGCTGACTTATCTGCCTTCTGTCTTTGAAGACTCTCAAGAGTGAGAGACTTCGTAAGACTCTGAATGGCAGCAAAGTCATCTACTCCTTTTCTATCGACAACAAGCTCACCCAGGAGAATTGAGTTCTGGGGCATTACTTTTGCCGCAGCTTCCACAATGTGCGGAAACCTGTCGTTCCACGTAAGAGAGGTCCCCACCTCATCGTCGTGCTGACGCATCATGCGTCTTGAGTAGATGAGAGGGTGCCTGCTCCCTCTAGTGATGACGTAGGCCAGGCCGTTTCTCTTTCGAGCGTAAAGAACGTTCCCTGCTTCCGCCTTCTTGGTAATGCCAGCACCCATTGAGTTGTCTGGTTTGTAAAAGCACAGGTTGTTGGGCAGGTCATCGAAGTTGATGGTCGACTCTGCTACATCGAGAGCAGTTCCATTCACGAACTCTCGATACCCCTCGCGGTGCTTGAGAAGGGCCATTCTCTTGGCCCGTTCCAGTGCTGCTTGTTCTGGGGTCTTCTCGTTTGATTTGCCCTTATTGATGGCTTCACTGACTTCTTGGGCGACTTGCATTGCCCCGCCCAACTGTCCCCAAACAGTGGTAATGACGCCTTTTAGCGCACTTACACGCC